CGATTCTCCGATTTTATAAACCAGGTTACCATAAATTTTTACAATTGTCTAAACCAAGAATATGTACCTCATGGTACAATATATTGCATTCTTGGTACATATTCTTGTTTTATGAATTCTTAGGAAAAGACTTGGTAGGTAATTTTTGAAATGGCCGATTCTCCGATTTTATAAACCAGGTTACCATAAATTTTTACAATTGTCTAAACCAAGAATATGTACCTCATGGTACAATATATTGCATTCTTGGTACATATTCTTGTTTTATGAATTCTTAGGAAAAGACTTGGTAGGTAATTTAAAAAATTGATTATTTTACACCGTATATATTTGAATTATATACAGATTCACACAACCAACCATCATATTTAATCATATAATAAATGCAAGTAGAATATATTTATTGTATTCTCGAGAGAGAATTTACTAATTCTTCCGAAAATATTTACAAAATTGGTAAAACAAAACAGTCTAATATTGATCGTTTCAAACAGTACAGTAAGGGTAGCATTTTATTGTTTCATATGATTTCAACCGATTGTAGTGCTGACGAAAAACAAATTATTAAATTATTCATACAAAAATATATCCAGAGAACAGAAATTGGTAGAGAGTATTTTTCTGGAGATATAAATAATATTATACGTGATATATTCGATATAGTATCAAAATATAATAAAAATAATACAACGAAAGAACATAAGTGTGAAATTTGTAATTATTCAACAGAATATCAATGGGTATATAATAAACATATTACATCTGAACGACACAATGAAATGATTAATAAATCGTGTGATTTTACACATAATTGTAAAATTTGTCAAAAAAAATATAAGACCAATTCCGGTTTATATAAACACGTAAAAAAATGTAAAATGACATTACGCTTCACATAAATACGAATGCTACCGTTCTACGAACGGTAGCACTGTTGTTTAACCTCTATTCGGGGCGGATTATAATGAATTTTACATGATTTTTCTCATATAATATGCTTTACAATTACTATTTATGATAGGCTTGTCAGTTTCTAAAACGAATCCTTGTGATTTATACCAATTTAATAATCGTGTGTCACCAACAGCAATGAGAGATAAACAATCGTATTTTAGGTTATTTGCATGTTTTTCAACCAATTCGAGTAACAATTTACCGTCTTTGGAATTGGTTCGTGAACACACCAATGTAATATCTATATTGGTAAATAAAGGATTAGGTAATAATTTACATAAAACGAAACTATAAGCATGTTGTTCTGTCTGGCAAGGGGCACACGGAACGTGTAGCCTCTTCACTACTAACTTCGAAGGTGGCTCTGCCACCGTAGAAGTTTGGCGTGTTTTTCTTTGTCCCATTTGTGCTTTGACTGATGATCGAATAAATCCGAAATCATAATCTTTCAAACGGTCTTTGATATAATCTATGCCAATTTTTTCTTGACAAATTTCATCACCCTGTTCTCGTATGAGTTTTTCTATAATATTAGATGTTTTACGTTCAAACTCTTCCGGTGACCTACGGTCACCTTCTGAGTTAGTAGTGCATAGGCTTACAGCCCCCTTGCCAAAATATTCAAAATGTTTGGGTAATTCCATCGCAATAATTATTTAACCTGCTAATAATGTGTATATATCACCTATACACATTATTCAATTTTTACGAAGACCCCCTTATCTACATAAAGAGTATACTATATCATCTACTACGACTATGACACCATTGAATCCTGCTTCTGTTTATGTTCGTGATAATACCAATACCATACAATATATCAAAACGATACACGCATTTGCCAGTGTGGGTATGTGCTATAACGTGACTTTCATTTTGTTACATATTTCAGCAGTTGCCCCATTCGCCCCTCTCTTTGGGTTAGCCACAGGATGTGCGACTATCTATCTTTTTTCGAACGGATACAGATAATATTTTATGTATATTTGTAAAAATGTGTTGAAGCCCCGAAAGGGTGATAAGCGTGGTATGTCGTGAAACCCGAAATTACATTTTGGCAAGGGGCTGTAAGCCTCTGCACTACTAACTCAGAAGGTGACCGTAGGTCACCGGAAGAGTTAGAAGTGAATATATCATCGTCAGTTCGTTCGCGGATAGTGAATCATTTAGAAATTTGGAAAGATGACAAAGAGTTTTGTTCGATTGAAACTATACAATCCATATTAGATAACGATAAATATCATCATATCGATATTTTTGAAAAAGCATATAACGAAATAAGTATAATGTTGTATCAAAATATGTGGAATAAATATCTAACAGAAGAAATAAAAAATTCCATGTGTTGACCCCCTAGACAATCAATATAATACCGTTCTATAATGTATATATGAGTAATTTTGAAATATTTTCTTATGTAAAATCGTGTTTATGTTGTTGTAATGATGAATCACAAGTGCAACCGTGCCATAAAAAAAAGAAGTATACACAACCTCAGACATTGTATCAACGTGTATCGATGTTATTACCGTCTGAAGAATTTACTTTCAAGAAAACATGTGAACTAATATTTCCCAAATCAGATATACATTATCATAATACGGAACATGCAATTTTACCGGTAATGATAACGAAAGACGGTAAAATGTTCCAAGACAAACGGGCAAGAAAAATATATTAGTCAAAGTACATTCCGTGTGCCCCTTGCCAAACTCATCCGGTGACCTTCGGTCACCGGATGAGTTAGTAGTTGTAGGCTTTTCAGCCCACTGACCAAACACGTCAGGTTTATCTAACCGATGAGATCACACATGATGATCGTATAGGGCTTTGAGGTTCGTACCATATCCCTCGGACAATTTATAAAACAAATCCGGATAGTCTTTCATCATTTCAGTAAAAATGACTTGATCGGACCCGCATCGCCAGTCATTGTACATGTCGTTACACACATCCACATATTCTTGAAATAATTCATAGATACGATCAACCATGTCACGATGAATAATATAAACCGTCCCAGAAAAATTATGATAATCATCCTCCAGCATCGGATCACTATAACAAAATTTATCATGAGGTAGACTATGAATGTCTTTCAGATTCAAACGAACAGGTGGTGGAGGATCATCACGGTATACACAGGCACCGGCATCACACCATATATAAAATTCGGTGGGTGGACTATTGTCTTTGACTAATTTCATTAAATGTATTTTTTCATGCCATATTTTTCCTAATTCGACAGAAGGAACGTGTACAGGGTGAGTCCAACGCGGATTATAATATTGATTGGAATGAAACCCCGAAAGAGGATATTTGATATATGCGGTAGGTAAATCACCACGAAACCCTTTGATATAATCGATACCCTTTTGATCTTCACAGAAAAAATAGGTCATCTGGTTAATTTTGAGAGAATTATGAAACCATTGATGGTATTTGTGATGAGAATGTTTATTAGGTACCAACCAATACCCTGAAATAATGACAATATTATCTATACTCATTCGTACAATGAATGATTATAGAAGAACATATTATATCTTTTCGTGAATGAATTTACGAAACAGTTTTCGGTATATGTTTTGTAGTCGGTCGTATTTCATGTTGAATTTACCGTTGATACAGGTAGGATCAATGTTATCCACAATTTTTTTGTCTTGTAACATGGCAATATACATCATACCATACATGAATAAATCACCAAGTGGTTTGAACAAAGGAGGAACCCAAAAATTCCGATATACCTTGGTGAACATACGGGTTTTATTATTACCAATGGGTAGAACGGATGCTACCACGGTTTTAACATATTTATCAAAAATAACACGTGAAATGGTAGTATGGGGTAGGATAAATTCATTTTCAATCGTAACCACCTCGGACCCAAAGATAAATTTGGCAATGGTCTGATTACTGGTTTTGTACAAATAACGTGATTGATAATGATATGGGAAATCGTCCAATAAGGTGGGTGGATCTTCACGAATAGGGGCAGGGTGATCGATATTACCAAATGTATGTGTAAACGGTATATGCATTAAATCCAGAATATTTTCACTTAATACGCGAGAATAGCACAGATAATCCATTTGTAAAAACACTGGACGGAACATACGCCTACTGGCTTCGGGTTCAGAATAAATTGTATCAAGTAAATGTTTGGTTGTATCCGTCGCATTTGAAGGTAAAATATTCAAATAAACCCACCCGTTTTTTTCCAAGATATCAAATTTGGTAACAGAGTAACATGATACATATTTGGTGATTTGTATACCGGGTACAACCACTAATGTACCATTGGTATCAAATTCGTAACCGTGATACGGACACGCAATACGATCATGTATAATTTTGCCATTGGACAAAGAAGCACTACGGTGACTACATGTATCTTGTAATGCATGAAGATGACCTTCCACCGATCGCCATACTACGTACAACTTGTCCCATACTTGTATTTTATGTAATTTGTTGGGTAAAAATTGGGTAGTTTCTCCTATTACATACCAATATAATGATTTATTGAGTAGCGGTGGTATATTGACGTTCGATGATTGTAATGATACAGTTGACAAGGGGGGCTGAAAGCCTCCTTCACTACTAACTCTGAAGGTAGCTTTGCTACCGGAAGAGTTTGACGAATCGGTGGTATTCAGTGTGTTTTTGCATGAACATTTGGTGGAGATGTCAAAATCATCGGGTTGCGAAGAGGGCAGAATACCTTCAACTACTAACTTAGAAGGTGGCAAAGCCACCGGAGAAGTTAGGCGTAACCAAGATGATGCAAAACCGTGAAATGTAATAAATGCACTCGATTCGAATAACCCGAATAATAGCAGACAATAATTTACAAACATGAAAATATATATAACCGTTATATGATTACCAATACAAATTCTATGTCATTATCCCCACAAAGACATTCGCAATGAATGACCTAAATGATGATTATGATATTCAATTTTATTGATACAATTGGTGAACATTTGCGAAAATGCATGTTTAATGATAAAATCTCCGAAAGATTGTATATTATGAATGGAATAATGGAATACAAAAATGTTAGAAATATTATGTGATTTTTTGTCTGTTGAAAGTCTGGTGCGGTTAGATCGCTGGGAGGCATCGTGAACAGTTTGGTCAGTGGGCAGAATGCCTACAACTACTAACTTCGAAGGTGGCAGAGCCACCGGAGAAGTTTGTTGTATTTTATGTGTGTTACACCATTCCAAGAAATCTTCCATATGAAACATACAGATGGCTTTCAATACAAAGTAAGCGAATACAGGTGCAGTATTTTCACGGTAAGGTTGTCCTAATAAAAGGTCTTGGTACGAAATATGTTGATGGTTTAATACTTTGATACATTGTATCAAAGCCCAAACTTTTTCGTAATAGATACTTTTTTCAACTATTTGAGAAACTTGACGCGTATAGGTAAGTTGATGGGTAGTATAGTAAACATTAATTAAAATGATTAATATTTCGGCCCACGTTTCCGTATAGGCTTCTGTTAGGTCAATATTATTAGAAGGAACCCCAGAAAAAACAATATGATGTATTCGATTGGATGTTTTGGAATAATCGTACCCGGCAAAATCCAACCCCATGGCATGCATAGTTTCGTGAATGAATACTTTGAACCATTCTTCTTCGCGGTAAATATAAATTTCATTGGTAGGTTTACATGGGTATGAAAATGCATTATTAATACAATTCACATCCAATGTAATCGTTTTGGCGGGTAATTTTTTACACAATTTGGTCATATATAAATAAATGGTGAGATCCTTACTACAACTATCTGAAACGAATGTATCCAAATAGGAAAGCCATTGGTATATTTTTTTCAGAATTTTATGTACAGATCGTTTGGTGCTTTTATGTGGAAACCATATGTATAATAAAACCGACCGTCCTGAAGGTAATACAAACGCAGTTTTACTATGTTCGCCCTTGTCCATCGTATGAATATAATCACGTATTTCCTCTGGAATAATTGAAAAGTTTTCACCTTGTATGTATTTGGTAGTTTTTTCTAAAAAATTAGGTTGAATACTTGGTGGTATCGGTTTTGAAAAACTGTGAACAATGTCTTCATACAATGTTTTTAAAAGTGAGTCTCTTATATCGGATTTCAAACGTGGTATGGGCATAGATTGACATATTTGATCACATATTATATATTGATCCATTGGTATACAATATATGATATAATATTTGTATGTGTATATCAAACTTCTCCGGTGGCTCTGCCACCTTCGAAGTTAGTAGTGAAGAGGCTGATCTGTTTCCTAGAATCGGCAAAGCCGATTCCTTGCTTCGGACTTAGTAGTTCGGTGCGTTCCGCACCTTGCCCAATACAAAAATTGATTAAAGATATAGTGTATACGAAATGTGACGTAAACAAAAAAATGGGTATCAAACATTTGAATCGATATTTAATAAATAAGTGTAGTAAAAATTCAATAAAACGTATTTCCTTACAATATTTGTCAGGTAAAACAATAGTAATTGATGCGTTTATCTATATATATAAATATTTAGGTGACGATAAATTAATAGAAAATACGAATCAGCTCGTGATGTTATTCAAGCAATATAAAATCACACCGATTTTTGTATTTGATGGTAAACCACCCGAAGAAAAAAAATCCCTGTTATTACAAAGACGAGAAAAAAAGAAAGAGGCCGAAATGAAATACAAAGAAATAATCAATCAAATAGAGACCGGCTTAGATCGTTCCAAAGAATTAGATACACAATTGGCATGTTTGAAAAAACAGTTTTTAAAAGTCGATTTTGAACATATACAATGTGTAAAATCGATTTTGCGTGAATATGGTGTGAACTTCATTGATGCTCCGGGTGAATCGGATCAAATTTGTGTACAATATGTGAAATCGAACAAAGCGTGGGCGTGTATGAGTGATGACATGGATATGTTTGTATATGGTACTCCGCGGGTTTTACGTGAATTGTCGTTGACAACACATAGTATAGAATTTTATAATTTATCATCGATATTGGGGGATTTGCGTATGGATATTCGTACGTTTCGGCAAATCATGGTGTTATCCGGAACAGATTATAATACGAATGATAAGGTTTCATTACACGAAACATTAAAATGGTATAATGATTATCGTAAATCGTGTTCAAAACCGGTGGCGAATCAAGATTTTTACAGTTGGTTATTACGAAACACCAAATATATCCAAGATTATAGTAAATTAATGAAGGTATACGAAATGTTTGATTTACCAGAAGTGTAAACTCTATTACACCATTGAAAACTGAACCGAACGCCCGAACGGATGACTTCGGGAACGAAGTGGCAAGGGGCTGATCTGTTTCCTCAGAATCGGCTTTGCCGATTCTAGGAAACGAATGTAGAAAACGTACCGAACCGCTTTGCGGTTCTAAACGTTTTGCTACAAAGCCTCTTCACTACTAACTCGGTAGGCGACTTTATTGGAACATAAGCCGGACGAGTTTGGATACATCAATAACATATATAGATCAAATACCACTACCATAATCTCCAAACGGTGCATCCCGGTTGTTGTATATAGCATGACACATGAAAGCAAATCCCATAAACATAATGGCCATATCCGTGGGTAACTGACTACTTACGAGACCAACACCAACAAAGAAAATAACTTCTCTCAGCATGATCACTATAGTATAAGTGTAAGTGTATTTTCTATATTTTTTACACCATAGAGGCGATATAGGATCCACGGTAATCTTCGATACCAGTATGGGTTAAATTGACACTCACATCCGCCCAAACTTCACCGTTAATACGAAGCCACCGTTCACAAAAAAGCCAATCTTCGGAGAAATAGTGGCCATCTTCCACACGACAATCAAATAGTGCATACGCAAATTCATTTTCAGACGGATTCAAGAAATTTACATCGTCCACATATTTCGTTTCAGCATAGGCTTTGAACATTGCTTCAATGGTGAGACGCTGAATTAACATAAACCCAGTAGGAATATGCCTTACTTTGGAAAGATTATTCTCAATTTGCATATATGTGCTCAAATAATTCACATTGTATTTCAACAAATTCGATTGAATCGCCATTTCATCACTCAAACAATTGGAAAGATTGGAATTATTTTTCTTAGCAATGATCGTTTGAACCATGTTGGTATTGTAAGGATTTAACGGGTCGTGAATCAATTTACCCCAATCGTAACGCTTAAGTGGATAAATACCACCGACCAATGGTTTGTCACTAACGATCATTTTCAAAATATCAATCGGATTCCACGCGATATCATTATCAATAAACATCATATGGGTGGTATCGGGATCTGACATGGCACGGGCAATGAGATTATTTCGGGCTCTTGGTACGAGACTATCACTTTTACAGAATTCAAATTTGATTGGAAATTGAAAATGCTGAAACAATTCCATCGTGGCAACCATCGATTGTATATAATTCACATAACACATACTACCATAACAGGGGGTTAGTACATATAATTTGGATTTATTTTTTTGTAAATAATTGACAATACGTGTGGTCATTTCGTCAGCGTTTAACGAGTCAATTTTGGTAAGATGTGTAAGTTGTGTTGTGGTGTTGGGTAATGGTGTGTTGAGATTTGCGTCTTCACTCTGGTCCTCTTCATGACCTTCTGATAATTTGTATTTGATGGTATTGTTATTCATGATAAACTATATGATGTAGACACAAACAAGTGTTTATATTTGTTTTGCAAAATCACAAAAATTGATTCGCCATTTTGGTTATAAAGAAAGTAACATCCAAATAATTAAAAGAACACATTCTGAAACAATGTCAAAGATGATTGCCCCCATGAGTATCTATGTACCCCATATCGATGCTTCCTATACGTTTGAATACGTTGCTCACGAGTTTGAGCACGTATTTGAAATTGGAAGTGTTGAACGTATCGAGGCGGTTCCACGTGTGAACCAGAAAGACGGTCATGCTTACTATGCGTATTTCATCTACTTTTCCAAGTGGGGTAATGGTTACAATGCACAATTTCTGAGAAATCAGTTGATCGAAGGTAAGCAAACATCTATGTATTATTTGATAGATCGTTACTGGAAGGCGTGTCCAAATACGAGTGAAGTGGCGAATTTGCCGATGCCAGAACATGTTACATTGGTAATGTATGTTCCTGATGTATATTTACATTATTCGGGGAATGATACGATGAACCGCGATATTTCACACGTGATGGAATCATTTGAGTTTGGCGACGTATCCCCGAATTCGATTGAGTTATTGGAAGACGAATCCAAATGTACCGAGGATTATGCGGGTTTTGCGAAAGAAATCATTGGTGAAGAATATGTTGGTGATTATCGTGCGGTAATTGTGAATTTTAACTATTGGTTTCATAGTAAAAATGCACATGAGGTTCAAAAGCAATTGGAAACTGATGGACATATTGTGATTTCTACTAACTTTTCGCACTATTCCGATATGAATTGGTTAGTGATGAAATATCATGATAGTGATAAAAAAAGTGGAGCGAACCCTTATATTTGGTATTCGGACCCAGCCAAATATCAAACCCATAACAAACACGTATATTTAGATTAGGTGTACTTCAGTCACTGTGCAAAGGCATTTTGGTCAGTGGGCTGAAAAGCCTACAACTACTAACTCTGAAGGTGACCTACGGTCACCGGAAGAGTTTGCCCCCATGTCATATGCAGGTATGTTACTATTAGTATAGTTTGTTGTTGTTTTGTGATTTTGTAAAAATACTAAAAAGTATTTTTTTTGTGGCTTAGAATGTGTCTACATGACTTCAGATAACAATAAAGGAATACAATTATCAATAAAACGAATAATGACAGGTTGTCCTTCGATCAAATCTCCGAACATTGATCGTGCGGTATGTACTACTTTACGACCGAACGAAGGATTAAACGTATTAAAATCATGTATTTTTCGTTTGAACAATTTACGATATTTATTTTTTTTACTAGGAATGAGTGAATACATCGATATGAAATACAAATATAAATAGGGTTTCATAATAAAAAGAAGTTTTTTTCTGGGAAAATCCGTATGAATCGTAATCGTTGGACAATGTTCATCAATCATATCAATAATGTCATCGTATAATTCATCGTCGGGACGATTTATTATATATTCTTTTATCGCATATTCACGTATAAGGTATTCCTTTTCTAATACAAAATTTTCCAAAACAAACCCGCAATCATGGTATGCATCAATTAGTTCAGAAATTTTCATGTGTCCATCTTTTATATAAAAATAGATATTGTATAAATCATGATATGCGAATGCTATCTTATTGTATGGGTTTGAGCATACTAATGGTTTTGCAAAGAAATCGAAAGTATTACCAAGTGAAGTATTCAGTAATCGAATCAGATCGACTCTACTAAAAAAATACTTTGCGCCGTTTTGTATAAGCATAAATGGTTGTTGTTTGGTATGTTTGATTATGGAATGTAAATCATTAAAATTAGGAATAAATGGATTTAATACAAGATCACATGTGTTGTGTGGTGGTATTTTTTTAACCCGGTATAATCGTGCTAATAATGAAAATCCACGATAGATTTGATATGCTTTACCAAATATTATTTGGAATTGTTGTTTGTCATCTTCCGTATAAAACATATTATTGAGTAAATTAGACAAATAATTGAATTTAGTAGCGATGGTGGATGTTCCCATACAATTACAAACATACATAGCCGTAATCATTCTATAATAAATACTGTATTTGTCCGAATGAACATAATGATCAATGATGGTAGAAATTTTATGAAATTTGCTCGTACGAAGTTCGTGAACAGATGTTTCCGAATCGTCTTCGATCACAAATATAGGCTTTAATATAGTAAATATTGGCAAGGGGGGCTGAAAGCCTCCTTCACTACTAACTTCGAAGGTGGCAGAGCCACCGGAGAAGTTTGGTTGAATGTTATTGGATGCGTCTGATTCTGCATATAAAGATTGTAACATATTTTTTGTCAAAATATAATAAAATGTTGACATTTATCGGGTGAATCGTTCTATACACTATGTAATTATAGAACGATACTTTTATACTATTTTTATTTTGTTTTAGGTTTAGGTTTGATAATAATTTATGCCACTACGGGAGCGGATTCAGAAACAGCAGGCGCATCCACCTTCAAGAAGTGGTGTTTCATGTATCTCTGGAGATTGAAATATGTAAGACTGTCACCGGGTTGAAGTTTGAGAAGAGTGCTCAATTTAGAATCGGCATTGATTTGACGACCATTCTTCTCGTCTTGAAGACTGTTCACGCGAATATAGTTATTGATTTCCTTACTCACTTCAGTTCGGGCCATTTCAGAACCAGCAGGTTTGCCAAGGAAGGTGGCTAGTTCATCACTGACCAAACAGGGGCGGACAAATCCCGAAGGTTTGCGGTTACCAGAACGCTTGTTTCTGCGGTTGGAAACTTTCTGGGCGGTTTTGTGCTCCTTGAGCACCACCTTTTGAAGTGCCTTAAATTGCGCCTTAAGATTGGCATGAAATCCTGCGACTTCTGTAATTTTAACACCAAATGCATTAAGAAGTTCAACCAAATCATCGGCGACAACTGCTACCACTTCATTGACAGGGGCGTCCTTAGACACTTCTGTGGTGGGAGCTACTGGTTCGACAGTCTTGGCAACCGCCTTTTTGGGTGCGGATTTTTTAACTTCAGTAGTAGAAGTCACAACGGGGGTAGAGGCAACAGTGGCGGTGGTGGAAGGTGTGGTTTGTTTGGACGCTCTTACCATGGTATGGAAGTATACATAATAATAGGATTCGTTTTTATATTACTTTATTAAAAAACACTATTTGTGTTTTTTGTAATAAAAACACACTCGTATCTGGTTTGATTATTTAACTTTTTGAATGCGTAGAAATTACCCATATATAATCTTTAGGAAAAAGATAAAAATAACCACATTTGATGGTTTTTACGGTGTAAAACCTCAATAGTGTATATGAGTATAGCAATAAATAAAACCCAACATATTCCAGAACGTTATGCGCCAAAAAGTATAACTAGAAAAGATCGCGAAAAACAGTTAATTAGTTTGCGTAAATCTAGAAAATTATACAAAAAAGGCCAATATTATACTCGACCGAAAATCGCATCTTTTCCCAACAAAAAATCGCATCATTTAGCCAACGCATACAACATATACGGCGTAAACAATATGACGCCCACACGAAAATTGGCAAATGCGACCAAATGCAATATAAAAACATTGAAAAAAATTATGAATAAAGGAGAAGGTGCCTATTTTTCAAGCGGTTCACGACCGTCACAAACCGCACAATCGTGGGGATATGCGCGACTAGCTTCGGCGCTTACCGGAGGTAATGCGAGTATCGTGGATTTTCATTTGTTGAACGAAGGATGCCAAACAAATAGTTTGGCGTTAAAATTGGCCAAACTCGTCCGGCGACGTAGTCGCCTTCGAAGTTAGTAGTTGTAGGCTTTTCAGCCCACTGACCAAACGAACCTGTCGTAAACAAAACAAATGTCAAAAATATATGTAAAATTAGGTCTTTACCGTTTGTTTTACTGTGTCGATAATTTGGCTTTAGCACAAACATCGCAAATATACACCACATATGGGGGCAAATTATTACCAAAATCAGATAATGTGACATGAATACTATTGGACGAACAATCGATAGAATACGTACTGGACTGTAATATTCCACTGGTATCGCGTTCAACATTTATGGCAGAAATATCATACGAAGAATGATTACCACTAGTATCCGTAATATCAACATTTAATATGGGTTCACTACCACTGATATCAATGACAGAAGCAGAAATGTCACATATAGTTTGATTACCACTAACATCCGTAATAGTATCCACTATATGTAATATGGGTTCACTACCACTGATATCAATGACAGTAGCAGAAATATCACAGGTAGTTTGATTACCACTAACATCCGTAATAGTATCCACTATATGTATGAATTCATTACCACTGATATCAATGACGGTAGTAGATACATTTGTATAGGTACATAGTGATGGTATTAAAACATCAGGAATAAAATCTATCGGAAATTCGAAAGGAGTAGACTCTGGCATGTGGATTTCAGTAACATCGCCTAGCATAATTTTATGTATATCACAAATAAATTCGTTGAAATACTTGGAAACGCTGTTCGAATGAGTTTGATCGTGCGTTACTTGAAACAGGGTAGAAGATGGGTAAGGATAATCGTATTCATATATATGAATTGATTTAGGGTGTATTCCACTGATATCCGTCATAGATAAATCGACTGGGTGTCCGTGATGGAAATAATACCAATTTAAAGAAGCGTCTATGGTTTTCACATGTAATACTGTAATCTCGTGTGTAAAAAGCCCCTTGCCAAACTCTTCCGGTGACCGTAGGTCACCTTCTGAGTTAGTAGTTGTAGGCTTTTCAGCCCACTGACCAAACTCTTCCGGTGACCGTAGGTCACCTTCTGAGTTAGTAGTTGTAGGCTTTTCAGCCCACTGACCAAACTCTTCCGGTAGCAAAGCTACCTTCAGAGTTAGTAGTGAAGAGGCTGAAAGCCTCTTGCCACTTACATCATGAATCATGTTATTTGAACCATCATGTGGGTGTATATGCCATCCGATATCTCTTGATAAATTTCGACTTATATCGTTTGTGGATAAATCAGACGGTAACATATGCCAGCCCCAAGCATCATGATAAGGATATATATGTAATCCGTACGTAATATTACTTACATCACGGTAAGAAGGAAGATGCCACCCACTTACGTCATGATAAGGGTGAATATTATCCATATATGGATGTATGTGTAACCCACTAATATCTGGATAAGTATGAATATGTTGCCCACTAATATCATGATAAGAATGAATATATTGCCCACTAATATCGATCGTAGATATATTCACTTTATCAATACGATTTTCACCGCTTATATCCATAATAATCATCGAATTGTCTGAATGAAAATGGATTTTTGGATTGATTAAAAAGGTAGTATTCCCAAATACAACCTTGAGATAATCGGATCGATCATGAATAATAGGCGTCGTTGGTTCCATAAAATATATGGTTTAACGATATAAACTAAGTAAATATTTGATTAAATCAAAAAAAAATAACAAGATTTTTCGGTTGTAAATTACAATAGTAATTTACAACTATACATAGTGACGACAAGTCGTTCCACCGTAAAACCCTCGAATGCCAACTATTATATTGAGTGAAGAATATGTACAAAGTTATTAGTATATGATACATCACTGTACAAAGGATATACAGTTTCAGTGTTTACAATATTTTTATTATCATTGTTTGAAAAAGAATTACCAAACTTCTCACTTAGCCTATGGCCTCCAGAGAAGTTAGTAGGACTACTCGGTACGGAAGCCCCTTGACAATTTTTTCGTATACATCCGCGTTTATGTGCGGCAAGTGCTTTCAAGTTATTCGCATTAAAAATTTTACAAATATCACAACGATGACCGTTTTTAGGAATGGGTGTGGTAAATTTAGAAGACAAATATTTATCCAGGGAAGGAAATTGAAATTCTTCAATTTGTGACACCAATTTTCGTTGACTCTCGCGTATATTTTGTATAATGTTTTCTTTTTGTGAAACAAACAATTGGTATTCTTTGTTAATTTCGTCTAACATATTTTTATCGATGATTTCACATTGATCATTTTCTCCTTCAGAAACGGTACGATTTGCATTCATATATTGTTTCATTTTGGAAGACAATTGGTCAATGATATCCACCGCGGATTTAATTTTGTCAGGATTGTATTCGACAAAATGAATATATACTAACAAATATCCTTCATAATTTTCGATATGAAAATTGGGCTTAGAAAAAAACCCACTATTGTGTGATATTAACACACCGTGTGTATGATGTTGTTTCATAATATCAATAAATGTAGAAATTTCTTCGATCGATACATTGGTTTCACCAGTTTTACTTTCAAACATAATTTTTGGGTTGTTCGCACGTTTCATGATATATATATGATTAGGTGAATCATCGGATACTCGTTGTGTGGTGGAAGATCTTGGTAAAGGGTTGAATGCCACTGAACTACTAACACTGAAGGTAGCTTCATTGGAACACAAACCGGAAGAGTTTGGCTGTTTGTGTACTCTGAAAATTTCCGATGTAGGAAAAATACGACTAATAATATTGTTGATTTGATTACGTTGTATGATCGTGGGTGGTTGGTTAGAAACGGCAGGTGGTGTAATTTGGTTTATGATGGTGGGAGGACTATTGGTGCGAAGATATTCACCAAGATCTTTGGAAACCTTTTCTTGTGTGCCGTAAGTTTTCATGGTGATATCCTTGATATTTGCAAGATTCGAGTGAATACGTTCTTCACTCGACGAAATATAGGAATATATGGGTTGTTGTATATTTTGTATCATTTGGTTGGATTTAATTTCGAAATGATTGATAAATTCACTAATAATGTTATTATTGTCAATTAAATTTGACGATTGCGAATGGTGTAACAGTTTCTGTGTATCTTCTGCGATCGAGTTATGGAAAAAACGAATAGAGTCCTGTATTTGTTGATAACAAGGATACTGACTTTTGGGTACTACTTCGTTAATCATGATAGTGGTTTTATCAATTAATTGATTATTGTTTCGTTCTAATATGGGGAAGATATGCTCAACGGTCTCTTGATTGACAATAATTCGAAGTTCTTTAATATAATCATTTCGTAAATCTACACAACTTTTTACTACCTGTGATATCATATTATTATTATTATTATTAATCGAATCTCTGATGGTTTCGATGGAATCTGTAATTCCAGATATTTGACTGGAGTTTTGTTTTAAATACATAAAGATTTGTGACTGTACATTCGGTGTCATATTTTCTTGGTTGATTATTTGTGAAAAATGAGTATCCAATACTATCTTTTCAAGAAAATCTACTAAAACAATATTCATCGTTTCAAAATTTATGGTGGGGTTTTCAGAGTAAAACCTTACTATTCGGGGATGGCATGTTTTCAGAAAAGAATTGTCTTTATACATTTGGCCTTAATATAATGTTTGATATATTTTTATATATATTTTTCAAAAAACAAATATTTTGGTTTTCATGAAACACCTACCCGACGACACCGGTGGTCAATGGGGGGTCCGTTCCTAACTTCTCCGGTGGCTCTGCCACCTTCGAAGTTAGTAGTGAAGAGGCTGAAAGCCCCTTGCCTAACTCTGAAGGTAGCTTTGCAACCGGAAGAGTTTGGTCAGAGGGCTGAAAGCCTTCAGAGTTTGGAGGCTTCAACTGCATCTAGATAGGTAGCGGTATTTGAAGTATATTTGACTTCGGATATCGCAGAATTAGTATATTAATATGACTTTATGGTGGTGAACCAGTTGCACCTGTATCACCAGTAGGGCCCGTGGCACCTTGAGCACCCGTGGCACCTTGAGCACCCGTGGCACCTTGAGCACCGTTAAAACCCGGATCACCAGGTGCTCCACGCATACCTTGTGGACCAGTGTTTCCACGATCACCGGTTGATCCAGTATCACCAGTTGATCCGGTTGATCCGGTTGATCCAGTTGATCCTGTTGGTCCAGTTGATCCTGTTGGTCCCGTTGATCCTGTTGGTCCAGTTGATCCTGTTGGTCCAGTTGATCCTGTTGATCCAGTTGGTCCAGTTGGTCCAGTTGGTCCAGTTGATCCAGTTGATCCTGTCGGTCCTGTCGGTCCAATTGATCCAGTTGATCCAGTCGGTCCTGTAGGTCCTGGATCACCGGTAAACCCAGGATCACCAGTTGATCCAGGATAACCTGTAGGTCCTGTAGGTCCAGGATCACCGGTAAACCCAGGATCGCCATTCGAACCAGTCGGTCCAATATCACCTGTAGGTCCGACAGGTCCAGGGGCGCCGGTTGGTCCCGGTGTACTTTTAACATAAATATAGATTGGTGAATTTCCATGATATCGGTGGCGATGATGATGTTCACTATCGTCTGAATCGGACTCAGGATTCATTACTATTCTGCCATATCCCGAATCTTCTCAACGGCGTGGTGGTGAACGACTTCGTGATCGCCGACGATCATCAAATCGATCAAATCGATCAAATCTGCGGTCAAATACTTCTGCCACTTTCAAAAGATTGTTATCGGTACGTTCCACAACCAATCCGTCACGAAGACGATCACGATCCACCAAATCGATCTTTTGTTTGACTTCGCAACAACATTCACACATCTTATCCGCCAAAAATTGGGTGTTCTTGAGGGCATCGTATTTGGCATCGGCCAATTGTGCTTGGATCGATTCCTTGATCTTGTGGGCGTCCAGTTGTAATGAAGCAAAATTGTGAGCGGCTTGTGCCGCCAAACTCTCTTTGACTTTTTGTTGTTCCAATTGGTTCATGGCAAATTGACTATCACTTTTACTGGACAAATATTCCTTGACTTTTTGTTGTTCGATCATTAAAGATGAATATTGATTGGCTCCGTCCAAGGAAAGCAACGCGGTGGATTTTTGACCTTCCAAAGAAAGAATCGCCGCATTTCGTTGGGCTTCCAATGATAGTAACGCGGTGGATTTTTGTCCTTCCAGTATGGTAGACGCATAACGTGCGGCACCTTCCGTATTCAGAAGAGCGGTGGATTTTTGTTGTTCCAACATAGAAGACGCAAATTGCTGAGCACTTTGTAATTGAGAAACACCGACGGCTTTCATGTTTTCCAAAAAGGCGGAATTCAAGGAATTTCGTGTTTCCCAGTTACCGTTGGATACTTCCTTACCGAGATCATTGTAATTTTGAGTACCTGCCGCCAAAAGTTCATTGGTGCTACGATTCACATCGTTCAACACGGAGTGACGCACATCGGTCAATAATTGATTGGTCACATTTTGGGAATTCAAGAAATTGGCGCGTAATTCACCTGCATTACGTTCCGCCGTACCTAATAATGTGGAACCAACGTCTTTAACAGCACTAGTATTGATGGCAGCGGTACGTTCTACCGTACCCAAAATATCACGGGCAGAATCATTGGCTGCTTGTCGTGAGGCGGCATCAACGACAGTGGTAGTCATACGTCCTTCACCCGCGACACGTTCAATAGCAGTCAGAATATTTCCACCATTTCGTTCCACCGATGTAGACAGATTGGAACCCACACGTTCCGTGGTATTCTCATTTTTGTCGATGGCACGAAGAATATCACGGGCGGTGTCTGCTGCGGCTTGACGGGATGCCGCGTCCGTAATCACAGTATTCATTTTGAGTTCACCCGTGGTGCGTTCAATAGCATTACCATTGGCATTACCATTATAGTCGACCGCGCGAAGAATATCACGAGCGGCATCGGCCGCGGCTTGACGGTTGGCTGCGTCCGTAATCACGGTATTCATTTTGATATCACCGGTAGTGCGTTCAATGGCATTACCATTGACCAAATTACCACGTTCAACCGCATCACGTAGACCAAGAGAAGATTGTGTAACTTCTTTACCAAGGTTATTTAAACCACCTGTCAAATATTGATTGGAAGAGTTGATACCTGATAACAATTTATCAGTGCTTTGATAAATATTCTGGTTGATGTGTTGATTTTGTGCTGACAATTGTGCCATGAATTCAGCATGGTCATACGAGGGTATAGGTGGATAAAAACTCTGAAATTGCTGATACGGACCGGGTGTAGGAGTAGGAGTCATAGGAGTAGACATGGTTTACGAGTACGAGTAATATATAATGAATTATATATATAGTATTCAAATAGAAAATTATCTAAACAAACCCCACTGCATGTATGGTGTCATATTTGTAACTTACAATTGAAACTAGTACTTACTAATGTGTTTTTTGTAACACACTATATACAAAAAATGAGCAATTGTAACTTTACAAAAATGGCTTTATAACTTTAGAGTAAAAACTTGTTAATAATTTAGTTAATAATGTAAGATATATACACAAATATGCCACCAAGATTTTATCACCATGGTCGTCGTTCTTTGGGAGATATGTATTATGGGTACGGATGCGGATATGGTTGTGGATACCCGTATCCGTACTCGTACCCATACTCGTACCCGTATCTGTACCCGTACCCGTATCCGTATCCGTATCCGTATCCGTACCCGTATGATACGTATGATGGAGGAAATTATAGTCCAGCAGCCTCATCGTTTTATAGTACCCAATTGGGTTTAACACCGCCCAAACTCTTACAGTGACCTACGGTCAACTTCAGAGTTAGTAGTGAAGAGGCTGAAAGCCCCCTTACCTCATTACCATCCAATTATTCGTAATAGATTCTTATTAGACTATTCGTACTGATACTAGTATTGTAATCACAAAACATTGAATTGTAATAAAAGTACAAAATTTACAATTGTAATTTACAAAATTACAATGGTAAAATACAATTATTGTAGCCCTCAAACTTCTCCGGTGGCTCTGCCACCTTCGAAGTTAGTAGTTGTAGGCATTGTAGCAAAACGTTTAGAACCGCCTTGCGGTTCGGTACGTTTTCTACATTCGTTTCCTTGAATCGGCAAAGCCGATTCTGAGGAAACAGATCTGCCCACTGACCAAACAAAAAATTCTATAAGTATAATCTATATTACCAAGATGAAAAGACCTGTTCGTGGAGAAGATGGAATGTACCATATCAATGGACATAAATACAAGGAATTGTTTGGATCACGTGTCCAGGTATGGAACGGATCTGCGTATAAAACACCAGGTGAATTGACCAAGAGTCAATTGTATTTTACCAAGAACCGAAGAATTGTTTCCAGAAAAAAACATTTCACGGCGAAGAAAGAGAAACGTTTAGAAAAATACGGATACTTTGCTACAAAAGGTAAATTCGGGTTTATCAAAAAAACGGCACGTCGATCACGCAAAGCCAAAGCCTAAAAATCAAATCCCGATAACTAACTTCGTAAATGATTTACGAAGTTAGTATCTACCAATAACAAGCACCTTCCACTTGGTCACAATTAATCGGGCGTTCCGACATCTTGGGACGTGACCAATGTTCATTCAAAAAAAGTCGCACGACATCGGCGCGTTCCTTTAGCCATCGCCCTCCCAAGATACCAAAATACATTTGTAACACACCACCAACATAAATCGCGGATTTTTTGTGTTTCTCATAAATATAATTACATACCAGATTACCGTAACCGCCACAACTCGCCAAGGCAATGTCATAATCGTCTTTGATTGCATCCAATTTCTTGGTAAATTCGTTCAATTCAATTTCAAATTCACGTGAGTGTTCACCGGCTTGGGTCATAGGAGGTTTGATAAAAACAAAGGTACAATCGGGAAATAAATCAACACCATCGTATAATTTGCTACGCAGTGGTATTTTTTCGCGAATACTATCCACAAAGGCAGAAATAATAAGAATCCGTTTTCCTTTTAGGCTCTTAGTCCACGCCTTGGGATCATAAATATAATGAAAAATATCCAGGGCAAACACCCAGAACATTTGTTTGTTAGGGAATGAATTACGCATAAAGTCGTGGGATTGTGCGATATGTTGGATATAGGTGCCCTGTGGTTCCCAAGCGCCCATGATTTCACAATTTTCAAAGGCTTTCAAATACAATTCAGAATAACGCATAATCGAGTTCATATTGGGTAAATAAATACCGGCATTGTTTTTCATAGCAGGTGCGACTTGTTGAAAATATTGGTCTACTTCCGTAGTATTGGTCTGACGTTTGATATGAGCAAATACGGCAAAATTGTTTTCAATACCGGCTATTCTTGGAACAATGAAGGGTTCATTTTTTTGTAACTTCTGTGAAATATAATCATATAGGATCGTATGATCTTCAAACATGAGATCTTTGAATCCGTTTGAACTCTTACATACATCTGTGATATTGATACCAAGAGAAGGAGGAATCGATAATACATTTACACCAGCGGGAATACTAATCGCCCATGGTTGTGGTAACGCATCTTTGGCAAAATAGTCACGCATAATACTACGATGGAAATGATATGTTTTGATAATTCTTGGATCATTAATCACTTGGTAACCCAATATACTCAAAATATACACAATTTTGTTATCACAGCCTGGCCGTCCAAAATCAAAGGCAAAGGCCTTTTCTTGGGACATTTTGATATTTTGACTGGTGTGAAAAATCCAGGTATCTTGGGAATCGCCTCGTGGACCGAAAATGGGGGCGTGTTCTTTGTTTTTTTTGATATCAAATTCGTATCTTAGTAAAGCCATCATTTGTTTTTTTTCATGCAAGGTTGACGTAACAATATATTTGATGGATTCGTCCAAGAAAATATCACTGTTCATCATTACACAGTATCCTTTGATTTTGTTTTCACGAACATATTGGAACACTGATTGAAACGAAAGACGTTTACCAATAATTTCTTGGTGAATTTTGTCATTGGACGGCAATCCCATTTCCTTCAACGTGTATAATCGCTCGTTGAGCAAATGTATTTTATATACAAATGGATTGGCTTGGTTCGCTTTCAAACAATATCGCAATTCTTCATTACGAGAATCTTTGCGGTGTACAAAGAATTGTGTGAAAACATGGATTTCGTTGTCTTGGGTATTGGGTGCATCGGCCACTTCCATTGGCTTGGATAAAAAAACGGCTTTCATCGTATGTTGATATCAAATTTACATACGTAAATTTTATATTGATTTTGATTACACGATTGATGACAATTTGGTTCTCGTGACCTCCGAAGTTAGTAGTGTAGAGGAATTCGAACTGTCTTCATACCCTAGAGCATTTTTCAAATAGGTAACAACAATAGCATTCGATTCCATCAATTGTTCACTGGATAAACTAGCAAACCATTGGTATTTGATACGTTGTAAAATATCATCTTCCGGAATATAGACACCATAAGCGGTAGGATCCATCGCGAGTGGAACTTCTTCCATCAAATCTTCCAAGAGAATTGTTTTCCGATCCATGGTTTTGACCCCGACTTTTTCACCTTGTATCAAATTCATTTTATGTGAATCGATCGCAGTCATAAGCCAACGGGATGCGTCTCCTAAAAAATTCGTTTGATTTTGGAAATGACTGGGTTTGGATATTACCCGGTTAAAATCAACGAATTCCCCCATGGTAGGATCTCCTTTACGACACCCCATAATATACGTATCAGGAACAAACAACATCTTTTTATGATTACGTTCAAAATTACTAAGACGATTCACTCGTTCACAAACAAAGGGTATATTACGCTGTATACCTTCTTCGTACAACCCGAATAAGTTCTTGGTACATACGAATGAATTTGGTATTACCATACCACCGAACGTGTATAGTAGCATGGTCATCGCAAATTCTCTTGCACGAGATTTAAATGGTTCAGCAAGAGTATCGATATGTACTGACCAAGAAGGAAGTAATTTGCTAAAAGAGTCATCATCAATGAGACAAATATTGAAATCATCACCACAATGTTGTATAATCGTTTTGATAGTAAGATGTATATATGGTTGATTCAAATCTGTTGAATTACGAGAGTAAAAACTTTTCCATTTACGTGCATTTACCTTATATTTGGTGTGAATCCATAATTTGGGTTTATGATTGTTTTGGAAAGGTGAATTGGCATTATCGTTTAATAAATATTTGCGTATCAATTCAAATTCCTCTTCTTTTTCATGGTGTTCATAGGAAGATCGTATTTGATTTCCGAAATAACTGGCGATAGCGACTACGGCAAACATAATAACATAATTTCTTACGTTTTTTGTTTCAAACATTTGTTATAGTATAATATTGATACATATTTCGTTACACACCATTGAACAACTTGATGTCGTTCGAGACTTTTCCTTTTACCGAATATTATCTACGTATTTATCGGGATAACATTGGTGGAAATAATGACGGAGTCGGGTGGTAGGTAAAATAGATATAATAATCGATATTATACAAAGAGTATTGGTAATTAAATTTAGTATCAAAGGGAATACCATTGATACGACAAATATGTCTTACAATGGTAACAAACGAATTATAAGTCAATGTTCTTGTAACATATTTTTGCTTGGAAGGTTTGTATGCTTGTATGATTCGTTCAGAAAAATCAGTATATAGCTCATGAAATTGTAATAAACGGTAAGAATTGAAATCGATTATATAATATTTTTCATTTTTAACACAGATCTTTTCCAAGACATCATACAGATAATCAATCGGTATATGTGAACGAAATAAATATTTCAGAGTATTGGGTGTGGGAATACTCAAAGAAGCCAGTTCGGTTTCTGTGTCAGTGTCAACGTCAGTGTCCTTCATAGAATTGAGGTTTTTCTCCAAACTTATCCGGTCTACAAGATCACCGGAAGAGTTTGGAGGTGACTTAAGGTCACCGGAAGAGTTTGATCGTATTTTTTTACTATTTTTTAGAATGGTTGGTTTTGGCAAGGGGGCTTCCGTTCCTAGTAGCCTCTGCACTACTAACTCTGAAGGTGACCGTAGGTCACCTGAATATTTTTCACTGCATATATCATGTGAAGACTTATTACTATTTTCAACAATTTCTTCCATGAAAAAAATGTAAATGATTTTTATATATTGGAATGATATCTTTTGGTGTCAATACGAACGATGAATTCTATTTTTGCAAATTTTTTTTAAGACGTTCCAAATATAAAATTGCGTCCATTAATTCTTCTTGTGCATGATTCACCCAATCCACTGTCGACAAGTCTTCGCGATCGAGCGTTTTGTTATATTTTTTAAAACCTAAATTTGACCTTGAAATAAATGATTCTATCACTGTATTTACAATTGTGTCGTTTGTAAATACGACTGGACTTGATATTGATTCGATATTTTGGCAAGGGGCTGAAAGCCTCTTCACTACTAACTCGGTAGGCGACGTTGTCGCCGGACGAGTTTGGCAAGGGGCTGAAAGCCTCTTCACTACTAACTCGGTAGGCGACGTTGTCGCCGGACGAGTTTGGCAAGGGGCTGAAAGCCTCTTCACTACTAACTCGGTAGGCGACGTTGTCGCCGGACGAGTTTGGCACGGGGCTTCCAGCCTATTCTGGCAAGGGGGGCTGAAAGCCTCCTTCTGGTTGGAGAAGTGAAGATATCTATTATAAATAGATTCAATTCGTGACATTTGATCATCGTCTTGAATGGGTTCAAGTGGTGGCATTTGATCATCATCATCGTCATCGTCATCATCATGAATGGGTTCAAGTGGTGGCATTTGATCATCATCATCGTCATCATGAATGGGTTCAAGTGGTGGCATTTGGCAAGGGGCTAACGTTCCTTGTAGCCTCTTCACTACTAACTCTGAAGGTAGCTTTGCTACCGGAAGAGTTTGGTCATCCTCATCGTCATCATCATGAATGGACTCAAGTGGGGGAATTACATTGTGATTCGATGATTCAACATCCATAACGGTATAATTTTCGCAAAATTCTGAATTTTGAAACGAAGCAATGTTGAGAGAAGATTTAGCACCCATGGTTGTGTTATAGTTATAACAGTAGATAATTCTAATCAATTTTTTACCGAAGGTCACCTGAGAAGTTTGAAAATGTCGTTGGTAAAAAAAGCCAACTCAATCACATTTTCGTGTACAGTATAGAAAATAGTAATATATTGACAAAAAAATACAATTATTTTGTATTTTTCTTCCTCGGTAACCAATTCGGTAATTTTAATAAACCCAAAGAAACTTTCCATAACGTCAATTACGCTATAACCATAATCGTAAATGTCGTACATGATTTTGATGGCCCGGTTAAGATCATGATTCCGTAATGCATGAATATAATTTTCATACTGGGTGGTATCAATCCCACATAATTTGACACAAGTGTCAATCGTGATTGGTCTTCCCAAGATCCAAATTTTTTCCATATGATTGATGAGAGAACGAATAGAATATTTGCAATATTTTAGTAAAAAATGTTTGGCATCATCGGCGACCATAAGTTGGTTTTCAGACAGTATTTTATCATACAATTCCTCAATTTGTGATTCATTGGACGATTCGATACGAATAATATGCATTCGTGATTGAAAACTCTCAATTACCTTTTGTATATTGGTACATACTGAAAGAAAATGAACATTGTGACGATATTTGTCGATATAATTACGAAACACTTGTTGACTTTGTTCATTCATCGTATCTATATCGTCGATGATAACCATCTTTTTTTTACCAAAGATAGTACTATGAGACTGACTGAATGTTTTCAGTTCGCTTCGAAAAAAACTTACACCTTGTTCTTTCAGATTGTTCACATACAAGATATTATTTTCAGGCACTGATTCATGTGGTTTTAGTTGATAGTATTCGCGTATAAGAGTATGTAATAGAATAGTTTTACCGGAGCAAGTATTCCCGATAAACAAGGTGTTGAGATCATCAATTTCCAAAAGAGTTTTTAATACCGATTTAAATTTATCAGAGGCAAAGAACCCATCCAAAGAATACGGTTTGTATTTGGCAATAAACAGAGGTGTTTGCGAAGTTTGCATTTTTGTCAGAAGGCTTCCGTTCCTTATAGCCTTCAACAACTAACTCTGACGAGTTTGGTAGTATGTTGTGTTGTGTTGTGTTGTATTTACATCTATTTTTTGTGTTGTGAAAAAATCTCAACACAAACACTCCCGAAAAATTGATTTAGAAACATAGTGTGATAATATTGTATCACCACAGTCGTTTAACAACAACTACCCCTAACAATCCTTTCAATCGCTCGTCTTTCAAAACTAGTCTTCCAAAAATGTCTTCAAAGAATGTCGTTCTCACTATTTCCGATTGGGATACCACTGCCATTAAATTTATGGCTCCCAAGGTCAATGACAAAGGTGGCAAATCGATTAATATCGTAAGTAAGCAAACCAACCGCTCATTACATATTTCGACGCCTCTGATGATGACCTGGGGTATTTCAGATTTCATCGATGAAAAAGGTGAATCCGATGGCAAGTATAGTATTTCATTGAATTTTCCTAATGATGAATATCGCACTCAAGCAAGTGATGAATTTCTGAGTAAACTCAAGGAATTTGAAACACAGATTTTACAAGAGGCGGTTAAGAATTCAGAACTTTGGTGGGGTGAATCGATGAGTCTCGAATTATGCAAACATACATTCTTTCCTTTTCTCAAATATACAAAAAATAAGGATACTAAAAAAATTGATCTGACCAAACCACCTTCGATTCGTGCCAAGGTTCCTAATTACAACGGTAAGTGGGGCGTAGAGATTTATGATACCAGTTCACGTTTGATTTTCCCTTGTGAAGATGAACATATGATGCCGATGGATTTCGTTCCCAAATTGAGTCGTGTTGCTTGTGGTCTACAATGTTCAGGTATTTGGATTGGTGGAAAGGGGTGGGGCTTGACATGGAAAATGTTTCAATGTATTGTCAAACCTCGCGAAGTGGTGAGTGTATTTGGCAAATGTCATATTGCACTTTCCAATGAAGAGAAAGATACATTGGAAAAGCAAGTCATTTTGGACGATGTTACTGCTGAAGAAATGGTTGACAGTGGAGTAGTTCCACAAGTAACACCAACACCAGTGTCAAAACCTACGGTGTCTACTGTTGTAGAAGATAGTGATGGCGAGGAAGAAGAGGTTCCTGTTCCGGTAAAAGAAGCGGTACCTGTTCCGGAAGTTCCTGTGACACCAGTAGTAACTCCTGTACAAGAAGATGCCACAGTGTCGAAAAAAAAGGTAATCAAGAAGAAAGTGGTGTAAAAAGGGTGTAAAAATGTAACCGTATACCAAATATAACAAATATAAAAATCTTTTTTATGAAAATCGCCATCTTATTTTCAGGTAGAATAAACCGATACCAAGAACATTATGAAAATATTCTAACAAATATAGTACAAAATAATGATGCTGATTTTTTTTTGAGTCATAGTCCTGAATGCGTGGAAGACATTGAAAAATTTTGTACAATATACCGTCCCAAAACGGTGAACAATGATCCAATTCATTATGGGGATCTTAGTTCTTATACCTGTCACCCACAATCGAATTCGCATAATGTAATGTGTATGTGGGTGAATCGTCAACGTGTTTTTCAAGATATGCGTGATTATATGATAAAAAACAATGTATGGTATGATTTAGTTGTTTGTACACGTTTAGACACGTGGTGTTATGAGGCATTGAATTTGTCAAAATATGACAATTTATCCGATACCGAAATATACGTTCCAAATGGTTGTGATTGGGGAGGACTGAATGATCAATTAGCATTTGGTAATTATTATGCTATGGAAAAATACATGATGTTATATTCGAATATGCGTCCTATATTGGATATATTGATGACAAGTATTGGTTATTATGGCCCTGAACCCATATTGAAAGTGAATATTGAATTAAATGAATTGACGGTACATCGATTTCCGTTATATTATAAATTGATAAATGGAAAAATGTATCATCACCCATAAAATCTTCAAGGGTGATATAGAATCATGGGCAATAAAAACGCAAAACCACAAACTATGGTGCCAATTCCAGAAAACATCGACCCACAGATTCCAGAAAATTTATTAATAAAATTCAAACATTTACTTAGTGCAGAACCAAGACAGGAACCAAGACAGGAACCAAGACAGGAACCAAGACAGGAACCAAGACAGGAACCAAGACAGGAACTAAGACAAGAACCAACACGGGAACCAAGACAAGAACCATGGCGGGAATCAAGACATAATGAAGAAAATACGAATTTATTAATAAAATTCAAACATTTACTTAAAAGTGACGATGTTGAAGACTATATCGCAGAAATAACTACCGAAGAAAATGGAAAGGTAACCGAAAAACCCAAACGAATAAAAATTGGTGATTTCAAGAAACTATCTGACGCGTAACAATATTATATACGCAACTGGTTTAGACAAATCGTGTTAAAATTTATCTAACTAAATTTTAAGTAAGTGTAATATTTTTTTGTAATAATTTAGAATATAAATATTTGTATCTAGAATGTCTTTGATATCTACCGCATCACCATGGATTAGTGATGATTCTCAAAGAAAAAGGACACCGACGATGAGAAAAACAATCAAAAAACCACCCCAACCGAGTTCGTCGTCCATAAATTCTTTAGAAGAGCCAGAAGAATATACGTCCCAAGAAGGTAACTGGTCAGTGGGCAGAATGCCTACAACTACTAACTTCGAAGGTGGCAGAGCCACCGGAGAAGTTTGGAAATTAACGCAAAATTTCCAAGATACGAATACAGCATATAATGGTCAATTAACCGGAACGATTGATACGACGAATCGACAAGAACGAGTGAATAATTTGGTCAATCATATCAATGCATTAAGTATTGACAATGATGGAAACAATTTAGCCGATTTTAAACCATTGTCTCACCCGGTAGTTTCTTCAAAGAAACCGGAAAGTGGCAAAGAAATGGAAATGATCCAACCACCCGTATATTTTCCTACAGTAGAAAACAACCGAATGAATGCTCCATCAGTACCTCAACCGACTTTTTCGGCGAATAACATGAATAATGATAAAAACAGTGATTATCGTTCTGTATATCAACCACCTTCGAAGATACCAGTCTACGGTGGATATGGAAATACAGTAAGTAATTTACCCAAGAATGACGATCGGTTGATGGATAGAATCAACTATATGATTCATCTCTTGGAAGAACAGGTGAATGAAAAAACAAACAATGTTTTGGAAGAATTTGTAATGTTTTCGTTGGTAGGTGTATTTTTAATTTATGTATTGGATAGTTTTTCACGATCCGGTCGTTATACCCGTTGATATTCAAATGTTTATCTGTGTATCATTTCTATTTGAAAGTAGTAATGATAGCTAGTGTGATCGTTCCAATAAAAATACATATTGATATTTGTCCTGGTTTGCCTCTTTTAAATTGACTTGTCCATGTACGATAAATCCGGCATATTGTGCCATATAAATAATATTGTCCATGGATTCCATAAACAGAATTTGTTCATTCATACGTACATTACGACTATAAGAATCAGTAAATGTTTCTTGGAAAATAACGATATTTTCTGTTGTCTTGGAAAAATCGTAGGAAGATTTATATTTAAAATCAATAAAATCAATCTCGGTATCGGTTACCCGATCCTCTACAAACACTTGAACAGAATCAACTAAAACAGGTTTACCAATTGGCGGAATCGGATCAAATTTTTCACGATCAGCCACTTGTAAAATTAAATAACCGTTTGGTATCAACCAATAAAAAAGATTACGGAATAATTGTTCTTTGTCTTGGAAACTATAAATTGTCGATCCTGTCATAAAAATATGAGTAAATGTATGTTTGTCAAAGGACATGGGTTGGTCTAAATCACCTTGTTTTAATTTTAAATCGGAATATTTACTAAGAGCGATTTTATTCATATCATCGGATTGATCTATACCAAATACATGTTGATAACCTTTTTTCTGTATATAAGCAACCAATTCACCCGTACCTGAACCTGCGTCAAGTAATACACTTTTCGAAACATCCGTTTGTGTTAATTTTTCGACTATATCAAAAATATATTGATTTGTCATTTTAGGTTGAAATATTTTATCAAAAATTTGTGCGGTAAACTCATCATATATATCCTTTTGACGACGTACTAAGAATTTTTCATGTTGGGTAAATCCTTCCAAGTTGTGATGGGGGTTTTTAAAAAAAAGAAGTAAAACCAGTAGTACGGTTAAAAATAGGGTTATTATGAGTATAATATTATTTTGTGATCGATTACCAATGTAAAACCCGAATAATTTCATCGTATATGTTGTAATGAGATCTGTTTCCGTACAAAACATAAAACAGACTTAAACAAATATATATATGTAATACAATACGATATCGAACAAATGGATAATCCATATGATGTATTGGGTGTGCCTAGTTCGGCCAGTGACAAGGAAATCAAGACAGCGTTTCGTCAATTATCCATGAAATATCACCCGGATAAAAATCCGGATGATCCTGAGGCAACCGGCAAATTTCAAAAAATCAGTTCGGCTTATGATACATTGAGCCATCCAGAAAAGAAACAGCAATTTGATAATCAAAGTAACTCGCCATTTGGTGGCGGATTTCCTCCGGGAATGCACCCAATGGGAGGAGAAGATTTTGGTGATATAAATCATGTATTTAATATGATGTTTGGTGGTGGAATGCCAGGTGGTATGGGTGGGTTTCCAGGAATGGGAGGTATCCATATGGGTGGAATGCCCGGTGTACGTATTTTTCATAACGGAAATCCAATGGGGGGTGGACACCCTTTTTTCCAACAACACCACCAACAACAACAAATGCAAAAACCACCCCCATTGGTACGTAACATCGACATAACATTGGAACAATGTTTTCAAGGAATTACACTACCCTTGGAAATTGAACGATGGGTGATGATCGATCATAGTATGAGAACCATTGAACGTGAGGTGATACAAGTAACCATTCCCCCAGGATTGACGGAGAGTGATTTTGTCATTTTACGTGATCGTGGTAACAGAGTAAACGATCAAGTAAAAGGAGATATTAAAATTGGTATTCATATTAAAAATGATACGATATTCCAACGTCAAGGAATGGATTTAATTTATAAAAAGAATATTACACTGAAAGAAGCCTTGTGTGGATTTTCTTTCGATATTCAACATGTAAGTGGAAAAATGTTAACGATTAATAATAAAACGAATGTTACAGTGATTTCACCTAATTATAAAAAAATAGTTCCACAAATGGGAATGTTACGCGAAAACAACCATGGTAATTTGATTATTGAATTTGATGTTGAATTTCCGGAAAGTTTAACACAAGAACAAGTGGAACAACTACGAAATATTATGTAGATTCATCTGTTTCCGAATAGGCTTTTCCGATTCTAGGAAACGAATGTAGTAAAACCCTCAAATGAATAAAATATGTATATGGTATCATATACATCTTTTGAAAAAGATCGCTCTGACTTGGAATCGAACCAAGGTTGACAGGTTAACAGCCCGTTATACTACCATTGTATTATCAAAGCAGACAATACCAACAAAGTTCGTATCGTAATTTTGCTCGTACTCAGAGTTGAACTGAGCCAGTGGACTTATAAGGACCATATGCGAACCGATACATTATACGAGCATGTGATGACGGTTATACTACCGATTCATAATAAATAATACATAAAATCTTTATATGGGTATTTGCAAAAACACAATAAGACGAATCATCGTACGTCCTACGGACGGAAGATGATCGTAGGGATGCCGGGAACGTAGTGGGCAAGGTGCGGAACGCACCGAACTACTAAGTCCGAAGCAAGCTTCGCTTGCGGAGGCATCTCGATGAGATTTATGAAATACGTTTCACAGGAATACCAGAATCAACTAAATAAATCGAGTTTTCGGTCATGATAATAAAGTCAGTGTTATGTTTTAATATTTTTGAAACAGGGCTGGTATATTCATCCACACTTTTTACCAAGAGTTTTTCACCATTTTCTTTTACACCGATCAACACTTCCTTGTTCAGACTATTTGCCCAATAATCCATCATGATCGGTTTGTCTTCAATAATCCCCCATTTCACGGCGTTTTGAAGAGTGGTATTGTCTGGTAGGCGATAACCGACAGCTGGTGTGCCGGAGGTTTCCGCTGGACGATTGGTTGTAGGTGCTGATGTAGGTGCTGATGTAGGTGCTTCCGAAGGCATTGAATGTGCAAAACCACTCATTTTTTAATATAAGGTTTATGTAAGAGATATAACATAGTTCTTTATATCGATTTTCTGTATGAACCGCAAACTTTTCAGGTAGCCGTAGGCTACCTAAGAAGTTAGTAGTGAAGAGGCTACAAGGAACGGAAGCTCTCAGAGCACCTTCGGTGCTCAAGGGTTGAGACCCCCTTTTGGGGTCTCTGACCCCTTGCCAAACTTCTCCGGTGGCTCTGCCACCTTCGAAGTTAGTTGTTGTAGGCATACTGCCCACTGACCAAAAATTGATTCGTCATTTTATGTTATTTCATCTATAGTACGTAATCAAAAATCCAAGATGAATCGAGCTTTTCAACAACGTTTTACATATTTACTAAAGAATATCAATGGTATGTCGTATACCCAAAATATTCGTGATATTCCAAAATCCGAAATCCAGCGAAATCTGGTGAAATATTTCAATTTACAATACAAAGAAACAGAAATGGTATCAATGAATATTGAAGTCGACGATTCACAACCAAATCGTATCATATTATCCGTTAAATATAGTACCAAAACACCGTTTGTTCTGTTGAAAGGTATTCCGTTCGAATTGTCTCGTATGATATCATCATATATTCCGCCTAACAGGATCCAAGTCAAATTTGCGATTTCTTTTCCCAAAGAATACCCATTTATTCCCCCAAAATGGACGTTGATTGAAGACCTTTCGAATATCACCAGTATATCCAATTTAATCGTTCCTACAACCCAATATTACCAAGAACTAGTCGATACACATAACAATCAATACAAACGTTCATTAGATCTGGACAATGATGGATCAGAACCATATCCATTTTCCGAAACTTGCCCTCATAAAAAAAGTATGCATGCTGAATCTTATTACTGGTCACCTGCTCATTATATTGAACAAGACGTACTGAACTTTATCTTACGTATCAATCATTTTGAATATATTTTACAAGATCCGGACTTGGAAAATTACCTAGAACAACCCCCCTCTCACTTAAATATGGTAAATAAAAACAAAAAATACCAACCGTGGAAATTTGTATTGCAATAAATAACGTATCTAACTCAGAAGGCGACTGACAAAACTTCTCCGGTGACCAAAGAAGTTTTGGCAAGGGGGTCTGAAAGCCTCCTTCACTACAAACTCTGAAGGTAGCTTCGCTACCGGAAGAGTTTGTTATTTTTTTTGCATATTTTCGGAAGAATTTGGTAAACAAATGTGACTATTATAATATTCATTGGTATAGGTAATAAATCGCTTACGTAATTTGGGTTGTTTGTTTTTAATCACTGGATTTTCACTTAAGATACTAATATTATCATATTCATCCATCAGAATCGATTTAATAAATTCAAACACAAATCGTAATATTTTTTCGGTACAATTACCAACAATCAAACCACTACCGGTTCGAAATACCATAAAAGATACCTCGGTGTATTTTTTACTTTCGATCAATTCCGATAATTTCAATTGCCGGTCTTCCGTTTGAATTTTTCCATTTTGATTCGTAGAATCAAACCCGATTTTATGATTGAAATAGAATTTACATTTGACACCTGGATAACTACACGGATCATATGATGATTCAATACCGTATTTATCACTACTTAAAATGGAATGAAACCGATCACGATGTATGAAGAACCCACAATTAAAATTCGAATTGATCAGTACATGATCTTCATCCGAATTTTCGATAAAATGAACAGGTTCTTCCAAATGTGATGATATAATTTCTAGAACCATTTGTTTCACATGTTCTAAAATACGATAATTTACAATACCTGGAATTTCCATTTTTCCTGTGTTAAATACTTTGATATGTGCTTCTTTAAACGGTTCATTATTATACTGAAAACGAATAATAAGGGCAAAACAATTGTAAAACGCGTTTTTTACTTTTCCACGGTAAGATATTATATTTTTCTTTGAAACACCCACCGTTATTTTACGTTCGTCTTTAAATTTAATACTACGCGCATTCGGATTATTAATTTGTTTGATGATATTTTCTTGATAATACCTTATATTTTGTAAGCGTTTACGATATTCTTCGTATTCTTCCGGTGTTTTCGATACTATTTTGATCTGTTTTTTAAGAACACCCGAATTGGAACTCCAGTAATCTATTACGGGAATATCCCAAAAAATACGATGAATATCCAATGGTTTATTCAAAAACAACACCTTGGTTTTGGTAGAAATAGTCAATTCCATGTTCAAATTCGCTTTTCCAATCGTAGGACTGTTGGGTTTATGCAAATGATCTTCCGAATCAGATACTGATTTGGTATCATCTATGGTCGGTTCATATGTCGGTTGTGTAGGTCGAAACCCATGATGATGAGAGCATAAATAATGTTTCCATTCGTCGTCTAATCTTGTATGAGACATATCGGTTCTATATATTACTATTTGTATTGAACATGTCTCTTTATATTGTTTCAATCAATTTTCGTTCGCCTAAGCAAAACACTCAAAGTTCAAATACAAATATTCAATCAAAATGGATATAGGAATATCCGGACGATGGATAATAATTTTAATTTTATCCAATACATTTGAAATGTTATTTATATTTTTGGTGATTTCCGTAAATCCTTTACGAATCAAATAGTTGAAATATTTTTGTAACAATGTACGCATATCAATGTTGTATCGAATACTAATTTCATTTAAAAATGTATTAAAATCATGTAAGGTCGTACTTTTATCACGTATTTTTGCATGTATATTGTCCAATACAAATATATGAAAGGGTGTGTATAATGATTGTACTCTGGTTCCTTCCATTTGTATAAAATTAATCATACTACGTATATCTGACTGATACATGTCTTGAATCGTTTCCAAGGTTTCATTCGATAAATTCAATTCTTCCTTTTCACAAATGTTTTTAATGAATTTGAAAATGTCTGTTTTGGGTAATTGATTGAATCTGATACATAAAAACTCATTCTTAAGAGATTCGTCCATCTTAGTAATATAATTACATATCAAACAAAATCGCACATTATAAGTTGACGTTTGCATAATATTTTTGAGTGCCTGTTGTGCATTTTTGGTCATATAGTCTACTTCGTCCAATATGACAAATTTAAGGCCGGATTCAAATAAATTTTTCGATTTGGCAAACTGATGTATTTGATTACGTATAATATCAATACCCCGTTCGTCAGATGCATTCAAATGAATTACCGTACTTTTATTTACACGGTAATATCTCGACTGAAATTCATTGATTAAATTAATAATCGTCGTAGTTTTTCCTGTACCCGGAGGTCCATAAAACAACAAATGGGGAAAATAATGTTTATTCAATATATTTTGAAATAATTCACGATTCAAAGGATCTAATACTATGTCTTGGAAATGTGATGGTCTATATTTTTCTACCCACGGAATGGATGAAGAAACTGGCGCAGACAAAACAATACTATTTGATATATCCGTAACCGGCTTGGGAAAATGTTTTTCGGAAATAAAAGGTCTTTGTGGTGGTGAAGGTCGTCTTGGTCTTCCACGCATGTTCAGTTCATAATATGTTGTTTACAAAATTATCTCTACATGGTTTTACATCCAGCCTCACCAACATGAATGTATAAGAAAAAACACAACCTGATTTTTGAAAAAGTACATAAATAAATTCGTCGGTTACTATCCATAAAAATGACCAAGAGCAAAAAACGTCCTGTTATTTTAAAATCTACCATCGACCAAGAAGACCAAACTCTTCCGATAGCGAATATACCGTCAAACTCTTCCGGTTTGTGTTCCAATAAAGCTACCTTCAGAGTTAGTAGTGAAGAGGCTCAAAGCCCCTTGCCAGAGTCAGTAGTGGATGTGTTTTCAGCCCCTAGCCAGATTAGTACCGAAACTACAAATATAAATATGCTTGTTTGTGAAAAAAAACCACGTAAATCAACCAAAAAAACAAAAATGGATAAGGTAACCGTAATAACTGACCTAACTCTTCCGGCTTATGTTCCAACTCTGTCGCCTTCAGAGTTAGTTGTTGAAGGCTTTCAGCCCTCTAACCAGAGCGGAACTACAACCCAAACTCTTCCGGTTTGTGTTCCAATAAAGCTACCTTCAGAGTTAGCAGTGTTAGGAGACATTCGGTCCCAGTGCGAAGGCATTTTACCCTCTGACCAGCTTCCGAACTCGGCGCCAAACTCGTCCGGCGACAAAGTCGCCTCCCGAGTTAGTAGTGAAGAGGCTGAAAGCCCCTTACCAAAGAATCAAACTACTAAGAAGCCTCCCGCTAGTAAAAAAACAAAGAGAGGTAAATTAAATAATACCGTATCTGATAATAAACGAAATGAAAACCTTCCTACAATACAAATTGCGAATATTATTTTGCATTTAAAATGTTCTGCGAATGATCTAGAAATTTATAATGAAGAAGTAAATCGTCAATTAACTGATCCACTATTGTACAATCCTTCCGTACCACCGGATATTATGACGTATCAACCAGCAGAACAATATTCTGTATTGGAAGAAACCAAGCCATCAAATAATACCCCCGAAAATTATGCATATTCTGAATCCAAAAATCGTATCGCTGTACAAGGATCGAATAAATTTAGTGAAATTGAAATAGAAGTACCCAATGAAACAACCCCGAAAACAGACGAAAATATGGAATCGACTGGATTGAATATGAAAGAAATTAATACAAAATTGAAAAAATTAAAGATTTCATTGTTTAAAAATATGTCATTTATGGATAAAAAATCGGCATGTTTTTGGTGTACGTATGATTTCGATAATCCCGAATGTTATATTCCAAGATATGAAATGGACGGAACTGTCCACGGTTATGGGTCTTTTTGCCGCCCTGAATGCGCGGCTGCTTATTTAATGAAAGAGAATTTGGACGATTCCACCAAATTTGAACGATATCATATGTTAAATCAAATATATGGTAAAATATACGGCTATAAAAAAAATATAAAACCATCACCCAATCCGTATTATCTTTTGGACAAATTCTATGGAAATTTAACCATCCAAGAATACCGAAAATTGTTGAAATCAGATCATTTATTGTTAGTAATTGATAAACCATTGACACGTATTTTACCGGAACTACATGAGGACAATGAAGAATTTTTGACAAGTATCTATGGAAATAATACAACCATCACTGGTGGAACAAATACCCAATCGATTGGTGCGACCAGTGCAAAATCAAATACGTTTGGTGTGTATAAAGTACGTAGGCAAAGCGAAAAACCAGTGGGAGTAACCAAAACTAGTATTATCAAAGAACATTTTGGAATTACTACCTAAAAATTGATTCTCTAAACCGCACATATAAATATAGTAACCAGCATAATCATAAGCATAAGCAATTCAGATAATGGCAACTTTCAAAAAACTATCAACAGTTTCGTTATTGGCATCAGGAACCGCATTTCAAGGTCTTCCTCATACAAATCAACATGGCAAGGGGCACATGGAACGTGTAGCCTCTTCACTACAAACTCTACCTGTAAAAAAAAATATAAATAATGATATGTCCATGGAAGATTTAAAAGATACTATTGACGATTTGTTGGTATTAACACGTAGATTGAAAGAGCGATTTGAACATAAAAATGTACAATATCGTCTTCCTAATTTTCCGGATTATATCAGTGAGAATATGGTAATGCGTATTATACAACAAACAGATAACTCTTGTACACGTTCATGTAGTGGTGATTTATATTCTTTACTGCAAGGAAAAATTGAAGTGAAATGTTTTACGTCGGTCGGTCCATCTTCTTTTGGACCAAAGTGTGAATGGGACGTTATTTATTTCTTGGACGCGATGGAATGGACAAACAACCATTTTGTGTTGTATAAAATTAATCTCAAAAATTCGTCAGAAGAATGGAAAAAAATAAAAATAAACAAGGCGGAATCATATACGGATCAATGTGACCAAAAACGGCGACCACGACTGGCATGGTCATTACTATATCCACAAATCCGTGAACACACCGAAATAGTATTTGATGGTTCATTCGAAGATATTACTCCAACAACAATGGAAGAAGTCTCTGAGCAATCAATCTAACTACGGGAACAGAAACAGCATTACCTGCCAATTTGTACAAATTGGCATCAGACATCTTTTCAGGAAATTGGTACGTATCCGGAAATCCTTGTAGCCGAAAACATTCGCGTGGTGTCAATTTACGAATACCTTTATCATCTAAAATCAACGGTACATTATGTCCTCCGGTTCCCATATTTGCTGTTAATGTTGGGCATAAATTACTCATATTTTCCCGTACATATACTCTACGATACTGATATACTGTATCTCTTTTTTTTACGGCTTCTTTTACCAGAGGCCAGGTAGAGGATCTTTCGGTATAATAATATTTATCTTCGATAGGTCTAGTTTCAAGAATCGTCGATATGGGAGGATTCGGTTTTTCATCAAAATCTAACGAAAATTCATCATAAATTTCTTTAGATTTCAAACATACAAGATAAATACGTTCACGATGTTGGGGTACTCCAGTAATTTTGGCGGTATCTAATATTTTTGATTTGATATGATAACCGCGATCGGTGATATTTTTTCGAATAGTTTCAAAGGTACGACCTTCGTCATGTGTCACTAAATTTTTTACATTTTCCAATATAATACATTTGGGATGATGGTGATCGACAATCTCCATGATTTTCCAAAATACATTGGAACGTGCATCATGGAAACCTTCGCGTTTTCCTGCGATACTAAATGGTTGGCAACTAAATCCACCAGTCAAAATATCATGAGCCGGAATATCATGAACATCGATATCATGAATATCTTTTAATGTTAATTTATGATCGTAATTTTTATCGTATATTTTTTGTGATGGTTCCACGAAATCATTGGCAAATACGCACTTTACTTGATTTGTTTCCTCAAATGCATAAGTAAATGCACCGGTTCCAGCAAATAAATCTACCATACGAAATGTCATTGTATTGTTGTGTTGTTGTTGATATATACAATACCGATTACAATCAATTTTCGCTATGTCAGTAAACAACATAGAAATATAGTTCGTATACACTACAACCAAAATACATAACTGAAATATGAGTATAGATTTAACTAGATATCATGGGCAAGGATATACTGGATTAGCCAATTTAGGTAATACTTGTTTTATGAATTCATGTTTACAGGTATTGAATCACGTTTATGAATTGAATGAGAATTTACTGGTTAAAAAGGTACATAAACGTATCAATAAAGATCCAGTAGAAAATCCTGAAGTCTATTTGACGAATGAATGGGTTGAATTACAAGAACTGATGTGGAGTAATAACGGCGCAATTTCACCGAACAAATTTGTTCATCATCTTCAGCATTTGGCAAAGATTAAAAACAAGGAAATTTTTACTGGTTGGGCACAAAATGATATGCCAGAATTTTTATTATTCTTTTTGGATAGTATTCATAACACAATATCACGCGGAATAAAAATGAAAATCACTGGTAAAAAACAAAATACGACTGATTCCACCGCATTAGAATGTTATAAAATGTTACAAACCATTTATAAAAAAGAATATTCTGAAATTATGGAAATTTTTTACGCAATTTATGTTTCAGAAATTTCGTCCTTAGACGGAAAAAAAATCTATAGCGCCAAGTCAGAAATGTATTTCATCTTGGATTTACCAATTCCTTCACATGAAAAGGTACGCGAACCAACCATATATGATTGTTTTGAATTATTTACAAGTTCCGAAATTTTAGAAGGTGATAATGCATTTTTTGATGAAAAACTCAAAGAAACTGTTCCAGTAATCAAACGTATTACCTTTTGGAATCTCCCAAAAATATTAGTAATAACATTTAAACGTTTCACTAATTTTGGTCAAAACAAACGTCAAGATTTAGTAACTTTTCCGTTGGAAAAACTAGATTTGTCCAAGTATGTATGTGGTTATAATCCAAAAAAATACGTATACAATTTGATGGGAATATGTAATCATATGGGAGGTGTAATGGGTGGACATTATACCGCATTTGTCAAAAATTCACAAAACGAATGGATTCATTTTAATGATATGACACATCAAAGAGTGGACGATCCAACTAAAATGATTACACCAATGGCATATTGTTTATTTTATCGACAATGTGAATAACACGACGTCCCTACGAAAGTTGGTCAGTGGGCACACGGAACGTGTAGCCTACAACTACTAACTCTGGCAAGGGGCTTTCAGCCTCTTCACTACTAACTCTGAAGGTAGCTTTGCTACCGGAAGAGTTTGGCAAGGGGCTTTCAGCCTCTTCACTACTAACTCTGAAGGTAGCTTTGCTACCGGAAGAGTTTGGCAAGGGGCTTTCAGCCTCTTCACTACTAACTCTGAAGGTAGCTTTGCTACCGGAAGAGTTTGGCAAGGGTGCAAAGCACTTAGAACCCGCTTCGCGGGTTCCCAGTTGCTTCGCCGACCCGGATAAGTTTGTATACAGTTATGATATAAGGTATAAGATACAATATACAATGAATAATAATAGTCAAACTCCGAGTCCTACGCCGAATATAATTTCAAATCGTGTACAACAAATATCTCAACCACCACCAACCAATGCACCAAACTCTGTCTTTAAAACCAATGTGTCCACTACGACAACGAACATAACCAACAATGCAACCATCGGATTTCAATCGGTATTTACAAAATCAAATATCGTAATGTTGTTTTCATTTACATTATTGTACTTGATCATTTATGGGATTATGTATTTTATGTTAGGAGGAAATATTGCGACAACGATGAACAGTTGGTTTATTGACTGTTTCGCAGTAATGGTATTCATATTTTTTGTAATGTATTACTATTTTTCGAGTACTGAAGCTCAGGTGGAGAATTTTTTTGGTGATTTTTTTGTAGGATTACGCGATTTTTTGGATAAACCTAGTAGTTTTTTCACAATTATACTATTTATAATACTCAAATACATGTTATTTTATATTTTACGAGTACCCATGGATTCGAACAAACCATATTCAGTCATTTTATTTGAAATAATCGTATGGGGATTGTTTATTTTTGACGTATTTGGTTTGGTTTTTAAATATATATTCGGGTTTTCGATTGTTGATTTAATATTAAATCCACTGATTGAAATATGGAATATTTTACCGAATAATTTGAATCGTCCGGTAGATATATCTGGTGGTTATGTACACGGATGGAAAAATGAACAGAATAATTATCGTTATCAGGTAATCAGTACGGATAGTAGTGGTGCCAATATACACCCAGTGATAACAACCCCACCACCTAAATCAGAGGTATACAATGTTTCTAATAATTTATATACCTTTGAAGAAGCCCAGTCGATTTGTCAAAATTATTCAGCGAGATTAGCCACGTATGATGAAATTGAACATTCATACAATGATGGTGGTGAATGGTGTAATTATGGGTGGTCCGAAGGACAGATGGCATTGTTCCCTACCCAAAAAAATACATGGAATAAATTACAGAAAACGAAAACACATAAAAATGATTGTGGGCGTCCTGGTATCAATGGTGGATATATTGACAATCCATATGTAAAATTTGGTGTCAATTGTTATGGCGTGAAACCTACTCCAGGACCTAATGATAAGATTGGTAATACGGTTTCTACCGCGGAAGATATACTACAAAGTTCTGCTGACAAAGAATTAATGAAACATGTAGCGATTAATTCATTTAATTCCAAGAAATGGTCCGAATTCTAGTCGCAAACTCGTCCGGCGACTTCGTCGCCTACCGAGTTTGATCATAATATTGTAATCTTTTGTTTCGTAAAATCTCTTTATCTGGCAGTTTTTGTATAACCTTTTTTTTTTGTTTTAGTTATTGGCAAGGTGTCAGATACCCCCAAAGGGGGTCTCAACCCTTGAGCACCTTCGGTCAGAGACCCCCTTAGGGGGTCTCCAACTTGATCACCGAAGGTGATCTGAGTGCTCTGAGGGGCTGAAAGCCTCTGGTCAGTGGGCACAATGCCTACAACTACTAACTCATCTGTTTCCGATTCGGAAACAGATGTCACCGGTATATTGGTTTCAGATATTTTCAACCATGCAAAATGATCAATATTACGAAACGTACCTAAACAAATTGACCAATCTTTTTCTCCTTTCTCACCAATATGTTTACAACCATTGACATTGGTTATTGTAATATGTTTCAGCCATGGTCCTGTCTTTACAACGATCGCATAAAATGTTGAAAGTGATCTCCATGATACTATCTGGATTTTATCCTGTGGTTTTTTGTATTTACATTGTATTGCGTAATAATGATTATCTTTCTTGGAAAGTAAATCAATACCATAATCATTCTTAGTAAGATGAAATTGGTCTTTCAATTCTTTTGGAAAATCTTTGTAAAACCATACTTGATCATGATTCAATACATGCTGTAAATACAAAAAACAAAAACATTCAAACAGATCACCCTTTTTCTTTTAGTTCTACCATATTATGTGCAACCGCACCCTCAATATGTTTTTCGATTTCGTTCATCAGACAATCGAATTTATTTTCATGGGTTTGTATGTTTTTTGTAACAAAATCTTGAATAATTTTATTTTTTGTAAGACTCATATTGCATATACACTAAGTAAAATTTTATATGTAAATGAAAAAAAATGGTTTTCATTTACAGCAAACTTCGCTGATCACCTTCGAAGTTAGTAGTTGTAGGCATTGTAGCAAAACATACATTTATCTACGTTTCTTTGTGAAAGATCGTTTTTTTGTTTTAGTCGTGCCTATCACACCCTGTAAAAGTTGATCGAATCCAGGTATAGAAATAATATTTTCGGAAGAACTTGTACCTCCAAACATACTAAAACTATCAGACGATTGATTCATACTTAAATTTGGTGATTGTGACTCTAGAACAAGACCGATTGGAACTGAAGGTGACCTACGGTCACCAGAAGAGTTTAGAACCATCGTATAGTATCCGTTTGTATTTTTAACGACGACGTGTGACACGTTTGTTCGAATGTGATTTTTTGGATCTACGCATGACTTGATTGGTATAGAGAAGAACCGCTGGTACGGCTAAATCAGCAAATACACTACCTCCTTTGCCTTTTCTTCGTTTACCACCGACAACTAAACTTGGATTAGTGTTATATTGGAGCATTCCACTAGTACCATTGGAACCGACCTGGTGTGTTGTATCCCCGGCAACCGCATTCATCCATGCACCGGAATCACCACCTTTTTTCATATTTTTGCGACTGCGATTTCGACTATCCTTTTTCATATTGATTGTATATCCTATATATTACGTACTGATTTTACTTGGTTGAATATTGATAATCAAACTTCGTATCCAAAACAACAATATCAAATTTGCTAAAGTAAGAAATATTAAAAATACGTTGTACATGCATATAAACCAAATATACGGATAAATTTCATTGTAAATGATAAGCACAATCGGACGTATAATTTCTTTTACGCACCGTTTAATTTCTTCTTTTTGAAAAAATTCAATACATGAGTCACGAATAATCGACGTTGTCATATTGAATCATACATACAATCAATCATGGTTCTTATACGTAATATTAAACGCACCTAACTTGTCAGGTGGCAGAGCCAAACTTCTCCGGTGGCTCTGCCACCTTCGAAGTTAGTAGTTGAAGGCTTTTCAGCCCTCTGACCAAACTCATCCAGTGACCTACGGTCACCTTCTGAGTTAGTAGTGCAGAGGCTACGAGGAACGTTAGTCCCTTACCATGCGTTGTATGTAAAACAAAACAAACCGTCGAACATATATAGGCAAACCAAATCAATATGGAACAAATATTTGAACCGAATGCTCAATTTCAATTTGATAAATTAGTGTTAACCAATCCTATTTTTGTTAATTCAGGAAATTATTTTATTAAATACATAATGAATAATTCTCCTCTCTACATACAACCACCGAAATGTGCGACAAAACAGGGGTTTGTCAAAGGTGGTAAAAAAATATTTTGTGATTTACTATTTACCAACGAAAACGAATCATTCATTCGGTGGATAGAAGATTTAGAAAATTATTCACAAAAATATATTTTTAATAATCGCGAAAAATGGTTCGAAACCGACTTGGAAATGCATGATATTGAAAGTTCTTTTACATCACCATTGAAATTATACAAATCGGGAAAATTTTATATCGTACGAACAATTATTCCCACGCGTTTAGGAAAATGTACACTTAGGATATTTGACGAACAAGAAATGGACGTTCCGATGGAATCTATCCAAGATGGAACAGTAGTAATGACAATATGGGAAATACAAGGTATTAAATGTTCTACACGTAATTTTCAAATTGATATCGAAGTGAAACAAATGATGGTGATCCCCAAGAGTAATTTGTTTGATCGTTGTGTAATTTCCAAAAATTCTGAATTTAGCAAGGGGGACAGTGACCCCCTTTTGGGGTCACAACCCTTGAACACCGAAGGTGCACTGAGGGCTTCTGTACCTTATAGCCTCAGCATTACTAACTCAGAAGGCGGTCATCAGGAACGTGTGCCACCTGAGACATTACCCAAAGTTAGTAGTGAAGGATGCTTTCAACCCCCCTTGCCAAACTTGTCCGGTTTGTGTTCCAATGAAGCTACCTTCCATGTTAGTAGTGAAGAGACTACGAATATCGTTAGCCCCTTGCCAGAACCACTGCAAAAATTGGTGGAAGAAACCAACCAAGAACAGAATACCTCATATACAAATGTTTCAGCCCCTCAGAGCACTCAGATCACCTTCGGTGATCAAGTTGGAGACCCCCTAAGGGGGTCTCTGACCGAAGGTGCTCAAGGGTTGAGACCCCCTTGGGGGGTCTCTGACCCCATGCCAAAAATGGTAGAATCTACAGAAAAAGAAGCAATCTTGGTCAGGGGGGCTGAAAGCCCCCCAACTTCTCCGGCGACTAACTTAGTAGGTCACCTTGGTGACCGGATAAGTTTGGATGAATCCGACAACGATGATGAATATGACCAAGATAATGAATTCACGATAGATATTGATGAAATGGAATCTGACGATAATGTCCCCATTACTACCGACTATGAACCATCATCAGAGGTTGAAATAATTGATTTTAATCCAGATGATATCCATGAACCCAATGACTTTCAATTAAAGACACGAAATGATGTATATTACGAAATTTATACGAATGCCAAGAAAAAAGCCGAAGAGGCGCGTAATTTAGCTATATCCGCTTTTTTAGAAGCAAAACGAATCAAAGATTTATATTTAATTCATGAACCATTGGATATATTTACTGGTAAATAAATGACGAAGAGAATCCTCGTACGTCTGTAGGACGTACGAGGATTTGTCTTAATGGTAAGATAGCAAACTCCTCCGGTGGCTTTGCCACCTTCAGAGTTAGTAGTTGGAAGGACTTCGTCCCTCTGGCCAAAGGGCTTCCGTACTTAGTAGCCTCTTCTGATCTTCGGTAATACAACATAGGAGCGAAGACATCAATATATTACTGGATTTAACAACAAATTTTTTGTCCACCGTTTATATACATAAATACATAATAATTATGTTTAAAGAATTTCAGGCTGGATTATCTAAATTTTTTACCAAAAAATGGATACCCATCATTGTTTTATTGGTAATTTGTTTTGTGTTGATTGCTTATTCGTCCTACAAGGGTACTGTTTTAGACAGAATGACCAACGGGGCTAGTCCCTTTCCTTCCCCTTCCCAAATGGCGAATCCTCCCAGTATTCTTCCAGTCGGAACTGCGAATGTTATTGCCACACCCACTGTAGGTGCTGGTTCCACTGTTCAACCACCGGCCAGTGGATACACCGCACAAAACGTAGCAACCCCCAGTGATTTATTACCCAAAGACCAAAATAGTCAATGGGCTACTTTGAACCCCGTCGGTGGAAATGTAGCAATACCTGATCTTCTCCAAGCCGGATATCATATTGGCTTGGATACCATTGGACAAACATTGAAAAACGCCAACTACCAACTACGATCAGATCCCATTATCGAGAAACAAAACACGGGTCCATGGTTACAAAGTACGATTGAGCCTGATTACGCCCGTATTCCACTAGAAATTGGACAAGGTCAACGATAAATTCAACGGACGACGAAGTCGGGTCAGCTACCGAAGGTCACAACCTAGCACCGCCTCCGGCGGTGCTGAGGCGTAGAATGTAATTTCGGTAAAATTTATATTATTCTCAGAATAATGTAAATACAATGCAAAATTGGTTAGATTTTTTCGGATATGTCGTTCTTTTTATTATATTTGTGATATGTATCTATATTTATTTTCGTTCCGATGATTTTGAATTAAAATGCATCGTATCAGGTGTAGATGGAAACAAATATTGTGTACGTGAACGCCACCGTATACAAGAATCTGCAGATTTATTAGCCAAAGTCACCGAAAAATGTCATAAATTGGTATTATATTTAAATGAAAAACATCCGGAGAACGATTGTGTGAAACGTTTAGTAAAAAATTTTAATCCAAAAAAAATTGTTGAAATATTACCAACCAGTAGTTACACAGCTTATAGTGAAAATAAGGGTGAAAAAATCGCTTTTTGCTTGAACGTAACCAAAGGCGGAAAAGAAAATTTAATTGATGAACATACACTGACTTTTGTCGCAATACACGAATTAAGCCATTTATCGTGTTCGTCGATCGGTCATACAACACAATTCTGGGAAAATTTTACATTTTTATTACAAAATGCCAAAGAAGCCGGTATTCATGATCCCGTTGATTATTCACAAAAACCTACCGAATATTGTTCTATGAAAATAACAGACAACCCATACTACAAGTAAAATAAGTTCGCGATACAAACCATCTGTATATATGTGTACACAATGTATATATATATTTGCCCGGTAAATTAAATGGCATCTCCTGCACTGAATTATGTATATGATGGACCCGTATATGTAATTCAGGCGTCGGGTGGATTTCAGACACAACAATCATTTGATACAGTACATCGATTGACAGAAGCGGTTATTTTTCAATATGATGTCACTAATTCGGTCGAAGTATTGTTCGATGTACGTACTTTTAATACGCTAATTGGTATTTCCAAGGATCTGGACAATATCAATGTTACTTCAGATCATTTTTACGACATATCAACCAATAGTCTTCATGTGGATTCTATTTCATTGTCAGCGAGTCAATTTGTTACCGGATTAGGAAACAATACAAGTAATGTTATTAGTGTTGGTTGTCTTGATACACTTTATCATGATTTTACAAACTATGTAGAACAATATTTCGGTTTCAAAGGTCAAATAGGAACGAACAATATTTATGGCACGGCATCATTATATTCTGGGTTGAATGATTTTTATCCGAATCATGGTGTATTTGACGCATCCGCTTTTTTAAATATTATCACTTCGTCCCCAAATAACGGTCAAGGTGCTTATATCAATGATTTAAGTGGTCAAATTACCATTAATAATATTACACAATTGTTACGATATGCGGTCGATACAAATATTTTTGGTAATCGTGATCCATCAAATGGTGTAACCGCAAGTGATCCGTACAATCATGCCAATTATGGTGTTACCGATGGATTTTTTGCCGATGATTTGATTTTTATACCAAGTCAAGGTATTCAAATTACACTGAATTTGGCAATTCAGTCGGGATCTTTCACATCAACAACCATGATAACAACTGGTCAATATGCTGATATACAAGATACGAGTTTTAATGCATTAACGAATTCTAGTGGCACTTTTATTGAAACGTCGAATTTTTCAAACACTGGAATTGGTCGAACGGTTTCTGCTCCACTTTTGATTCGTTTGGCGAATTTGACCAATGCACAAAATTCAGGGTTTACTGTCAAAACCACGGCTATCGGCCCCTATTTGGTTTCTTTTGAGCTTCTCGGTCAGTATACGTCTGTGAATGTTACACGTAATGGTACTTTGTTAGCTGAAAAAGTTACCGGTCCTGTTTTCACTGATAATAATTCGAAATACCCATTGTCACCTGCCAGTAATTATTCATATATTTTTCAATCATTCATTGGTTCATCCGCAGGAATCGCCTATACGACTTCGATTACTACCGCAATTCCACCTGCGCCTGCTCCAACTGTGACTGTTGCAAATATCGCGTCTTTCACTACGAGAACCAGAACCGCGTCATCAATCTATTTCGATTTTTCTGGTAATTTTGCCTCCTATACGATGTATCGAGGTTCGACTTTAATTTATGGTGGAACCTATTCAGATGTAAGTTATGTGGATACCGGACTTTCAGCCAATAGTGCCTATGTATACACTATAATTCCATACACGTCCTCATCATCCGCGGGTACCAGTATTAATATTACCACGTATACTCTTTCGAATATTACAGGAATCACTTCTACGTATATCGATATTTCTTCCATCTATTTGAATATTGCTGGATCATATTCATCCTATAAGTTATATCGTAATGATAAGTTACCTATCGTGTTATTTTCCGGTGCTAGTACCTCCTACAATGATACTAGTTTAAATCCAAATACCACCTATACTTATACGATTTCTTCTTACAATGTGATTACTGATCTTACTACGTATCCGTCTACTTCTTGGTCATTTACTACTCTTCCGGTGTTATCATCTTTGAGTGTCGGAATACAAACCGCCACTTCAATTAAATTGTTATTCACTGGTTCGTATCAATATGTAACGATTACACGATCGGATGGGGTGACTTTTGTGAATCAACCGAACGACGTTTCATTTTTAAATACGGATTTAACACCGAATACTACGTATTCGTATACGGTTGTTCCTTATAATGTTACCGGTAATGGATCGTCAAGAACCATCAGTACATGTACATTGGGTGGGGTTACCGCCAATTCTTTTACTGTTTCCGCATATACTTCGCAAAATATTACCCTCAGTTTCAGTGGAACCTATAGTTTTCTGAAATTATATCGAAATGGTAGTTTATTACCTGGTGCAGATGACATTTCCAATACGAATACATATAATGATTCTACCGTGGTACCTAATACTACCTATACTTACACATTATATCCGTACAATATATTGGGACAATATGGTGTTACTCAAACAGTTATACAGACCACACTATCTACGCTAACCAGTTTTTATGTAGGTACACAAACGGCCACGACCACCAAATTATTATTTGCGGGTTCTTATAAATATGTAAAATTAATACGTACAGATGGCGGGCTGAATCGTAATATTTATAATGATATTTCCTATACGGATACAAATTCACCTGATCAAACATATACGTATACGGCCACGCCGTATGATATATATGGTAATGTCAATAATAGTGCAACTTTATCCATAAACATTTATACCTTACCTCTATTGACTGGATCACTTTCCTTAGGATCGGTTACGGGTTCTTCCGTACAAATAGGATTTGCCGGATCTTATAATTATGTAGATATATGCCGTAACGGAATTTTGATTGCACATAATGTATATGGTACCAATTATACCGATACAAATTCAGTATTGGGTAATACTAATTATGTATACACAGTTACCCCCTATAATTTATCTTCACCGATCAATACACCTGGATCGCAAGCCACTATAGCGACCACTACCTTACCAATTATCAATCCACCCATTACTTATATTCCGTCATTGACATCCATCAAGTTGTTCTATAACGGACAGTACGATTACGTAGACATTTGTCGTAACGGATTGTCTTTTACAGGTATCAAAGATGTTTCATTTGTCGAAACCAATCTTATGGACGATTATTTGTACAATTATACCATCGTACCCAAGAGTAACAGTGGCAATATAGGGACATCACAACAAATATCGGTATATACCTTACCAAAATTAATATCATTTACGAATGGAACTATCACGACAAATAGTATCGTGTTAAATTTTACAGGAAACTACCAATATGTAAAACTATACCGTAACAATGTCTTAATTGCAAATAACATAAATGGGAATACATACCTTGATACGAGTTTGAACAGTAATACAACTTACAATTATACGACCACACCATACAATCCATATGATATATCCGGATCATCCTTGAGTTTAAATGGATTATTTACTTACCCACAAATTACTTCTTTCGTAACAAAAAATATTCAAACGAATTCCATTGGATTGAATTTTCTTGGTTTCTTTGATTATGTAAGTTTGATTCGTAGTGATGGTGGTATGAATATTTATTCATTACGTGATACATCTTATACTGATACTTACGGTATTCTAAGTAATCATTTATACTCGTATACAGTTACACCATATCATAGTGATGGAACAAACGGGAATTCTTTGAATCTGAGTATTTATTCTTTGCCATATCTCCAATCTTTTTATGTAGATTCGGCGTCCACCGCATCCGACAGTATACAATTAGACTATAGTGGCAATTATGATAGCGTGGATATTTTACGTACTTCAGATAATGTATTCATCGCACAAAAATATACCAACTCTTTTTTCTTAGATACGAGTGTTAATAGAAATACCAATTATGCTTACCAAATTACCCCTTATAACCCTGCCCCCTATTTGTTATCTGGTTCCAAACTATCATTACAGACATTTTCTTACCCAAAAATAGATACTTCGGTAAATGAATTGGTGGATACTACGTCTATCCAATTATTTTATAAAGGGGCTTACGATTATATTTCCATCACAAGAGACGGAACCACATTGGTTACAAATTGGACTGATGTTTCATATGCCGATACCGGATTGACGAGTAATACCCCCTATCAATACACATTAACTCCCTACCATATTGATGTATGTAATGGTAATATTGGTATTGCGGGTGTTCCATTAGTATTACCATCCATCTACACGTTGGCGACAATCTATACAAATCCACCGGTAATTTCAAACAATAGTGTACTACTCGATGTTTCTGGTACTTATAGTAATATTAGTATTACACGTAATCAAACCGGAGGGAGAAATATTATTGAAGTAGCTTATCTTGGTCAATCCACCGATTTATTACCTTATACATATAAGATTGTTGATACGAAAATCGTTTATTGGGATGATATGACCATGGATTGTACCTTGGATCCGTATCATATGTTGGATCCTTCAGGAGTTGTCCAAGAATCGGTTATTTCGGTTATTTTACAAATAGCCGAAAATCGTGCCTTAAATTATCGCAATGATTCTTTTGTGGATTACGGTCTAAACAGTAATGCCCTTTATACTTATTCGATTATACCGTACAATCGTGCGGGTTATCCGAGTAATCCGTTTACATTTACAGTGAACACCCTACCGTTATTAATTGATTTGTATGCAACTCCGAATGGAAATGATATCACCTCGACCTATATTATGTATGATGGTTCCTATGATCATGTCAAAATTTACCGTGACAATACATTGGTAGGTAGTGATATATCGGCTGGATCATTCTTAGATACCGGATTAGTTGCCAATTTTTACCCGTACAATTATACGGTAATACCTTACAATATGAGTAATAATGAATGGTCGTCCTTGTCAATTTCTATATCTACCCTTCCCTTGTTGGACGCGGGATCATTTGTTACTTCTCAAATTACAAGTACTTCAATCACTTTATCCTATAGTGGACGTTATAGTACAGTTAGTGTGTACAATACGAGTGTTTCGGTGGATTTATCTTCGGTTATTTTACTAAGTACCGGTAATTCATGTATCAACCGTAATTTGTCACCCAACACGTCTTATAATTATCTAATTTGCCCGTACAATTCCATGAATCAATTAGGAATCACCGCATCATTATCAACCACGACCGCACCTTTACTTACCCAATTATCTATTGGAACCAAAGATATTTCCAGTATTCAATTGTTGTTTGATGGATCCTATTCGTATGTAAATATTTATTCCAATGGTAATTTGGTAAGTAACGTCAATACATCCAAAACGTTTAAACATACCGGATTAACGGCGAATACTAATTACCAATATGCAATTATTCCTTACAATACATACAATCGTGCTGGTGATAATTTGTACATATCTGCATATACATTACCATTATTAAGACCTTATCTATATTCGTATAACATACAATCCAATATTTCGACTGTTGCAAGTAATGGTAGTATGATTTCGTTACTTCAATTAAATTATGACGGTTCGTACGGGTATGTTGATATTTCACGTAATGGGGCAGGAATCATCACCAATTATACGTCAAATTTATATGTGGATTCCTATTTAACCCCCAATACTACTTATTCTTATGTAATAACACCCTTTTCGTCCAATGATGAAATAGGTGTTTCTTTACAGTTTGCCGTAACTACCGCACCAATCATAACTTCGGTGATTTCCGGTTCCAAAACCAATTCGTCGAGTATACAATTAGTAATAAGTGGTAATTACGCATGGTTTGATTTATCACGTAATGGTATAACTCGTGATGTCAATGTGAATACTACCTCCTACCGGGATACTAATAATATCATCGCAAATAATATTTATATATACGTACTCACCCCCTATAACAGTGCAGGTATTTCTGGTACACCTTATACATTTACTGGATATTCTTACCCAATGATGAATACCGGATCTTATGTGAATAACCAGAAAATCAATTCATTGGTAGTCAATTTTACTGGATTATATAATTATGTAAAAATACAACGTTACAATGGTATTGGTACATTGTTATTTACGAATCCAATTAGTACTGGTACACAATTTTTGGACACAAATTTAACCGCCAATACTACTTATACTTACATATTAACCCCGTATAATCAAACATTTCCGGCCCAAGATGGTTCATCGGTTATATTGTCAGGAACAACTTTGCCGTTGTTATACACGGTAGGTGGTGGTATCAAAACATCGACAACTGCACAAATATTATTTACCGGTGCATATGATCATGTACTACTTCATTGTACGAGTGATATAACAGTGTCAGATGCAACATCTTACGATATATCTTATACTTTTACCGGATTGGCGCCAAATACATCGTATACGTTTTCATTAACCCCCTATGATATTTATAATAACGCTGGGTCATCACTTTCGATCACCATTTACAATTTACCTTTGTTGTCTTCTAACCATGTTACGATTGGAATTACTACGATTCATTCTATCCAATTGTTATTTTCAGATGTGTTTTCATATGTTCATATTTTCCGTAATGGTACGGATATCAATGGTGGTAATCCAATTCGTGATACATCCTTTGTAGATACTGGATTGTCCGAATATACCAACTATACTTACCAAATTGTTCCCTATAATAACAATAATGATCCAGGAACATCAGTATCAATAACGGCGACCACCGTACTCGCCTTACCCTATATTAGTACTGTCAATACCGGAATAGAAGATATTAGTTCGATTCAATTGATATATACGGGTGTATTTGTATATGTAAACATATATCGTAATGGCACATTAATCGCAAATAATATTACTACCTCCACCTATACCGATACTAGTTTGAATACGGATACAAAATATACCTATTTTATTACACCTTACGGAAATGTGACAATGGGTGTTTCACAATCAATTACCGCTTATACATTACCATTGATCAACGCCAATTCTCTATCTATTTCGAATATAAGTTCATCGTCATTAACATTGTCATATAGTGGTATATTCGATTCGGTCAATATCTATCGTGGTTCTACGTTGATTGTAACTGGTAATACAGGTAATTTATATGTTGATACCGGTATTTTAAATTATCCGAATACTTTATTTACATACACAATTGTACCTGAAAATGTGGGTAATGCTGGTTCTTCCGCGTCCATAAGTATAACTACACCGGCAAAATTAAATAGTCTGACACCTGGAACCATCGGATATCAATCCATTCAAATGTTATTTACAGGAATATATCAATATGTAACAATTACTCGCGATGATGGAACAATCACAACATTAGCGAGTCATTTGATTGATACGTCTTTCACAGATACTGGGTTACTCGGTGATACACAATATGTTTACACGGTGACACCTTACAATTCTGCCGTTGTTCCCACTGCGGGTTCAAGTCTGATAATGACTGCATATACCTTACCGTCCCTTACCATTGGATCCATCACTGCCACCAACATTTTTGCAACTTCGATGATCATCCATTTCACTGGTTATTATAGTTTTGTGAATTTATATCGTAATGATTCTATCTTGGTCAAAGCAGGTATCACCGGTACATATTACCAAGATAGTAATTTGACTGCGAATACCCAGTATTCGTATACTGTTTATCCTTATAATTCAAACCACCCACCAACGATGGGTACCAGTGCCACCATTACGAATATAACTACTTCTGCCAGTCTTACCAATGTATCCTTCGGTACCAAAACTACCAATTCCGTACAACTTATATTGGACACAAATCCCGCGTATTATTACGTAAAAATATTCCGTAATGGCTTCTATCTTGGACAAACATATGGTAGTTCGTTCACTGATTATAATATAAACAATGTACCCACATTAGCACCAAATACTGCATACCAGTATGTCGCAATTCCTTATAATATGGTTGATATATCTAGTTCAATTGTCACAAAAACAACCTATACCGCTTCACAAATTACGAGTGCAACTATTTCCATTATAAATACCAATTCAATTACATTGTCGTATACTGGTAATTATACGAATGTAAGCATTTATCGGTCAGATATGAATAGTATACCACTGACTTTCAATTATTCGGGAAATAGTTATGTTGATGTTAGCTGTCAAGCAGATACGGCATATAGTTATTCCATTGTCCCTTATAATTTACTGGGAGAAGCGGGTAATACTTATTCTTTGTCAGCCACCACAACATTACCTTATTTATCTAAGTTAACTCCGGGTATCGAAACTCTGTCATCTATACAAATCAAATTCACGGGATTATACCAATATGTTCGAGTATCACGTAATTCCGTTTTACTGAATGGTGGAAACAAAATATATGATATTTCTTATACTGATTCTACCGTCAACGATTATGAAGTACCTTATCTTTATACGGTGATTCCCTATAATAATCAGGATGTTGCCGGATCGTCCTTGTCCATAACCATGTATTCACTACCCTTGTTAAATAGTGGTACCATTTCTGCCTCCAATATTACTACCAATAGTGCACATATCAATTTCGATGGATCCTATGCTTATGTACAAATTTATCGCAATGGTACATTCGTATTAACGGCTTCTTCATCCCCCTACCGAGATATTGGTAATTTATCAATCAATACTACCTATATTTATACCATTGTGCCATACAATCAATCCGATTTATCCGGAAGTAGTGCCACTATTAGTGTATTAACGTTACCCAATTTGTCAAATACCAGTGTTATCAATGACACGAGTATGACAGAAAATTCATTGACATTGAGGTTTTTACCACCCTATACCAATTATGCGTATTTGACCATCACCAGCAACGTTTCAACCATCCCTGTAAACATCATGAATACATCAACCTCATATACGAATTCAGGATTAAGTCCCAATACGTTTTACAATTATACCATTACTCCTTACAATAATACTGGTAAAAATACTGCGATAAATATATCAAATTATACACTTCCAATCATTACCAATCATTCTTTTGTTACCGGATCCATTACCACGAATTCCACCTCATTGGTAATTGGTGGTAGTTATTCGTATATTACTATTTTACGTACCGATACAAATAACACCTCTTATTATTTACTCAATGGATCAACCACCAATTTTTCAAGTAATGGTACGATCATCAATGATATCACCAATATATCACCAAATACTATTTATACTTATGCGATTACTCCTTATAACCCATTGAATATTGCTGGTACAAATAAAACGTTGGTCACCAAAACATTACCTCGAATGAATTCAGTATCTACCGGAACATTGTCCACCTCGAATGTTGAGTTATTATTATTAGGTAACTACGATTATGTGAATATTTCACGTACCTATACGAGTAATAACATAACCTATAATTCGACGATTATAAATAATTTTACAGGAACATCATATCTCGATTCAATCGGACTGAATATTTTGTATACCTATACCATTATCCCATTTTCATACGGTATCAACGGTACGAATGACATTTCAGGTACTTCTGTTCAACGAAACGTATATGCATTACCAATGCTTTCAACCAATCCATCCAATATAAATATAACTTCCATCACCAGTACCAGTCTTACCTTGAATTATAGGAATGGAGCATTTTCGTACGTACTGATTACCCGTAATGGCGTTTCTATTCCCAATATACAATCGAATGGTCAACAATCGTCCTATACGGATAGCAACGTTTCACCCAATACAAGTTATACCTATGTGATTACCCCGTATAATCCATTGAATATTGCCGGAACACCTTACACATTATCAGCAAATACTTTGCCTTTGATTACTACGGTTGCTACCGGAAGAACGACGACGGACTCAGTACAAATTAAATTGGATTCGTCAAATAACACATTCGTCAATTTTGATATTTCACGTAACGGAACTATATTACAATCACACATATACGATACATGCTATGTTGATACTGGACTTAGTCCGAACACGTCCTATAGTTACACGATCACGCCATATAATACTACCAATAATAGTGGAAATTCTTATGTATATTCTACGTTTACTTTACCATCGATCGGTACAATTAGCATAACCAATTCGACCGCCGGTAATACCGTATTTACCGTCAATTCATCCAATTATAATCGTATTGATATTTCCAGAAATGATGTTGGTATAATAACATCTTGGTACATAGGTACCACATATACGGATTACACCACCATTGCGAATACACAATACACCTATTTGTTCAAACCTTACAATCAACTCAATGTCATGGGTTCCCCATTATTAGTTACTTACAATGCATTACCAACCTTGACATCGTTAACTGCGGGTGCACAAATAGATACGTCCAATTCCATACAATTACTATTCAGTGGTTTGTATAATTATGTGAAAATACGTCGAAATGGTACGGTAATCGTTGCGAAATTATCGGATATTTCTTATACAGATACGAATTTGACACCGGATACATCATATACTTATACGGTTACACCGCAGTCGACTATGGTTGCTGGTGATATTTCTGGTATGTATTTGACAGCATCTGCTTATACGCAACCATTGCTTTATAATTTCGGTGCGAGTTATGTCGGTACAACCTCACTCATATTAACGATGAGTGGATTGTTTTACAAAGCAAACATTTTACGAACCACCGGAACTGTCCAAAAATTGTATACTGATGTATCTGGTAGTACTTTCACGGATATTGTGAATCCAAATACACTATATTCTTACCAAATTACACCATATTCTCCCAACTCATTACCCGGGTCATATAGTATTTATTCCACCACCACGAGTTCATCATTGTCAATTCTGTCCGGAACAGTCACCACTTCTTCCATTACATTATTGTTTAGTGGGGCATATTTATATTTGAGCGGAACCATCGGAGGTATTAGTGCATTTACAAATTTGAATGATATATCTTATACGTTTACCGGATTGTCCGGCTATAATACCTCCTACAATATGATAGTGAATTCCTACAATTCGGTGGGTGTTCTTGGAACATCGGTGAATTATTCAGCATATACCTTGGCCAATATTACGTCTGTTACCATCGGAACTTATAGCGCATTTTCGGCTATCATCAATTATACCGGTAATTATTCGTCCGTCGGTATTGTTCGAAACGGACAAACCATCGCCTTGGTAAACGGATCAGGTATTACTACCTATACCGATGCCAGTGCCGTACCAAATACTACCTATACGTATGGTGTTATACCCTATAACGGAAATTTACCACCACTACCTGGAACACAAGTCAATGCTTCCGCCACCATTACTACTCCTTCCGGATTAAATCCAACGATCGGCGCTCTTACCACAAATTCCATCCAAGTATTGTTCGGTGGTAATTTCAGTTATATGTATTTAAATATAAACACGGTGTTCGCTTTTTTGGCAAAAACCACAGATATATCTTACATAGCACAATATCTACCATTGACTACAACACCATTATCACCCAATACTCCTTATACTTTCACGTTAACACCTTATAATGCGTCCAATGTGGCCGGATCGGCCGTTTCCAGTACGATTTATACTTTACCTATATTCACCAGTTTTATTACCAATGTGATTAGTTCGAGTACTGTACAATTACTATTTGGTGGATCTTATTCTTATTATAAAATTACTAGAAATGGATCGACTATATACGCAAATACGAATATGGCCTATGATATTTCCTACGTTGATAGCGGATTAACATTGAATTCCACATATATATACACGATCACCCCCTATAATTATCAAAATTATCCGGGAACTACCCTAACAACTACCACGGTCATTACCAATTCTGTATTTATTTATAATGGTGCTTTTAACTTGACACCAGCCACGTACGGGTGGACAGTCACTACTGGTACAGGTTGTGCTTATTATGTCGGAAATGGTACAAATTATTATACCGGTACATTACCATCAATCACCACCCAATACTTTGTTGGTGCCAATAGTACTACTAGTTCCGGTCAAAAAATCATTCTTTCACAAGCGATTTCATTTGTGGGTATTACAAAACCAACCACCTATTTACTATCATTCTGTGCTTTTCCGGCATCAGTTATCAATGCGTTACATACATTGACAGTTTATATGAATGGTATCACTCTACTGAATAATATGTCATTTGGTTCAACACCCAATACGCCTTATAGTACATTTAATTTACCATTTATTATTAGTACCAATGGAACATATACTCTCAATTTTGTATTCTACTCACCGAATAATCTTGCATCCACGATTGGTGTTACCGCTGTGCAAATTTTCAATAGTAATATTCCTGGTATAGGTGCGTTTGCACTGGATGCAGCCGGATTGAATATGTATTACCCGTTTGATTTATCCGCCGGTATAGTTGCCGATACCAATTATTTGAACAATTATGCGAGTGGATTACCAATCGTAGACGCCTCGCTCAACGGGGGGGCTACACTTACACAAATCAATCCAGCGATTGGCACAGCTTGTCTTTCTTTGAATAGTTCTAACCAACAATATGTATCCATCAATCCATCAATCAACCTAACTACCAGTGGATTCAGTATTTGTGGTTGGTTTTACCCTTCCGGTACACAATCCAATCTTGCTACCATCTTTTCTTTAACCAACCCAATATCAGGTGGAGTTATTTCTTTGGGATATCGTACCTTTTATGGACAGACACGGTATTTGGATTTTTATATCAATGGTACATTCGAATTTATTGCGACCAATTATTCAATTAAACCTGGATTTTGGTATTTCTATGCAATGTCCGCCAGTTACAATGTATCCAGTGGTAAGGCTACTTATAATTTTTATTTGAATAATACATTGATTCATACCTATACAAATTCGGTATGGCCATCGGTAACTTCTTATACTATGAACACGTTGGGATATGCCACCGGTACCGCTTATTTCAATGGATTCATGGACGATTTCCGATTTTATAACCGCGTATTATCGACACAAGACGTAGCAACACTTTGGAATTATACAGTGGCAACTACCAATAACATGTTTTCCTTGGTGGATTCGTATAAATTGAACATGTATTATCCTTTTGATTTATTGAATCAATCGGCCACGTATTTGCCCATATTAGTTGTTGCCAACGGTGGATTTGATTATCCTATTCTGGCTACCAATTCATATATAAACAATCCAGTGGTAGTTGGTTGGTCGATTACATCAGGAACCAAGTATACACTATACAATGGAACGTCAAATTATGCGTATGGTTTACCTGCCGGTATTTCACAATATATGGGTATTCAATCTGGTACTAGTCTTGGAAAATCCACCTATACAATGTCACAAACAATGACATTAAGCGCTGGAACCGGAATTCCCACTCAATATATATTATCCTTTGTTGCATTCCCTCTGGATAATAGTTACAATTCGGCACATACATTTTCGGTGAATTTTGGAAATACTTCCTTATTACTCAACCAATCATTCGCGAATAGTTCTTCCACCGTCCCCTATAATTCCTATAATTTACCTTTCCAGGTGAACAATTCGGGTACATTCACCTTATCTTTTGTATTTTCGAATACCGGTTCGATGACTTCCACGATTGGCATCACCAAAGTACAAGTATCTTCCAACACGATTATTGGATCCGGATACAATGCGATCGATACCACCAATCTATCGATATATTATCCCTTGTCCATTCTGGCTGGATCTACTTCTGGTACTTCAGTATATAATTTTTATAATGGTACCGGAGTATTGGACGCTGTATTGAATAATGGTGCCACGATGGTAACATCAAATCCTGCACCTTATATGGGATCCGCTTGTTTGTCTTTGTCTAGTACCAGTTCACAATCCATGACCATCAATTCATCGTTTACTATCGCACCCACAGCTACCGTGGGTTCAGGATTCAGTATTGGTGGTTGGTTCTATGCCAGTGGTGTGCAAAATACCAAGGCGACCATTTTCTGTTTGGCCGGTACATCAGGTCAAATATCTTTGTCCTATAAATCCTATCTCGGTAACAATCAATACTTGGATTTCTTGGTAACCGGGTGTGTAGAATATATTGCTGGATCGTATCCGATCACCGCAAACAATTGGTATTTCTTTACCATGGTGGCTTCTTGCCAAAGTACCAGTGGAAATACAAATACCACCTACCAATTCTATTTGAATAATATATTACTTTCCACGAAATATGGTCCTTGGCCTACGGTAACTTCATATACCAACAATACTCTTGGTTATGGTGCCGGTGGGTATTTCAATGGTGCTATCCAAGATATGCGATTCTATACACGTATATTGAGTACACAAGATATCAATGCATTATGGAACTATGGTATTGTACAACGAAACAATTATTTTGGCTTGATTGACACCGCGGGGATCAATATGTATTATTCTTTGGATTCAACCACAACCTTGAACTATAAGGTGTTGTCGATCATTGATTTGGCCACTACCAATGGTATGTTTACTATACCGACATTGGCGCAGAATAGTACCAGTTCATTGAATCCGAGTACACTGATTAATTGGTTGTTTTCTACCAATGCTCAATATTATTTGTATAACGGAAATTCCGTCTATGCATACGGATTACCTTCAACAGTGAGTCAATATATTGGAATTGTCGGAATCAGTAGTTTGTATGCGATTACCATGTACCAAACCATTTCAGTTACTGTTACTACCTCTACTCAATTTATACTATCATTTCATGCTTTCCCGGCTGACAACAATTACAATACGAAACAAACATTGACAGTCACCATCGGTGGAGTCACTTTATTATCCAATTATTCGTTTATAGCGAGTTCTTCCACCGTTCCATATAATACTTTTAATATCCCCTTTTCGATTTCACAAACTGGCAATTACCCCTTAGTATTCTCTTTTGCCAATACCACCAATGATACCAGTGGATCGATTCTTTGTGTAACTGGGGTTTCTGTGGCAAATATACTGGCCGGTTCAGCCTATAATACAATTGATCCCAGTGGATTGGCTCTGTATTATCCATTCAATAGTGGTTCTATTATTGGTTCCGTATTGAATGATTATACCACGGGTGTTGCTATACCCGATGCGACTATTACCAATAATGCCATAATTACTACCACGAATCCGACCCCCATCTACGGCTCAGGTTCTTTGTCTTTGTCGAGTAATGCAAATCAATCGGCTACTCTGAATTCGTTCATATTACCTACTGTACCGGTTTCTTCCGCCGGTGGATCGGTTGGATTTTCCGTATCATGTTGGTTTGATCCATCCGGTGCGCAACCCTACAATGCCTGTATCTTTTCATTACGTAATTCGGCCAATCTCGGTATATCCACTTTTTACAATGAAACTAATTCTTGGTTAGATATTTCGATCAATGGTGTGACCTATGATATTATTCCCAATATGAATCCTATCACACCCGGTACATGGAATTTGTTGGTATTAGTGGGTTCCTGTCTTGGTGGATTCGCATCCTCCGGTGCATCATATACACTTTATTTAAATAATCGTGTGATACAAACTTTTGTGGGTGCGTGGCCAAGTACGGTATCTAGTTATACGACGAATACCTTGGGTTATGGTGGTAATGGCACGGGTTATTTCAATGGAAATATCGACGATTTCCGTACATATACACGTGCATTAAGTTCCCAAGATGTGGCTACTTTATGGAATTCGGTTGAAATCGGTAATTCATTTGGTAATATCATTGATCCGGTTAATTTACAAATATATTATCCATTTAATCAAGGTACAAATATTAATTATTATGGACAATTGGTATCCACCAATGGTAAATTCAGTTCACAAATACTGACAACCAACAGTACCAGTAGTAGTAATCCTACGATTTACGGGTGGACATTTTCAAACAATTCGTCCTATTATCTTTATAATGGGACCTCCGTATACGGTTACGGATTACCCACCGGTATATCACAATATGTTGGTATGAGAATGGTACCTGGTGGTGGTACTACTACCTTTTCACAATCGATTCCCGCCACCGCTTTTTCCAAGAGTGATAATAGTTATTTGGTCATGTTCCAAGCTTTCCCTATGGACGCTAGTTATAATTCGTCCCATACATTGACGGTTTCCTTGGGTAATGTGATTCTTTTGAATAATGTGTCATTCACCGTATCTAATACGACCGTTCCGTATATATCCTATGTATTACCGTTAACCATAGCTTACACCGGAAGTTACACATTGAACTTTCGTTTTACCAATCCTGACGGAATCTCGGCATCCACCATTTGTATTACAAATATACAGGTTATCTTGGCAAATACTCCCGCAGTTGGTTCACAAGTCGTTGATCCTACCGGATTACAAGTTTATTATCCATTTGATCTTTCCGCGGGTATTGTTGGGGCCAACTTGTACGATTACGCAACGGGGGTAGGTGTCGCCGACGCTATCGCCAATTTCGGTGCCTCGATTGGTACCAATTACACTCCTCTTGCGGGTACGGGTTATTTATCCTTGGCTTCGGCCAATAATCAATCCGTTACTATGACCAAAACCATTTCGATAGGGGCTTCTCCTACTACAGGAGCCGGATTTTCAATTACCGGTTGGTTCAATACCTATAGTATCATGCCGAATTTCAATGCCTGTATCTTTTCTTGGATTGGAAGTGGTGGTAACAACATTTCAGCATTTTTACAACGTAATAACAATTATTTGGATTTTTCGTGTAATGGTGTCCAAGAAATTATATGTAATGATACCATTTTCCCCAATACATGGAATTATTTTGCCATGGTTGCCAAATATAATGGCGCAGGATCAACCGGTACCACGTATACGTATTATTTTAATAATCAATCAGTAAGTGTGAATGGCGCATGGCCATTAAGTACCACGTATACGAGTTTACAACTCGGACAAAATACCGCGGCAGGTCTTGGTTATTTTAATGGTGGTATCGATGATTTCCGTATTTATACACGTCCATTAAGTAAACAAGACATCACTTCAGTATGGAATTATGGTATGGCTTACCAAAAGAAATATGGTAACTTGGTAGATCCCACTGCTTTACAAATTTATTATCCATTCAGTCAGGGTGCCGAAATTAGTTACTACGATTCATTCAATACGTTGGTGGTTTCCAATGGATTATTTATTTCAAAATCACCCACGGGTACAAACCCACCTATTTCTGGGTGGACTACCACGGTTGGAACCGGCGCATCCTATATTCTTAGTGAAAAAGGGACCAGTAATTATACATACGGATTACCAACCTCCGTCACACAATACTTGGTGGTTTCGGCGGGTAATGCCGGAACATCGACGACCATTTCACAAAATATATTGTTTGTATTGACCAATGTTAATTTTACCAATTATATTCTGTCGTTCAAAGTATTTCCGATTGATAATGGATACAACCCGGTACAAACCTTGAGTGTTTCAATTGGTAATATCGTGTTACTGAATAAAGTCGTATTTGTGTCGAGTACCACGAGTGTCCCCTATACAACATTTAATATTCCAATCACATTGAATTATTCCGGCACATTTCCTCTGGCATTTACTTTTTCCAATTCGACTACGGTTGTTTCCAGTTTATGTATTGCGGATGTTTCCATGATCCCTTCGGGATCCGCATCACCCTATGGTGCCGGTTACAATACCGTCGATATCTCCAACATGGCCATGTATTATTCATTCGATGCCAATTCTTATGGCGGTACATTGATCCACGATTATGCCACCGGAACCGCTGTGATCGATGCTAGTATGAGTTCCATCGGAATGATTGGTCCTGCGATTGGAGGAAAACAAATCGGTACTGCATGTATTTCATTCAATGCCATCAGTAATCAATCGGCTACACTGGCATCCTTTACTGTCCCCCCACAAACCACCGGAAACGGACTGAGTTTTACTACCTGGTTTTATCCTTCTGGTACTCAGACAACCAATGCCACATTGTTTTCCTTCCAAAATACGACTGGTGGTTCGATTTCATGCTTTTATAATGGTGCCAACAACTGGCTGGATATTTCAGCAAACCCTGGTACCGAATATGTGGCTTGGTCATACCGTATCGTCCCGAATACCTGGAATTTTTTCGCGTATATTATACAATACAATGGCTCTACCACCACGCATTCTTACTATTTGAACGATGTCTCCATGTCCAAGACGGTCGGTATGTGGCCCGATGTGTCCTCATCTTATACCAAGAATTGGTTGGGTTATGGAAGTAATCTCGGATATTTCAACGGATATATGGATGATTTCCGTATGTATAAACGTGCCATCAGTTCTCAAGAAATATTTTCTTTGTGGCAATACGGTAATTCGTTTATCAATACAAACTACGGTAATATCATCGATCCTACCGCCATACAAGTGTATTACCCATTTTCTCAGAGCACCATTTGTCCGGTGTTTACATCGGTTTCTGTGGCATTTTCTGCATATAGTGGGTTGAGTACAGGATCTGGAACACTTACCGTCAATTATAGTAGTCCTGTTTCGTTTTTTAATGTGAGTGTGGCACGAAATACCAGTGGCGTCATCGGTTCGGGTAATCAGATCATACAACCACGTGGTGCCACCTCGATGATCGATACCAATTTACGTGCAGATACTAGTTACAATTATTCAATTACGCCATATAGTGAATACGGGGTCAAAGGGTCTACCATCACCACCACCACCATTTCACCAACCGCCGACGTTTCTTTTACGAATTACAGCGCTATAAATACCACCGGATTGACCTTGAATTTCGACACATCCGTTCCTTACTATTATACAAGTATTGCGCGTATTACGAATGATGTATGTGGTTCATTTATAACTCAACCAGTCGGACAGTATGTATTCACCGATATATCTCTTTCTGCCAATACTAAGTACGCTTATTCAGTGACATCTTACAATATATTAAACATATCCGGTGGAACCATCAATCGTACCGCGACTGTTTATACTTTACCGGTTGTTACCAATATCACGGGTGTTGCCACCTCGAATCAATTAACCATCACCGTAATTGGTAGTTATAGTTACTTTACCTGGCTGAACACCAATACCGGAACAACCGCAACTGTGGCACCAGGTGTAACCAGTTTTGTGGATACTTCGAATATTTCTAACACCAATATTGGTTATATTTATACAATTACACCTTACAATGTAAGTAATGCAGTCGGTACACCTATAACGTCATCTCAGATATATTCTTTACCGAATGTTACTATTACACAATCGGCGATTACTACTATACCATACAATGCTACGGTGGTGAACACATCAAATACAAATGTCATTGTAAATAGTGTCGTCGGTAATAGTTATTCTTTGGCCTATAATGTGGTGGATAATACCAAATTACTCATGTATTATTATTTCGATCCGTCTTATTCAGTTGAAAAAATTACGGTCAATGTGGTTGGTGGCTATTATTATTTTAAGTGGAAAAACAATGTTACCGGTATTAGCAACACCATGGCACCTGGTGTAAATAGTTTTGTTGATACTTATCGAATTGCATATAACACCGCTTACACTTATAATATTACTCCGTACAATCAATCGAATGTGGCGGGTAGTAGTTATACCACCGCTACTTTGAATACGTTACCATTGATTTATAATACCACGGTAGTTCAAACCATCAGTTCTGAATACGTGAATCTGGTCATTAACGGATCTTATTATTACTTTACATGGAAAAACAATCAAACTGGTATGACTGCTACCACTACACCCGGCGTCACAAGTTTCACCGATACGTCGATTTCATATGGGATGTCGTACAATTATACAATTACGCCGTACAACATCGTCGATGCTTCTGGTGACTTGGTAACTACTCCCGTCGTGTATGCCTTTCCCAACATCACCAGTTCTTCCTCGGTGGTTACCGCCGGGACAATCACTACCAATGTGGTTGGTGCGTATAATTACTTTACTTGGAAAAACAATCAGACCGGTATGACTGCTACCACTTCACCTGGCGTGACAAGTTTCACAGATACTACCAATATTGCCTATAATACCGCATATACGTACACGTTTACACCATATAACACCGTGAATACTGCCGGTTACACGTATACCACGCCAACCGTGTATAGTCTACCCATTATTACCGCTACGGTACCCAGTGCTATCCGAACGGCGAATTACGACCAAATGAGTGTCAGTGTTACCGGATCTTATAATTACTTTACCTGGATCAATAACCAAACCGGTCTTGGTGCTACCACCTTACCCGGTGTCACGAGTTTTGTCGATTCCTCCAGTATTGCCTACAATGTTTCTTACACCTACCGGATTACACCTTATAACGTGGTCAATGTTTCCGGTGGCTTGGTAACTACCACCGCATTGTATTCCTTACCCAATGTCGCAAGTTCTTCCTCGGTGGTTACCGCTGGTCAAATTAACACGAGTGTGGTAGGTGCGTATAGTTACTTTGCTTGGACCAACAATCAGACGGGTATTACAGCCACCATGGCACCGGGTATCACTAGTTTCACCGACACTTCCAACATTGCGTATAATACAGCATACACTTACAACATTGTTCCTTATAACCCGAACAACACCTACGGTTACACATATACCACGCCAACCGTGTATAGTCTACCCATTATCACGGCCACGGTACCCAGTGCTATCCGAACGGCGAATTACGACCAAATGAGTGTCAGTGTTACCGGATCTTATAGTTACTTTACCTGGATCAATAACCAAACTGGCCTTGGTGCTACCACCTTACCCGGAGTCACGAGTTTCGTCGATTCCTCCAGTATTGACTACAATGTTTCTTATACCTACCGGATTACACCATACAACGTGGTCAATGTTTCCGGTGGCTTGGTAACCACCACCGCATTGTATTCCTTACCCAATGTCACCAGTTCTTCCTCGGTGGTTACCGCTGGAAACATAGCCACGAGTGTGGTCGGTGTGTATAGTTACTTTGCTTGGACCAACAATCAGACGGGTATTACGGCTACCATGGCACCGGGTGTCACTAGTTTCACCGACACTTCCAATATTGCATATAATACCACCTATACTTACAACATTGTTCCATACAATCCAAACAACACCTACGGTTACACGTATACCACACCAACCTTGTATAGTCTACCCATTGTTACCGGGTTTTCAGTAATACCCAGTACAGTTCAACTCACCATTAGTGTGATCGGATCTTATAGTTATATTACCTGGAAAAACAATGTTACAGGTACGACAGTTACCTTGGCACCCGGTGTTACTAGTTTCGTTGATAATACGGCTATTACCTCAGGTGCATCTTATACCTATACGATTACACCATACAACGTGGTCAATGTTTCCGGTGGAACAGTGACATCACCTTCCTACGTCGCCGCGAATCAGATTCTCAATAATGTTTCCAATGGAGGATTTTCTGTACCACTATTATCTACCGGTGCCAAATCGTTCAATCCGTCCATCTCGGGTTGGAATTTCAGATCAGGAACCAATTACTATCTATATAATGGTAGTGGTGTTGGGACAGCGTATACAAGTCCATTACCCAGTGCTTCTACACAGTACTTGGGTATGTATTCAGGTACAACGATTGGTACTGTTTCTGTCGCGTATCAAACCATGTTTTTATCTACCACCACCATGGATACCAAGTTTTTGTTATCATTTGCCGTATTCCCTCTTGATGGATCATACAATGCTGGTCAAACCATGTCCGTATCCATAGGTAACATCGTTTTGTTCCAAAATTATAGTTTACCTGTCAGTTCTACGACGGTTCCGTATATTACGATGAATTATCCGTTCAGTATCGGCAATACAGGAAATTATACGCTCACCTTTACCATAAATAATAATACAACCTCCCCATCCACCATCGGTATTACCAACGTGATTGTACAGAATTATAACAATTCACCTGGTATCGGATACAATGCAATTGATCCGAGTGGAATGGCGATGTATTACGCGTTCGATCCTTCCGCGGGTATTGTTGGTTCGACGTTGTACGATTACGCCACCGGCTCACAATTCGCGGACGGTGTGGTTTACAACAATGCCATTGTCCAAACCGCCATTCCAATGGTCGGAAAAAGTAGTCTATATATAAGTAGTGCTAGTTCACAGTATGTTTCGTTAGGATCAGTTACCATGCCTTCAGGTGTATTGAATGCCGGATTTACCATCGCCGGTTGGTTTTATATATTAGGTACACAAGCGACCAACGCCGTCGTCTTCTGTTTGAATTCCGGGTCCAGTATCGCCAATGGAAACAACCTCATTATGTATTACAATACCTTGCTTGGTGCTTGGGAATTTTTAATTACTGGTTGTTCCCCATATATTATGAATAATGTTAATATGAAGGCCAATACATGGAATTTCTTTGCTGTTACGATACAGTATCAAGGTTCGGGCAATACTGGAACCTTGTATAATTATTACTTGAATGGTAGTTTGGTGAATACCATATCCAGTACTTGGCCATCCGGGGTTTCTTATACCAACAATACTATCGGTTATGCGAATGGATTGGGTTATTTCAATGGATATATCGATGATTTCCGTGTTTATACTCGTACATTGACGGCGAATGATGTTTTGTCCCTATGGGATTACGGAGTATTATGTACTCCAAAATTGACACCGGGAATTATCGATTCTACCGCAATGATCATGTATTATAATTTTGATATGACCACCATTACTCCGATAGCGATGAATCCACCGGTTACATTATATAATGGTGTGTTTACTTCACCCATCGTCTCAACCAATACCGCAAGTATTGCGAATGTGGCAGTGGCGAATTGGTTGTTTTCATCCGGTGCCCAATACAATGTATATAATGGAACCGCGGTTTATGCCAACGCTACCTCGTTACCCTACACCGTTACTCAATATGTGGGGATTGTTTCCAATACGATGGGGGCTGGTAGTTATACCATGTCACAAAATCTCGTATTTACCATCGGTTCCGCGACGTCCACCTCGACGACCTACCAATTGTCCTTCTACGCCTTCCCTAGGGACAACAGTTACAATACCAATCATACCATGAGTGTTTCGATCGGAAATGTAACCCTGGTTAGTGGTGTGGTGTTCACAGTTAGTGCGACTTCGGTCCCATATACACCCTTCAATATACCCATGGTGATTCCTGTGTCGGGAACCTATAAACTCACATTTACTTTCCAGAATACCAGTGCGATTACGTCCACCATATGTATCACCAACGTGGCAATCACGAATACGGCTACCGTCGCCTCCGCCTATAATTTGGTCAATCCAACTTCACAGGCCATGTATTACCCATTTGATACGAATACTGTCTCTGGTACAGGAATATACAATTATGCGAGTGGATACAATACGTTATTTCCGGATGCATCTCTCAATGCCGGTGCACAAATATCCACCACGAATCCTTTCATTGGCACTGGTTCTGTCTCACTGTTGTCGGCTAGCTCACAATATGTCACCGTGGCGCCACTCACGGTTCCTGTGGCAACAACGGGGGCGGGGGTTACCTTCAGTGGCTGGTTCAATGCTTCCGGTACACAACCACCATTTGCTACCTTATTCAACATGTCAGGATCCGGTGGAAAGATATCCCTGTTCTATAATGGTAACAATTCTTGGTTGGATTTCTCGGCGAATGGTGGGGTGGAATATATTGCCAGTAGTAATCCTGTATTGATGAATAACTGGAATTACTTTGCCTATACCATCTTATACAATGGTACGAATGCCACTCATAGTTATTACTTGAACAATAAACTCTTGACAACGCTCACGGGTGCTTATCCTAGCACGGTGTCTTATACCAACAACACGTTGGGTTATGGTGCCGGACTCGGCTATTTCAATGGTTTCATGGATGATTTCCGTGTATATACGCGTGTATTGTCTGTCCAAGAAATTGGGGGCTTGTGGAACTTTGGGGTCAGTCCTAGTATGAGTTACAGTCTCATTGATGTCAGTGGTATGAATATGTACTATTCAATGGATAATGGTACACGAGTGTAGAATCGTTTATTTACAAATAATAAAAATTGTAAATAACCAACTTATGTAGACGTTGAATCTATATTTCCGATACATCTAACTCCAACATATGTTTCATTTCGTACAATATATTTATTTGTTTATCAGTTTTGTATGATTTATTAACTATATCATCAGGATGTTTCAAATTTTTGTCCGACGAAGATATTTCTTCTAATTTTTCGATAAATTTATCTAAAAAATGGGTCATTAGCATTTTTTCAGATTCATTTTCAAAATAATCAACATAACCTAATTGATAATTTATCATGCTATGGCATTCTTCTTTCCAAATATTTTCATCACGAATAAAAAACATGGCAGGTTGACTTGGAATTTTATTCACACAATGCATCGGACGATTTTCCAAAGAAATAGATTGAATATATTTTTTAATCAGTTTGATTGCACCTAGGCAATACGTTTTTGATTTGTTCATTTCGATAATATCGTCACGATTTAATTCCATGAATTCCATAAATTTATCTATATTCATCGCATTATCACACTTGGAATTCAAATATATTCGTATGTCATTATAGTTATTGTTATTTGTAATATTATTTGTTATATTGATACTGGATGGATTTTCTGCGGTCTTTTCTTGGTTACGTTTGATTTCTTGAATTTCATTATGCAATTTTTCATTCGATTCAACCAATTTCTCATGCGATTCAATAATTTTTTGGAACATTTCGGCAGTAATTACAGTATTCGATTGATCATTTGTTTCGGTCGGTGGATTATTAGTATACAAGGTAGATTTGCATTTTTTATTATGAACATATAAACCAGAATACGAAAAATATTTTTTGTTACATTTACAACAATCATACGATTTTACAGGTGTAATTGATAGATTTTGTTGTAATAAATGTTTTTTTGATTTTAAATGATCCTCGAAAACATGTTTTGCCGAAGTACTATAATTACAACATTCACACCTTCGAATTACCATTATTACTATTTTATTGTTTTATAATATATATATTTATTATTTTATGTCATTTTTCATTTTTAATATTTTGTGTTGTTAAATTCTACAAGATTAAATTATAGAATTTTAAAGAAACAATCAAATTCTTGGCAGGTATTATAAAATACATCGTTTTGGAAAACCTACCATGTAAATTTTTATTGGACTCTCCGATTTTTCGTAGACAACCAATAAATATACTTATTTTACTAAACCTGTTATTGTTAAATTCTAGGATTTTTAATCGGAGAATTTTAAATAATCAATTAAATTCTTGGTAGGTATCACAAAATGTTTATTGTAATAAAACCTACCAGGTATTTTTTGTGGACTCTCCGATTTTTTCGTAGACAACCAATAAATATACTTATTTTACTAAACCTGGTATTGTTAAATTCTACAAGTTTTAATTATAGAATTTTAAATAGTCAATTAAATTCTTGGTATGTATAGTAAAATGTTAATTGAAAGAAAACCACTCAGATAATTTTTATTGGACTCTCCGATTTTTCGTAGACAACCAATAAATATACTTATTTTACTAAACCTGGTATTATTAAATTCTAGGATTTTTAATCAGAGAATTTTAAATAATCAATTAAATTCTTGGCATGTATTGTAAAATGTTAATTGAAAGAAAACCTCTCAGATAATTTTTATTGGACTCTCCGATTTTTCGTAGACAACCAATAAATATACTTATTTTACTAAACCTGTTATTATTAAATTCTAGGATTTTTAATCAGAGAATTTTAAATAATCAATTAAATTCTTGGTAGGTATCACAAAAGTTTATTGTAATAAAACCTACCAGGTATTTTTTGTGGACTACAATTATTAATTTACTAAATTTGATTTGTTAAATTCTACAATAAAAAGTCTAGAATTTAATTATATTTTATACTGTTACAATCCATATTCCAGCATAAACTCGTCCATATTCTTTGTTCCCATCGATGAATTACAAGATACACAAATAGGTTTCAGATTGTCTAATTTCAGTTCTCCACCATTGTGTTCTGATATTATGTGACCACAAGAAAAGTTCATTTGGGTGATATCGGTCAAATTACAGCATAAACATAAATTCTTTCCAATATTTTCGCCGATATGTTTATCCCATACGTTTCGTATGAGAATCAATGGAATCGTCTGTTTTTTACACCTTTTTACATTTCAAACGCCGATTTTTCTTGTTCGCTATCTTCCATTTTCTTACTGGTGACCCTAATTCTAAACACAATGTTGTGTAACCAAACCCTTTTTTTGCTTCTTCTAATAGCTGTCCTGAACTATCTTCTTTTCTGATACTTTCGTATAATCGTTCATCATTCTGTTTTCCAAATCCTCTAAGTTGATTTTCCCAATATGCAATCATACTCATAATATCCATTTGTTGGTCTTCGTTATATTTTTTTTCCAAATCGTATTCCCATTTACCTGATTCGTTGATTGCTTCCTCCAATCTACTTTTCGCTGAATCATATTCTTCTTGAGAACTTATTATTATCATTTTCATTATTATATTACACCTTTTTACATTTCAAACGCCGATTTATTTCTAAATCAATTTTTCACAGGCGTTTGAAATGTAAAAAGGTGTAACAGGGGTTTTTCTTTTTTTCAGTTCTTTTTTTGTTTTTGGGTTTTTTGTTTGCGCTTATTTCTTTTTCCACCATTTTTGGCGCTGATGGATTCGTTCATCTTTCCTTCTCTTTTTTTTGTTAGATTTTTTGTTAACATTCTTGTAAGTTTTTCTTTTATTTGAGTTTTTTTCTGTTTTTTTTGTTCTTCAGCATTTTTTTCAAAATTTTCTTTCATTTTTTGATATATCTCACTACCGTTATTCTTTTTTTTCACAGATGTCACCGATACTACGTCGCTCCTGAACTCTTCCGAACTACGGTCATTCGAGTGGTTGTCTCCTTCTTGTACCGTGTATTCAGGTGGCCTATACAAAAAAGGTAGTGCTTTCTCGGATAAAAAGGAATCAATCTTTTCCATTGCGGTTTTTTTATTTTTTATCATTTCACAAATTTCTTGGGGCGATTTTGTATCTAAATTGTTCGTAAAACTATCCATAAAGTCATGTTCTTTTATGTCATAAAATTTACAATTACCATAGAAAATAAAACCGGAACCTTTTTCATTTATTTTACGGAATACATCTACTCTGGTCGCATACCCATAATTTACTATATGTGCACCAGTTTCCCATGTTCCTACACTTTGATCAACCATTGATCTTGCATCGCGATGCCATAAAATCTGAAAAATAAAATTAAAATAATCTATGCCTCCTGCTGTGTTTGTTCGTCTTACTATTAATTTTTTTTCTAACAAACGTCCGATCCAATAACCCCCTATCACCCCCATACTGGTCAAATTATAAATGTAAATTTGACCTTCTCGTAATTTATTGTAGGGTTCTATCGGTGTATAATTCTGTTTTATGCTTCCTAATATTTTACACGAATCGTCCATATACATATACATATATAATTATTATTTACAAAACGTACCGAACCACTTTGCGGTTCTAAACGTTTTGCTACAAAGCCTCTTGCACGACTTCGTCGTCCATAGAATGCGTCTACTCGATACAAAAATTGATTGATATTATCAAAACATGAACTGTATAATATCAAACAGAATTGATTCTACGCCCGAATTCGTTGTCCGTAAAACCCTCAAATGAAAGACACTCTCATGAAAGCGTTACCTGCATGTATTGGCAGAGAAATCTTCAGTTATTTGTTACCCAACAAAGCAGATATAACCTTTGTACAATACAGGCCTTTTGGCAATCAGGATTATTATAGCCCGAAATACGAAAAGGCGTTATTACACGGGGATTTGTGTGAACATGACGGATGTTATTTGTCAAGAATTCCCAAAAAAAACAACAAACATCGATATTATATTACCTATCGAATGGAAGATGTATTGGAAACCGAATATTTTGATAGACCATGTAATATCTATATGTATGAATATCGTTCTGCATACGTTGGTAAGGATTTGGAGACGGCGTTACTAACATTGTATTATACGCAGGAGAATGCTTTTGGCTAGGGGGCACACGGAACGTGTTGTTGTATGTTCACCGCCGATAGGTTTTTCGATGGCGTTTGGTTATTTTTTTTCTCCGGGTTTTGCCCCCTCTTCTTTCAAACAATTCACATTGATTTTTCAAAGTACGAATCAGTTGACCTACGTTGGAAACCATCACAACATTTCTAGATACAATTTGTCCTGAGTATATTTTGAAACCAATACTTTGATATATACGAATCAATTTCTGATATCCCACGTTATTCGCAGTACCATCACTTGGCCAGATATCTTTTACATACATATTTGTATCATGATCCATCATACCACCATCTACCATTTCTTCCAGTAAAAACATCAGGCCACATCTTGCGATATGTTTTATATTTCGTTTGTTGTAAAAACTTTCCAAGACAAATTTATGGTTAAATGTCGAAATAATGATCGTAACATAATCATTGTCCAATCGAATGTATTTGCCTTCTGATTGTAGGTTTTTTAATAGTACTTCTTTTGATAAACGCACGCCTGACATTACACAATATATATATCATATCTAAAGGTTTATTTGCGTCTGTTTCTGGATTGACGTTTTTTTATTCACACGGGTTGTTCTACGTTTTGTACGGGTGCGCTTATTTATTTTGCGTCGCTTTCTTCCGATATAATTATTACTACAGTGGGTGAAAATATTCGTATAATATATAATGTCGGGTATATTCACCTATAGAGATGATATCGAAGGTAAGGTGGGTATAGGTAAATTGCCGATTGAATTGCAACGTATTTTAGATGATTTATCCAAAGAATATGATCAAATCATTCCTGACAAAAACGCATCTTCTTATCATACTTGGTATAATGACATGCCACCCGCCATAAAACAGAAGGTAGAAAAAATACAACAGCATGAATTATGGAATCAATTATGTGATAAAAATAAAAAATGTGTGAGAAAGAGTGCGAAAGAAATGGACGAATTGTATTATGCGAATCCAAAACCCGATTTTGACAAAATTAATTTGTACGGTGAGTCGGGTAATTATAGTGTCCACAAAGACTGTATTTATAATTTTCATGGAATCAAATTTTATGTCATCATCATCGGATTGACCGACGGTAATGATAGTGTTACAACGTATTTGAACCATTTTGATGTAGGAAAACAAATGAATGCAGGTGATTATATGGTTCTCGATTTCGATAAAACCACCCACCAGATTGTAAAGAATAAGGCAGAATTAACCCCCAGAATCTTACTGAAAATACACTATATCGTGTGTGAAAATGGCGATTACTCTGACACATATATTAACACCATCAAACAAATATATATTTATAATCAATTCATGGCCAGATATGCAATGCGTGTTGGCACGAACCCGGAAACATTGTACCAATTTTTTTGGGGACTGTTTTGTCAGTATTTTATGAATGATTATACCTTGTGTGTGATATTCTGTCTGATGTTGATCATCATACTTGTTCTCAAATTTGTATTCCATATCAAACTGATATTCAAAAATTGGTCAAAAATAACAAAATATGTGTTGTTATCCTTGGGTGTACTGTATTTATGTATTGTACTCTTTTACTGGGGACGATACCAATTATTGGGAATTAGATGATCAAACTCTTCCGGTAGCAAAGCTACCTTCAGAGTTAGTAGTGAAGAGGCTACACGTTCCGTGTGCCCCCTTGCCAACTCTTCCAGCGACCTACGGTCACATTCAGAGTTCGGTAGAATAAATATCGTAAAATATTTATTCTATCTTTGATTTATGCAGTCATACTAGAAAAATTGGACTGTATCACACTCGTAGCCGAGGGTGTAGTAACAAATGGTACGATGGACCACCGTGGAATGTCCGAGGTACTGGATAACATGGGTTTTTGGGTATTGATACCATTTTGCACCAACCAAGTACAAACACCTTGCATGAGTTTTCCCAAAGTAATGTTATAATTGTTCGCACGAAGAGTATTTAATACGGCATCCGTGAACACACCTTCATATTCGTTGGTAACATTGTCAAATGCGTCGGCACTTTGTTCAAAGATTTTACAAGCACTAATCATGAAAATATTGGTATTGGATATGGTTGGAAAATCCACTTGGGTACGTAGAAAATTGTTTCCGTACAAATATTCATAATTCCACTCCAAATCACATACCGATTGACTATTGCAACTATCAAACATAATCATCGCATTGCATTGGATATTACGAAAAATATTCATTAACTCATTGTCGGTAATAAATCCGGTAGTTAAATAATCAACCGGAACAATCACACCGGTATCACCTTGATTGATCAAAGATCCGTGTCCACTATAATGCATCCATATGTCGGTACACGATTCTGAAATCGCCACCAAGTGTTGGTAAGCATTTATAATATTTGCACGGGTAGGTTGGAGTGCTGGATCTAAACTATCATCCCGTAACATGACAATATCTTGTGTATTGTATCCGTATTGTGTAACCAATACTTTGGCGATATTCACAATATCATCGATACAACCGTTAAGTGTATCCCCGGGAACATTCGTATAATTTATACCGATTAAAACTGCTTTTTTCATTTGTAATTATACTATATAACCTATAATCATATATTTGTAACACCATAAACGTATATGGAACATGTATCATCGTACAAGATTCATTTGTTAGATTCACCCGAGAATACAGTAACAAAAACGATGATGTTTAGTCGTGATGAGGCGAATGAAGAGAACGCATCAATGATGATTTATCCGGACGATTCGATAGAAATTGTCAAATTAAAGATTTCTAAAGCCATCACGGGTTCAGATGTGGTAAATTATTCAATTTCGCCGGAATCCATGTATTTATTTGGCCGTCAATTTATACCTGCGTCCGAGTTTACTATCGAGAAAATGTACCAAGAAATTACCAGGCATGATACCCGAGAATTGACGATACCCAGAGTCCAAGCCTATTTGGATAATTATTCGATTTCCATGGTGATGCCGGCATCCAAAGCAAGTATCAATGAATTTTTGGAAAAAGTGCAAGAACATATACAAAGTAGTAAACTAGGTGGGGCATTACGATATACACCACTCGGATTCCAATACAACGTTCGTGGTCAAACAGAACGAGACACCACGTTTCCCGTGAATCCATATCGATGTACTTCAGAAATATTACATGAATTTCAAGAAGGTGGTGTGGCGACCACCAGTATCCTACTACCTTATGATCATCATTTGTTGTTGAAATATTTGCCACTATTTCAAAATGAAATTTATGTGTGTTTTTTTAAGAATATATTACCCGAACATTCCAAATATTATTTCCCCAAGAATCTTGGTACAGAATCACATACCATGAAATTGTTGAAGAATCATGAAACGAAAGATCCTACCGTTGATTTTTTTTATAAAATAGCCCAGAATCCGGTAACCATCCCACGTCTAGAGAAATACATCAAATCATTTACCATAGTACTGTTAAACCGAATACGAATTCCCCTGGATATTATATTTAAAAATGTATCAGCGAATGAGTCCATCCCCTTGATCATGTACAATCCAGGAAAAAACAAAGAGAATATATTACGATTGTTTTCGTTACGTACATCGAACAGTGGACGCCGTATTCCGGTATTGTCCAAGCGACAAATTACGGACTTCACGAAATTTTCCAAGAGACAAACTGTGACCTTTTTATTACCCAAACGTGAAGGCCGTTCGGCAGAGGCATCTAGTAGTACAATGGACGAAAAAGATAAGGATCAGATTTTAGCGGCAGACTATGAATTATATGTGAAATTGAATTCGTCGGGTGAATTACAAATTCATTGTGAGAATCGAATCGGATCTGTCGATGATTTAAACCGTATTTTGCGTAGTAAATTGAATCCACTTTTACTATATTTGAATGCCTTTTTAGAAAAGAGTGGTTATTCGATTCAACTCTTTGACGAAATCGGATCCATGAATGTAGGAATCAAACATTTTCATGAACAGTGGGTTGTATCTGGTGTACCAAAATCGGTACAATCTTTTTCAATATTGAAAGAAATACCTTGTATACGAAATATATTTGATGTATACGATGATGTGGGTGGATTAGGTGGTAATATGGAAGGTGGTGAAAACGATGATGACGATTCGAATGAGATTGTGTTGAGATACAAACGTATGTACAATGATACGGAAGGTCAGGGTCAATTAATCAAAGAATTCAAACATATGAAAAAATCCAACAAATTGATCATAGAAGCATTGATAATCAATTATCGTATGTCATTTCAACAGGCGAATGCGCGTCTCGAAAAATATACCAACGAAGAAGAAGAACGTATCTGGGCAAAGAGTCCAAACAAAGAATACTTTTTTCCAATACAGTTTCATTTTGATAATCAGCAAATGATCATTGATATTTATAAATATTGTAGGGATTGTGGGGGTAGTAGTTTGGACATACATGGGGTGAATGTTCACGGAATAGAAGAATATACGGTGGGTCCCAAGATGCGTATTCATAAACGCCGACAATCGTCCACTCCAACCACGAATCATATAGTTGACATACCAAGATTTGCTCATATCGAATTGTTAAAAATGTATGTACAATCGATATTACAAATCGTATTACGTTTGAACAAAATTTCCGTGCCGGTTTTTTGTGAAAAAATGACATTTGAACCTGAATCAACCATGGAAGAACCAGAAAAACAGGAAGTACCTGAACCGACTTTTACGGATGAATACGTAGAAGAAGAGGAAGAAGACGTGGATGAAGAAGAAGAAGAAGAGGAAGACGAGGAAGAAGAGGAGGAGGAGGAAGACGACGACGAGGAAGTATTTTTGTTTGGTGGTGTAAAAAAGAAGAAATATAAAACGAAATTAGATCGTCTCAAAGATGCTGATTCCAAACTATTTTTTACTTCAACCAAGGGTACCAATGAAGAATCGTATGGGCGTATTTGTCAAAAAGATCACCAACCTATCGTGTTGAACCAAGAAGAGTATGACGCCAATTTGGAAACCAATCCTGATTTAAAAGCGGTGCATTACGCAACCACTCCGAATAAAAAATTGTGGTATATGTGTCCCAAATATTGGTGTAGTATAACGAACCAAATACTTACCGAGGAAGAATACAACCAAGGTGTATGTAAAGATCATGTAGAAATATCCAAATACAACAATCCAAGTTTTGAAGACTCGACCAAACACCCTCACCCCGAAGGTCATTGTTTACCTTGTTGTTTTAAAGGGGATGTAACAACCAAGGCCTTACATAAAGATCGTATATTGAAATGTCAACAGGGGGATCAGGAGGCGTCTGAAAGCTTGTTGAATCCAGTGGACGCAACAAACCGTATCTTCAAAGAAGACCGTAATATATTGAAATATTCGTCGAACCCCCCCTTGACACAAGGACGCTGGGGGATTTTACCCAAATCCGTACAATATTTTTTGAATATAGATTATTCTAAGATGGTGGTTAACACAGCGAATAGTACCAAGATCATTCAGAACCAACCTTGTTTTTTATTATATGGTATTGAACACCCAAAACGTCAATCTTTTTTAGGATTGTTTGCTGAAATATATTCTTACAAAAATAAATTGAAATCGACCATATCCACCCAAGAATTGCGTAAGCTGTTAGTAAGTAAAGTAACCTTGGATCGTTTTTTGCATTGTCAAAATGGGTCATTCCCATCGGTATTTGGCGTGAATTCACGTAGTTCGAATGCTCCGCCATTAAAAACGTATTCAAATACACAATTCTATAAGACAATTGATCTACATAACCCCATACAATTGGCTTTCTTAGAAAAGGTAGTATCTTCCTTTGAAAACTTTGTCGCGTTTTTGACAGATACGCAAACCACGATTGATCACATGTATTTGTGGGAATTGTTGGCGGGTGATTTCCCCGAATTGATACCGGGTGGTTGTAATTTGGTGATATTAGAACTTAGTCAAGAGGATGGTATGATTGATTATTTATGTCCACCCAGCGAAATATCGGTATTTGATTCCCGTAAAGAAACATTTTTTGTACTGAAACGTGATCAATATTATGAACCGATATATCAATATTTGGATTATAATGGTAAACATATCGTGGTAACCAAGGGGTTCTTCTTGGAAAAAACCGTACCATATTCTTCTATGAGACGTATTTTGGAATTGATGGATTCGTCTATGCATAAATATTGTTTACCGATACATGATTACCAAGAATACCCCAATGTCTTGGAGGTATCCGAGACCAAACCAATGGATAAATACAATTTATCAGCAAGTCAAATACAGATAATTCTGCATAAATTCAATTATACGATCCATTATCAAGTATGGAATACTCAGGGTAAAATAGTGGGATTCTATATTTCCCGTAATAACAATGAAAAATTGGGTATATTTATTCCATGTTTTCCTTCTGGAATCTTGGTGGATTCACCCTATCCCATTATATATATTCATCCGGATGGATCCACTATTACTAAAAAACCCAGCGTAACCAACATTTCTTTGTGGAAATCGTACAAAATCACCCTGGTGCGTTTGAATTCCGTCATCGAAGATACCAACCGTGAAATATTATGTGACCCAGTCCATAAAATAATTGATACTAAGAGTGGTAATATCACCGGTATTATGACTGAAACGAATCAATTTGTTCCTATATTTCCCCACGAAACTCCGGTAGAAGATGAATTGAAACCCCTGACCCGATCGAATGATATCGAATCGGACCAAACATTGACATTACATCAACAAGGTGATACGGAACGTAAAAATACCATACAAAAAATATCATTGGAATCACAATTCTACCAAGTGTTTCGTTCGACTCTGCGTCAATTGTTGAATCAATATAATTCCCGATTAGAGAAAAAAACGATCTTGGAAAACATCCAAAGGTACAACGAAGGTAAACGTCTTGGAAATTCAGATTATACACAATATTTAAAAGAGATTACTATACTTTTACGAACTATTTCTAAGAATCACGTGGACTTTGTCGAATATAGCTTGGAAGATTTGAACATGTTCATGACATCGAACATCGCTATTCATGAATGTTCACAAAATAGACCGGATACGGATATTACTGCCTGTAAAAATGGTAAAATCGTCATCCCCAAATACAATTTAATGTATGACACCACGTCCAAGAATACAGGAAAAGACCATAGTAACAAAAATATTTATTATTTACGTCTGGCAGATGAACTTCTACGATATCAACGTATCCAATTGTTTATGTTTCAAACACAAACTTTTTTGAATATTTCAGCTGGAATGACAGATTATCGGTTGTTACCCACCGAGATTCTACTCTTGGAATCGTTTTTGACAGAAGACTACTTTCGTGATATGATTCCTTTCAATACATCGGAATATATTCACCAGACGAATTATGATACCGCCGAACCGGCATTTATGACGAATCGTACCGTACATCCGATACTTACCCTAGAAGATCAATCACAAATGATACGACAAATTCCCGAACAAATCCAACGTGATTTTGTGGAATCATCCTGTATTTTGAAAAAAGGAACCAAAGAAAATTTTGTGGAAGGAAACGATCGTAGCATTTGGAAACAGGCCTTTCCCAAGAATACACGTGAAGTCTTTTTTCAAGGATCACCGTCGTCATGTACATTTGCGGTAGTGATGAATATGATCAAAATGTCGGGTATGGAATCCAAAACATTACCAGAAATCAAAAAAATGTTATGGGAAGCCTATCAACCTTACTTAAAAGATACTTTATTGACAAACAAGGTATTATATACTCTAAAAGAACAATTCAAAAAGAAACTGTTAGAATCGACAGATTTGGAGACGGCGATCATGACCGAAGATTATTTCATTACTGACTTGGATTTGTGGGTACTGGCAACCTATTTGGATATACCGGTAATTTTATTTTCGATAAAACAAATCAAAATGGCATCAGTCGACCATTGGTTGTATTTGAATACACGTTCAATGAAAAGTATCGGTAATGACCAAGAAATCGTGGAAGATGTGTCGTCGATTTATCGTCCGATCTTGTTTATTCGTTCCCCACTGAGTGTTTCGGAAGTAGGCGCGGGTCCTTCCTATTCGTTGATAGAACGTTCCTTTACCTATGATCAACTGGGTGCCATGGCCGATAAAATCGAAGAAGGAATTCGTAATCGTACGAACCAGGTGATTTCCTTGGAACGATTTCTATTAGAAAAGATCGTGGTAGTTACCAAGCGAAATTCGCGTTCGTAGTGATGAGGCTATTAGGCTTAGGCAAGGGGGTCAGTGACCCTTGCCAGAATTGAGAATAATATATTTTCGAACAAAATGGAAAATAAAAAATAGCATCCCATAGACAAGGTAGTATTCTTTATCGCTTGTTGAATATACAAATCACTATCATCTTTATTTTGTGTACAACTAATTTTGTAAATATGTGTATAGTATGGAATGTATATGGTAATGGTACTCAAGATAGCATAAGGATTTGGATCGAACAACATACTGATATTCGATCCTAGTAACAAACAAGCCACAAAGAACAATGTGAAATGTTTTCCGAAAACAACCGGAATTGTATGAATACCCATGGCGTTGTCTCCTTTCATGTCTCGAATATCTAGTAGATTTTCAATATAAAGTGACGAAAAGAAAATATTTTGGGTAGTTAATAACATGAGTGGTAAATTGGCCAAGGAACTAGCCGTTGTTTTTTCCATGAGATTCAGTGTGGCAATACCTACAAAGGGAACGGTCGACGAAATAATCATGGCACAAACGACATTTTTTACCAACGTGATTTTTTTCAGAAAGGGAGTATATATATTTACCAAAAACATACCGACGATCCAAAAAGGATCCAATACATTTGGAATAAATTGGATTCCCAAATAGAATGTTAATCCGTACAAACCACGAACCAACCACCTGGCTTCTTTGACGGAAACGGTACCCGTTACTAATGGGCGGTTAGGCTGATTGATACGATCGATTTCGATATCATATATATCATTGATGACCATACTGGCGGCAGTAATGGATTGTACAATGATCAACGAAGCAATAAACGACGGGGAAACAATCCATTTTTCCCAAGAATAAGGATTCGTGATATATCCAGACAACAGACACAACATCGATACTGGAATACTATTTTTATGTAGACGTGTCAATTTAACAATTTCGTACAATTTCGATGGAGGTATGTTGATGTTGTTTTCATTATATTCAGTGATTGGTCCCTTCACCTCATGTTTTTCGGGTGGAGATTGATTCAGTGCCATCATTCGAAAAGGCATCTTTCCTAATTTTACAAAACTTCGTACCGGTGGTAAAATCCATAGTAAACATAAAAAAAAATGTGTAATTTTCATTTCATGTAAGTAAATATAATTGTTACATGAAATATACTCTTTGTGTGGTTTATGGTTTAAAATCCGGCGTTATAACCGTCATCATAACACGCTATACTATTGTCGTTGGTATGTCGAATATTGACAATGTTGTTTTGTATTTCAATCTTGGAACAAGTGATAGGGGTATCATTGACTTGAGCCATTCCGCGTTCGATTTCTTCGGATACGTCTTTGCGTTGATATTTGTTCGACTTGATATTTTCAAAGGCTTTCATATCCAAAATGATTTGACTAGCATTCGTACCGTAGGATCCATGTTGACCGCACATAATGTTCGCGGATACCCCACGCATATGATCCAATTCGGCATGTCTGGCGGCATTCAAGAAGACTTCGGTATGTACTTCGAACGTGGCCTTGGCAATCGGTCCCACATTATCATTCAATAGTCCTGATCGGAAAATAGACACCATGTTTTTGTTACACGTCATACGATCACATAGCAAACTAGTATGATGATAATTGACACTCGCTCCACTAAACGCCAACACTTCAATCAATTCATTTTGAATACATTGACGGGCGGCTTCAATACCCAATACATGGAATACTTCTTTGATATCGTTACTAATTGTGCGTCTGAAATCGATATAATCCAGTGCCAACGTTTCCATCAAATTGGATCCGGTCGTGTCGAGAACCCAGGTATCTTTTTTCACATATTTGTCGCTTTCTTTGACAACACTGTTTTGTATTTTTCGTGGGAGAATGTTGTGTACGCCATTTACACCACGTAATACAATGTTGTTGAGGAGGGTATCTTGGAAATTCTTCAGCAAATAGATTTCGTCGGATTGATCTAATGGATTCGATACCCCGCGTGTTTTCTTACTCTTGTCAAACACGGATCCGTTGGTACGAATACGGAATACCAATTTGTCCATGTTATGATCCGAAAAGATACACTGTACGTCTTTACCATATTCACTATTGGAAATGGCGAAATGTATATCGTCCATCATAATGTTTTTGTCAATCAATGATTCTTGATCCATTTCAATACGAATGATCCATTTCGACCGCGATGGTGGGTTGGTCGCGGGATTGGTTTCCATACAATCTTCGATCATCTTTTCGAATTCGAAAAACTGTTCGAGAAACTGTTGATCGTCGGCAATATGCGTCGCGGTTGGATTCGGATCAAAACATACTTGTACGGATTTGACTACATCGATCAATTTCGTATGGGAGATTCTAGTGGCGAATTGACTCGCTTTGTCTTGATCGGTCTCGTCCATGGGTTTCAAATAAATGGTCATCGAAGGGTTTTTAGGGTTTTTGGTCAACCGAAGAATTTCTTCAATACGCGGAACACCACGAGTTACGTTGGATTTACTCGCAATACCCGATCCGTGAAATGTGTTCAGTGTGAGTTGCGTGCAGGGTTCCCCGGTGGAAGTTGCCGCCACCACCCCCACCATTTCACCGGGGTGTACGAGTGCTTCTTTGAATTTCAGAAGCACGGTTTCTAACAATAGGATCAGTGCTTTTTTATGAAATCGGCGTTTCACCAACAAATCGCGGGGTGTCAAATAGTAGAAGTATAGGACACGGAAGAGAGGATTGGTTTTGGCAAAGGGAATCGAATTGACACGTTCGAAATATTCTTCGATCAATTCAAAGGCTTCGAACGGGGTAATATCCACGGCAGAATTACCCTTGAGATCCAATTGTCCTTGAACGTTTTGTATAAGATATTGGAAGGCAACGGGTAAACGTACCGAATTTTCACTCTGTCGTAGAAATACCTTTTCGACAATTAAATCACGATCACGGACCAGTCTGGTAGCATATTCGTAACATTTGTCTCGGCATTTTTCTTTCTGTTTGTTCATACGTGAAATGGCTTCTTTGGTGAAAATCGCCAGTCGCAAATTGTTTTCGGCTTCCACCATTCCTGGAATATCAAAATGCATATAGATATCTTCCACCGACAAATTGGCCATGGGTAATATTTGATTTTCCACCTTCATGGAATCGAAATTGTCGTCACCATATGTAAATTGAATGATCTTTCCTTTGTTGTTACGAACCGTCATATCGTAGTTGATCATCAAATCCTCCAATCCCTTTACCAATCTGCGCTGGATATATCCCGTCGAACTCGTCTTCACCGCTGTATCAATCAAGCCAGTTCGCCCTGCCATCGCATGGAAGAACAATTCGGGGGCGGTCAATCCAGTAATATAGGAATTTTCCACAAATCCACGGGAATTGGGTGAATCGTCGTATTTTTTGTAATGGGGAAGGGTACGGTCATCGAACCCGTACGCAATACGTTTACCGTCGACCGCTTGTTGTCCCAGACACGAAATCATCTGGGAAATATTGACCAAATTACCTTTCGAACCCGAATTGACAATCATCAGGAAACGGTTGTCTTTGCTGAGGGATTTTTTACCGATTTTACCGGATTCTTCCGTGGCCTTGTTCAAAATATTACTAAGCATCAATTCAAAATGTTTCATATTGGATGTAGCTGTATTGTTTTCGAAAATACCCAGATGTACTTTGTCGATGATCGTCTGGACTTCCATTTTTTGTAATCGAATTGCCTCGACAATTTTTTCGTTCGTGGCGCGATCGGCAATCAGATCACTGATACCGACACTGAACGAACTTGTTTTCATATATTCGGTGACAATGTTTTGTAAATTGTCATTGTAATCCGCACACGCCATGTTACCGAAATCATTACAAATTCTGTGTAAAATACCTTTGGTGGCGGCCTCAAACACCGATTTTTCTACTTGACCACGAATATACTTACCTGCATAAATCTCCAACATATTGTTGTTTTCGGGATCTTTGGCATCATCGGTGTCTTCGTCAAAGAGACCCGTCTTGTATTTCAAGGTGATAGGGGGGGTAATTTGGGAGAGAATATCAAAATTGGTGACTTCTTTACCTGCTTTACGAATCGCATTCACGTCCACATGAGGATAGGACATGAGGAGATTCATCGCATCTCTTGGTGAGAATTTGATATCTTTTCGTGTGAATCGGAACGAACCTAGAAGAGAATCCTGAAAGATACCGATAATCGGCTTGTTAGAACCAGGGTTAATTATTTGATAGGGGGTGGCCGCCAAATGGCGTATTTCTGTTTCTGTTACTATACTTTGAGCGCAGTGCATATTCCATTATGGCGCATTTATCGTTGTGAATAATGCGGGTGCCAAACCCAAACTTTCATTTAGGATTAGACTTTACCTTATGCCTCATCTGGTTGATTAAGCCATCATTTGAGACCCATGATCGTCAAGTCGTTGAACCTTCCCCATACTCTATCATAACGAGTTTAGGGGCTTGGCTGCGGATTGTCTAATACTTCACCGGTTTTACCATTGGGATCGGTCATTACCCGAGTTCCCCTATCCGTTGTTTCCAACAATAGGGTGGTCTGTGAAGTCTCTAAAGAGTTTCCCGCAATTTGGTCATGTTGCCATTGTATTAAATCATTTATAAATTGTATAGCACGTTTTTTAGTTTCGAGTATTGTTTCATATTTGCCGACGAATCTAGATATAATTCCTTGAATTTTTACACATATGAATTCGTAATTTTCTATGTTGTTACGTTGCACATATATGTATTGTTCAAAATTATTTATATCAACAGTAACATGTCTATACCGATCAAACTTTTGTTTTTGATGTTGATTCTGTGTATGTTTCATTTGCATTTCACGATGCGTGACATCTTTTTTTGCAAATTTTACACGTTCGGAAATCAAATTTTTTGTATAATCGCTTTTTTTCAATGATAGTTTTTCACGATCGTACTGGACAGGATTTGGTTCATGAAATACAATTTTTGTACCATGTTTACTACCAGCCTTTTGTCCTCCGTTCGTTAAATTATATCCATTCGGGTATTTGGAAGAATGATTTATAATGTTCATACATTCATATGTATCTAATTCGTCGATATTACATGTTTGAATGAGTTCACATGTGAACTTTTCTGAACCATATTTTCGTAAAGAGGCATTCAAATAACTGCAATGATCTGTAGTATTTGAACGTGCACTACTAATATGTTGTTTAAATCTTCCCAAATATCCAAATGGTCTATATTTATCATGATTTAAGCGATGACTTCGCGTTTGACCGATATAACATTTATTATTTACTGTATTCGTGATTTTATATATTTCGCCGACAACTTTATGAAACTCATCTTTGTTATAAATTTCTAACATATACTATGTTAGAGGTGCTATTATTTATATGATTTAATACACTGACTATACGGTTATATTGATTCAATTTTCCGCGCTAAAAGATTATTGAATAAGTAGACATTACAATGTTTTCCCTACCGAGTATTGTCTACATCTCGGTAAGCACCCGTATGTTAGAGACAAATATCTATCTCGTCTCCATCAAAATCAGCCGTTGTGTTTTACAGAATTCCACATCACTCACCCAGTGATACGAAATTCACCTGACCTTTCGAATCAGGACCAGACTTTACCTTATGCCTCATCAGGTTGATCAGACCATCATATGAGACCCACGATCATCAAGTCGTTGAACCTTCTTCATATCCTTATCATAACGGACTTAGAAGCTTGGCTGCGGATTACCCAATCCTTTACATTTTTACTGTCGGGTTTGGCTATTAACCAAGATCCCCTATCCGTTGTTTCCAACAATAGGGTAGTAGTAAAGGCTCTATAGGACGTCCCCGCAATTTGGTCGTGTCGCAAATAAATCAATAAACTCATAAGATATTTCTATATGTTAGTGTATAAGAGTTGATTGATTTACTCACTAGGAGGTAGCACGCTTTTAACGCCTCCTGTTGACAACCTAATTTTGATTGTACGGTTTTGTATTTGCCACGTTCATACGGAACGAGTCGCCAACTTTCATAACTTTTACGACGTGTCCCATCATCGAGGCTCGATGCAGGGACGGTTGTCGATTGAATAGCACCATGTCTCCGTCCATCAAATGTCGATGGACGGTGTCGCCGTTTTCCAAACGAATGGATTCGCGATCGACATATCGCAAGGAGATATTGTCGCCTCCGTTTTTGCGTTCGAGGATTTTGGCGCCAGGGTGAATATCGGGGCCGTTATTCACAAGTTTCATCAAGAAATCGCGGTTCATATCGTTCACCATGACAGGTTTCGTCAAATTTTTGGCAATTTTCATGGGTACACCAATTTGTTTCATGGACAAATTCGGGTCGCCAGTGATGACGGAACGGGCACTAAAATCGACACGTTTCCCCATCAGATTCCCGCGGATACGTCCATTTTTGCTGTTGATACGCCCCATAATACACTGATAAGGTCGACCGGATCGTTGAGCCATCGGATCCACCCCCTTGATTTTGTTATTCACAATCATGGCAATGGAATGTTGTAAGATGGTCGACAGTACATCAATGGCATACGTATTGGTATCATTGGAATTCAGGCGTTCCTTCAGATTGTTGTTGTATTTGATGATATTGCTATAGATATGGGTCAAATCGTCTTCGGAACGCTGTTGGGCATCGTGTTTTACGGAAGGACGAACGGCGGGTGGAGGTACGGGTAATACTTGACAGATCATCCATTCGGGACGTGACCAGAGGGGGTTGAATCCCATAAAATGCACATCGTCATCGGAAATACGTTTGAAAATCTTGAGAATGATTTCGGGGGTTAATTTCAGATCCCCCATCTTTTCCCAGATGGCAAATACATTCGACATCCCCTCGAGTTTGATCTTGTCCGGTTGTTTGTATCCACACCCGTCTTCGGTTTCTTGACCACAACGTTTGATTTTGGTTGCCAGTGCAGAAACATAATCCCAACGTGTCTCGGCGGGTTGACACAAAATATGAGTATGTTGGTTTTTATTGACGAGTAATTTACTACATTTGAAACAAACACAACGACAAATTTTCATGATTTCCTTGAGATGCTGTATGAAGAATACTGGACGGGCTAATTCAATATGACCAAAATAGCCCGGGGTATCAATATAAACCATACCGTCCGTGGGACAAATTGTGCCAGGTTCCAATACGCCCATTCTAGGATCGAAAAGTCCACCAATGACTGGTTTATTATTAATATAGGTGTCACGGGACGTAATTTCCACGACGGAATTTTTACGAATTTCTTCCGGTGACAACATACTAAATTGTATTCCAATAATTTTGGACGGAGTTTTTTCTTTCAACATTTTGGTGCGTTGACTATTTGACATGATCTTGATGGTAACTAAGATTGAATGTGAAGCGATGTCGATAGTATATTATATATTACATATTATTATATCCTTTTCGTTTGAATCAATTTTTGGCAATGTCAAAAATTGATTTAAAAATATGGTAAGATAATATCATCTATAACCAGCATCAGAATATAATCGATATCGTTCTTATACACCATGATGAAAGACATTAAACGTAGTAATCAAAAAAATACCAAGACGATGAATCCTCGTAAAAAGAGCGAATCATCGTCGGATTCGGAATCAGAAGTTTCGGAATACGAAACTGTGACAGACGAAGATGATGATTATGACGAAGAAGACGACGACGAAGAAGACGACGAAGACGACGAAGAAGAAGAAGGGGACGATGACGAAAGTTCGGATCAGTCTTATAGACCTCCCAAGAAAAATCCTCTTAAAAAAAAGTCCAAGAATAAGACGAAAAATGAGGAGGATAATGAGGATACTGACAAACTAGCCAAAAAATTCCGTAAATATTTGATGACGTCTTTGATAAAGGGATCGGCAAGGGCAGATGTAGAGGATGAAATCGAATCAAATGAAGAAGACACTGATTCGGATGAAGAAGCGAATTTATCACAGCGTAAAAAAAGTAGACGGTTAGCAAGCAAAGCAAAAAAGGAGAAAAAAAGTTCGAAGAGTACAAAAAGTTCGAAAAAATCGAAGAAAGACAAACGTATTCAATTATTAGACGAAGACTCGTCGTCAGAATCGGATGAATCAGACGACGATGAAGACGAGAAGGATGATGATCAAAATATCATGATTATCATGGGTGGAAATGGGATGACGGACGATGATTATTATTATGACAATCCACATGTCGCCGAAGCAGCCGAAATCCAGCAAATTCTTGAATGTGATAATGATGTTTGTAATAGTGATGATGAAAAAACGTTTATGAAGGAAGACTACCAGCACATAGACTACTTTCCTAAAGAAGAGACAAAAAATCAAAAAAACTCCAAGACAAAAACGTCGGATTCGCGTAAAAAAAAATCAGCCCAACGTAAACAGGATAAGGATTCAAGTGAAGAAGAAACCAATCTATCGGTAGAAGAGGAATACAAAGAACTGATAGATTTGAAAAAGCATCTTTCAGAAAAACTGAAGATCAACCCGAAAAGTAAGATCTTAATTCATGCCATGAAAGCCTGTCGCGAATCTATCAGTAAATTGGTGAAAAAGTCCCGTATTAGTAACACCAAGGATTATTACAAATTGATCAAGACCGAACAAAAAAATACGGTATCAGAGATTGATTATTTCAAGAAAAAATTATCGCACAAGGAACAGACAGAAATCATGAAAGAAATGCAATCCATCAATGAGCATATACATATCGATAAACCCTATCGTCTACGTTTGTTACAAACTAAATTACCACCCAAATACAAGGCAACGGTGATGAACAAATTGAATTCGATGCAATCGATGGAACCTAGTGATACCGAATATCATAAAATGAAAACGTGGGTGGATACCTTCATGCGGGTTCCGTTCAATGTATACAAGAGTTTATCCGTCAACATGAATGATGGAATGGATGTATGTGATAAATTCATGAAGAATGCGATGACACAATTGGACGACTGTGTTTATGGACTGGATGATGCTAAAATGCAAATCATGCAAGTGTTAGGACAATGGATAACGAATCCGGGTGCCATGGGGTCGGCGATTGCTATACATGGACCACCGGGTACAGGAAAAACTAAATTGGCCAAGGAAGGAATTAGCAAGATTCTGGGCAGAGAATTTGCATTTATAACATTGGGTGGTGCAGGTGATTCCAGTTTTTTGGAAGGACATTCTTATACGTACGAGGGTAGTAGTTGGGGTAAAATAGTGCAAATATTGATTGATAGTAAATGTATGAATCCGGTAATCTTCTTCGACGAATTGGATAAATTGAGTGATACGGCAAAAGGACAAGAGATTACGGGTATTTTGACCCATCTGACAGACACCACCCAGAACGATCAATTTCATGACAAATACTTTTCGGAGGTGGATTTTGATATTAGTAAATGCTTGTTTATCTTCAGTTACAATGACGAGAATTTGGTGAACCCAATTTTGAAAGATCGAATGTATAAGATTCAAACAAAAGGGTATGATACCAAGGAAAAGGTAGTGATTACGAAAAAATACTTGTTACCCAAAATTCGCGAACAAGTCAATTTCAAGGAAGAGGATATCATCATTCCGGATGAGACACTCCAATACATCATTTCCACCGCTAAATTTACACAAAACGAACAAGGTGTACGTAATTTGAAAAGATGTTTGGAAATCATTTATACCAAATTGAATTTGTTTCGTCTAATGAAATTAGATGAAGAGGGTGATTCGCAAAAAATATTAGGAAAAAACAACGAGTTGAAAGTGACTTTTCCGTTTACAGTAACCAAACCGATTGTCGACAAATTGATTCGTGGTGACGACAATCAAAATCAAAGTTTGTTAGCCATGTATGTGTAAAATATCGTATCATCTACGCAAAATGTACTTTACGTGTTTTGTTATATTTTTTTTTGCGGCGACCACGACTTGTACCCCCTCCAACGGTCAAACTCATTGGCAAGGGGGCTGAAAGCCTCTGCACTAATAACTCAGAAGGTGACCGTAGGTCACCGGAAGAGTTTAGGCAAGGTGCGGAACGCACCGAACTACTAAGTCCGAAGCAAGCTTCGCTTGCGGAGGACTTTGGTGCTTTCGTGGGTTCCACGTCGGAATAAATCAAGTCGGTATTTTTTTTATGAAGATAACATTTACTATTATCATCTTTTTTACAATCGTTACATAGGTCTTCAAGTTTTTTGTAATGGTAATCCAAAAGTTTACTATATTTTTGTAGTAATTGTTTTTCTTCTGGTATAATTTCGGTGTCAATGTTACCACCGTCGCGAATAATCTTTTCCCATGTACGTGATATTTTGGTAATATCAGACGCTATCGAAGTAAACACATCTTTTACCATTCCTTTTTTGGGTATTTCTAATAGTAATTCGGGTCTATGTGCTAATACTCTTGTACGAATATCGGTTGGTTTATTTGAATAACTAATAGATATTTGTGTATTATCTATGAAATTATGTATACAATCTTTGGTATAAGCGTAACAATCCTCATAAAATCCCATAGAATTGTACCAAGTTTTCCCGGAGGAAAGTATGCGTAGTTTACTAAGAGACAGATTTGCTTTTTTCATAACGATTTCCGGAGGAACAATACGACTAACATCGTATTCAATGATCAATTGGTATGATTCATATTTGGGTTGTTTCGATAGTTCGATTAATTTAAGCAAAATGTATTTACCACTACCGACTGTAGAATTGTCGGATGAACACTTGTAAATACTTTTGACAATGATTTTATGGGCATCATCGTCAAAGTATAATTCAACGCAATTGGTATGGTTCATTTTTACAATACACAATTGTTTGTCGGGATTGTATTCGTATTCCATATTTTTATCATCAAATACACTGAGAATGTCAGTTTTTCGGTTGGTAATCGATTCAAACTCTTTCGGTAGCAAAGCTACCTTCTGAGTTAGTAGTGAAGAGGCTGAAAGCCCCTTGTCAGTATCGGACATGCTATAACTACTGTAGATAAAAAAATAAGACGTCCTTAGATTAGTAGCAAAACGTTTCCTAGAATCGGCTTTGCCGATTCTGAGGAAACAGATCTTCGCACGTTTCAGTAAAATATAACGAATGTATATAGTATGAAAATAAATAGGACACATCGAACAAATAAACAAAGAAATCGTAAAACGAAAAAAGGTGGAAAATGGTACGAAATGCTCCGACGTAAAAAAACATCGGAAGATCCACTCGCTTATCAAATATTAACCGAAAAACGAACGAATTTACCAATCGATGATGGTAAAAGGTTTGCGGAATTGCCAAAAATAGATCTACATGATTATCCAGTAAACCCAGACGAAGATGATGATCATGATATGTTACGCGTTGATAAATATGATGATGAAGATGAAACATGGCGTGATGTGGAAGATCAATTACCAACCGAGAATTTGATAAAAAAGGAAGGTTCTGAAATTTGTACCGAACAGGCCAATAATTGCGATTTAAGTAAGATACCAGTTCCCGATGAAAAAAGTTGCACCTGGATAGGTGAAGGGGCATTATATGGTATGTTATCCATTGCCAATAAATCAGAGGTAACTAATGGTACTGAATTGGTTACGATTAAAAAAGATGATAAAAAGCCACCTATGGGAACATTTAATTGTGATTTATTAAAATCAAAAATAGAAGAAAAATTTTCAAATTTTTATACTTATAAAAATTGCCAAAGATTTAAACAAATAACTAGTTTCAAAATGTACGGACATTTTTTTAAAAGGAATCATTTATCACTAGTATCTTTGGCATTTAGATTATTTACGAATTTACAAACAATTACATTGGGTATAGATCCCGAGTCGTTCAAATTAAAAGAAGGTGAACTTGAATGTCTTGAGAAACAAAATAATATTCAATTTATAATACAAGATGGCAAGTATGGTATTGAATTAGTAGCAACACGTGGAGAACTTACTGACAAGGGGCAAGGTGCGGAACGCACCGAACTACTAAGTCCGAAGCAAGCTTCGCTTGCGGAGGACTTTGGGCAGAAGTTAGGTGGTAAAAAGCGTAAAACACATAAAAATAGAAAGAAGACTAACAAAAATAAATCGTGTAAGAAGTGAAAATATTAGTTACATTCTTTCGTATACACCCGTTCAACAAAACCAATTCGGACGTGGTGTATCACAATGTTCATTAGGTTTTCGGCTACAAGGACTTACTGGTTGTTCTTTCACAACGGTATCATGATTCGTATGTGTATGTGTATTTCGAACATAAATATGTAGATTATTTATTTTGTCAGTGTGTATTTTGCGCATGTTCGCATGAGCCATATAGTTAAACCATAAAATACGTTGTGTTTCTATATAATGTAAAACATAACAGGCAAACACGGTACAACCATCATATTTAATTTTTACAATGATACCATAACGTGAGGATTTGGTGATCATGGTCATACCGGTTGGAAAAAATCGTTTTTTGAACAACCGGGTGTTTTCATTTTTTTGGTATATCCCCCAACGAGTAAATACAAATTCGATTACAGACAATTCATATATTTTTGTAATATTTTTTTTCCAAATCAACCACGATTGTCTCCAAATGTCTAATTCCAAGTTTTCACGTGGACTATCATACATCCATAAACAATATTCGGGCATCAATTCATCGTCGTCAGGAATACGTAACGAATATTGCATTTTTTCTAAAAGATACTTTATAATATATGTTTACAAATCAAATATATATTTACTAATTCGAATCAATTTTTACAGGTCCAAACTTCTCCGGGTGCAAAGCACCACCCTTTGAAGTTAGTAGTGAAGAGGCTACACGTTCCGTGTGCCCCTTGCCAAAAAACATAAAATGGTTACGATAGTAGTGAACATAGAATGCCTGAGATGATGATATTGAAATTGAACAATGTTCATCCCAAATTTACGATTACTACCGACAATGAAATGACCGAAGTTCTTTGTAAAAACAATTTGCATGGATTGGTGTATGGTTTTCGTCGTACGAGTGAAACGGAAGCCAATATAGATCGTTTTGTTTTTCAGGACAATATTGATACGACCGAGCGATATATTTCTAATTTCAAAGACGGGTGGTCTTTTCCAATAGTGTGTAATATTCAACTGGAAAATGGAAAGCACATACTACATACCATGTATTTGATTTCCGTTTCACAAGTACCAATTGAACAAATGAATCAATTATATACAAAATACATTGAACTTGAAGCACTTTATAATGAGTGTAAACAACAATTACACGCATTACAGCAAATACCAATACTGGGTGAAGATGAAATACAAAAATTAATAAAAGAAATTGAACGATTACGTAAATGGCAAACGATTGCGTGTAAATATTTCCCTCAAGATCAAACCGCCAATATTATTTTACTTATCAATGACGAATGTAAATAGTAGCATGGGCAAGGTGTGGAACGCACCGAACTACTAAGTCCGAAGCAAGCTTCGCTTGCGGAGGACTTTGGTCAGAGGGCTGAAAAGCCTTCAACTACTAACTTCGAAGGTGGCAGAGCCACCGGAGAAGTTTGGGAATTCCAATCCTATAACTATTTCTTTTTGTTTTTTCTTGTTTTGGTATGTTTATAACGTTTATAACCTCCTTCAATTCTACGTGTACGAATTTGTCTCATTAAAGGTTCACTACGAATTTGGCGTAGTAAATTTTGATTAGGTGCTCTTATTAGGTTATCTGTTTCTGATAATTCAACTATTTGGGCGTTACTGCGTAAGTTAGGTAGGTTAGGTAGGTTTGGCAAAGCATTATATAATTGAATATAAAATTCGTTAGGAGCATTCAATAAAAATCGAAATATCTCTAAAAAATTCAATCCATTCGCAAGCAAAATAGGACAAACAATATTAATATAATTATGTAAATTGTCTTCATTGATAGTATTTACACCTTCTTGTAGTAATTTCAATGCTCGAATACGAAACATAAATATACCACGTAATACTAACATAATACATAATATAGCTTGCCAATCATAATTTTGTTCATATTCGTAATGTTTTAACATATAATTAAATGGATCATCCTTAGATGAATCTCTAGGTGCTATAGTTTTTATTGTGGATTTAATTGATTTAATCTGACTAGTTACTGGTATTGCATGTATTGTTTCAGCAGTTTTAGTTATCCATCCGATTAATCTTTTACCGATTCGTTCAAGCATTTTGGTATAAGTCAATTGTTCACGTCGTTCGATCACATCTTCAGAATAAGGGGTCGTCTCTAATATTTGAATAATGTCGGGTTTTCCATAAAAGTCGATAGGCCCCATTCCAGTTATAAGTTTTTTTAAATTAAAATAGGCAGGATCCCAATAATGCAGTTGTCGGAAATAAAAGGATTCTTTTGCCATGTCCGCTTTTAAAACGATTGAATCAACCACTTCAGGGCCTGCAACAGTAGTAACCCCTAACAAATTAACGGTAGTTAACACATTTTTTGCAGCCCAAGCAACAGCACTTAATGTATTGTTAGTAGCCAAAACTAATGCAGTTTTGCATAAGTCGAGTGCTTCTTTTTGGTTATAGTATATTGCTATACCCGTAGCAACTGCGCCCGTTGTTTTAATTGTATTATCAATTACACCAATATTTCTAGATAATATTAAATTTCTGGATTCAACCGCATCCGCTAATTCACTCATATATTCTTGTAATGGTACGGCAAATTCTTTTTTAAATTCTTCGGAAAACAATTCCAAACAAATTAACCCATTATTATCCGAACCACATAATGGTGAATGGATATAGTTTAACAATTGAATATAATCTCTAGAATCAGGAATACTCTCTTCTAATACTTTTTTACGTAGTTCATTTTGTTTGTCAAATTTTTTTAGCATAATATCAGCAGTTCTTTTCCAATCATCGGGCGCTACATTATGTGGTTTTTTCAAGTATAATAAATTCGAATCAATCTCTTTATTATTAAAAATTTCCGTCATTGCTTTTTCAGCTAGTACTAAAAAATTCGGATCATTTATAATGTTTTGCGGGATATAATTACCTTGTTGATCATAATTATTTAATGGGTTTTTTTTCATTTCCCCTTTGGTAGTAAAAAAATGTTCAAATAACGAATTAGATTCTGGTTCCGATTCGATACCATCAATTCTTAACTGAACGTCAGTAACTACTTTAAGTAATGTGTTCGTCGATTTATCGACTAAGTCGCGTGATATACTTTCAAAAATTGGTCTTATTTGTAAATCTGATTTGTGAATAGGTGATGTCCTTAAAACATGCATATAATTATAAGCCAAAAAGAGTAATATAGTTAACATAGTACTATCATAAATTTTCAAAACAATATTTCCTCCCTGTTGTTTTTTTTCTTTTGGTGGTTCTAAGGCAATATATTCTAAATTTGCATACATAAATATAATCATTGTATGTAATTTGTTAATTACAACAATTAATATGAATCTTTCTTTAATTGTTTCCTCTGTCTGTTCTATTCTTGAATATAACAAAATATAATAATTCAATAGTAATTCATAAAAAATAAAATTGTTTTTAATATTTTCCACCTGTGAATTTAAAATTAAAGCTAAATTAACATCGCCACCTTTATGTGTTTTTTTAGTAGTTCTAACCATAATCCTATATCTATATATATCTATATAGATATCATTACTCTTATCCAGTAACAAAATTATGTTACATTCTTTGTAATTCAGGATATTTGTTTTCAATTATTTGTACTATATCTTCCGGTTTTAATAAGTTGGTATTTTTCAAAATAACTTTGCAATCTAAAAGTAATTCCTTGGCACTAGTGATAATTTCCAAAGATTCTTCTTGGGCTTTCAATATCAACTCATTTACTTCCTGATCAATCAAAAATTTGGATTGATCACTGGAATCGGGGTAAATATTCTTCTTACCCATACCATATTTTACAATCATATTATGTGCTAGAATATATGCTTCTTCAAAATCTTTTTTAGCACCGGTCGTAACCGAATATCCATAAAAGACTTCTTCAGCAATTCGTCCACTTAACAATACCATCAAATGCGCAAACAGTCCATTTTTAGTATAAATATTGGAATCTTCGTCGTTGGAATCGAAAATGGTATATCCAGGGGTTTTGGGTGACCATGTGTTCAAACACACCTTGACTAATTTCGAATGTGCTTTGGAGAAAAATCCGACCAAAGCGTGACCCATTTCATGAATGGCAATACGATCAATGATATCATCACTATATTTACTTTCGGTGGATTGCCAACCAGCCAAAATACGATTAGCGATGTATTCCAAATCTTCAAATGTAATTATTTCACGATTCTCGCGTAGAGCCCTCAACATACTTTCATTCAATAAATTTTCAATCTGTGCACCGGAAAATCCCCCCGTCATTTCGACAATGTAATGGATATCAACCAACGGATCCAATGGTTTTCCTTGCAAATGAATATCAATAATAGCACGACGGGTGGTACTATCGGGATTACCGATAAAAATATGTTTGTCCATTCTCCCCGCACGGACGAGTGCCGGATCTAACAAATCCAACCGATTTGTCGCACCAATCACAAAAATACCGTGGGCATCTTTGTAACCGTCCAAATTAATCAGAAGTTGATTCAATGTCTGGTCCTTTTCCGAATTCGAAGACACCATATCATTACCACGTTTACGTGCCAATGCATCAATTTCATCAATAAATATAATACATGGTTTGTTTTCTTCCGCCAATTTAAATAGTTCTCGAACGCGACTCGCACCTACCCCTACATACTTTTCCGAAAATTCACTACCAGATACTGGTATAAAAGTTACATTAATTTCGCCACTAAACCCTTTTGCCATCAGAGTTTTGCCATTACCGGGGGGGCCTTCAAAAATCATGCCTTTGGGGGTGCGTACGTTGAATTTTTGATATTTATCGTAATTAATTAGAATATCGGCGGTTTGTAATAATTCTTTTTTCACCGTATCGTATCCTCCGATATCCTGGAAAGAATAGGACGAATTTCGAATAATTTGGAACTGACTACCAGTATCAAATTCATTGTTACTGGGTGAATTTTTACCCTGAGTGGTCATATGTTTGGGAATAAAAAAAACAGTGGGGTCACGATAACGATATACACCATCTTTATCATAGTATCCATTCCCCTCACGATCATACGTAGATTTTGGTCTTGATTTGCGTGGATCCGATGGAAAATGGGGTTCTTCGTCGTCCAAATCATCGTCATCTTCATCGTAATTGTCGTCGTCGTTTAAATCGTCTGGTAAGGAGTCGCGTTCAGCCATATTACTCATAATTTCTTTATTAATATTTTCAATGATTTGTCGATTGATAAAAATAGTTTCAGGTTGTGTACGGTTCATATATATTGCCTTATTGTATGGCGAATATCTCTTATTTTTTAAATAAAAAATTTTTTCTAGTTTTTTCATATTTTGATCGTCCAAATGATTATATTCACTCTTATAACTTTTCAACCATTTTCCATCTGCCCCATTACGTTGTCTTATACTGAAATAAATAGGGTGATGTAATGATTTCGCCGACCCTACGAAGTTCGTAGTTAGAAGGCTTTCCACCCTCTTACCGAAATATAAAACAGACAATACCGCAATCACGAATGAAGACACGCGACACATTCCCCTATGTTATGTAAATATGCAGTATTTTATTTATATCCTTTTGGCAAGGGGCACACGATAAATGGTAGGCTTCAACGGTCTAATACCAAACCTATCAGGATTCAAAAGTATATAGAAACAAATATGTAAAATAGATAGTATATGACAACCGTAGATACGATAGTGGATATTGTGGATATTTCAAACGTCGTTATATTTGGCAAGGGGCACACGGAACGTGTAGCCTCTTCACTACTAACTTCGAAGGTGGCAGAGCCACCGGATAAGTTTGATATTAACCTAGACATAAAATGTATGTGTGACAGTGACCATGAATTTATCATTGATTGGATAGACATTGATCCAGATAAATCACAACAAATTGTATATTGTAAATTTTGTTATCTCGAGGGCAATCTACAAAAAATTGATTTAGAAAAATTACAATCCAACACAATTATTAACGACAATGCAAAAAACAATTCCACATACAGAAATGAAAAGTCCTAAACCCATGATATGGCAAGGGTTTAGTTTTCCATTTAGAAAAAATAGTCCAAAATGTCCGTCAATGAATTCATCGCCGGCGATTGATACGGCGTCCATAGCGAGTAGTATAAGTCACGACGACATCAATTATGATGAATTCGATATGAAATCGGATATACAATCCATTATAATCAACGAAGATATACAAATATTAGAATCTGTTCAAACAAAAGATACAAAAACATTTGTGCCAAACATTCAATATGGTAAAGTACTTGAAATAATATCCGGTACAGAGTTTTTAGTCGCTGCGCGTATTTATAACGGTTATACGAAAGTATTGGCACCTATCTTGTATAATTTTCGTATTCGATTACGTAATGTTCCATTCTTTGGAATTTATGAAGAATGTGCCAAAAACGAACTATCATCATTGATACTCAATAAAATTGTTCTCATTAAGAGAGGGGTATTCACGGCCGACGGGTTTATTGAATCCGACGTTTACAGTGTCAATATTTCCTATTTACACAAAAATTTACAACGGACATTACCAAATAGCAATGAATGTTTGTGTATTAACGATACGATGAATAAATATAGCGCTATAATTGTTAGCAAACATAAAATGTAAATGTTTTTATGGCAAGGGGCAGAATGCCACCGAACTACTAACTTCAAATGATGCTTTGCACCCAGAGAAAAACCCTCAAATGGCTAATATTCATTGCTACTCGCAAAATAGCAATGAATCCGAACGGATAAATATCTAGTGTTTACGCACCGTTTTTCTCTTGTGCATCGGATTCGATCCACGAAAATGGTCCGATTTTTTTGTTGCATTTCCTAAACCTTTCTTACATTTGTAAATTTTTGCCACACGTTTTAGTGTACCACTATTACGACATTTGGATGAATCGCGACGTCTTTCCGACGCATAAAATTGTTTTACAAATGATAACCAGGGATTCATAATTATGTATACATTATCTGCCGATTTTTTTCAACAAATCCATGTATTTGAATACTGAACGCGAAGACATACTTTTTTGTTCTTTTGCTTTCAATTTACTCGTTATAATAATATTCGGAATGATGGTTGATTCCCACTCAGGTAACACGGATAATATTTCAGCGCCCATTGTGATCAATAAAAACAGTACTTCTGTGATTTCGTCGGCTTCATTGGTACGATTTTCTTCAGATATATATTTGGTGAATACTGATTGAAAATGAATAATCAAATCAGTAAGTGTAGATGTTTTCAACACCGATCGATTCATCAATAATACAAGAAATGATGCGGTAGCACGACGGGTCTCATTTGCTTTATTATATTCACAATATGCATCATAATCAACATTTGAATCAACATATTGTAATGTGTAAATATTATTATTATAATTTGACACAAAATCGTTCAAAATGGTTGAGAAAATTTCAAATTTTTCTACCAATTCTTTGTATAAATCCGCGTAAATGTCTCCATAAAATTTATTTGTACTTGCAATATCAAAAATAAACTGTGCTATCTTTTTTATATTCATGAGTGTATTTTCGGATGCATCATGTTCGTTTCCCGAATCATCCATGAATTTTTCAACCAATAAAACAATTAGATCGCGGTGTGTTTCGTAATTTTTATTGGAAATTTTATTCAAAGATATACGTATGTCGTTAATATCCTTTTCTACACCTTCTTTGGTCATTATTTTCGTTGCTTTAAATGATTTTCCTGAATTCCAATCGTCGGAATTACTATTTTTATGATTATGGTCACCATGTCGGTTCGTAGAACGGTTTTCGTCATATTCGCCATGTCTTTTACGATGATCTGTATGCAACGATTTTCTATTAATATAGTTTGAATTTGATGATGACGACGATCCTCTTGTTTTAGAATAGGATGAATGTGAATTAGTCGATGAATGTGTTGTTGAAATCGTATTTGTTACCGGTGGTGTGATTTCAACCACCATTACATCTAATTCTAAAATATGTGTTATTACGGATTCAGTTAAAAATCTTCGAAAATTTTCTACTACGGTTTCTGGTGTTATATTGATTGATTCAAAATAATTTCGTATATCTTTCATCGAATACCGGTTCGAATTTATTCTAAGCTTCGGCACTACTAACTCAGAAGGTGACTGTAGGTCACTGGAAGAGTTTGGGCAAGGTGCGGAACACACCGAACTACTAAGTCCGAAGCAAGCTTCGCTTGCGGAGGACTTTGGCAAGGGGTACACGTTCCGTGTAGCTTCTTCACTACTAACTCTGAAGGTGGCAAAGCCACCGGAGGAGTTTGGCAAGGGGCTTTCAGCCTCTTCACTACTAACTCTGAATGTAGATTTGCTACCGGAAGAGTTTGGTAGACTAACATTCATAATATATATTTTTACGTTTTTTGATTAGATAAATAAGCAGACTTATATATTGTCAAATTTTGAACGTATACTTGTATTATACATTATTACAAATTATTTTTATACCCTTTAACACCGACTATTTGTTTGGTAACGTAGTAGGCGTAGTCGTAGGTGGGGTACTTGGTAACGTAGTAGGCGTAGTAGTTGGTGGAGTACTTGGTAATGTAGTTGGCGTAGTCGTAGGTGGAGTACTTGGTAACGTAGTTGGCGTAGTCGTTGGTGGGGTAGTTGGTAACGTAGTTGGCGTAGTCGTTGGTCTCAGTGTGGGAACCAGTGGTTGATTAGATCCTTGAGAATTCACACAATTTCCATAACAATTTCCAAGATAATAATACCGATCCTTGTTTAAAATAGACGGATCAGTATAATTCGCCTTCATATATACACCATTTTTATTACCATAAACACATTTTGATCCACCAAGCAACACACAACACGATGTGGAAGCACATGTGTCTTTATTTAATTGGTTACATTGATATTCTAATTGTTCAGGATTTTTTTTATTGAAAGAACAAAACCCACCATTTACATCGTTCGAATCAGTAATGGGAGAACTATAACTAAATCCAGATAATTTACTAAAATTCACCGTATTATTGTAAGAAGGTGCATAATCTGCTGGACCGCCTAATACTAATGATGTTGAACTTAACACGGGTGGGGTGGGTGCTAAAATCGGGATGGAATATTCACCTTGAAAATCCAAAGAATTATCTTGGTTAATATTACGATCATATTCAAAATGAGACAATTTTTTTGTTATGCCAGGTGTGATAGTTGTACCTGAAGTATCAGTAGCACCAGGTGTGATAGTTGTACCTGAAGTATCAGTAGCACCAGTTGCGATAGTTGTACCTGATATATCAGGTGTATCCGATAATAACCAATCATCGTCCGACCATTTTGATTTGATAGGCTGTGAATAATTTGTATATTTTTCAATACTCTTAAATGGAACAAAGAAAATAAAACATATTCCTAAAAAAGCGAATAATAATATGTATTTGAATATTAAAATATCATTCGTGTGATTCATTCGATTGTCATATACATTACATTTACAAACTCTTCCGGTAGCGAAGCTACCTTCTGAGTTAGTAGTGAAGAGACTTTGTTTCCTAGAATCGGCAAAGCCGATTCTGAGGAAACAGATCAGCCCCCTTGCCAGAGCCATCCTTGCCATAAATTGAGGGTTTTACGGACGACGAAGTCGGGTAAGCGACCGAAGGTCGCAACCTTTCACCGCCTACGGCGGTGCTGGTCAGTGGGCAGAATGCCTACAATTAATAACTTCGAAGGTGGCAGAGCCACCGGAGAAGTTTGAGGCGTATAATGCGTTTTGTTATGTAATAAATATTGCTATATTACTTCATATACTATGTTAGCTAGTTTGTTGGTAAAATTCGGATTAACCAAAGAAAATCCTGTAAACAACCAAGATATTTCGTCCAATGAACAAATCAAAAAACCAATCTATGATTCTTTCCGATTACCGATCACTTATGTTGAATCTAGCAAAATACACCCCATGTCTCCCGTCTTAGTATCAGATTTAGAACTAGTTCAATTAACGAATCCGAATCCGAATTCGAAACCCATATATGATGTATTGTTTCAACCGTCTCATTCTTGGGGGAAACAAATGATCCCCGAATGGAGCAAACAATTCAGTACCGATAAACAATATTTGACAGATACGCAACAAGTCATATCTGAAATGGGTAGTTACCAAGACCAAGTCACAGTATTAGACGACCAACATTGCACACAATTCCAAGACATGTGGGATTCGATTCACGCACCATGTTTCTTGGAAAAATACAATTACATGGAATGGGATTGTTTGAAACATTTGAACGAATCCACCGTTTTTTTACAATTATTGTCCGTAGGGAACATCATGTCGCCCATTATTTCTTTGTTAATACCTATTTTATTTTTGATATTTCCATTTCTAATACTGAAATTACAGGGTACACCGATCACGTTTGAGGTTTATATCCAAGTTCTCCAAGAAATCGCCAAGAATCATTTTATCGGCAAGGCCATTGTCGGATTAAAATCGATGAGTATAGATAAATTGATGTATGTGATTCTAATGTTTGGATTGTATTTGATGCAAATATATCAAAATGTCTTGGTATGTATCCGGTTTCATGAAAATACGAAGAAATTGAATCATCATCTCTTGGAACTAAAAAAACATGTAGAATATTCCATACATTCTATGGAAACATTTCATGGACTTCATTCTACCAAGATATCTTATACCGAATTTTGCAAAGATGTACAATTACAAGTAGAACGGTTACATCAGTTACACAAGTGGTTAACAAGCATACAAGTATTTTCGGTCAGTTTACAAAAAGGAGGGGAATTAGGGTATATGCTCCGTGTTTATTACGAATTGTATCGTAACCAAGAATACCAAGAAGCATTAAGGTATTCCGTCGGATTTGAAGGAATGATTGATAATTTACGTGGGGTATATCGACATATAGTTGATGGAAACATGGCAATCGCGTGTTTAGACGCAAACCTGTACGACCGTAGGTCGGTCAGAGACCCCAAAAAGGGGGTCTCAACCCTTGAGCACCTTCGGTGCTCTGAGGGAGGGTTTGGTAAGGATGTCGGGAGCGACGTAGGATCGGAGACATCAGAATGGCAAGGGGGTGACAAGGGGCTTTCTGGCAAGGGGGCTGAAAGCCTCTGCACTACTAACTCAGAAGGTGACCGTATGTCACCGGAAGAGTTTGACAAAGAAGACGTAAACAAAATGTTGTTCCAAGACCAGTATTATCCTTCTCTGCTGTCATCCGAGAAGATTGTTAAAAACAACATAAATATGAAAAAGAACATGATTTTATCCGGATCGAATGCTTCCGGGAAAACAACCTTTTTAAAAACTACCGCATTAAATTTAATTTTTACACAACAAATCGGCGGTGGATTTTATTCACGAGGTAACTTACCGAAACCATATACACATATACATTCGTATTTGAATATTCCGGATACCTCCGAACGTGATAGTTTGTTTCAAGCAGAAGCCCGACGATGCAAAGATATCTTGGATATTATCTCGACGGAACCGGATACCTCACATCATTTCTGTATTTTTGATGAATTGTATTCAGGAACGAATCCGAAAGAAGCGTGTAAGGCAGCCTATGCCTTTTTGAAATATTTATCGGCAAACGATCGCGTGGATTTTATATTAACCACCCATTACGTGGCCGTATGTCGTAGATTCAGAAAATCGAAACGTGTGAAAAATTATCAAATGAAGGTGATATTAGACGAATGTGGTAAAATAAAATACACGTATCAGATTCATACGGGTATTTCGATGGTGGAAGGTGCTGTACGTATTTTGGAAGATTTGAATTATCCAAAAGAAATTATGGACATGTTATGTTAGTTTTTGTGATAATGGTTTGGCATGAGGTTTTCTACCTCTTTACTACCGGAAGAGTTTGATATTATATCTATCTTTTTGCAAAGGGTTCTTTTGGTTTGGTAGTGGTAGTGGTAGTGGTAGGGGTAGTGGTCATACCTTCGAATCTACGCATAGGATTGAAATATGAATATACTGATCGATGTGCAAAGTAAAAAACCAAGCCGAATACCAATGCGTGAACCATAGCCACCATCATTTTACTACCATTGGAAGGAAGGCGGAGCAAAATTCCAGGAGAAAGGAGAAAGAAAAGAATCGCACCAAACACGGACGTAACAATACTATGCATAATTGTATATTATTGTTATATATATTTTTTTTATTTCACTAAATAGGTTCAAGCCTTAGGGCGTACAGTGCGTTTACGTTCCACCTTGGTAAATCCCATCATATCTTCTCCATTCATACTGGTAGAAGGTTCACGTTGTGAAGAGGAACTGGTAGGTGCTCTGCGTGGACGACGATTATCATTGTCAATTGGTGGACGCGATTCACGTGCGGTATATGCACCGCGATCATTATTACGGTGAACTTTGCGCGGAGGACGTTCGTCAAAATGACGATTTTCGCCGTTGTTTGTGTTTGGTGTGACTAAACGTCGAATTTCACACATAATCGGACCACCTTTCACACCGCTAACGTTCATTGCTTGGAACTCATGTGTATCACTATTTACTTTGACCAATGTAAACTCAACATATTCGCCTTGTACCAAATATTTATATTGAGAATTCAAAACACGAATGGAAGAATAATGAACAAAGATATCCTTGTCTTTAAAATCACCATCCTCACAAACCGTAATAAATCCAAATCCGGCCTTGTTGTTGAACCATTTTACTGTTCCAGTAAGGGTTTGTACAACGACAGAATAATCTGTAAGTGGTGGACGTTCAGTGTTCGTGCACTGTTCGGTAGTTTGATCTTCAGTAGACATTATATGTAAATATAGGAACGCGGGTGAAATGAATAGTGGTAGACTATAAACCAGTATACTCAATATAGTGTGATTTCTTTATATCGGTAATTTCATGGAAACAAATAGGATGGTGTCGATTCATATTCCAGCTCATAACAATCGACTATGTATTTGTAAATACCAATAGGATCGGTGACAACCTTCAACATATTTTTTTTTTGTAGACAACGTTCTTGGTTTGCCGGATACAAAATATGTGATACGGGATAGGTACTATCTGTACATTGAATCCCTTCCCAAGGTAGATGGCCACCAAGAATCATATATAAAAATATGTATCCCAATTGAATACAGTCGTCACGTCGAGATGCTTTGTTACCCTCGTGAATATGTATTGATGCGTACATGGGAGAACCGATTATTTCGGTTTTGGGTTCTTGGTTATTCGGAACATGTTTTCCGGTTTCTCCATGAATAAAAAAGGTGGACATTCCAAAATCGATCAAATATATTTGTGAGTCTTTGATCATAAAATTGTCGGGTTTTAAATCACGGTGAATCACATACAATTGATGAATGGATTGTAGAATATGTAACATATCTGTCATCCATGATTTCAACGGAAAGGATTGCATATCTACCGGACCCCTGGCCATGAATTGTTTCAAAGAACAATCATAATAAGGTAGTACCAAACAAGAATAGGGTCCGGGAATGCCAAACTTCTCCGGTAGCCTACGGCTACCTAAGAAGTTAGTAGTTGTAAGGACTTCGTCCCTCTGGCCAAACTCTTCCGGTGACCTACGGTCACCTTCAGAGTTAGTAGTGCAGAGGCTGGAAGCCCCCTTGCCTGAACACGTATTGTAAGATGGTATTTCAGATTTTCCGTACCAAACAATCTTGGGAATGTTTTTCGAATTACATTTTCGTTGATGTAAATAATTTAACATGGTAACTTCGTGTTTTAAAATAGACATATCAGTAATATCATATTTGATCGCTACCAATTGTCCGTCGGTGGTTTTGGCTTTGTAAACTATACCAAATTTGCCTTTCCCCAATTCTTCAATGATTTGATATTTGTTTCTTACCAGAACTGACATATACCTATTTTATTATAATGTCATATACATTCAAACACGTATATGAATTTCCAAGAAATATATGCGGAAGCCCTACGGGATCCATCCTTACAAAATACATTGAACATTGACGAAATACTTGTAAATGATCAACATCATACAGTACCAACGTCGACACCGGCAAAAATAACCGAAGACATCATTCGTTCTTTGAAATCGATCAATCTTGACCAAGATCTTATCGAAGATTATTGTGTGAAACTCTTGGATTATCAATACATGGATGAAATACATGAATTGACTCTTGGAAAATACATTCGGTGGTTACGTCGTGCGGATAAAATCCCCAAACTGAGTATAGGGGGCGTAATCACTGATATTATCATCGAAGATAGTGGGGTGTATGTAAAAATAAAAATAATCAATGTACAGTATTCGTGTAAATTGAAATATGATGATTTTTTAATTTTTCAAAAGTTATCGAATGATGATAAACTACGACTAACCATCACCACCGGACTAACGTCGTGAAACACCAACAATTCCAGTAGATCCAAATCCACCGTCCCCGCGTTCCGAAGAAGACAATTCGGATTCGTCATCCACCATGACAACCGTAAACGGAAAAGAACACGGGTGCCATAACTGAAATAGACGTGTATGGGGTTCAATCACATAATCGGTTTGAATTAAATTACGTACTGGTGCTTTGATTTCCCCGCGATAACCACTATCAATCAATCCAATATGATTGGACTGAATCAGTGGTACCTGAGACATTGATGAACGTGGCGTCAATAAATACGCTGTTGTTTCACGATATTCCGATTCGTCGTTTAAATTCATAAGTTTTTTATACATTTCACATTTCACCCCGAATTTAATCATTTCGGATTTGTAATTGTCGGTGGTAATAGGTGGTACGGTCGTTTTATAGGCTACAAATAGATCAAACCCGGAATTTGGGAAATTGGTAGTACGTATCGATTCATTATGTTTGGATATTTGTTCCGTATACAACTCTCGTAACCCTGGAATAGTCGGGTCTACCCATATATTCAATACAATATTTTCATTAATTTGCGTAAAATAGCGATTTTGTGGTTGATTAAGATTGGACATTTTGGACTGGATATTATACTGTGTTTACGGTTTTGTCTTTATATTCCTTCCAAGAAATCAATTTTTCGGGTGTTTTCGCTGGTTGTTCTTCTTGGTATTTTTTATCTAAATTTTCACCGTGTTTTACCGCCGAATCTAAATACATTTCTTTGAGAACACGACCCACCAAGACAGAACCTTCGTGTTGGTCTACCTTTTCTTCTTCAATCGCTTGTAAAACATACAACAATTTGGCTAAAATTTGAAAATCAATTTCGTCACGCATGATCTTCTTGAAAATGTCGGCATAATTATTGTATAAAAAGGGGGTAATTTCGCGTGCTTCCAACTCAAATTGTTCTTGGTCCGTTTCCGATACTTTACCTCGACTCTTTTTCAAAGTAACTAAATCCATGACATCTTTTTGAATTTTGAGACTATGTTTCATCTTTCGGATGTGTTCTGTATTGTTTTCACAGTCATTCGTGTCAAGTAACCGCTTTAGGTCGATACGTTCTTGGTTGCTAATCGATAGATTCATATTCATAATATTCGATATGTTATATTGTCCTACAATATCTAGGTTCTTTTGCACGTACAGTAAATAGTCTAATTTTGTACTGTAATTCTATAGTGTGTTATCAAAATATATCATAAATTATGGATACGAATCTCCAAGAACCAACGATAACACTACCCAAATTCGTTATTGTACCTTCTACACTATCAACAGTGGGTTCAGTAATGGTAGTATTCGTACTTTTTTTATTATACATGGTGTATATCGGGTATATTGCTTCATATAATTTGAAATTTTACCCCAATATGTATATGTTTTGGAATTTTATAACCAGTGGAAATAATCTTCAATATCAGTCCGAATTCGAGAGTTATGTACGATCTGTCATGAACAATACACATGCAGAAAATACTCCTGTGATGTATCATACAAATTCCATGGAGGATGTGGCAGAATCATTTACCAATCCAGAAGCGACCAAGATAGAGGATGCTTATGGCATGGAAGGATACCAAGATATGTTGAATTCATGGAAAATAAAATTGCTCATGTTATGGAATCAATTGATCTTGAAATCGTTTGTGCGTGGTAAAACAATACACGTAACACGCCTATAAAGTCACGAACGACTTCGACATATATGTATATTGGTATATTGTAAAAAGAATAAATGAGTGGTCCTGTACAACTAACACTATTCAGTTGTAACAAAGGTGCGATGATTACCATGGTAGTCGTCCTTCCCATGATGTTATTCACCATATTCGTATTACAATTAATCGTGTATAGTGAATTGTATAAAGACAGCCGTGCGTGTTATCCGATCTTATATTTTTTTGGTGAAACATATGGTTGTAGACAAACCATCGCACGAATCGCACGTAACGAAACACAAACTGATAACATCCAAGAATTGATACGTGATCGCATTACTTACCAAGAATCATTTTATGATGGTATTGAACAGACCAACCATATTTGGAAAATAAGTAAGGATATGTTTAGCAATCTTTTTACTAGTTATATCTCGTTTTTGCATAGTATAACAAATAATATGCAAACATTTCGACGAAATATACACCGTGAATTTATTTTACCGACCATTGTAAAAACAATTCCGTCCTATTACAAGTAGAAGGTGAGTCCCTAGCCAAACTCGTCCGGTAGCAAAGCTACCTCCCGAGTTAGTAGTGAAGAGGCTGAAAGCCCCTCGCCATAAGACCAAGAAAATATGTATAAATGATATACGTATTTTCGAAAAAATGAAACTTCTTCTTGGGTTGTTGTTCTTTTTTGTATTTTTGGCACTCGTTTCGTTTACCATGGTTGGTTCGTCCACATACATGCCTTATTCCAAAGATATGTTGTTTACCAATATGTATCCTTACGAAGGATTTCGTAGTTTCAAAGATACACAAGAACAATATGGTTCCTATTCTGACAATAGCAATAATAAGATAGCGGATTTTACGAATAACAATGAGATCACCCCTACCAACGCGCAATGTAGTAAGGTGATGGGATTTAATGGATTATTTTGTCCTACCAAGGGAAATGATTCAGCCAATCCAACCGAAATTTTTTCGAAAGCCAAAGGTGACAATTCGTGTGAATCTTACGGACTCATGAATTCACGAGGATTTTTATGCTTGGATGATAACCAAAAAAAAATGTTGATGACTCGTGGGGGTAATGCTACTGGTGTAAATATGTAAACCAACGAAGAATTCAATCTTCAGCGGTGTAAAACAGGTTCACAAGTCTTGGTTAGCATGTTCTTGGAGAGTAATGATATTTTCATGAAGTATCGACAAATCTTTTTTACGATCCGCGTCTTTGATCGATGACATACGTTTTTCAATCGTGTCTTTCAATCGTTGAATTGAATTTTTATACGCATATACTTTGTCCATATATCCGTATTTTTTGGCTAAAATCATCCAACCCAATTCCTCAAATAAATGTTTATGCCAGTGATGAATACCATGAAATGTGGCAAGATGGTCCGGGTGCACGTGTGACGAAGTTTTACGGGTATGTCCATTTTTTGAACTACGATTAGAACGCGTACGTGTCATATTGTTATAGTTATATCGTATTCTTACATTTTATGTTTTTGTTATTTTTTCACATGGAAAACAATGTAAATATATTTTTGTATAAACTATATATATCGGTATCAAGAAAGTTATTCAAATTTACAAATCAATTGAAAAGATACGGCTTGGTAATGGAAGTAAAAACCTCGCTTAAACCAACGAAGAATTTAATCCACGCAGCGGATTCATATTCTACGCGGTCAATGACCGATAAAGGGATAAATCCTAGCCCCGAAGGGGCGGATTTAAATCTTCAGCGGTTTAAATCAAGAATACATCCAATGATAGAATATGAACCTAAAAGAAATATATATCCTGAAGATTGTAATGTCGAATTAGCAGTATATGAATTGGACGATTTTAATACAAATTTCTTAGTGGCTTTAGGAAAACCCAAGTATATTTTTTCAGAACGCGGTGTACATTACGTACCGATTTACTTGGTACCTTCCAATATAAAAGAACCCAAAGTACAAATCGGTATATATGAATATGAAAAAGATCGTTCTGTGGATATCTTGGACTTGGAAGGTGATATCGATATAGACAAAGTCACCCCGATATTTTATCCTCATGCCGAAGAAGTTGTAAAAAGTGTAAAATCGAATGTCACTGAATTTTTAACAAAGTCAATGGGTCCTGGTCCGGAAACAGAACAAGAACAAGAACAAGAACAAGAACAAGAATCGGGTACTACATCTACGATAGAATCCGATAGTGATGACGACGACGTATTAAATTTATCCAAGTCCAAGAGTCGAGTTTCGACCGCAACATCCATACAACAGGAAAAAATTGATAAACGAATGAAAAAAGGTGTATTTACCATCGACCCGAATTTTCAAAAACCGGCGTTGTTACCAGAAGAAACGAAAGAAAACGCTGAAGAAATAAAAAAAAACTTTGGTAAATCTTCACAAACCCAAGATTGGATCAAAGAATTTATGCGAAATCCGAATTACGATATTCACCAGGTAGAAGCCAACGGTGATTGTTTTTTTGCCACAATTCGTGAAGCATTTAAACAAATCGGATATCATACCACTGTCGCTGATTTACGTGCAATCTTAGCAAACGAAGTGACTGACGAAATTTACCAAGAAAATCGGCGATTGTACCTGGATTTGGAAGGAAGTATCAAAGAAAATGACAAAACCATGGAAAAATTAAAAAAGGGCAACGAATCTCTCAAAAATAGGTATAAATTGGCATCTACCCATGATCGTGAAATCATACGCAAGGAACTCAAAGAACTAGAAGATCAGGCGAAAGAATTAGTCGAAGCAAAAAAAAGTACCCAAGAAATGATAAGTGAGACCATGGGAAATATGTCAGAAATGAATACATTTGAAAAATATCGTGAATATATTCAGACCACACAATATTGGGCGGATTCATGGGCAATTTCTACATTGGAACGGGTATTGAACATTAAAATGATCATTTTTTCAGAATTGTATTATAATGAGGATGCACCCCATAGTGTATTAAATTGCGGTGAAGTAAATACTGAAATAGAAAAACAAGGTAAATTTCAACCGAATTTTTATATCATGACCACATACAGTGGCGACCATTATAACCTGGTATCGTATAAATCCAAGAAAATTTTGACATTTTCTGAAATACCCTATGATGTCAAAACGATGATTATTAATAAATGTATTGAAAAAAGTGCTGGGATTTACTATATGATCGAAGATTTTCGTAATTTCAAAGTTAAACTGGGTATTCAACCCGACATTGGTGCACCAGATGTAGAAAGTGATGATGATGAACCGGAGTCAGAAGAACCAGGCGAAGGTCGATCACGATTAGGTTCCATCGACAAACAAGAATTGTACGATTCAACCGTTATATTTCGATTTTTCGGTAAGAGTGAAAAAACACCTTTACCTGGTAAAGGAACAGGAGAAACCATACCAATTGATAAAATGATGGAATACAAGGATTTGAAATCCATTCCGGATTGGAGAAGAAAATTAGATGATTCATGGGTATCGGTAGATCCTTCCTTCAAGGTCGAAGGACACGCTTATGCGTCGGTCGAACATTACTACCAATCTTCCAAATTTCGCTACGCTGGTAGTTCACCACAAAACCAAGATTTTGCATTGTTATTTTCGTTAGATTCGGATAGTAAAATTTCCAAAGATGTAGTATTATGTCGTGCCGCTGGTGGAAAATCTGGTAAAATGAAAAACAAGGACAAAACCGATCTAATTTTACGTCCCAAGGAAGTGAGTATTGATCCACAATTTTACGAATCAAGAAATAAAAGTGAAAGAGTGATAGCTCTCCAAGCCAAATTTGAACAAATACCAGAAATGAAACGGCTATTGTTGTTAACGAAACGCGCAAAATTAATACAATATATTGCAAAACAACCTCCAGAAGTTGATATACAATTGATGGAAGTACGTAAACGTATTCGAAAATCCACGGAAACATAGAAATAAATCATATATTTTCATCGGTATTTTTGTTATTATATTCTGTATCTTTGATATAACCAACACACGTATATAAAAATTCTTCAAATGCGGTGTTAATTATGGTATTGTATTTTGTAAAATTACCATGACGAATGAAATCTTGTAATAAATTGGAAGTGATCTCTTCGATATCTTCTTCGTGGGATTGAATATATAACAATTGTTCGTTTAATCTTTGGTATTTATTTGTGTCGGTTTTGGCTAAATACTTCTTATAATGGGTTCGATTCATCATATATTCCATGGTAAGTTTGTCCACAAACGCATTGGTGGGTGTTTCCGATTCGTCTTCGACGACATTCGAATTGAATTGACTTTCAAGGTGATTACCTGACGCATCGGTTTTTTGTATATTTCCAGTTAATAGGAAATTCATGAACTACTATATCATATATGATAATTATATGATATATGAATCTTACGCTTGCCAAACTTCTCCGGTGGCTCTGCCACCTTCGAAGTTAGTAGTGAAGGAGGCTTTCAGCCCCCTTGCCAGATAGCGATGCTACCTTCTTAGTTATTCTACGGACGACAAAATATTTACATTAATGATGCCATCTTAGAAACATACGAAGCGTTGGATTGATCCCCGCCAAATTTCACATCATTATAAACACGTGCCATTGCGCGTTGTCGTTTGTAAGTAATATAATCACTGGAATCGGGTACAAATCGCGTATTGGAATTGCTACACGGAACGCCTGTACCATCACAGCTTTTTTGGATACTACCAATACGTGATCTCCAAGACACATTGTTGGGTTGGACAGGTGTAGGAATGTTACCACATGCATAATTTTGACGACTCAAGTAATCACAAATGTTATTCACCGCTTTGAATTCACCTACAGCACGACCTTTACCATTTACATTTCCAACTGCATAAGGATTGTTCCAAGCTTTGACAATAATTTTACGAGCGGTAACATCACCACTATCTCTCTTAGAATTCGACGTTTGCATAGGTGATATACCCTGTATTCCTCCACCTAAATTTGGACCCATATTGTTGTACATCATCATTTTTCGGTATCCATTTGACATTGTTAGATAAAATATTAAAGATTATTATATATTTTATCACAACATATTATCCAATAAAAAATATTACCATGGCTATGATCACACATTCTATTTATGGCGGACTTGGTAATCAATTGTTCCAATTATTTGCGGTGATAGCTCTTGCGCTAAAATCAGGCCATTCATTTTTTTTCAAATACAAAAAAATGATCGATGACCAAGATACACCAAGACACACTTATTGGAATTCATTCTTATCTAAATTGAAACCATATACCGTAAATATGGACGATGAACAAACGAACGAACAACCTGAATTTTTGTCTTGGGGAAAATGCGATATTCATGAACCCAATCACGAATTCTTTGAAATCATGCCGAATTATATTCAGCCATTCGACCAAGAAAAATCATCTAACCAAATTTATGAATTGCATGGATATTACCAATCGTACAAATATTTCGAAAATGAATTCCAACAAATATGTGGTATGATAGGTATTGATGAACAACGCCAAATTGTACGTAATCAGGTAGAAAAAACTACACAGATTGCAACTATCGCTATGCATTTTCGGCTAGGTGATTACAAGGGGCTACAACATATACACCCGATTTTGCCATTTGAATACTATAGAAACAGTTTACTCTTTATTTTAAACAAATTAAACAAAGACGATCTTTCAATCATGATTTTTTGTGATAAAGACGACATGAATGAAGTGAATGATACGGTAATTGTTCGTTTATTACCGCTTTTTCCTAAATGCGAATTCGAATATGCGAATAAAGATATGATGGAATGGGAACATATGTTGTACATGAGTCTCAGTCCATGTATTATTATGGCAAATAGTACATTTAGTATGTGGTCGGCATTGTTGAATACGAATCCGGATAGAATTATTTGTTATAGTTGGCACTGGTTTACTGATTTATTTAATCGTAATGTAAAGGATATGTTTTTACCTCATTGGCATAAAATTGGGTATGTTGTACGCGAGAATGATGGGGAAAAATACAAGTATAAAGTATAGTATCCAAAAATGATGTTTCAAGCGTATATTGTCGAGTTTTTCTCCACGATGTTTTTCGTATATGTATTATTAGCCACCGGTAATCCACTAGCAATTGGTGCTACACTGGCATTGATCACGCTACTTACCCATAGTATTTCTGGTGGATATGTAAATCCTGCGGTAACGTTGGTGATGTCTTCAGCCGGTCAACTACCGTCCGCGGACGTAATTCCGTATTGTTTAGCGGAAGTTTTCGGTGGATTAGTCGCGCTAGAAATTTACAAAAGAGTTAAAACCTAAACCATATAAAATTACCTTGTGTGTATGTTTGTAGTATACACACAAGGTATTTGATAATGAAACATATGAGTATTTTTATGAACAAAGATCGTGTTGTTGATAATGAGTGGACACATCTTGGTAATAAAATAATGATGAAAACCAATATCAAACCATGTTTATACAAAGAAGGTGAAATTACACTTTTGTTTGATGGTATTTTGTTGAATTATATTACCTTGTATCAATCATTTTACGAAACCGAATATGACAAGGGGGATGAAACAAACAAATTATCATTATTGATCGATATTTATATCAAATGTGGTATACATTATTTATTAAAAGTATTAGATGGGTCATTTACCTTTGTTTTGTTGGATCAACGGGTAGAATATGATGAATCGCGTTTGTATGTAATCAGCGACTCGATGGGATTACGTCCAATATATTCGGTTGATATACAATCAATACAATCATTAAATACAAATGATAATTTGTTTAAGACCATTTATGGTATTAATACTGAAAACGAATATATTGATAGTAATGTATCGAATTTATTGAATCCAGGAAAAATGTATGTATTCAAACGCAAGAATCTAGCGGGTAAATATTGGGAATTGAAAAAGAATACTACTTATTTTTCACTAGCAAACAGCGGTGGATTTCCATATATTCATTTAAGACAAGATATCGCACATACTCTAATACATAACTATTTATACAGTGCTATAGAAAAAAGATGTTTAGTATCGAGTCATAAACACGATGTATATTCCAAGGATTCATTCAAACAAGAAAGGATGAATATTATTTTTTGTATTGTATCCAACGATGATATTGAATCAAAATTAATAGCCCAAATGGCAAATGGTATTAATGCAAATGATGAAGTTGTGAAAATATCCATTGATCAATTATCGGATTTTTCCGGTAGTGGCAAGGGGGTCAGAGACCCCCTTCGGGGGTCTCAACCCTTGAGCACCGAAGGTGCACTGAGTGCTGATCTGTTTCCTAGAATCGGCTTTGCCGATTCTAAGGAAACGAATGTAGAGGATATTCCCTTTTCTGAAACGTATCATGACGAAAATATGATCGCAAATTTTGTGTATGAAAAAATAACAGAATATTTATCAAAATATACTCATACGCCGGTAAATTACCATATATTTGCATCTTCGGGTATGATGAATATAGAAAAAATGTTACAAAAACAATACAACAGGTCTTCAATTAAATATGATAGTGATTTTCGGCATGCGTTATGGACAATCGGAATCAATGATTTGATTCCGAATATCATTGAACCATTTAAACGAAAAAATTTAGAAGTAGAATTTCCATTTTTAGATACAGAATGGTTGAATTTTTATATGACAATTTCACCACAATATCGTTGTAGTAATTCATTGATCAAAAACTCGTTAGAAGAAGACATATAGATAATATGATATAATATGTAAGATATATCATGTTGACATTTTTGTTTGATTTAGATGGCACTCTCGTAATTACTGATGAAATATATTTTCAAGTATGGAAAACAATCTTAGAAGAATATAATATTGTATTAACGGAAGAAATATTCACTACCTATATTCAAGGAAACAATGATCAATCCGTAATTAATTCACTTCTTGGTAATTTGCATATTGATAAATATCAATTATCAGTTACCAAAGATACATTATTTATTAAAAATATGGAAAAATTGCGTATTATCGATGGTGTATATTCTTTTTTACAAAAGGTACATGAAGCCGGATACAAATGCGGAATCGTGACAAATTGTAACCGTAATGTAGCAACTAAAATTATCGACAAATTAGAAATAGGTGAATTGGTCGATTTGGTTATAACAGCAAACGATTGTACACAAGGAAAACCAAATCCAGAACCATATTTACTAGCAATCACACGATTGAATACCACGCATGATCAATGTATTATTTTCGAAGATTCAAAATCGGGTATTTTAAGTGCACAGTCGGTAAATCCGAAATTATTGATAGGAGTAGAGACCATTTATGACAAAACTGAATTACGTAATCACAATGTCCAATATTCCATAACGAATTATGTAGGATTGGATATATCTACTGTTCTTAAGTATTCTATTTCAGCCTATGAAGATATATCTAAAAAGTTGCTATATAGTTTAAATAATGAAAATATATCAGAAATTCTCATTGATCCAGTCAAATTAAAGGGTGGATTTATTGCGGATGTTATTCAATTTAAAACCAGTATGAAAGATGGTTCATTCGAACACCATGTATTAAAATATGAAAATACCGAATCCAACAATTTATCCAAGATGGCCAAACAATTGGAATTGTATCAACGTGAGTATTATTTTTATAAAATTATATCTCCCCACGTTCCGATTAAAATTCCCAAGATGAGAGCAATGTTTCAAGGTAATGATTTTATCGATTGTGGAATTATTTTGGAAGATTTGTTGGAGCGTGGATTCACGATTAACCTGAATCTAAATACTGAAAATATTGATATATCTTTGAAAATTGTGGATCGTATGGCCAAGATGCATAGTAAGTTTTGGAATACTGATTTGAAGAAACGATTTCCAGAATTGAAAAATACGATTGATCCATGTTTTTGTCCATTTATTGGGGACTTTATTCGTGAAAAATACGAGTTATTTCAACAAAAATGGTGGAAAAATATGAACCCATTACAATTCAGGAAATGTAACGAAATAATCGCCAATTTTGGTAATATACAAAAACGATTTTCTTCCGGAAATCATATAACATTTATTCATGGTGATATTAAATCGCCCAATATTTTTTATGATGTACAAAATGGTAACGAACCTTATTTTTTAGATTGGCAACATTGTGCTATGGGAAAAGGTGTACAAGATGTAATATTTTTCATCATTGAAAGTTTTGATTTGAAACAAATACCGATTGTGTTTGGTATCATAAAACATTATTATTATAAAAAACTAATCGAGTATGGTGTGAACAATTATTCTTGGAAAGAATACGAAGATGATTTGGTGGATGCTATTTGTTATGTTCCTTTTTTTACTAGTATTTGGTTTGGAACCACCCCACAAGATGAATTGATCGACAAGAACTTTCCATTTTTTTTTATCAATAAAATGTTGTTTCTTTTGGAACATACATCGGTTGAAGACACAGTAAAAAATATGTAAAGACTCATATAGTATACAATGTCAAACATTATATTTGCAGATGAAGAAGAAGCCATTGGTAAAATCAACATAGATGATTTATACGATAAAAATATGAAACGCGATTTGAAACAAGTGGCTTTGTTTAATAAAATGTTAAATCGTGTCCATAAACGTATCCAAACAAACACACGTATGAAACGAAATGAAAAATATATCTGGTTCTTGGTACCCGAGTTTTTGTTCGGTGAACCGGTTTACGATCAATCGGATTGTATTGCGTATATTATCTCCAAATTGGTTGAAAATGGGTTTTATGTACGGTATGTACACCCCCATTCGTTGTTTATTTCTTGGGAACAATGGATACCAAGTTATGTACGTAATGAAATCAAAAAGAAAACAGGAAAGGTAATTAATGAAAAGGGACAGGTCATTTCTGACGCAAAAGCGGATACGGACGAGCCGGATGATAGTGATCCGAATTCGAAATTATTACATCAAAATACCGCGAACAATTCTGGTGGTAAAAAACAATATACGCCGATTGGCCAATATAAACCGTCGGGTATGGTGTACAATCCGGATATTTTAGAAAAATTAGAAAAAAAAATTACATTCAAGAATTGACATAAACGAGTGTTGATATGATTGAATAACAAACATATCAAATCAATGCAGGAAGAAGATATAAACTCACCTGAAGAGTTTGCACCGAAACCGACCATCAAACATTTGGTATTTTCGGGAGGTATTATTTACGGATTTTCCTTTTATGGTGCATTCAAATATTTACATGATCATTCAGTAATTCATATAGATAATATTGAAACCATGTATGCAACGTCGATTGGTACAATTTTAGCGACAATTTTGTCCTTGAAATACGAATGGGAAATATTGGACAATTATTTGATTAACCGACCTTGGCAAAATGTGTTCAAATTTTCATTGGAGTTATTGATCGAATGTTACCAAAAACGAGGGTTATATAGTGCGAAGATCATAGAAGAAATGTTGGAACCACTGTTTCGTGCCAAAGATTTAGATATCAATACCATTACCATGAATGAGTTTTTTGAATATTCTAAGATAGAACATCATTTTTTCACGATTCGTGTCCAAGAATTCGAACTGGTGGATATTTCATACAAAACACATCCTGATTGGAAACTCTTGGATGCTATCTATGCGTCATCTTGTATTCCACCTTTTTTTCAACCTCTATACATAAAAAATGGCAAGGGGGGCTTTCAGCCTCCTTCACTACTAACTTCAAAGGTGGCAAAGCCACCTGACGAGTTTGAAGAAACATCCACGATCGAATGGTATGCCGACGGTGGATTTTTGGCGAATTACCCGATGGAACATTGTATACAGAATTGTATTGATTCATATAAGGGCGATGATATACACACACTCGATTACACCGTGTTTGGATTCAATCTGTACGATCGTAACTATATAAATAAATTGTCGAACGACAAAATGAATTTGATTGAATATATTTATGTAATTATATCCATTCTAATTTATAAAATAACTACCATGGTCAAAACAGCTCCGGCACATGATTCTACCGTAAAAGTGCACGAATTACAATTTTCCCAAGATTTCAAATCATCGATTGATATTTTTGCCATGGTCAAATCGACGGAAGAACGTATTCATATGATTGAACATGGGGTGCAATGTGCTCAAAATTTTGTAAAAAACAAAATACACTTATTATAATTTTTTCATGAAATCGTCCATATTATCTTTGTTAATTTTAGCGTCAAAAGCAACCTTGGTACCATTTTCAATAAAAATCAAGGTAGGATAACCTTTGATTTCGTATTGACTCACCATCTTCTTTACGGTAGGATCGTCAGAATTAGTACAGTTAACTCCTTCTTTGCCACCGACACAAGTAACTTGGTACCCATTGATTACCTTTCCATCGTATTGTTGCACAAAGGCGATCCAATCTGGTTTGGCTTTTACACAATGAGGACACCAATCGACATTGAATAACATGACTTCTAATGTACCAGTAGATCCTGTAGCACCTTCAACATTTCGTATATTTGCATTAGATACGTTTTTAATATTTTTCGATGCTAAAGCACCAGGAGCATACGCACGATACAAATAAATTCCAACCACCAAAAATAATATGATCATGATTAAGATCAACCATATTTTGCTATAAGGACGAATATAAGTGTAATACAACACGTTTTGAATTTTTGCCATATCTACGTATACACTATTCTTATACTATTTTACTTCGATAAAATACTATTCTACATGAAAGTTTTACATTTTTTATTATGATCTACAATACGCATAACACATTTCTGTTTTTTTCCATAAAAAGGAATAACACAACCTTTTTCTTGGTGATTATTTGTCTTGGGAGACGGTTGACATCTCGCACGAAAATGTTCGTATCGATCGCGAACAATTTCGTAGGTTAATCCGGATTTCTTACCTAACATGGTATTGATCACTTCGTGTAAATCAAAAATATATTTGGAAAATGTTTCACGTGATTCCATATGTTTGTTCTCTAAAGGTAATTTTTGTAAGTTTTTGGTCAAATTTTTTCGACATTTTCCACAAGGTAAAGTGTGTTTATAACTCAATATAAAATTCTTATAGTGTTTTTTTTCCTCACTGGTAGGATTGACCGGATAATTAAAACTGATACAGTGTAAAAAATGCCATGCAGGAGGACCCCATATGGACGTCATCATACCATTATTTGAATCATAATCGTCTTTATTGTACTTAATTTCGATATCAGTATGGTTTATCTTCTTGGTAAGATTTTTCTTGGTTTTTTTTCGAAGAGTTGGCATATACTTTATGTCTACAAACTTCTCCGGCGACTCCGTCGCCTTCGAAGTGAATTATGAAGAGGCTTTCAGCCCCCCTTGCCAAATTTCTGATATGAATACATAATATATTGAGTAGGTAACAAAGACAATTACATATTTAGATGGATCATCAAATTATACCTCCTCTAGTGCCACTGGTAGATATGAATCATACTACAGTTTCTACTCCATTTTGGTCTGAAAATCCAAATATTTTATGTAATAAAGCGTGTATTATGGAATTTTTCCCTACCGAAAATATGACATATAATGAAAAACTGAATGCTATTTCGCGATCGGTGATTTTATTAACGGTGGTTGGTTTATTTTTAACAACGAATCGTATTCGGCTTTTTTTGATTGGTCTGGCTACTCTGGGAATTATATTTTTTTTACATCAACATCATACTAACCAAGAATCTACGCAAAATGTCAAAGAAGGGTTGGAAATACTACGTCCGAGTCCTGCTTTAGACTATTTACAAAAAAACAATTTGAATACCGAATCAACCGTATTTCAACAACCAACCGTAGAAAATCCATTTGGTAATGTTATGATGTCTGATTACGACTATAATCCGAACAAATTACCTGCACCACCCGCATCAAATCCAATGATCAATGATATGATTACACAAAATGCCAAGAAATTGATCCAAGAAGCAAATCCGGGTCAACCTGATATTGATAAAAAATTATTCCATGATTTAACCGAACAATTGGGGTTTGAACAATCCATGCGACAATTTAATACAAATCCGAGTACGACAATACCCAATGATCAAGGTGCTTTTGCTGAATTTTGTTATGGATCGATGGTTTCGTGCAAAGAAGGTAATTTATTCGCATGTGCAAGAAATACCAGTCACTATACTAATTATTAGATGTTAGTAGTTGTAGGCTTTTCAGCCCACTGACCAAAGCGGTTCGGTACGTTTTCTACATTCGTTTCCTAGAAACGGCTTTGCCATTTCTGAGAAAACAGATCTGATACAACTATATAGTATAATAATAAATACGTAGTATGTCGTCAGAATATTCCACCAATTATTTCGATTATATGTTTAACAATGCAGGACGTATTGGTGCGGATCGCACGGACAATACCCAAAGAACATTACAAAATACACGGTTTGCAAATCATATGTTGTCAAGTTATTTCAACGAATCGATTTCGAGTGAAAATATTGATTTCGTCTCCAAACAACCTACCATGACAATATCAGGTCTTGCCAGGGGAGATGGATTGAATGGTAAAGTCGTTGATTACGATTCATTGTTACTCATCAAAACTACCCAAGAACGACCCCAGGAGAAATTACAATTGATGCAACGCCCTTTTGTGACGGTGCCATATTTAGGCAGAGGTTCGTGTAATCCTGATACTGAATCCCAATTACTCCAAGGTGAAAGTACTTGGGATAAAAAAGGGGTTTCTACCATCATGGACAAGAGTTTTTTGCCATATTCAATGTATATTTTAGACAACAATATGGAAAAACATGTGAAAACCCAAGAAGTGGAAGAAAGTGCTTTAGAAGGTTGGGTACGTGGCGGTATTCATTCACGTGAATTGTCAGGCAAATAGATATATGATATTTGTGAGTTTGGTCAGTGGGCATATAATGCCTACAACAACTAACTTCGAAGGCGACATAGTCGCCGTAGAAGTTTGGTCCATGGGCTGAAAAGCCTACAACTACTAACTCAGAAGACGACTATGGAACATAAACCGGAGAAGTTTACGCGTTTATGCGTTTGACTATTTTTGTATACAACAATATCCACTAATATATGTAATAATAATATATATAATTATTATTATGTCGATCCAAGAAAATGTTGAATCTGCCAAAGATATGATGATGGGTGTATCTGAAAAGGAGGTAGGTATGGGAATGGTACCACAGACAACTGGTGGAAGTTCATTGACTGATATGATGAAAGTTGGTGGTTCAAAACTTGAATATTCCTCATTCGGCGGTAAATCCAGAAAGAGGCGCAATTCCAAGAAAGCCAAGAAAGCTAAGAAGAATAGCAAATCCAAGAAGAATCGCAAATCCAAGAAATAAATAGACTTCCAAACTCGTCCGGCGACAAAGTCGCCTACCGAGTTAGTAGTGAAGAGGCTTTCAGCCCCTTGCCAAACTTCTCCGGTGGCTCTGCAACCTTCGAAGTTAGTAGTTGTAGGCTACACGGAACGTGTACCCACTGACCAGTCTCTTCATTACCTCAATTTCACGGACGACGAAGTCGGACGTAGAATGGATGGTTGTGGTTGATTGCTTGATATATTGTTTAGCCATATATCAAACTGTACAATGAGTAAACCCCCTATATTTTATCCCACGAATATGAAAATTTCTTATAAAAATGATATTGAATATCGTAAGGTAATTCGTAATTTATTTAAAATGACCTGTAATGTTCTTTCCATGACCGGTGAAGATCATGAAGAGATTGATGAAATCACCCAAGACGAATGGAATTATGATTCTGAATCCGCCACTCCATTCATGGATTTTATATATGACTCAACCCGTGAAATACCCATTTTCCAAGAATTCTACAAAAAATCAGCAGGGTTCATGTTATCGGAAGAAGCGGGAATTGGTCTTGCAATTTTGTTTTCGTACGACTATTTAGAATCATTTCATCACGTTCTTTGTGATTATTTCACATATATTGATGGTAAGGGGTCGGTGTTTGATGACCAATTACCATCCGTCATTGAATTACGTCAAAAACTCACCCGATAAAAATCTCCAGCGGTTTTAATATACAACAGTGTATATAGAATGGCTTCTACCCGTAATAAAAATACTTCCGGTAATTATGCTGCCGAGCAAGACAGTTTGTTAAAAATTCGTCAATATGAAGTGTACAAAGGATATCGATTCAATGACCAGACATGTATTCCTGGTAACGGGTTGTTACCGGCTAGGTTACCGTTACAAATGTTTGATGATAATTGTGATATCGAATCCGAATTAAGGGGTATTGGTTCCACGAATTTAGTAAAACCCAAGACGAATACAATGTTACCACCACCTGATCGTCATATGGCTTCACTACATATTACACAACGTGCACCAGTGATTATCCCCAAACCATTGGTGATTTCACGTGATCAGCGGTTTACACTGTAAGTATTTCCATTACAAAAATGGAATATAACCAAAAGAACTACTCTCGTAGATGGTAGCACGGAATGATTCATTGTATCCTTCCACCATGACCGTATCACCATTCATCAATTCATTACACCCGTATTCACTAATACAATTTTTACCACGAACTTTCACCGGTAATTTGGTATTCACAGCACCTGTATTCGACATGGTATAGTATTGATAAGCGTCACGGCCGTTCATTACCCGGCGTCCCATAAGAGGTAAAATCATATTATCACGCAACGATGTATCATCAGTACGATTGTTACGTTCTCGGGTAAGAATTCCTATTTGAGAATAATCCTGATTATAACCACGTGTTTTCATATTAATGGGTAAACCACCACCTAAATTACCAACGGCACCACCACAAGTGCCAGTATTACATGTGGTAGGTGCTAACATTGGTACTCCACGAACATCGGCACTATCGGGTGGAAAATACATTCCGTCCGATTTCAAAGGGGGGGAATATGGATCATTGAATGGATCATTCCGTGTTGATACGGTGGACAAATATACTGGTGGATAACTACTTAACATACCGGTACTTTGAAATTTGGACGGTTGTGTTCCGGATCCGTTTCCATTACCCATATTCAAATAGATCAAATACAAAATGATACCAAGAAGACCAAATACCACTACCACCATACTTACCAGTGCGGTACGATCGGTTGATGCTGTCGGACGTTGAAATGTAATACCGCGTTTGGATACGATGGGTGGTGATGGTACGATGGGTATATTTGGTTTTCTGGCCATAAATTCGTATAAGATATCAACATATTTTTTGATATCTATTTCTTGGATGCTTTTGACATGGTGGAGCGTCGACTTTTTCTTGCACGTTTTTTTTTTGATCCTCCGCCCCGTTTTGTACCTTTACGGGTATTTGTTGTTTTAATACCAGGTATGTATCCGCCTTTGGATGCATAAGATGCGGTATTCCCACCCATACTATTCGGAAAACCGATAGGGTGATAATTATGTAATAATGATGAAGGTGTTCCTACCGGAACGGGGTTAATCACGGACGAATTTCCAGTACCGGATGCCATTATTATATATTTTGTTCATATAAAAAGATCAGGCACATAATTGTAACGAAAGGTTTCCATATGAAAATTATATTGTCCATCGTGTGCATAATGATCGTAAGAATCACGCCCATCTTCACACGCAAACATTGGAGAAATCAGTGCACGTTGTAAACCTGGACATTTGGTAATTGTCCAATCAGGGCTAAACGGCCGGGTTTGATCGTTAATATTTGTATCAGCATAAGACGATGAGTAAGCATAGGTATCCAAAATCTTTTTTGCACCATTACGTGAAAGCATATACAAATGAACACCCCATTGATCCTTCGGATATGCATGATACGTATAGGGTCTTTCAGGAAACGCGCGTATGGTCTCATGTCCTGACATCCATCCCTCCACTTTGTATGTTTTCATATACCCCAATAAAAGACATTCAGTTCCCATTTCGGTACATTCACTCATAATATGTGGTAGATTCATAGGTAATGTACGATTGATAACAATATCATCTTCGCAAAATATACCAAATTGTTTTCCAGAATTCAGGAAAAATTGGATCATATCTAAATGTCCATAGGTTACAGACCATAACCGTTGTATTACGGGAGATATTTGACGACTATCTGTCGCAATAATACGGGGATCTGTATGAGGAACCCCCTCGTAAATATGAAGATTGAGTCCTAATGTGTCAAAACGCGTTTTCATACTTTGATGCTTGGTGTCATTCTGAAAACATACACAATGGAATTCACAATTGTCACGAATAATCTCCAGACAAGATTCATTATAGACATCGTTATTCGTATCTGCGTCTAAATTCATTTTTGTGTAATATAGTATGTCTTATGTATTTATGTTGGTATTGGAAATATTTCGAAACGGAACCCAACGTTTGAATTTTTTATGATATATACATTCCATCAACAATTGTTTTTTCAAATCAACATATTTGTCATATCGCGTATCACAAAAATCCTCTTCATCGTCACTATCTTCAATCGCATCTATGTTTCTATTTTCTTTAATATTTCGAAAAAGAGTATTCATAAATACACTTGTTTTATAGTTAGGAATACATGCAAAATCTACTTTGTAGATCGATTTTGGATCTACTAGGTGATAAATATCCGATTGTAAATCGGCAGTTACCCAAAACTGTGCACGTTGCTTACCTACTGGTTCAATTAGTTGTGGCAAGGGGCTGAAAGCCTCTTCACTACTAACTCTGAAGGTAGCTTTATTGGAACACAAACCGGAAGAGTTAGGTAATTTGGTAACAGGAGTTTTTGTTATTGTCATTTTGTTTGTTGCAAACGGCGTGGAGGCATTTTGTACGATTTCCAATGGTTGATTCCATAATCCAATATGTGGATTTGTTGCATACGGTTGATTAAGATACGGAATAATTTTTGTTAAAGATCTGTATTGTAAATGATGAATTTTATAATATGTTTTTTCCGACCAAATGGAAATATCTGTTCGTTTGCTCGATAACATTACCGGTAATCTAAATAAAACGGTAGATTCTTGACACGCAGTACTAACGTCTGGCAAGGTAGCTTCATTGGAACACAAACCGGAAGAGTTTGGCAAGGGGGCTTCCGTTCCTAGTAGCCTCTGCACTACTAACTCAGAAGGTGACCGTAGGTCACCGGAAGAGTTTGGCAAGGGGGCTGTAAGCCTCTGCACTACTAACTCAGAAGGTGACCGTAGGTCACCGGAAGAGTTTGCTAACACAGTTGGATCGCGTAATATATGATATAAGATACCTAAACGATCACCAAATGTTAATTTACGTACGGAAACTCCACGATAAATTAATATATCTTCGATCACGAAAAAGGAACATTTCATATCATTTTCAATCTCATGAATCATAGACCCATATAAAAATGTACCCAGCGCTAAATGTGGTTCTTGAGTATCAAATACCACATTTATCTGTCGATATGATACAATTTGTTTTTCTCGATTCAATTCTAACAATATACAGATATCATGTTCTTCAAAAAACGTGAACCAGGCAATGTATTTTTTGGATCTTGGTATAGCAAGTACCACCTGATAAGAGTCACAAACTTTATTATGAGATGTAGAATTCTCATAAGAAAGTTCAATTACTGGTACTTCCTGTATTTTTTGAGCAAGTTGTATTGATGAAAGCATGTTGATCCTATACTATGTTAGTATAGTGCGATCGCTTTATACCCTTGAACATTCTACACATCGGTTTGAATCATTGTAAGTAATGATTGTTGCAAAAAAGCCTTGTCTTGGTAAGACAATTCGTCTTGTTGGTTTTCGACGGTTGGTTGATTATGAAGTTCATTCAATATTTCTTGGTATTTTTCTTTGTGGAGACTTACTAAATCCTTTGTTTTTTTAGTAGTAAAATTTTGTTTACAATAATCATACAAATTATGTAAAATAAACAATATTCCGATAGATATGATAATACGAACGATAAAATACCAAATCATTGTTGCTATACATGTTGATCATGTTTGCATATATGTGATTTAACGAATGAACCGTTGCCGGTTGTGCGTTGCGCTAATTATTGTTTACGACGTTTTTTTGTGCTACGATTCCGTTTGGTCTTCTTTTTTTTTCCTCCCATTTTTTTTAATGGATTTTCACTCGTTTCTTCAACTGATTTTTCAAACGGAGATGCTTTTTCGTCAGGTTTTCTAACCGATTCTTCTTCGGGGGTTTCTAATTTGGGTTCTTCTTCGGGGGCTTCTAATTTGGGTTCTTCTTCGGGGGCTTCTAATTTGGGTTCTTCTTCGGGGGTTTCTAATTTGGGTTCTTCTTCTTCGGGGGTTTCTAATTTGGGTTCTTCTTCGGGGGTTTCCAATTTGGGTTCTTCTTCGGGGGTTTCAAAAACGGATTCTTCTAAGGGTGGTATTTCTCCATTGGTGGGAGATGGAACATCTTTTTTACCAGTAATCCAATTCCAAAAATCATTGATACGACTCATAAATCCAGATGGTTTTACTTCAGGTTCTACTTCTGGTTCACCTTCACCACCGCGATATTTTTTACGAAGATTTTTTAGTATTTGTCTTCTTTTTTTGGTGATACGATTGGTTGATTTTTTCCTATGTGCATTTTTTTTAGATCCCATCTGGCTCAATATATATATTATACATATTTTTGTATATTTTACACCCTGCCTAAATCAAAACGATATAAAAAATATGTTGTATATAACAATAATCGATTGTCAATCAAATGTCTAAGATTGTAGTTGTAGAAAAATTAGGATCGATTAAAACAATTTCATTGAAATTAACCGATACACCAGCCGATTTGTATAAAAAAGCAGGATTCAAAATAGCCACTGATTTTAAACTACATCATACATTTGATATAAAATCAGAATATTTTGTAGAATTATATGGAAAAATTACTGGTAAGGCTAGTCAAGAAAACAAATACGATTTCCCACCACCCATGGACAATACATTGTTTTTTGGAAATTGTATTTTGGTATGTAAAAACCTACGTGGTCATATTATTGACATGTCACATACGGATTGGATAAAAATATATGAACATTTATTTGGTGGATTCGAAAATATTGAAGACGATGATGAAGACGACGATGAAGAAATAGACGAAGAGGAAATGCGTATTTTGAACGACCCTACTACCAAATTTACAAAAGAAGGTTATGTAAAAGACGATTTTATCGCTGATGATGACGACGAAGACGAAATGTTGGACGACGATGATGACGACGACTCGGAAATTACCCCACCCCCTAAAAAATCGAAACCCAAAAAAACAACTCGAAATGTACAGTCACGTATGGTTGGTCAAGAAGTGGATAAGAGTAAAAACGCGACTAAAGCACCCAAAGAAAAACGTTTACCCAAAAACAAACGTGTTGAAGTGGATGTATCCCGTGAACCACAATCGAATATTGAACTACAAGACGAATTGGAAGAAGAAGAATATTTCCAATAAACGTGCCGTACTTCTCTGGTGGCAAGAGGTCGGAGACCCCCCTATTGAGGGTTTTTGGCAAGGGTCAGCGAAGCGAGTACTAAGTGCTTTGCACCCGGAGAAGTTACGGAGAGACGACAAGTCGTCTCGGAGTAAAATACGATGGACTACGTTCCTCTGACCGAAAATTGAATAATTTCGAAATCAACATAAAATAATCAACGTACTAACTATCACATATCGAATATCCAATGATAACGACTGTTCCAAATCCGGAGATCTTTCGTGCAAATATACGTCAAAAATTGGCTCAAATATTATCCACAGATGATGATACGATTTCGGGTAATTTGGAGAAAGGGATCTATAATTATGCTATCAAGAAAGCATCTACTCTAAATATTGTAAAAAAATGGGACAACCCTAGTTTTGTTAATTTATATGTTGATCGTCTACGTAGTGTGTATATGAATTTAAAAAACAGTGAATTTTTAGAAAAAATAAAATCTAGAGAAATATCCGCAGAAACAGTTGCGACTATGACACATTATGAAATGTTTCCTTCACATTGGGAGGAAAGTCTTGAGAAAAAGATGATGCGCGACGCCTCACGATTAAATACGAATATACAAGCCAGTACGGATATGTATACATGTAAACGGTGTAAATCGAAGAAAACTACGTATTACGAAGTGGCTACGCGATCTGCTGATGAACAAATGACGATATTTATTACTTGTTTGGATTGTGGAAAAAATTGGAAACAGTAAATTACAACTGTAATTACAAACACTTTTTTTGTAAGAAACATACAAAATCTAGGCCAAATATTTTATACAATTATTGTGTATAACATATGTCAAAGTGTAATAAATGTTACGAAGACTCATCCAGTGATGAGTCTTGTTCATCGTATCAATGCAAATGTTGCGATTGCACAAACTCTTCCGGTGACCGTAGGTCACCTTCAGAGTTTGTAGAGCAGAGGCTTTCAGCCCCCTTTCCAAAATATCAGTCACGGTGCAAAAAAATATCACGATGTAGAGAAGTGAATGAAAACAAACAAAATTGTAAATATTGCAAACAATATTGTGACACTGTCGACACGTTCTGCTCTAGAGAGCGTTCGTGCACCGAACGGCCACATTCGAATTGTAAATCAAAATCAATAAAAAAATGTCAGGTTCCCGATTACGAGTCTGCATTTTCAGTATTTAAACGCAACATAACTGACTGTAAGTCGGCTGATAATGGAAATATTATTTTTATTACCATCAATCCATGAAAATACAAAATTAGTAATTACTATTTTTGTACTACAATTGTAAACCGTTGTAAATGTTCAGTTCTTTTTACTGCGTTTGTCTAGCATAAATATTTTCTTTGGTGAAAAACCTTCTCTAGTTGAACACTATATACAAAATGCCTATTTGTAACTTTTGCGATTCAGATGATAACGGATGCCACCATTGCCACGACTCAAAGCATCATACATGTTTCCCCACAAAAAAGTGTGACCGTAAAAAAAAAAACACGATCCAATCATGTAAAGATGGAAAAGATGGACGAGATGGATTTGACGGAAAAGATGGGAAAAACGGTGAAAACGGAAAAGATGGGAAAAATGGACGTGACGGAAAAGATGGACGTGACGGAGAAGACGGTAAAAATGGGAAAGATGGTGAAGATGGTCGTGACGGACGTGATGGAAAAGACGGAAAAGATGGCGAAAATGGACGTGACGGAAAAAACGGTGAAGATGGACGCGATGGAAGAAACGGAAAAGACGGCTGTGATGGACAAAATGGCAAAGACGGAGAAAATGGCAAAGACGGAAGAAATGGTTGTGACGGTGAAGATGGATGTGATGGTGACATTGGACCTATTGGACCACGCGGGTGTCGCGGAGAAGATGGTTGTCGTGGATTACCAGGACCGACCGGTTGTCCAGGAAAAGATGGATTACCTGGGACACCAGGTTGTTCAGGAAAAACGGGTGAGATGGGATATACCGGTCCGACCGGACCGAATGGGTTTACAGGATCACCCGGCCCCACAGGATCAACCGGACAAGACGGTTCAATAGGAATACCCGGTCCAACAGGTCAACCGGGTAATAACGGAACAGGTTCCACCGGCCCAACCGGTTCACATGGCCAAGATGGCTCCACAGGTCCGACAGGTCCACCAGGTGTTTATGATTGTAGTTGTATCCAATACGTGAATACATTCATAACCAAAGATATTAGTGGAGGGTTGAACGGAGGCCCACAAGACGTTAAACTCATTTATCAAATACCGAATCTATGTTCCTTTGTGGTTCACGGATTTGATATTAGTAATAATCCAAGAAATTTGTATGTTAGAACTGGCGAATCACCATCATATGAAAACGGTATTGGATTTATTTCAGATACATTTGGTAACGACAATGAAATAGATAAAATTCATTATACACAATTAGATTTGGGTGACTATCAACGTATTAAAAATATCAAATGTAAGGATCCTACGATCAACATAGGTAGTATTCAGCGCAACGAAGGATATCAGATATATGGTTCGAATAATTTGGGAACGATTGGTACCTTGTTGTATTCTTATACCAATACGAGTAGCGATCCTAGTTTTTGCCAACAACAAATCGTGATTCCTTCTTATAATACCACGAATTTAACCAAAACGGGAGATATTTATTTGTATGGTGCGGTTCCTTTTCGTTATATTTCAGTCAAGGCTACTACAGGTAATGTTATCTTGAATTTATTGACATTAAGCCTTTGTAGTTGCTACACCTTCGCGCATTGAAAATGCGCGTGGCAAAGGTGTAAAAATTGATTTGCTTTTGTACAAATGTTTTGTATAATATTCAACAATATTCAACAACCATGGGTAACCAAATTTCGCGATCTAAAGCAAGTCAGCCATTTGAAGATGAATACGTTAATGAAAATAATTCTGTACGTATTAAATCTTCCAACGTTTCACAAAATGATATGATATTTCAGAGAATAAACTCTTTACGATCAATTACGTATGTTAAGCGTAATAACAGTAATCGTATTATCACATATAGCCAAATAAATCCATATGTATCTAACGATGATGCAACATTTCAAAATCCACGCCAAACTTCTCCGGTGGCTCTGCCACCTTCGAAGTTAGTAGTTGTAGGCATTCTGCCCACTGACCAAACTCTTCCTGTGGCGGAGCCACCTTCTGAGTTAGTTGTAATAGGGGACCTTCGGTCCCTGTGCGAAGGCGTTCCGCCCTCTGACCAAACTCTTCCGGTGGCGGAGCCACCTTCTGAGTTAGTATTGAAGAAGCTACATGGAACGTGTGCCCCTTGTCAAACTCTTCAGGTAGATTCGCTACCTGAAGAGTTAGTTGTAGAAGAGGATAACGTTTCTCGTTGCCCCTTGCCAATAACGTCGCATTCTGAGTTAGTAATCGAAGAACAATCATGTGCTATATGTCTTCATAAGATTCCGTTGAATTTTGACAGTTCCGAGTCTTATGTTACTACTCAATGTAATCACACCTTTTGTAAATCTTGTATACAAAAGGTATTTGATCATGCGAATAATAAAGATACTTGTACGATAGCATGTCCAATGTGTCGTGCAGAAATTAACAGAGATATTTTATATATTAAAATCACACCCCGCACATTTGTAGATAATCCAGATTTGTCCTTTATAAAAGATAATCATAATCGTGAGATGATATTAGAAGCATATAATGTAATTCACAAAAATGAATTATGGGGTAAATTGCGTAATTTAACCCCCAATGAACATGAAGGATTTATGTTTTCGCAAAATCCTGAAATTATAAAAATAATGGATTTAGTAAATGAAAAAAGCACAACAGGCCATAGTGGTCTATCAATGGCAATTACTATGCGTACTATACAACAAGTTGCTAGATTTGGTGTTGATTCACTCAATACAAATTAAAAAAATTCGTCCAACCATAATGCATGCCAAAACAATTTACCCGCATCCCAAACGTCTTCGATAGGTTGTTCAAGAATACTGATCAAACCAAATGTAGAATCGTATAATAACTTCAATACGTCACCCACAATATCACAACCAAAACAATCAGCCAAAACCTTATCAGGAAAATGCATAAAATGTAAACTTGTTTTTTTATATAATAATTGATCTAATTTTTCCAATAAACCATCTTTATGGCATATATTTCCATCAATATCACGCATTTTATGTGCCTTATTTTTATCTGATACCCCGAACATTGCCAAATATAGTTTATTTAAATCGACTTTTCCAAAAGTAAGAAATCGAATCACATAAATAGGAATCCAAAAAACAATAGCGATCAGAGTGTATAAAATTAAATCCACAATGTACCATAAAAAACAAATTCGTAAATTTTGTGACCATGTCAACCCACACCGTGTAATATCCTTAAATAATGCGGATCCATCCGAAAAAATACGAAATAATTGTTCAATGAAATTTTCGAAAAGATGGATCACCCCTATACCTAACATTATGAACCCTTCACCAAAAGCGAGGATATGATCCGGAAACGTAAACATAACATAAATTGCATGCAAGGCCAATTTGAATAATTCGCCAATTATTTCAAAAAACTTTTTGAAAGCGTCCATACTTCCAAATCCTTCTTGGAAATTTTCCAAATATGTATCATCGGCAAACCCACCATCTAAATGGTACGCTTGTTTTGCTAATTCAGAACGTGTATAACACGCTCGATATGTTGGTTTATCATCATCATCGTCCGTCTCTGGATCTGGTTTTACTTGTACAGGTATATGCGACAATGATGTTTTGGGTGGTAGTGTAACGCTGATTTTTGCACCGATATTTATATCTTTGAAAATAGAATAGATCAGTATTGTCAATATTATTATTCCGATGAAGGACACAAAAATGGAATCGAACCAATCCATTTACCGTATAATTTATCTAATATAACATGATATTTATTCATTCTACACCTCAGCACCGCCTCCGGCGGTGTAAGGTTGCGACCTTCGGTCGCTGACCCGACTTCGTCGTCCGTAGAATTGAGATTTTACTCCGAGACGACAAGTCGTCTCTCCGTAAAACACTCAAGATTGTAATGCATCGGCTTCTGTTTTCAATGACACCACATTATCACGCACATCGCTCACAATCGTATCCATTTTACCCAACGTTTTCTCTAAAGTTCCCACGTTATCAATGATCTGTGTTTGAAGTTTTAACAAATCGCTATATTTACTTTTGATAAAGTCTAAATCTTTTTTACGTGACAATACTTCGGCTACCTTCAAAGACGATTTGGGTGTATCAATCCGTTTTTCAGGTTCATCTAATGGTTCTGCTTCAGTAGGTTCTTTTTTATTGTCCATACCTTCTTCAATACGCATTTTATTTGATCCATACTTAAATACATTTGATACCACTAACCCCATGAACAACACTACAATCATATTCTTGCTAAAAAATGAAGTAATATAGGAGACCAATACTAAAATTAACGGGGTCATTAAATCACCATGTAATGCGTGTCCGATCGTGTTGAAAAATACAATGAAAATAATAAAATAAAGAACAAAACGGTTATATAAAATTCTTTCACCTTGTTTTTCAATAAATGAATTACCCCCAGAAATCAAATTATTCAACATTTGCATATTTAGATTATATATTACCAATATTATACATTATATACCGATGAAGATCGTAGGGATGTAGGTATCAGTGGCCGAAGGTGACTGAGAATATTTTATCTGAAGTCTACGCTCCTACGTCGTACAGCATAGGCTTCCAGCCCAATGACCAAACTCTTCCGGTGACTGTAAGTCACCTTCTGTTTTGTCTACTTTATTTTCCCGCCATACGAGTGTCCTTATATTCATCAATGATAATGTCATTTATTTCTAAATTGTCGTTGGTTGAATCATCGCTACCACTACTATTCAAACTATTATCCTCACCAGAATCGACCGATGGGCAATATTCATTGATATCGGCAGAGGCATAAATTTCCAATACTTCTTTGACAATGGCTTCACGTTCGATATCCTTGATGGCAAACTCTACACTAGAAATACTATTTGATCTACGACCACGCATCTTGTCCAAGAAATCATCCAATCCATTTTTAGATCCGATACGGTCACATTGTTCTAAATCACCAGTAATAAACAACCGCGTATTTTCACCAATACGTGTCAATATTAATTTCATTTGTGAAAGCGAACAGTTTTGCATTTCGTCTGCCACAATACAACAATTTTTAAATGTGCGACCACGCATAAATCCCAATGGACAAATTTCAATGATTTTGTCTTCAATCAATTGTATCACCTCTTTTGGTGAAATATGAGTATGTAAAATATCATACAAAGGTCTCATCCAAGGTGCCATCTTTTCTTCTAAAGTCCCGGGTAAAAACCCCAATTCTTCGTCTACGCTAACCGAAGGTCGTGTAAAAATTATTTTTTCATAGGTTCCCAACATGAAACATCGTATTGCCGTTTGTGTGGCTAATAATGTTTTACCTGTACCCGCCGGTCCGGTGGCGATTACTATTTTTTTCTTGGGATCATTTAAATACGAGGTTAATACATGTTGACTCGGGTTTTTAGGTTGACAAAATTTGTTTTCAAATACCTGACGTTCATTCGCAGATAAATATTGTATATTCTCATAGTATTTACGCTGTTGGTGTATTACGGATGATTTCGGATTTTCATGGGCATATTCTTTCATAATTTCCTTTTCGGATTGTTTTTTCGATTTTTTGCCACGTTTTTTCTCACCACGATCCAATACACCAATTTCTTTCGAGTCGAATAAATCGAACCCTGTAGAAGAATCGAACATATTCTAAGTAAGAAATAGTATAGGGTACATTCCCAATTTATTTACACCTAAAATTATTCAAAATAGATTGTCACGGTTCAATTACATCAAATTAAATATAAATATATATTATTTGAATTATGTCCGGTAATTGTGTATATCGTTTATGCAAATCGATATAAAAATAACATGAGTATATTATTTAGCCGTATGTCTTCTTCAGATATTCAAACGCCTCAAGTCGCTGACCATCCTATCAACTCATTAACCGATAATATTATTTATACAAACAATGATATGGATGAATGGTCTGAAAGCAAAATGCCTACAACTACGAACTTCGAAGGCGACACTGTCGGAACGGAAGCCGGAGAAGTTTGGGATTCCAATGTGGTAGAAAAACCACCCAGAAAAACGTCTTTTGGTGGTTCGGCGAACGAGACAAATCATAAACGTGAAATCGAACCTCTCCTACTACCCGACGAAAATCGGTTCGTGATGTTTCCGATCAAACACAATGATGTATGGGAATTATACCAAAAATCTGTCGATTCATTTTGGAAAGCCGAAGATGTTGATTTGAGCAAAGATCTGTACGATTGGAAAAAATTGACCGACGATGAACAGAATTTTATTAAAATGGTGTTGGCATTTTTTGCGGCTAGTGATGGTATTATTATTGAGAATCTTGCTCAACGATTTATGGTTGAAATTCAATCCGCAGAAATACGCGCTTTTTATGCTTTCCAAAATTTCATGGAAAATATTCATAGTCAAATGTATAGTTTGTTGATTGATACATATATTCAGGATCCTGATGAAAAAATGAAATTATTTCACGCAGTGGAACACTATCCTTGTATCAAAAAAAAATCAGAATGGGCCAGAAAATGGATTAGCGACGGACGAAGTAGTTTTGCTACCCGATTACTCGGGTTTGCGATTGTCGAAGGAATATTTTTTAGTTCAAGTTTCGCGTCTATATTTTGGATCAAACGTAAAAATATATTACCCGGATTATGTTTATCTAATGAATATATTTCACGCGACGAAGGATTACATGTAGAACATGCAGTGTTGTTGTATCGTAAATTAAAACGTAAAGTATCTAAGAAAAAATTCATTGAAATCATGAAAGATGCCGTTGATATTGAAATTGAATTTATTACTGTTGCTATTCCGTGTCGTATGATCGGTATGAATGCGGATTTAATGATTGAATATATAAAATATGTATGTGATCGTTTATGTTTACAGCTCGGATATGAAAAAATTTATGGTGCAAAGAATAGTTTTGATTTTATGGAATTTATTTCATTAGAATCTAAAACCAGTTTCTTTGAAAAAAGAGTATCTGATTATGCTTTAAGTAATAAAAATATTACATCGGATGTTTTTGACCTTAATGCCGATTTCTAACCATGGTCAGAGGGCTTCCGTTCCTTGTAGCCTTCAACAACTAACTTCGAAGGCGACATAGTCGCCGGAGAAGTTGAACTACTAAGTCCGAAGCAAGCTTCGCTTGCGGAGGACTTTGGGTCGAACGTATAATATGAACATACGGTATATGAATCGTAACTCACAACAATTACTACAACAGGGTTTATTATTTTTATTCGTAATTTTATTGATATTATTTAGTTGGAATGTTATACAATCAATGATGAAAGAATCGTTTGCTATGGAACCAATACCGAGCATTGATTTATTACCAACCCCACCAATTACCATAAATCAGTCGATGTTCAAACCTATCAAATATAATTCGATAACAATTCCACCAATGATCAAATAAATATACAAAAACACGGTTGTATATTTACATTAGTATGTTTCAGAAAAATGTCTGAAAATAACGAATATTGGATGTTTACCGCATCGATACTGTTTTTTGCGTGTTATCTACCCGACATATATGCCAATATACGTAATCGTAATGCAAATATATACAATGTACCGGAAAAGGTGTTGATTATGGCTGGTACCGTTTGTGCACTCGTGTACTCTGTACAAACACAAAATACCCCACTAATTGCCAATTACGCCCCACTTTTATTTTTAGATTTTGTTTCTTTATCAATGCGTTTTTATTACGCTTATTTAACACATTATCATCAAAATCATATTTTACCCATTACCGCTGGTGGATCCAACAATTCTTTACAAAAATTGGATGTCGACGAAAAAATCGATGAAACCCATCCATTTGATATTGAAAACTGTGGACATATAACTATGGTGACCTCCGGTCACCAACGACGTTAGTAATTAGACGAATCCTCGTACGTCCGTAGGACGGAAGAGGATCGTAGGGATGCCGATAACGTAGTGGTCAGTGGGCATATAATACCTACAACAACTAACTTCGAAGGCGACATAGTCGCCGGAGAAGTTTGGAAGCATCCGGTCGAAAAAACATTATACAATTATTTTGCGTTTCACCATATATTTCAATGGATCTTTTATTTCGGTATTTGTCGTAGGAAAATACTCTTTACCATATACATCTTGTAATAGAATCCATTCAAACATTCCACCATAATAAACAAATGTATTAGGAAACCCAAACCCGGTCAATTGTTTGTATTTTTTATCGACTGAATCGTCCGCCCCATTTTTTCCATAAACAATGATCAAATAATGTTCTGGATTTTTTGTATAGTCCTGTAAAATATCATTGATGATTTTTTCTTCCATTTGATATGAAATCGTATTTTTTATCAAATTATCCTGTTCTGATAGAGGCATGGTATTGATCAACATAAAAATTGGTTTCGGATTTTTTATCATATAGATCACGTCGTCAAACCCCACCTTTTTATTACCTGCGGTAGTCGTTTGAGACGGTTCGACCATGGGTCGAACGACCGGTATTTGAATTAATTCTTGGGAACCAAATAGTGAACCATATACCGATCTTAACATGTCAACTTTCTATAACAACATAAAATTATTTTTTTATGTTATTGTGATAAAACATGAATATTTGTAATTACTTATCTTCATTTTTGTTACCCCTTCGTTCACGACATTCTAACAAAAAAATAGATAAAACATTGTTTCGACAAATACCACGCGACATTTTGCATATTATTTTATCCTATCATGGAGATATTGTGTATCGCCACGGAATGTATATGAATCGTATTCCCAAAAATGATCTTCGATTTTTATTGTACCGCCCGATGATTCATACTGTCGCGGATACTTCGTCCCCATATTTTGTATTTTATAATTCGACGGTTTATTTTGAAAAACGTATGCCGTATATCATGGATCATCTGAGAAATAGGGGGTGGACACTCTTTCTGGCAGGGGTGAACGAGTTTCATACCAATGATACCAAGAGTTTTCGACTCAAAGTGTATACGTCACACTACAAAAATGGTATAAATCCAACATCGATTGTTACCAGTTTTATAGTCAGTATTCATACCCGGAATGGTTATTCGTCGGAAATAGACGAAACCACACACTACGGATAAAAACATATACAGTATACTATAGCAGTATATGTCGATTACTACCGATCCGTCAAACTCTTCCGGTAGCAAAGCTACCTTCAGAGTTAGTAGTGAAGGAGGCTTTGTAGCAAAACGTTTAGAACCGCAAAGCGGTTCGGTACGTTTTCTACATTCGTTTCCTAGAATCGGCAAAGCCGATTCTGAGGAAACAGATCAGCCCCCCTTGCCAGATTCGATTACGTCCGATACTAGATGTAACGAGGTGTGGTATTGTTATTTATTACGAAACACCCAATACAAATATTCGAAATTAACGTACAATGGATCTACCAATAATCCACGACGACGTCTTAGACAACATAATGAGGAAATCACTGGGGGAGCAAAATTTACTCACGGAAAAGGAGGGGGGTGGGAAATCTACGCACTTCTATCCGGGTTTCCTGATCACAAAAATACATTGTCATGTGAATGGCGTATAAAACACCCAAACGGTAAACCCGGAAAACGAGACCCGCACCATTGTGGTGTCAGAGGACGTGTCATGGCACTGAATGATATTTTTACTTTGGATAAATGGACCAATCAATGTACTCATGAAAATCGTAATTTGTCTTTGACACTCTATTTGGCGGAAGATGTAGTTTCGTGTGTAGATATTTTCAATTTACCGTCCAATATCACCTACGGTGGTAAGATTCCATCATTCTAAATATTTGACGATCGAAAATTGAAAATTTTATGAAATTCGCACCGTTATTGTATAATAATAATAATGGTACCCGATATCGAAAATCAACATCCGGTTTTACGGTTCGTCGTAAAAGATCCACCTCAAACTCATCCGGCAGCGAAGCTACCTTCTGAGTTAGTAGTGAAGGAGGCTTTCAGCCCCCCTTGCCAAAAAAAATATGATAGAGTCATTATGGTTTACGCTGGACTTCTGATGATAGTTTGTATTTGCGGTATTATACTTGTTTTATTAGGTACTGTTCCATTCTTCATAAATGCCCTGAATCCCGTATCTAATAATAATAATAAGAATAATACAATGGTAAACCATTTATACAATACAACCATATACAATCATTCCAAAATTTCCGGTTTCTATGCGATTAACCATAAAAATCCCAATTATTCTTTGATAACATTCAAAGGAAATGGTGTGATACAATTCCAACAAACCATACAATGTTCGGTATTGATCGTTGCTGGCGGGGGTGGAGCCTCGTGGGGTGGGGGAGGGTTAGATGGTGGTTCAGGAACAGGTGGTGGTGGTGGTGGAGGGGTTGGTGAAGGTATTCTTACGTTTTTGGCTGATGAACAATATGTGATTACTGTAGGTAAGGGCGGTGGCGTAGGAGGTAATTTTATCAGTTATCGAGGAGGAAACTCGATGATTGTTGGAAAAAACATTCATGAAACCGCGTTTGGAGGTGGATACGGAGGATATTATATGTTTGATGATAATGATGGGGGGTCGTCCGGAGGAAATTATGGATATAATGGTTCAATTACAACTGCATATTATTTATACGTATTTACTAGTGGACGTTCTGGTAAAACCACCCGCGGTGAAGGCACATTAACTTATTACGGTAATAGAGGTGGGGTTTATATATCAACTACAAATAATGTTCATATAGGAGGGGGAGGTGGGGGAGGTGCAGGGAATATTGGAATGTCTACTGATAATTATAGTGGTGGTGCAGGTGGTATCGGGTATTTTTGGAAAATTACACAAGAATATTATGGCGGTGGTGGTGGAGGTGGTGGCGGTAATAATAGTGGTCGTGGTGATCATGGTGGGCCAGGTGGGTTAGGTGGAGGTGGTAACGGTGGTGGTAGTGGCATTAACGCATCACCAGCATTGCCGAATTCGGGAGGAGGTGGTGGTGGTGCCATGTCATCTGATTCGATATTCTCCACGAATGGAGCAAGTGGAATAGTTATTATTGCCATACCGAATTCTTTCATTAATAGTCGCCTTCGAAGTTAGTAAAATTGATTATAGAATAGTTCATATAATAATCTAATATCACAAATCAAATCGTAATCATGGATTTTTCACAAACGAAATTGACTAAGATGGAATGGGAGTCGATTGAGATTCCGGTGCCCGACCAAGAGAAACATATCTTACGATTAATCATGGAAGGATATCATAATATCAATATCAAACAAAATGACAATCGATCGTTGCTTTCTTTTATGAAAATAGAGTACACCAGTGAAATTGAAATGTATATTTATACCAAATATTTTGCAAAAGAAATACAAAATATGGTAGATCATAAAAAAAACACAAGTATTTTATTAAAAGGGTTTGCTCCCAAGATGCCAAATATATCCAAATTCAAATCTCCTAAAAAAATCGATTTAATGCGTCTCCAAAACATGGATGCAAATATTCAAACGTCCGAATTCGACAAATCACGCATTTTCGAATTTATTATATTAAACTTTTGCCAATTCATTTTACAAGATAAAGGAGGCCGTTCGGCGGACGAGCTTACACGTAAGCATAACGGAATGATAGCGGAGACATCCAAATCCTATACCTTTTATTTGTATACTATTTTACAAATGAACCAAGCGGTCATACCCCATGTAAATATCTACGTACAACAATTTGTGGATCAATTTGTTCAATTCATTCAAACCAAATTATCTTCCAAGATTTTGCAAGATACCTTTTCCAACGCATATACAATTATCGAAAAAAATTCTCATATTTTACGTTTTGAAAATAAAACACTCTATGATCATCAAAAACAGTTATTTCAATTGTTTCGTCCACCTATATCCGACGAACAACTACCCAAACTGGTAATGTATACCGCACCCACAGGAACAGGAAAAACCATGAGTCCTTTGGGTCTTTCCAATGGTTATCGTATCATTTATATTTGTGCAGCGCGTCATATTGGTCTGGCTTTGGCAAAAAGTGCAATTTCTATGGAAAAACGGGTGGCGTTTGCGTTTGGTTGTGATACTGCAAGTGATATACGTCTTCATTATTATTCAGCGGTGGAATATACCAAGAATCGAAAAACGGGTGGTATATTCAAGGTAGACAATTCGAATGGTTCCAAGGTAGAAATTATGATATGTGACGTATATTCCTATTTAACAGCGATGCATTATATGATGGCATTTCATTCTGAAAACGAAATAATCATGTATTGGGACGAACCTACCATTAGTCTGGATCAAGAAACCCACCCCCTACATTCGATCATACAACGTAATTGGGCAGAAAATAAATTATCCAATATCGTATTATCCTGTGCTACTTTGCCAGAAGAAAATGAAATTACTGATTGTTTAATGAATTACCGCGATCGATTTCATGGTGGATCCGTCCACAGAGTATCAAGTTGTGACTGTAAGAAATCAATCTCGTTAATTGATCCTCATGGTCGCGCTACTTTACCACATTTGTTGTTTTCATCTTATACTGATATTCAGACTTGTGTAGAACATATGAAACGTAATCCAAGTATTATGCGTTATTTGGATTTACGTGAAATTATACGTATGATCAATTATGTTCAAGAACTTCCGGATGCATTACCTGGAGCATATTTTGTGTCGAATTATTTCATGAAAATTACCGAAATTACCATGAATCGAATCAAACAGTATTACTTGGATGTATTAAGTGCGTTGAATTCCGAATTATATACCACCATTCATGAATATTTGAAATCAACCTTGCATGGAATGTTTGATCCGACCAGTGGTACTATTAAAAAAAGTACCAGTTTACAAACAAATGCCAAGACCACGTTGTTAGATGGCTCAGAATTGTCCAGATCACATAGCATCGCCGGGTTACCCTTACCGAATCCGTTTCGAACGGGGCAATACTCATTGAAACAAACTCATCAGGTAGCTTCGCTACCTTCCGAAGTCAGTAGTTCAGTGGCTACAAGGAACGTGTGCCCTCAGAGCACTGAAGGTGCTCAAGGGTTGAGACCCCCAAAGGGGGTCACTGACCCCTTGCCACATCGTGGTATATTATTAACTACTGAAGATGCACATACACTAACCGATGGTCCCACTATTTATATTACCGAAGACGTAAAAAAGTTAAGTCAATTTTATATTCATCAATCGAAAATTCCTGAGAAAGTATTGGAACGTTTGATGGAAAAGATCGAAGCCAACAACGTAATACAAAAAAAAATGGATATTTTATCCAAATCGATTGATGATTCGATGGGGAAAGAAGTGGAGAAGGATAAGAAAATGGAAAAGGAAGCATTCAAACCTGAAGTAAAACGATTGATGAATAGTTTGGAAGAATTACGAAATCAGATCAAAATGATCACCATGAGTTTGGAATATATTCCGAATACAAAACAACATCAATTAGTATGGGTTACAAACAAAAACGGTCTAACCGATTTTGTCACAAATGCATTTGTACCCAATATAGATGAAACTTCGGTAAAGAAAATCATGGAACTGGATGTTGAAAATTCGATGAAGTTGTTGTTATTGATGGGAGTTGGAGTATTTGACTCCATGTTACTACAAAATCGTGATGCTTCAGTGGCTTCTTATTTGGAAGTAATGAAACGGTTAGCGTATGAACAAAAATTATTCTTGATCATAGCATCGAGTGATTATATATATGGGACAAATTATCAATTGTGTCACGGATTTTTGGGAAAGGATTTGATGAATATGACACAACAAAAAATTATTCAAGCCATGGGACGTATTGGTCGAAACAATATCCAACAAGAATATACAATTCGATTTCGTGATGCAAAATTGATGGAAAGATTGTTCTTGCCGGTGGAAGATGGTAATATGGAAGCAATCAATATGATAAGATTATTGACTAATAAATGAATAAGAAATATCTTCTAATATTAACGCATATTTTCCGTCTGCACAAACCCCTTCGTCCTCGTTCCTTTCCGAAAAATATTGATAAATGTCTTCTTTTAGTTTGTCTGGAAAAACATCCGATACCGGAACGATTAACCCCTTTTTATCATAGGTAATAAAGGTAGTTGGATCATATTGATGATCCATCAATATTTTCCATCGGTCTGCATATTGTCGATTTTTTTTAGATCCATGATAAAAATGTCGTATTACGCCCGGTACATATCCGAAACGTAACTCTTTCACACTATCCTGAAAATGTAAGATGGACGATCTATATTCTTCTGTTGATTCCGGTTTTACTCCTTTAAGTCCATTCTGAATTAAACATAACATCATAATATTATCACCACTTCCTAATATGGCTTTGTCATACAATCCACCCATGACATCAAATGCGTTTCGTGATATTGCCCAACCATAGCCCGGGTGCCATATATTCGATCCGGTACTAAACGGTACCTGCTTGGAGTATTGAAATCCAGCACTGTTAAACACTTTCATACATTTGGTAAATGGATCCATGTCGACACAATGACTAAATAACTGAAGAATATCACATTCACCGTTCAATATTCGAAGGGTATCAGTAGCCCAAGTGGGGCTATCAAATTCCAAATCGGAATCTATCCACGCCATGGCTTTCCAGTCGGGTGGTAGCAAATTTTTCACCCCCAGGTTGATCATATTTTCTTTATGCCAAAGGGGAGTAGGTGTTCGTAATTGCAAATGACGTGGGTTTTTTTTGTCGGTCATCAAGAATTTCTGATCACCATATGCCAATTCAACAATATAGAGTATTATATCGGTTTCGTCCTTGGTCATTCGTTCCATAAATTCTTTCATCAAGATATACCGTCGTGCATACAAACATGGGTTCGAAATGACGGCGATCACATGTAATTTGGTATCAATCGGGGAATTTTCACGTAATGCTCGTTTGATATTGTTCGGTTTATATTCAATATCGTCTATTTCTATTCCGTGTACGATGGTCATACTATTACACTGTATACTATATCATTCTTGGAAAAATATAAGAATGATACGAAAAACTATTTACGATGAATCCATTTGTTGGCGATCCATTTTTCTCCACCGGTTACTTCCATACCCCCATGCATTGATTTCGGTAAAACATGTCCTTCAATATCCACATTGTGAAATATCACGGCCTTACCGGTTTCAGGTTTCACAGTTAGGTTCAACTCTGGAAAAAAGGTACCTCCGCCATCAAAATCATCATTGAGATACATCAAAAAAGTTAGATATCTTGGTCCTTTGCCAAGATTCATACGTTCACAATCGTCACCTGCTTTCAAATTACACGCATCGAAATGGGGTTTATAAAATCCGTCTTTGTCGTATTTGACAACTTGGTAACTTTCTTGGTCGGTAATATCGGTATTGGTTCTTTTTGCAATACGCTGTGAAATCGTTACCAACATCGGATCTTCTTGGCCTGTCAACCAAGCTTGTTTGCTTCGGCGAAGCGACATGTCTTCCACATCACCTTCTTTGAATAATTTACTTTGTGACAAGTTGTTGACTGACAATTCAATGATACGATTACATTCTTCTTGGGACAAAAAATGGGGAATTTCTTCAATCGTATATTCAGAATCCGCAGTGAAATATTCTGTTGTTGAAGGCATTCTGCCTTCTGACCAAGACAAATAACCAGATATAATGATTACCAAGACCAATACCAAGATCAAAAACCAAACAACATATCGAATTAGGTTACGACCCGTTCTATTTTTCATATCATATACAAAATATAGATATGTTATGATTCGAAGGTAATGACTCCTTCGTAGAAGATTTCTTGGAAAGGGTACGTGGAATCGTTAAACCAACGCTTAGGAATCGTAATTATTTTTTCCGGATTATCGTTCAAATATCCTCCCCACCAAGAAAATGTACTATTGGCACAGATACCACCAAGACGACAAAGAACCATCAAATACAAAGATTCGACATCACCAAGATTTTCCACAAAGGTGATATTCAGTGGTGGTTTCTTGGGGGCAGGATCCCACATCAATTGTATGGATTCTTCCGATGAATATTTCAGTACATGCCACTGTTTACAAAAAGGCAGATCATTACTAAATACGTAAAAATGAGCATAAGGGTTCTTTGTTAAAATATATTGTATGGCCGTGGAGTAATACTTGTCCATATCGATCCAATAATTTTGATTCATTAGATAATCCCCCCGACGAATATGAATAAAATACGAGTTTTTGGCATCTGGAAATCGACTGGATAAATCGTTCAACATTTCTTGACGAAGAAACATCTTGGAAATTTCGTCTTTGTATTCACGGAAATACCGGTCGTTCTGAAAATATCCTCCCAGTCGAATATCTTCCTCTTGGTTTTTCAAGATATCAGGGTTGTATACCCAACAATCACGCTGGGGTTCTTGGTAAAGATTCGTTACCATCACACGATTTTCACGAATATGCGGAATTCCACGAAAGATGGTACTATAGTAGGCGTACGGATTGTTTGTATGAGTACAGTGACAATCGTACGCGATCGCCACCATGTTTCGATTATTTTGCTTGGCGATTCCGTACGCTGATGCTATTTTGAACATTTGATTTCCAAGACCTGAATCCACCCCCACGAATATGGTGGGTTTGGGAGACGATTGGTGAACAGAACACCGATGAATGTTGGAAATATCGTCACAATACAATGTCTCATAAGATGATATTTGTATGTTATTCTTAGTTAATATATTAGTAAGATCTTGGTCTTGATCTTGGTCTTGGAACAAGGTCATTACTTTCATACTAAGATAATACATAGGATCATGATAGGACGGTTCGGTTGTTTTTCCAATACAATCTATTCCACCATTACCCATATATTCCAATAACCCACGAATTTGTAATAAATTTGGAAGAATTGTGTCGTCACATTTTAAACAACCTCCCGCGTCGGGGAATTGTATGGCTAACGCACGAAACAGTTCTATTTCGGGTTTCTTGGAATGTACAAAGAGAGTTCGTGCATCTTGGAAAAAATAAGTAGACGAATCTCCTTCCGTCCTACGGACGTACGAGGCATCTGGTTGTTCTGCGTCCGATTCAGTATACGTAATAGTATCCGCGATCACAAACACCACATGAATGAAATTCGGTAAATAACTTTTCAAATAGGTTTCGTAGATAGACTTGGCACGTTCGTGTGTGTCGGGCGAAGCCGAGTAAATTGCCCACAATTGAATTTTGGACATAATATTATGTGTATATCATAATATTATTATATCGATTCTATCATAGTCCATTAACGACACTCAATGTATATGGATTTCCTTTGAGTTGACTTAAAATATCACCATTGTTACGATCCAATTGTTGTCCCGCATACAAATTCATGGTATTGGAACCTTGGAGCATACCAAGACTCTCTATTGAAGGCGTCATACCATACGGCATCGCACCCGTGACAGGCCGGTTGTTTTTCAACATATTCTCTTGGGGTTTGGATCTCATATTGATATCTCCATTCATAAGCGCCATTCCACCTTTGTTGGTTCGCCCATCAATGGTGCTAGCTTTGATATCATTGTTTCTTTGACGATATTCTGCATCATAGGGTCGTGCTTCCCTACTTCCACCGCCCGCAGCTGCATTGCCAGCATAATATACGTCGGTGGTGGTTAGGCGTTCATTTTGTATGGGTTGATGGTCGGTCGTTTCGTAAGCACCACCACGTTGATTGGCGTTGATGTTCCAGTGTTGTTTGTCTACTTCCATGGTTTGGCGGTGGGTTACAGGTGCTTTGTCGTTCGGGTTGTAAACATACATAGCTTCCACCGGCGCCTTCATATTAGGATAAGGTCGTAAATTTCCAACCGTATTTTCTTTACGTGATGGTTTTAACATATCCATAAAGGGTGCGACAGCTGCACCGAGTGTATTTTTCACGGCACCGAAATAGCCTTGGTTGGCATCACCGGTGGTTCTTGGGAGAGACCGGTTGTTCGGATAAGCTACCACGGATTTTATCCCATAATCACTTTCATGAGCATTTCCCCGGTTGGCAGCATAAGCCGCCGTCAAAGGTAGTGATTCAAGTTGTTGGTTATGGGTGGGCATATATTCACCACGAACCTGTTGTATGGTCGAGCCGTTTCCGGCTACACCGGTATAATCCACACTCGTATCCGGGCGTGTTACTGTACGATCTATGGGCATAGCACGGAGGGTCGACCCCTGAACAATACCTGTCGTAGTAAATAATCGTTCGGGACCCATTTCAAAGGTACGGTCAACGCGATTTTTCTCCACAATTCCTTGATGTTCCGCTTGGGCGGATGATTTGATATAACTATTGGCGGGGCCTTCATATCCGTACATACCTAAACCAGATGCCTTTTGCTTGTTATCCACGCGGAGTTGATCCACGTTTTTGTCCATCCATTGTTCACGCATCAACATTCCCGAATTGTAACCACCCATACCTTCCGCGGTATAACCGAGCCCAACACCAGGTGCTACGCGTATTTCTTCAAATGGTTTGATATTCGCCATATTCATACTTGGGTTCATACGTGATTGTACAAAATCGGTAGTACTAGGCATGCCATATGCCCATTGTTGATGGTCGGAAGGTGCAAACAAAGGGGATTGTTCGGTTTTACTAATATGTTGCGATGCGGAACCGGTATAATTGTCTAAAGTCGACTCGGTAGCATTCGGCAAATTGTTGGTATGTACTTTTGATCCAAAAAAAGGTGCCATATTGTTATGACGAAAATAATCAATATCTACTTCTTGACCGGTCATCGAACGATAAACCGAACCAAGTATTTTGTTTTGGTCATTGACAGATACCACTATTTTTTCATTCAAAGCAGGATTGAAATATTTGTCAGTATAGACACTTGGTGAATCAAATAGATTGACCGTGGACAATTTGGAAGTCAAATCATTTTCAGAATTTGTGATTGGATATTCTTCAGGATAATTTCGGTTGGGAACATCCATATTCGGTAATAATTCATTCGCAATACGATTATTGTTTTTGTTTTCATAATTTTCTACAGATTTTTGTTTTGTAACAGTGTATAATCCTCCCAAGGCTAAAACCGGTATAAGAAATTCCATTTTAACCGTTTATCTATATGAAAACACCTATATTATAGGTGTGGACAACAATTTATGATTTTTCTAGATAATAGTCTTTTTCCAAGATACGTGTTTGTAAATTATTGTAAAATCTCTTTTCTAAATTGGCTTGAGGATTGAGCCATGGCTGTTCCCAACGATAAACTTCTTTGTCACGATATGTCCATGCGGGATGACTCGCCCGTGATTCCAATACATACGGATCTTGGACACGAAATGATTGTATAGGAGTACTTTCCACACTATATTTACGATATTCATTGGTATCTTGGTGATCACGATTGAGTCTACGCGTCATTCCTTTGAGATCACTCTCTAGATTTACAAAATTGGTATGACGATTGGCACCCCAGGTTTGCATACGAAGTTGTGCATCGTCCATCATGGGAAGATCTAATCCCGGGCCGGGTGTATCTAAAGCGTACCTACCTGAATAACTCGATATTTCCATCTCTTTCTGTATTCTAGCTGGATCATTTCGAAAACTTGTAAACATATTGATAGAATTTATTGTATACGTATATATTGTAGTAACATGATAGTTTACACATAAACACAATTATATATCATTCAATATCTAATATTCCGTAGAATATTTATCATGCCTCCTTTACCTACCCTATGTCTAAACATGATTGTGAAAAATGAGAGTAAAGTTATCATGCGTCTCTTGGAATCAGTTGCTCCCGTGATTGATTCCTTCTGTATTTGCGATACAGGTAGTACGGACGACACTGTCGAAATAATACAATCATTTTTCAAATCCAAGCAAATACCAGGAAAAATCGTGAATGAACCCTTTAAAGATTTTGGGCATAATCGTACTGTTGCACTTCAGGCGGCAGCTACACTACCAACAAGTATCGCGGAATATGTTCTTCTCATGGACGCGGATATGGTTCTATGGAGACACCCCGATTATAGTATTGAAGAATTTAAATCCAAATTGATCAGATTCAATGCTTTTTATTTGTACCAAGGTTCCGAAACATTCAAATACAAAAATACACGTATTGTAAAAAATTATAGTGGATTTACGTACTGGGGCGTTACCCACGAATATGTAAACGTTCCTGAAGGTATGAATATAATTTACGAATACTTCGATCCCAAACAGGTGTTTATTCAAGATATTGGTGATGGTGGTAGTAAAGGTGATAAATATGAACGTGATATTCGTTTACTTACTCAAGGATTGGTGGATAACCCGAATAATGATCGATATACCTTTTATCTGGCAAATTCATATCGGGACAAAGGTGATAACGACAAAGCAATCGAATATTATCGAAAACGAATCGAAATTGGTGGGTGGATCGAAGAAATATGGCAAAGTTATTATTCGATTGGACGTTGTTATCGAAATATGGGAAAACATGCAGATGCTATCATCGCATGGTTAGACGCTTATCATATTTTTCCCAATCGAATTGAAAATTTATACGAAATTATCAATCATTATCGCGTCGCTGGAAAAAATACCTTAGCGCATCATTTTTATTTATTAGCTGAGGAATCGCGACAAAAATATCCGGAACGTGATCATTTGTTTACGTTGATGGATATTTACGAATACAAACTAGATTACGAAATGTCAATTATTGGATATTATTGTAATAAAAGTGACCAAGATTTACCGTTGGCTTGTATGAAAACCATCACACATAAATCGGTGACGGATGGTATTTTCCGTAATGTACTTTCAAATTATAAATTTTATACCACCAACATTGCTGAATATGCACTACCGATCCATGAAAAAAATCAAAAAGCACTCCAAGAGATTGGTCGAACATTATTAAAACCATTTCTTGGGGATTTTGTTTCCAGCACACCTTCTTTATGTTGGGATGCTAAAAATGGCGATTTGGTTGTTTGTGTACGATATGTAAATTATAAGATTAATGACAAGGGAGAATATAAAAATGGTAATGAAATTATCACTAAGAATATTATCGCAAGATTTAAAAATGTAACGAGTGACCCCAAAACTGTTTGGACAAAACAAGAAGAAGAATATGAATTGAAATATGATACACAATACAATGGACGTTATGTTGGATTAGAAGATGTACGGTTGTTTTCGTATGACAAAGAAAGGGGACAAGGCGACGGGCGTGGACGTATTATTTATAACGCTAATCGCGGATTTGACGAAGCTACCCCCCCATCTACACACCCTAATTCCAGAATGGCAGTTGAACATGGGTGGATCGTACAAGATTCTACCGTAAATTCAAAAATATTACAATACAACCACCAACGTACTACCGAGAAAAATTGGGTTTTGTTCGGCGGAACCAACGATGTGGACATTCCCAATACGATCAAACTCAAGGGTGTTTATTCTTGGGGTCCTTTAGTGATTGGTACAATCTGTCCAAATATGGGGAAATTTACTGAAACACATCGTTTTGACAATGTACCATATTTTTTCAAAGATGTACGATGTTCCACTTGCGGAGTCACCATTGGAAATGAAATATGGTTTATTGGTCATATCGTTAGTTACGAAGATCGACGATATTATTATCATATTATGCTCGTATTGGATGCAAATACCTATGAAATCAAAAAATATACGAAATTATGGCGTTTCGAAAAAGAACAAAAAGTAGAATATACATTAGGGTTTGTTCATTTTCCCGACTCGAATCGATTTTTAATTGGGTATAGTACGATGGATCGTGAAACTAAGTTTTTAATGATTTCCAAACATATTTTCGATGATATGATGATACTGATACAATGACTATGATACTGAATTTTGTAGATAAGTTTCCGCCTCACCAAGTTTTGTGAACTTATGATACTCCGCATGAGAGAATCCTTTCACCTGAGCCTCACATTCTTCCCACGAAGAATACACGCCAGGTGTTCGACCTTTACGAACCGCATAGTATGGTTTTCTTTGATTTTCCGTGCAGAGATTTGATTGTATATGACCCTCGGTAACCGGAGCAGATGGGTCAGAGGTCTGAAAGCCTTCAACTACTAACTTCGAAGGTGGCAGAGCCACCGGAGAAGTTGGAGCGGTTTTACATACACCAAATGTGGTACGATGCCATTGGGTAATTCCATATTTCTCAATACCCTCCATGTGTATTTTCGTGCCATATCCCATATTTGTATCAATTCCGTATCGTCTGACTAATTCCGGATATTCTTCACATAATTTACCGATATAAGTATCCCTTTCGTATTTAGCCAATATGGACGCGGCAGCAATTCCGGAATATTTTCCATCTCCTTTTTCAATGGTAGTATGGGGTAAATATTTCAATTGTTCGGAATTTTCATCGTATACACCGTACGGTTTGAAATAATTACCATCGATCAAGAGAGAATACGACCCGGGAGATCTTTCGGTTATATCGCGTATACAAGCGTGCATACATTGCATATCCGCTTGTAAAATATTCACTCGATCAATCACATCGGATTCGACATATTGAACACTATAAGCCGTAGCATGGGTTTTGATATATTCCGCCAATGTTTTCATTTTCTTCTTGGAGTGAATTTTCTTGGAATCTTTCATCAACGAATAATCAAACATGGCACTGTCCCTGGGAAGTATTACTGCTGCGGCATAAACGCGTCCAAACATTGGACCACGACCACATTCGTCCAATGCTATCTCTTTCACATTCGGATCAGTTTCATAAAATGGTTCTAACAATGACATTTTAGCGAAAATGGTATATATATATTGGTTACAATACGTTTTGGAAAGGGGCTAACGTTCCTCGTATGATAAATACATTATAATCAATTTTCGGTAACCTCTATTCTGGCAAGGGGCACACAGAACGTGTAGCCTCTGTTCTACTAACTCTGAAGGTGACCTACGGTCACCGGAGAAGTTAATAAGTTATTGGTAATAAGTTCTTGTAGACAGTTATAGTATAGGAAATTGTTCTGTTCCGTTTCATTAAAATAGTATGAAATTGATGAAATTAACGTCATTTACCATCTTTTTTATTTTACTAATTGTATTATTAATCTCCGTTGTATTTGCGTATGTTTTACCTGAAGGATTCATTTCATACAATAGTAATGGGGGTTCTTTGTCACAATTAAAGGTACCACCTTATTCTTCCACCAATATGATTTATAAAGTATTTGATTCGGTGTATTTTGATCCTGACACTGGTAATGTGATTGAATTATTTGGTATACCTGGTGGTTCGAACGGTACTGATAGTACCGTAAATAGTTTAACAAATATAATTGTTATGCCAGAAATGGGTGGTTCGGTAAATCAATATGATAAAACCGGTACGAGTGCATTTAGTGAGAATATGATTGAACCCTCGTTGGTAGGAGCATCGATTACCAATTCGTTAAATTCGTGGGTTTACCCGGGTGCAAATACGGTAAATACATTAAGTTTTAATTACCAGGTATTGTATTTTCCTTGGAACAAAGACATAGTCATCGTCATATACGATATTCTCAGTAAGAAATTTCAGGGGGTTTATACATTTTTATCGGGTGGTAGTACCACATCTGAATATAATATACCGGCTTCAGTTACGATTCCTACCACAAATATTCCTGATACAAATTCCAGTAACAATTCATTTACGGACTCAGCAAAAACTTTGTATCAAATTTCCCAACATGTATCCTTTTCAACATCACAAAAACAATTGATAATTAATAACACGAATGTAAACGTAAATTCAACAACCGCAGTATCAGACCCGACGGGAGGCAATATCGTACTAGCCATTCCTTTTTCGAACAATCGAACGATGGTTTGTGTTATATGTCCCGATTCAGCCAATACACAATTGATGACTATACGTAATGTAGATCGGTTTGATCCGAGTCTTCCAGGTGGTGTGGTTAGTGGTGGTACGATTACTTCTACGACGACACCTTCTATCACCCCTTCCACATGCACCACTACCCCTACCACTACCCCACCCAGTTGTAAAAGTCAGGTAGATATGAACAATTATTTGCTTAAAACACAGGTTGTACCACCAGTATGTCCTGCTTGTGCATCATGTCCAAATGTAAATAATAATATTAGTTGTCCAGGTTGTGGAAATACCAGAAGTTCAGGGAATGATATTTCTAACAATACATTATCTTCGATTATTGCCAACGCCTATGCCCAATCACTACAATCGCAATTTTATGCCCAATCACTACAATCACAATTGTATGGTGGTGGCAATAGCTTGGGTGGGGTATCCAATAATTTGATTGATAAAATAACAGGTGTTGGTAATAATTTGATTGATAAAACAACTGGACTTGGTAATACAGCATTGAATAATGCAACTGGACTGGTTGCAGGTGCTGAATTGGGGGCGGTCGCATTGGGTGGTGGTGCAGAACTATTGGCTGGACAAACGATTAATAAAGCAGGGGACATAGTCACCGGAACTGTCGGAACCATGGGTGATGTGTCAAAAACCGCCATTGGAGGTACAGTTGATTTAAGTAAAGCACTTGCGAGTGATGTGGTAAAACCCGCCATTGGAGGTACAGTTGATTTAAGTAAAGCACTTGCGGGTGATGTAACTACCTTGGGTACAGGTGCGGAAAATGTAGCTGGTAAAGTAGTAACCGGTGCAACTGACCTGGGTGGCAAAGCGATCACCGGTGCAACTGACCTGGGTGGCAAAGCGATCACCGGTGCAACTGACCTGGGTGGCAAAGCGATCACCGGTGCCACCGCATTGGGGGTTGGTGCAGAAATGGGTGCAACCTCACTTGGTATGGGAGCAATGGGTACGGTAAACAACGCGGTGAATACGGTCGGCAAAATTGGAAGTGGACCGGTCGGACAAAATAGCCGTGGAACTGCAGGAAATTATCAAGGTGATACCCAAGGTAACCGAGGATATATGAGTTCAAACGCACAATCGTCTGGTACGGGATTTATAACCAGCGGAACACCTGGTTACAATGAATATTATGGTGCGGTTGCACAAAAACCAACTACTAATTTTATACCGGTAACCAGCGATTTCAGTAAATTCGGAAGATAATCAGTGTATGTGCGTTGAATAAACGTAAACATACTACACGTATAATACAAAGAGAGGTAAGAATTTGTATTATGTTGGAAAATTTAAATCAAATATTAGATCGTGAAGCGATTGCGAAAGAAATAAAAGACATTCTTGCCTCGTTTGATGAAAAATGCCGTAACATTACTTTTAAAAAAGGAATATATATTTATGGATCACCCGGTTGTGGAAAAACACAATTTATATGTAAACTTCTCCAATCCATGGATTATGATATTATCAAATATGATGCTGGTGATATTCGTAACAAGGCTCTGATTGATACGATTACCTGTAACAATGTTTCAAATCGTAATGTATTATCCATGATGTGTCGTAAAAAAAAACCCATAGCGATTGTCATGGACGAAATTGATGAGATGAATAATGGCGATAAACGTGGTATTACATCGTTAATCAAACTGATTCGACAAAAAAAAACCAAGAAACAAAAAATGGAACACGTTACACTGAATCCGATCATTTGTATTGGAAACTATTATGTTGACAAAAAAATGAAAGAATTAAAAAAGGTATGTCACGTATTTGAATTAAAATCCCCCACGCGTACTCAAATGACCCAGGTATTATCAAATATATTAGGATCAAGAGTACTGAATCACGATATTCATCAAACTATTCTTGATTTTATTCAGGGGGATATGCGTAAATTTATTTTCGTTGAAAATATGTTAAAAAAACGCCCTCAGTTCTTGGAAGATCGTACCATCTTGGAAAATATATTTCAAATTAAAACATACAACGATGATGCGAAAAAAATCACACATCGACTGATCAATGAATATATTCCGCTCGAACAACACAACCAGATTCTCAATGAAACAGATCGTACAATTATTTCTTTGTTGTATCACGAAAATATTGTGGATATATTATGGAAAAATCCGGATGTATCCGATCTGACATCCCTACGATCCACACCCACCTTACAGGTAAGTGAGCAAACTCTTCCGGTTTGTGTTCCAATAAAGCTACCTTCAGAGTTAGTAGTGAAGGAGGCTTTCCGCCCCCCTTGCCGAAACTCGCTACCATGTACGACCTCTTGCCAAACTCGTCCGGTAGCAAAGCTACCTTCCGAGTTAGTAGTGACGGAGGCTTTCAGCCCCCCTTGCCAGAGGGCTGAAGATCCCATATCAAACGATGATTCGTCTTCTTCATCGTCGAATCCTATTACTTTTTACAATAAATTCTTGGACAATTTGTGTTTTGCTGATTATATTGATCGTATTACCTTTCAAAATCAAATATGGATTTTTAATGAAATGAGTTCCATGATCAAAACATTTTATAACAATTGGTTGTATCATTCACATTTTCCAGAAAACAAAGGACATTTTCAGCCGAATGAAGTACGTTTTACCAAAGTACTTACCAAATATTCCACCGAATACAACAATCAACTATTTTTATATAATATGTCACAAGAATTAGACATGGACAAAAAAGATGTTGTGGCCTTTTTCCAAGAACTACGTCTTTTCTTGGGTGGATCGTGTTCTACCACTATTTATGAACATTTGGATGGATTATTTCAATCTACCGAAATCAATCGTCTGGATATAAAACGTATGTATCGTTTTTTAGACAAAAATAGTGAAACATACGATTTCATTGGTGGTAAAAAAGCAGTGGCCTCTTCACCATATGATATGGGGGAAGATATGGAAGAAGGTGGATCTGGTGATATTGAGGAAGAAGATTGACCAAACTTCTCCGCAAGCGAAGCTTGCTTCGGACTTAGTAGTTCGGTGCGTTCCGCACCTTGCCCAAACTCGTCCGGTGACCGTAGGTCACCTTCAGAGTTAGTAGTGAAGGAGGCTACACGTTCCGTGTGCCCCTTGCCATACGGATGACGGATGTCGTTCCTAGTAATTCATACGTTGATACATCGGTTGAGTATACGTAAATGGTCCGAACACAGCTTCCCAACTACGCTCGATATAATGCGCTTCTTCGGTATCATCCACCGTCGATACTCCTTGTATCAAATTCATATAGTATTCTTTAGGGTGTTGAAGAATATCACGCCGATCGACAGAGAAAACATTGTTATATGACCACCAATGGGTAAGTTTGTTGGGAAAATGATGTTCATACCACTTCCCATACGGTCGAATTGGACAGGGTAACAAAGAATAATCTTTGTCGGCCTGATTTTCTTTGGTGGTCGATTTCCAACAATCCAATTCAAACTTTTCAAAATATGTTTTCACACTTTCGGTTTGTTGTCCAAGAAAAATAGCATATTCAAAATTTCGTTTCGCCGTTGTTTCCAACAAGGAGATTGCTTTTTCACTTTTGTAAAAAACACTCATCGATGCGGGTAAAAACATGACGATTTCACTTAACGAATCATAATTTTGTATGATATGGTATAAATAAGTATGTATGTCTTTCCCTACATTATCTAATTGAATTATCTTAGAAACTTGGTTTTGTTCAAAATGATCATTCGATCCTTTGTTATACACAATGTATTTGTAAAAACAAAATGGTGCGGTAAGTGTCCATTCAAGTGGTTCATTATATCGTGAAATGACAATTTCAAACGATCGCATAATATCCTAATATTGCCTATAAACATATATAGTATGAAAAATGTATATGTTTTATTTTCCTGTAACAATTGTTTTCGAAACTTCATCATTCGTATGGCGTACTTTCGGAGGAACCATGTAACCGCCACCGCGCACACGGGATAATGCATCTAAACGAGAAATTTTATCATCTTTTTTGATCACAATACCATTGGTCGGTTGCGATCTTTTATTGGCGGTTAATGCAGCCAATTTGATTTTCTCAACACGCGACGATGATGATTGATCACGGAAAATATGACCCTTGTTTTGTGCTGTATATGTTTTTGTTCCAAAAATTTGCAAAGAATCCATCGGGCTAGTAATTTTATTAGGCATATTTGGTATGGAGGTTGTCGTTATACACTATTTACACAAATTATTTTTTTGCGAAACATGACATAATCGATTGCATTCCATTTTTTTGGTTTTGAATATCTATCAGATATTTTTCAAATACATATTTTTTTACTTGGGCTGAACAATACTTTTCACGCTTTTTCATAAACAATTCAATCGAACCTTCGCATTCACGTTCGATTTCTTTGATGTCTTTGCGTATAGTAAGTTTCGCGGAATGTTTGTTTTTGTATTCACATATTTGTTCCAGGGCTAATCCAAACAATTGTTGTAAGGGTTTCATCAGTTGATTCGTAATATAGAAACTATAATCGATATGTAGTTTGTTCTGTAAAATATATTCGGGGGTTTCGATTTTATCACCCTGTAACGCCTTTCCGTTTTTATTCACAATATGTACAAATTTCATACGATCACCCGGTTTTGGTTTGTTTCCTGGATCCCGCTTGGCGATTCGTTCGGCTAATACCGCGTGTGCGATTTGCTTGGGGTTTTTGTAATATCCACGCAATGCTTTGGTAATCTCCAATTTTTCCATTGATACATTTCCTTGAATCAATTCTTTCAAGGAATTGTCCAAAAACTCGACCGCCCTTTGTATATTTCCTTCGTTACCATTCATCAGTATTGTCAATATTCCACCATAAACGTCTTTCAAATAATCACACGAATCACGCCGTTTCAATGATAAACCCATATATTTCATTTTACCTTTGTTCGGATTGGTCTCGTACAACATTCCTACATATCTCTTCTTGGATAAAAGGATAAATGGCATCAATGTTTTTTCGTACGATAATTCCATCGGCGGTTTTAGAAATTGTGTACATAATTGTGCAGCGTCTTGAGCGATCTCGATGGTGACTTCCAACGCTTTTTTTCCACGAATGTTTTCACCATTTTTTGGATCTTTTAAATTGAAGGTGAAGAATACAGAATCCGTGTCACCATACACATATTCAGCACAGCATTTTACATCACCATGTTCTTTGGTAGAATATTCCAAATCACCATAGACTTCTTCGATAATACGTTTTGCATAGGTGATCATCATACGTCCGGTTGCAGTCGTGGAGGCGGCCACATCTTTTTCGAAAAAGGTGGAAGTCTTTGCACCACACTGTCCATACAATGAATTTGCGGTAACCTTATAACCGAGTTGACGTTTATCCAATATATTCTGCATAAATGGATCTGACGTGGTTTTGATTAATTTACGTGTATCTGATCTCGCCTTGAGTAACTCCTCCAAAATTGCCGGCATAATCGATTTTTGATGATCAGGTAATTGTACCCATCGACATATTTTCTTACCCACTTTGGTTTTTTCCGCTTTGGATTTTCCGTTACGTCGCCATTCAAATGTATCAAATTCGATATCAATGTATTTGTACCCCAAATGTTCCAAATTATCGTATTTGTATTGTCCTGTTTTGGGATTTTTTTCACCGGTTTCTTTGATATTACCACGTGAATCACGAGCGGGATTCCCTTGTAAATCATATTCTTTGGTCCATACTTTACTATCCGGTGATAAATTGTTACTAATCATCGATGATGGATACAAGGAAGCATAATCCAAACATGCTACTGGGTTATCCATATACATTGCACATTTGGGAGGTAATACAATTGCCCCTTCATATCCGTCGGCATCATATGATTTTTCCAAATCAGGCATCAATGTTTTTTTTTCGCGACACTTTTTCGAGACATAACTGGTTAATTTGATTCCTTGACCACGAAATATCAGAAACGAAATCGGAACACTACAAATTTTCGACATTTCGATATAACCTGTAATTACATCAATCTTGTTCATCAGATGATGAACCAAATTACAATCTTGAATACAATATTTGGCCACCCTTGCACGATCTGCCGAAGTTCCGTTCGTAAGACGGAAAATATCCTGTACAGATACGTCATCTTTGGCAATACACCATTTGATACTTTTTGTCTGATTATTCAGTTCAAATTCGTGACCATGAATTGATATGGTGTATTTAGCCACTGAATCTGTGGACGGTTTAATTTCATTTACGACGAATTTATGTCCATCACGGTAATAGTCGCTTGTAAAGCCGGATATCTCAATATGAATATAGTCACCCACATGTAGTCCGGTAATATTATTGGTGTATAAATAAGTAAGTGTATTTCCTTCATTGTCTGTGACAAATTCCACTTTTTTGACATCATCACATATATATTGTCCAGCTACATCGTCCAATTTGTAAGACGCTAGATTGAAATCACGTCGAAAATACGTGTACATATCTATTTGTAATCGTCCAGACATAAATGGATATCGTAAATCATATTCACCGGTTGCCAAAACGATCTTGGTATTATCCAACGTGAGGGTTGTATTAGTGTTGGTGGTATCTTCTGACAGTTTTCGTGATAACTGTAAAAACTCCTGTGCACAATGATTCTCCTGTGCACGTCGAAACATAAACTCATAATCAAATCCGAAAATGTTATATCCAATGATAATATCGGGGTTTTCTTTTTGAATTAAAGATGTCCAGGCTAACAACAAATCTTCTTCGGTTTCGGTAGTATCAATCACACACCCCGGGATTTGATCACATGTATTCAACACTACACAATGATTTAAATAAGGCTCAGGCTCTCCATAACGCATAAACGTCGAACCGATAAATGTTACCTTGTCACCTTCTAATTGAGGAAATCCAACACGGTCTTCATCACAAAATGCTTGATTGATCCACTGTATTTTTTCATCTCTTGTATATTGTTCCGTTTTTAATATATCGAATATGGTTACACTCTCCTTGTCTTTTTTTGGCAAGGGGGTCACGTGCCGTGTAGAAACGTTAGCCACCGGTGGTTTACGTTCAGTAACATAATCAGATGTCTCCGCTCCTACGTCGCTACCGACATCCTTACGATCATCTCTCGCACTACGTGCGTACGATGATTCGTCTTCATCTGAATGATAATCTACTACCACTTCTTCTGGTTCTTCGTCCATATCTCCACCATCATCCTGTTCATTCGTTGTCAAATTTTGTTCTTTCATTTTTTCAAACATGGTTTCAATCGTCATTGCAGTATTTTGTATTGATAATGCATCATCTTTTGCACACGAATATGCTAATAGTTTGGGTATAAGTGTTTCTTCCAGCATTTTTTTGGACGGTTTTTTTCCTTTAGGGTATACCAAATCAATGTCGGAAAAAGTACCATATCCAAAAGCTGCCAATACGATTCGTCGGATAATTTCTACGTCACGTTCATGTATTGATATCGAATGTATTTTATACACATCTACCAATTGTGTAGCTAAGCGTTTGTATGTTTTGATGGGAATCGGGAAATCACCATGACTACTGGAAGCTTCAATATCAAAACTACAAATCTTATAGGGTACACGGGTTTCTTTCTGATTTTGTGTGATGATTTGTTTATAACTACAAATATACTCGAATTTACATGTGGTGGTTTTATTTTCGGGAATGATCACTTCATTCACTGGGATAAATACCCATCCTGAAGGTGATATGTTATGAATATGAAAATATCGTAATAGAGGTGGTAATTTACTCTCATACAATTCTAATTTACATCCCTGAGAATACATGGGTTTTAATTTACGTATTTTTTCATCACCGTTTTCGATCCATTCGTACCATAGACCTCGTACACGCATCATGGTGAACGTATTTTGAAAAACAATATGCATGAATTTTGATTGTTTACCTGCTGTAAACCCATATAATTTATTATATTCGACTAATTTTACACTTACAATCGACGTTTCACCTTGTTTTCCGATTTTATGACATAGTTCTTTGTAAAATTTATCACAATTCTCTTGTGTCCATGAATCCAATACCAATATATAAAAGAACGGTTGATAATCATCGACACTTATCGAACAGGTTTCTCCCTTTTCATTGATACCGTACATCTGTATCACAAATTTGGGTATTTTGGAAGAGGACTGTTGTTTCTTTTTGCGTGATAATTGTTGCCGATAATAATCGTCATCGTCTTCACAATATCCAATCGGTTTATCATCCTCGGAAGAACACGATGATATCACCGGTTTTTCGTCAAACACATTGAAATCAATCAATCGGAAGGATTTTCCTGAGCGAACCATCTTCTTTTTCATTGGTATACTTGTCATTGCGGTTATCATATTATCGCATCTATTGTTTACTTTACTTTGTGTGTGGTTACTATGATTGTAACATGATTTTTTTCAATTTTTCATAAACGAAAACCAAATTTTCATCTAACGCCGTGAAAACACAAATACAAGGGTGTAAAATACGATCACTACAATCTACAATCTAAGCTCTATTCTGAGTTAGGATTTCTCCTGGTTTTTACTCCGAGACGAAAATTGATTTGCTATTTTCATCTGTATATTTGTACCATATTTACCAAAATGGCAACACAATATCCTATCGATATCTCTTCAGTTCTCAGCAAATTCGATGAACGATGTATCAAACCTATCCGGTGCCAAACTTCTCCGGCGACTATGTCGCCTTCGAAGTTAGTTGTTGAAGGCTTTCAGCCCTCTGACCAGTCCAATCGTGAATTCATACCGATCATTCAACAATTAGAGTCATATACTACAGAACACATCATATTCATTGATAATCGTCCGATTCATTTAGTACGGTTTTTACCGTTTTATGATGATGTATCTAACCAAACATTATTTACCCTACAATATTTGTATTTGAATGAAATCGATAGTATTTCATTCCAATTGACTGTCACAAAAAATGGGTACGGGTATTCGTCAAGTGGACGAAAATACGAGTTCAAATGTATCAAGAAAGATGAATATTACTGTATATGCGAAAAGGTGTAACACTTAGGCTTTCAGCCTCTTCGAAGGCGACGTTGTTGCCGGAGAAGTTTGCCCCCTGGCCCATTGTAATAAATTGTCCTTGTCACGGCTACCATTATAATCAACTTGTTTACCTTGAACAATCATAAAAATAGTAGGATATCCAGCTGATTGGAGTTGAACTCCGTGTTTCTGTTGAAAATCCTTTTTTTTATATTCTTCGTCATTTGATTCAATATCCCATACCGTGTAATTATCGGGTAAATCCTTCTTCATGTCTTCCCAAGCGCCGGACATATTTTGACAATGGATACACTGATCCGAATATATTTTACCAAGTACCACCAACTGAGGTGTTGATTCCGGTGTTGATCGTCGTGTTTTACGCTCGGCACGACGAAGATTCGTCTTCTTCGGCGTCGTACCACCGTATTTTCGCCTACTGGTTTTACGTCGGTTGGTTTTCATATTGACCATGCTATACTATATTTTGTATCGAGATAACTTATAGTAAGGTCAATATGAAATTTACCACTAAATATATTTGTATATTACTGATAATACTTGTATTTTTAGGCATATTTTTGTTTTATTTAAATCAATTAACCCGTACACAAGCCATCGAAGAAGAAAATGTAGTAGAAGGATTCGACACGAATGTCTCCAAGAATTTACCTAAAAATTGCCCCAACCTATTAATTAACCGCGGTGACGCGATTGTATTGTACAATACGAATGCTGCTGAATCAGGTGAACATGGTGTCAAACCAGGAACACATATCGTGGCGGTTTTCAAAACATTGGAAGAATATGCCAAGTATGTTCAACACCAACGTAGTATCGGAAATTATTGTCCTGTACTTTATTTACGACAAGAAACCAGTGCGCAAGGAAAGGACGTATATAAAATGTATACGCCAAACTCAGAAATACCTGATCAAGGTGCGGGAAAACCGGTGTTCAAACCACCCTTTTTGGAATCAGTACCTATATGGGATTTACATCATCAGCCACCATTCTATGTGGAAGGTGGATTACCTGCTGTTCCCACGGAACCTGTCAACAATCAGGTGATTCAAGTGATGGACGCGTCACGTGAGAATGGTCAATTCAACAAAGACGATTACCCCGGTTTTGATCCTTACGGGTTGTATGTGGGTAAAGCAACCAACCTGGACGAAATTCACGTATCTACCCAAAATTTAGACAGTAATTTTCATCAAACCAACAAATGTAGTTATAATCCCGCGGATAGCAATTGGTGTGGTGTCATAGCTACCCAACAAGCGGTTGATTCGGGAATGTTTGCTAATAATGAAGTCAACAAAGCCATTTATCCCCACGTTGCAGTTGTATAATGTTATATTACCGCCGTAACCATATCCGGCTGATTAATATTCTGGTAATTTTGCTTTAAGAAATCCGCCAATTTTTTACCCGAGTTATGTACACCTCGATGATCCATATACCATTGTCTTGGGTTATATTCGTCATAATGATTCACCAATTTGTCCAACGCCTCCCCCACGTCATATTCGCTGGTAAATGTTTCTCCGGTAACACCTGAAATCACATTATGCCAACCCCCAAGAATATTGTGATTTACCAAGACAGGAATATTGTATAACATGGCTTCCGTAATCACTCTTGGACTAGCATCAGATATATTGGGTGCAAACAAAAACCGACTATGTTGTATTGCCTCTTGGAACTCGTGAAATGGTAAAAATGGTTTCACCGTTATTTTTCCCGTACAAACGTCAGGTAATTCGCAATTCGTACGACCAACAATTAAACCAGTAAGATTGTATTTACCACACATAACCACAAAACATTTTTTGGCCAAGTCAAAATTACGATTATGCCAATTCCACCCTTCACTACATTGGTCATTGTCATCTAAACACACATAGATGAAATCATATTTTTTTTGTATCGATATATTTGGAACATAATCGTTCACGTTTTTCAAATCCGCTTCCGTTAATAACAACAATGGTAATCCTGAATATTGTAATTTATATCCCGGATCTCTAAAACAATAAATCCAGGCGGTTACCATCGACAAATAATCGTGATTTCGTTCTTCGTGGAATCGATCTTCATATGGATTCGTTATTTTGTTGGGAAAATCTAAATAACTCGAAATACCACAAAACATGAGTCCGTCAGCACGATATGCTTCATATTTTAGTTCATGGGCTGTTTCTCTAAATGGAGCACTTATCGCGATTATATTCAGTTTATTTCCTTTTTCGTCACGGATATTTTTAAAAGGAAATTCTACATTGGGAACAGATGCCTCGGTATCGTTCACAAATCCTTCAAACTCTTCCGGTGACCTACGGTGATAAGATATTACAAATACTGCTATAAAAATAATTAGCAATATCAATAAAATAAAGGCACAATTTAACCATAATGACATACTGATTTCATATAACATATATGGTGATTTTACAAATTAGGCAATGATGTGGTATCACCTATCAGATATTTTCGAATATTAGTTATTATATTACTCCCCAATTTACGATTACCAGCCGACGAGGTCGTATACAAATCGTTCATACAATTGGAATCTTTGGACACAACATCGATTAAATTACGAACCGTGCCGAATTTTTTCATGATAGCAACCGCCGACACAGAACTTATACCAGGTATTTGACATAATACAATCTCACCAATGTTCGCAGGTGTTATGTTGTCTTTTTTTACCTTTTTCACAACACTACAGTAGGGTGGGGGAATCGGTGGCGAGGTTTCAGTGTTATCTTGTTTCTGGTTATCTTCAATTACTAACTGTGAAGTTTGGTCTTGATGATTCCATGGGAATTTTTTGTTATTGGTATTTTTTTGCATTTTTACCACCATGGTCTTGATATATTCTGCTGTATCTTGAATACTGGAAGTACGAATTACACTAAATCCTTTGTAAAAATTCAAAGAAGTCATCGTCGCATATACCAAATCACGATCATACTGTGATAATTGATTCACTATACCTTCTATGATATAAACTATATTATGACGCGAAATGTCACTTGAATGGATTAGACGATGTGACTGTTCCTCGTATCTACCATCGCGAATACTCGAAATCAGATCTGAAAGCGACTTTCTCTCCATGATCACAGCGGTTGTTTTATCGTCAAATTCTACTATTATATCTCCTAAAGGTAACACCTGTTTATTTATCGTAATCGGTGGTGACGTGTTTGAACATAGCGTCAATAAACTGTTATATAGTGTAGTTTCTCGTTCATCAATGATGATCTTCATATGTATTACACCTAATATAGTATAATACATATCCTTTTACGTCTATTTTTGGATATCTATTTTTATCTAACGCATTTGAATAGGTGCATGAAATCCAATTGGTAGATTTTGTGATGATGGGTTTTTAAGACGGTTAGTACGCATGTTCACCAAACTCATGAGACCATTTGTTTTTCCCGAAGATACCACGTTAGGACCATTTGCGGTATTTAAAAGTCCATAGGCTAAAAAGGACACGTGAGACACATTCGCTGTGGGTGGAATACCTGCCTTTTTAGATCCTCCACCTTGGTTTTGGTTCTTAATACTTGATTGATATGATGATTTTTTTGATCCCGAAAGTACCATTTTATCAAAGATGATATATATTATAGCTAAACAATAAAACTAGATAATCGATATAGATCTAAAAATTGATTTGTATGATATATTAGACAAATCCACCTTATATTTCCATTTCGTGTTGCAACATGTCCTCCTTATTCATTGAATCAGATAATATGAATTCGAATATTCATCGGAGTAAACGTAATGTATTCTCCGAAGACGATATCCGTGTTGAAAACAAAAATGGTACTGAGACACTTATTTATGATCCGTACAATCCTGTAAATAAAATGATCACACCGCGCGAAATCGAAACCATATTACAAAATTATGGTATCAACGTTCCTATAAATCATTTTGAATTATATAAACGTGCTTTTATTCATAGATCTTATACTAAATCACCGTTGTTATACGATACTTCTACTACAACGAACGACGAATCGGGCAAGGGGCAGAATGCCACCGAACTACTAACTTCAAAGGGTGCTTTGCACTTAGAACCCGCAAAGCGGGTTCCCAGTTGCTATGCCGACCCGGAGAAGTTGGGCAAGGGGGCTACAAGGAACGGTAGCCTCTGCACTACTAACTCTGAATGTGACCGTAGGTCACCGGAAGAATTTGACGATTTACCAGATGATTCTAATCATACTCATACTATCCGTACTGGTTATTGTGGTAATATTCAAATAATGCCTAAACCTTACAATTGTCTACCACTTTTCACGAAATCAAACGAACGATTAGAATTTGTAGGAGATGGCGTGTTGGAATGTATTACCAAATTATATTTGTATCGGAGATTTCCTAAAGAAAATGAAGGGTTCATGACTGAAAAAAAAATTGCCTTGGTAAAAAACGAAGCCATCGGACGTATTGCTTATGAAATGGGTTTACATAAATGGTTCATTTTGTCAAAAAATACGGAAGAAAAACAAACCAGAACAAATTTGAAGAAACTTGGATGTTTGTTCGAGTCGTTTTTGGGAGCACTTTTCTTAGATTTTAACAAAATAAAAGTACACGACGAAGATGGTTGGTTCGATAATGTGTTTTTGACCGGACCCGGATTTCAAATGGTACAAATATTTGTGGAAAATGTATTCGAAAAACACGTGAATTGGATCGATTTGATTCGTAACGATGACAATTATAAAAATATTTTACAAGTCAAAATACAAAAAGCTTTTAAAGTCACACCTGATTATTTAGAAGTTTCCCCTTATAACAATGAAATTGGATATTATATGGGTGTATATTTATGTTTAGGACAAAGCATTCATGGATTAAATCATTCATGTTCTATTCCTATACAACAATTTGTATCTATTCAAGATATTCATAATTATATGTCTATTCATGGGAAAGTGTTGGTATTTTTAGGAGAAGGAAAACATAAGATTAAAAAAAAAGCTGAACAAATTGCGTGTGAAAGTGCAGTACAGGCTTTAGGTTGATGTAGACGAAGTATACGGCATCAAAAAATAGCAAAAGAATATATAGAAACTTGTTGTGAGTTGTCGTGATAATGGAAACATCAAAAATAGATTCTATTTTGGAAAAACTCAAAGTTCGTAATTTCCCAAGTAAAAAATGGAAAGATGGGGTTCGTATTGACATACCGATTGTAGACGTACGTAAAGGAACCGAAATTGATCGTGATGTAATCATGGAACGAATGAACCGTTTACCCACCCGTGGTGTAGTAATTACCGAGGATATATCAGAACCGGTTCCACCCGAAATACCAAAACCCAAAAAAATCAGTACAATACAAATTAGTAAACCAGGTCTTGAGAAAGAACCCGGTGAAATTGGTCAGGAGAAAGAACCTGGTGAAATCGGTGAGGAGAAAGAACCTGGTGAAATCGGTGAGGAGAAAGAACCTGGTGAAATTGGTCTTGAAAAAGAACCCGGTGAAATTGGTCTTGAAAAAGAACCCGGTGAACCTGTACCCTCTAAAAAAATTACGATCAAGATTAAAAAACCGGCTGTTACCAAAAAAATGACACCAATTCCGGTAACCGCACCACCTGAAATCATCAAAATGCGAACCTCACCTTATTATTTGAACAATCGTAAACTTTTTTTACAAAAAATAAATCAATTGTTTGAACCATATATGAAGGAATTGGCAAGTATGCGTGAAGAAATTACCTGTGGAAAACTCAAAGCCATGGGCGCAAAGGGCGAACAATTTGAATTATTAATGCATCAACGTGTTGTACGTGACTATATCAATCTATTGTCACCTTACCGCGGGTTGTTATTATATCACGGATTGGGTTCGGGTAAATCATGTAGTTCCATCGCGATTGCCGAAGGTATGAAATCAAATCGTAAAGTGTATGTGATGACTCCTGCATCTCTCAAAATGAATTTTTTCACGGAATTAAAACGATGTGGTGATCCACTCTATAAAAAAAATCAACACTGGCAATTTGTGTCTACCGTCGGACAACCTGATCTACAACAATCCTTGGCAAAAACTTTCTCATTATCTCCCGACTTTATTACCAAGAAAAAAGGTGTATGGACTACATCTACCGACGCTGAATCTACCCCTAACTCTTCCGGTGACCTACGGTCACCTTCTGAGTCAGTAATTGGAAGGCTTTCAGCCCTCCGACCTAATTTTTCCGAATTAACCGAAGATGAGCAACACGGAGTAGATGATCAACTCAATCAAATGATCCGTGCAAAATATACGGATATTCATTATAATGCACCCAATTTACGTAATATCTTGGTGGAGTTATCCCAAAATTATACCAAGAATCCTTTTGATGATACGGTGGTAATTATTGACGAAGCCCATAATTTAGTAAACCGTATTGTGAATAAAGTTTCCAAAATGCCCAAACGATCTACCCGTGTAAATGAAAAAACACCGACCAGTATTTTATTATACGAATTTCTTATGAACGCATCCAATGCACGAATCGTGTTACTATCCGGTACACCTATTATCAATACACCAAGTGAAATTGGAGTTCTGTTTAATATTTTACGTGGCTATATCAAAACGTGGACATTTCCTATACATGTAAATACCACGCAAAAAGTCACTACCGAAACCATACGCGCAATGATGGAACGTGAAAATTTCAAAACCATGGATTTTATGGAATATAGTCAAAATCGTCTCACCGTCACACGTAATCCATACGGATTTATCAATAACAAAACTGGGACATGTGAACCTTCCAAGAAAACTACCACCACCACTCGTAAACTACCCAGGGAAGTTACCGTGGGTGGAAAAACCAGAAAGAAACGGGTAAAATTGGTAGAAAAACATGGTACTGAAGCCCCTGAAAATCCGGAAGGCTTTGTGGACGAAACCAAAAATATTGATGATCCGGTTCCGGATGGTGCATTGTATGTGGTGCCTACGGATTGTACAAATACTAAGAGTGATAAGTATGAACCACCTTTTTTGGGTGGTGCCATCGGTGATGATAGTGCGGATCCTCAATACCGTGGTATGTGTTTGGACGAAACCGGAAATATGAACGATCGAGTGTTTGTAACCAAAATTCGCGATATTCTTACTAAGAATGGATTGGAAGTCACCGTCGTTCCAAGAGTAGAACTGCATAAATGTTTACCTGACCAGACCGATGCCTTTGTACAACTATTTGTGGATACAGATACGGGTGCTATCAAAAATTCGGATATGTTTGTTCGGCGTATCTTAGGATTGACCTCTTATTTCAAAAGTGCCCAAGAAGGTCTACTCCCTTCCTTTGTCAAAACCGACGAAGGTGAAGTATATCATATTGTACGTACGGACATGAGTGATTATCAATTCGAAGAATATGCCTCGATACGTAAAGAAGAATACGAGAAAGAAAAAACACAACAAAAAATGAAGAAAAAGCGGGGTACTCCTGCACCCGGTGGCGATGGTGCCGAATTATTCAAAGATTTCACGTCTACTTACCGTATTTATTCACGTGCTTGCTGTAATTTTGCCTGGCCCAAACCACCTGGACGTCCTATACAACCTCTATCAAAAAAAGAACAGGTGGTCGATGAACAAGCAGTCGATGAAACCACACTAGTTGTAGAAGGAGGAGCCAGAGAAGGCGACGATATCAACGATTTGGGCGAAGAACCGAATGCGGACGATTCCGAAGAAGCCGAGGAAGATATGGATTATGTTACCGCTATGCAAGTGTTGAATGACCCGAAATACTTGTCCATCGGTAATTTATCCATGTATAGTTCGAAATTTACCGCTATCCTCGAACGTATCCTAGATGAAAAAAATCAAGGATTGCATCTGTTATATTCCAGTTTTCGTACACTGGAAGGTATCGGTATTTTGAAATTGATCTTGTTGAACAATGGATTTGCCGAATTCAAATTAAAAAAAACGGCCGACGGTGATTGGGACATTGATGACGGTGGCGCCGGTGGATCAGATGCTGGTAAACCGACCTTTATTCTTTATACAGGAACTGAATCCGCGGAAGAAAAAGAAATATTACGAAATGTTTACAATGGTGCCTGGGACGTTATACCACCTACAATCGCCAAGAAATTGGAAGAACGGGATCGTGATGGCAAAAAAAATATTATGGGGGAAGTCATCAAACTCATGATGATAACAGCATCCGGTGCGGAAGGAATTAATCTGAAAAATACACGATTTGTTCATATAGTTGAACCTTACTGGAATATGGTGCGTGTTGATCAGGTGGTTGGGCGCGCCAGACGTATTTGTAGTCACGAAGAATTACCCGAAGAAATGCGGACGGTGGAAGTATTTGTGTATTTATCTGTATTCAGTGACAAACAAAAAACAGACCGAAATTATATTGATTTGATGAACCGTGATGTCAGTAGATTCGACGAAAGTATCCCAGTAACTACGGACGAAACCTTGTACGAAATTTCTTTACAAAAAAGTCGTATCAGTCAAAAAATATTGACCGTTGTCAAACAAAGTTCGGTAGATTGTGCCTTATACAATCAACCGGGTACCAAATCTGATGAGAATTTGGTATGTTACGGTGCGGATATGGGAATACTGAAAGATACGGACAATGAATTTTTATCTTATCCTACCATCGACCAAGATAGTCAAGTACAGACCAAGACGGTGGTGAAACGAACCATGGTTACTTACCGTGATATTACAATGAAAGGTGAGAAATACCATTTGAACGAAGCGACCCAAGAAATTTATGATCACGCCACCTTCATGCAAGGGAAAAAAATTGGAGAAACCATGATTCCAATGGGAAGATTGGTCAAAGAAGGTACAAAATACAAAATTGTACCTATATAGAAATTTTATGGTATAGTATTCGTATAGTATATCATGCGTATTGTACTAATCGCCCCCGGTTATACACCATTTCCACCCAAAGGTTGGGGAGCCGTCGAAAGTATCGTATGGGATTATTATGAAAATTTACAAAAACGTCAGTACGATGTTCATATCGTGAATCAATCCAATACAACCAATATTATCCAAGAAACCAATCAATTGAATCCAGATGTGGTACATATCATGTACGACGACTATATTGTGGTGGCACCCCATTTGAATTGTTCCACTATTTTGTATACGTCTCATTATGCATATATTACACACCCTAATTTTGAAAATGAACATCGAGGATATTTTTATAGCCATTTCTGTCAAGTATTACAAAACAAAGACCGAGTTATTATCAATGCCATCAGTGAAGAAATCAAACAAGTATACATCAAATACGGTTTTCCACCGGAACGAATTCAAGTCATTTGTAATGGAGCCAGAGAAGACTTATTTCGATATAGTAATGATCCCAAATATCCACACAAAAGTATCTATTTGGCAAAAATCGAACGTCGTAAATCACAATACAAATATCAACAGATTCCGAATATCGATTTTGTAGGAAATTACCAAGATTCACCATTTAATACTCAGTCTCCCCATTATTTGGGTGAGTGGAACAAAGAAACCTTGTACGAAAATATGACGGATTACGGGAATTTGGTATTGTTATCGGAAGGCGAGGCTGATCCATTGGTGGTGAAAGAAGCCCTGATGGCTGGACTGGGGGTGGTCTTGTCCGAATGTTCGGCTGCGAATTTGGACTTGAATCAACCGTTTATTACGGTGGTACCAAATGACAAATTACACGATATTGTGTATGTTTCGCGCGTGATATCGCTGAATCGTGAAGCAAGTGTTGTATGTCGTCAGGAAATACGACAATATGCCTTGGATCATTTTGCTTGGGATAAAATCATTGACAAATATGTATCAATGAAAATAGTATAAAGAAATTATGCTATAAATATTAACGTTAGCGATGACTGAAAATATTATTGTAAACAATTTATTGGAAAATTGTCGTATTTGTAAAAGTACACATCTTACGCAAGTTATTTCATTAGGGGAACAATATATCACATCCAGATTTCCTAAGTATGGAGACTGGTCAACTCCCAAAACAAACATTGATTTATGTTTGTGTGGTGCTTGTGGACTCTTACAATTGCAACAGACAACCGCGTCTTCTGAATTATATGAATATGAATATGGATATCGTTCAGGTATTAACAATATGATGCGTACCCACTTGAAAGAATACCAAGAACAGATGATGAGTATTATAGATATACAGGATGGTGATGTTGTTATTGATATTGGTAGTAACGATTCGACTCTGCTACAATACTATCCATCTACCGTACGACGTATCGGCGTTGATCCTACTGGAAACCAATTTCGCGAATACTACGGTGATGTGGAGTTAATTCCTACTTATTTTACCAAGAAAAATGTACAGGACGTAGTAGGTGATCAAGTTCGTTGCAAAGTTATATCGTCAATTTCGATGTTTTATGATTTACCGGATCCTGTTCAATTTGCATGTGATGTGTATGATTTACTTGACGACGATGGAATTTGGACATGTGAACAGAGTTATCTTCCTACCATGGTAAATACCAACAGTATTGATACTATCTGTCACGAACATTTGGAATACTATGGTCTACATCAAATACAAGCCATTGCACATCGTGCCAAGTTCAATATCATTGATGTCAAATTTAACGCATGCAACGGTGGTAGTTTCCGCGTATATTTTGCAAAAATCGTGTCTACCAAGTTTAAAGAAAACACAGAAGTTATTACCCCTATATTAGACAATGAACTGAGGTTAGGTACCATGACCGTACAATATTACCATACTTTCATGGAAAATTGTCAACGTGAAATACAAAAACTATGTGATTTTGTACAATATATTCAAGAAGACGGTAAACATATGTATGTGTACGGGGCATCTACTAAGGGTAATTGTTTACTACAGTACGCAAATTTGGGGGAAAAACATATGAAATACGCAGTGGAAAGGAATCCTAAAAAGGTGGGTAAAATGACATGTACAGGTATCGAAATAATTGACGAAGAGACGATGCGGATCAATCCACCCGACTACTTGCTTGTGTTGCCTTGGCATTTTCGTGACGAAATTGTGGTAAGAGAAGAAGAATTTTTACGTGGCGGTGGACAACTCGTATTTCCGTTTCCACGTTTTGAAATCAAAAGTCATTTTCCCAAAGCGTTGATAACAGGGTGTGATGGATTTATTGGAAAGTATGTTGTTGACCGGTTTATTGGTGATCATACGTTGTACGGTATGACACGCAAAAAAACCATGAACCTAACTCGTCCGGTAGCAAACTCTTCCGGTAGCAAAGCTACCTTCAGAGTTAGTAGTGAAGAGGCTACACGTTCCGTGTGCCCCTTGCCAAAGCTACCTTCAGAGTTAGTAGTGCAGGAGGCTTTCAACCCCCCTTGCCAGCCCCGTATCACCAAGATGTACCTGGATATGACGGATTATGACAAATTGGAAAAAGCAATTGTAATGCTGAACCCTGACGTGTTAATTCATTTAGCCGGTATGTCAAGTTCACAACAAGCATTAAAACAACCCATCGATGCGGTTGTGCAAAATGGTATGATTCCTACGTATATTTGTGAAATATTACATCGTCACAATATGTCTACACGGTTGTTCCATGCTACCAGTAGTGAAATGTACAAAGGATTTGGGTTTTCTACCGTGGACGACAGTAATGAAACCACATTGAAACTCATGTACCATGCCCATCCATATTCGGCAGCTAAAATTATGAGTCAATGTATGGTGGACTTTTATCGCACTAATCATCACAAACATTATTCAACCGGCATTTTGTTCACGGTTGAATCCCCGAAAAAAGGACCGGAATTCTTGTTACAGAAAGTTGCATCTCATATTCGTACATGGACTTCGGGAGAACACAATACCTTGTTGATTGGTCATTTGAATTCATGTCGTAACATCATTCATCCTACAGATGTTGCAGACGCCATACGTGTGATATTGTATCAAGACACAGCAAATACTTATGTGATTGCGAATGAAGATATTATTCCCAGTATACAGATGAGTGAACTGGTACAAAAAATGTATTCCAAGGCTGGAATCGAAATCAGTATTGTCGAAGGAAATAAATGGATTGATAAGGCATCGGGTGATACTGTATTAATGATGTCGAGTTATATGGGAGTTGATACTACACCTACAAATATTCGTGGTGTATCGTACCGTCTTAACTGTTTGGGTTGGAAACCACAAAAAACGATTGATGATATTTTAGATGAGTATATTTCCTTTATAGAAACATAAACATTTTATTCGTTTATAATAATATATTATTTGTATTTTATTATGAAAATTGAAGTATCCGTAGGTGAAGTTATTGATAAATTAAGTATTCTTGAGTTGAAACTTGAAAAAATTAAACAAGAAAGTAAACTCAAAGAAATCCAAAAAGAATTGAATGAATTACAGGATATATGTAGCATTTATAAAAGTAATTATTATTATCATATTCTTAAACATATCAATGAGGAAATTTGGGAAAATACCGATAGAATCAAAAGTTTAAAAGTAGACAATGATGAATTTTCTGTGATAGCAAATTGTATTTTTGAACTTAATCAAAAACGATTTCGTATCAAAAATATTTTTAATATGTTGTACCAATCAGAACTAAACGAACAAAAGAGTTATGCCGAATTATGCTGTAGAGTTATTATAAACGACAATGAAGAAATATACAGAAAACTTCCTGAAATTAATCATTTAATACTTACTTATGATATTGTTTTTTTTGAAGAAAAGTTTTGTGAAAAAATTAAACAATTAATTCATTCACCTCTCATTCGGTTTGATGATACATTTGAAATATCCAATATTATTCATATAAATAAATATATTATCACTGAAACCGACAAAAAAACGTATGAGTATACCCCGTTGATTTATTCAAGTGGCGGTCTTCTAGGTGATTTTATACATCAATTATCCGTTATTAATGAAAAATATTTAGAAACCGGTAAAAAAGGTATTTTATATATTTCTCCTCATGTAGAATTTCGATTTGGAATACAACAAACATACCAAGATACCTATGAAATGGTGATAAATCAAGAATATATTCTCGAATATAAAATTTATAATAATGAATCAGTTGATTATAACTTGAGTTCATGGCGAACACATCCCATTATGAAAACCAATGCAAACTGGTATCATATTTTTAAACATACTTACAATATAGAATGGGGTACACACCCCTGGTTAAAACCATTATGCACTTCAGACAAATCTTACGATTATTTAAATAATACTGTTTTAATTAACACTACTCCCACACGCGGTATTGAAATTATTAATGTTAATTTTAAACAATTATATGAAACTTACGGTTCATCAATTATGTTTATAACAAATAACGTAAACCATTATGAACAATTTAAACAAACATGTGATATCGATATACAACTTCTGTATGTTGAATCATTGTATGATACATTAAATATGATTGCTAACTGTAAACTATTTATTGGAGGATTATCTGCCTATTTAACATTAGCACATGCATTACATACAGTTAACCATATGGTTGGAAGATCTACTATAACTAATTCTGAAGATTACTCAAAAATAACACTGTTAGATACTTATATTCCAACGATACGTTATACACTAAACTAATATTATAGTAGTATATTTTCATGGAAACGTTAATTCAACAAACTTCTCCGGTGGCTTTTCCACCTTCGAAGTTAGTAGTGAAGGATGCTGAAAGCCCCCCTTGCCAAAATAATGATTTAGTGAAGCAAGTTTTGCTTACGGAGGGGGATATCCCACCCACGGATGATATCGGCATGAGTACAGATACACCTTCTCTGAATCCGTTGAATAAAATAGCACTTATATTTCGTGGTGATAATATACGTGAAGAAGGACATAAAAATCGTAAATATACTGATATATTGCATAATTGGAATAATTTGAAAAAAAACTTTAGTAGATGATTTATATGAAAAAGGCTATACTTGTGATATTATATTTATTACATATGATAGTCGTATTTTACATAAAATAAAACAAATTATTCAACCTAAGTTTATTGAAATACATAAAAGAAAAAGACAATGTGATAATTTTAATAACGTTTTACAATTTATTACGAATCATAGTACTGAATATGATCGATTTGTTATTATGAGATGTGATATGCAATATATAATACCGATAACAACATGGAATAAATGGAACAATCGTGGAATTTTTGTAGTTAACAAGGACGCTCATTGGCCCACATTAAAGTTATATTCTGATATTTTATTTATGGTTGACAATAACAGTATAGATATATTTGTACAAGCGGTAAATGAGAATAATAATGCTCGTAATTATGAAGATATGCATGGTGTAGGTAATGTTTTATATATGAAAAATATTCCATTTCATTTGATTTATGAAGATTATTATCATATGTGGGAACACCCTTTACATGTGTTGATGGGTCAAGAAAACGAACCCGATCTTGATAATCCATTTATCGGAACAATGCTTACCGATATTTCACAATGGAATTGATTTTTATAACATGGGGCTACACGAAACGTGTGCCACTGAACTACTAACTTATCTGGTAACTTTGTCGCCAGATAAGTTAGGTAAGAGTGTAAATTTTGGAAAATAGATAGAAAATACTTATATATATATGATACATATTCATATATATTATGAAAATTGCCTTGATAGGTCCTGGTATTATGCCTATCCCCCCACCTGGGTGGGGAGCCGTCGAGATTTTGATATGGGATTATTATTTGGAATTGACAAAACAGGGACATCAGGCGGATATTATTAATAAAATGCGTACTTCGGATTATGATCAATCGTCCGCCGAAACAATGTATAGTCGTGAATTAATACAAACCATTAATGATGGTAACTATGATTTTGTACATATACATTACGATTGTTTGTACTATATTATGCCATATTTGACTTGTCCCCATGTAGCAATAACGTCACATTTTCCGTACATTGATCAACCCGACAAATACGGTGGGTTTGATGTTATATTTCATAATATATGTTATAATCGCAATCATTCCATTTTTGCTTTATCTAAGAAAGATTATGATGTTTTTGAGTCACAATGTGTTGATAAATCTCGATTATTTTTATTAGTAAACGGCGCGAATCATAATAAAATTTTACCAAATTATAATGGTAAAAATAAAAATCGCAGTATTTATATTGCCAAGGTGGACGAAAGAAAGCAACAACGTAAATATTGTACAATACCCAATATTGATTTTTACGGTAAATGTGATGACCACCATTTTTCACAATTGGCATGTTATCGTGGTGAAAAACCACACGATGAATTGATGGATATTATGGCTGGTTACGGAAATCTGGTATTGTTATCTACTGGAGAAAATGGAACCCCACTTGTAATTAAAGAAGCATTGATGGCAGGTTTACCGGTTGTTACAAACAAATATGCATCAAACGATTTAAATGAAAATTTACCATTTATCGATATTATACCCGACGATAAGTTGGGCAATTTGGAATATATTGAACAAATAATTCAAAATAATCTGGGTAAACAATGGATGAAAGATGATATACGAAAATATGCTGTGGAATATTTTTCATGGGAAAAATTGGTATCTGATTATGTAGGTGTAAAATAATATAGAAATATTATACTATATTTTTACAAGGTGTATATTATGAAAAATATAGTAACAATAGTAACTGCATTTTTCGACATCGATCGTGAAACACGCGGGGATGGTAGAACAATTGATGAATACAAAGATTGGATTAAAAAAACCTTACAATTAAATTGTAACATGTTTATAGTGACAGAACCAAAATTTGTAGATTTTTTTAAAGAAAATCGGCCATCACAATATAATACATATATCCATGTAATGGGATTCGAAGAATTATATTATTATCAATTTATTGACCAAATGAAGGAGATTGCACAATCATTGGATTATAAAAATAAAATAAAGCACCCTAATCGTGTTGAATGTAAATTGTTGGAATATAATATAGTAATATTTTCAAAATTTCATTTTTTAGAAATAGCAATATCCAAAAATATTTTTGAAAGTAATTATTTCATGTGGATGGATGCAGGATGTTCGCGTTTTTTTTTGGATGTGGACTTAACAAAACCTTATCCGAGTGAAAATGCTGTAAAATTGTTACAATCGCAAGAAAATAAATTGATAATACAAAAACGGTATGATTTGGAAACATATCCTATCGATGGTAATTTAATATGGGATTCTGTTAATTTATTATCAGCAGGTTTATTTGGTGGTAATAGTACAATTATCACAAAAATTGGACAATTGGTTGAGAACATATTTACAGAACATATGTTAAAAAATAAAAATATGAATAATGAACAAATAGCACTTGCAATGATATGGAAAAACAATTCTCATTTATTTTATACAACTGATAATATGAATTATCATTTGATGTTGTTCAAATTACTGTCTATATAACAAAATGATATACATATTTTATTGGTTATATACTATATACTATATACTTAGTAGTATTATGAGTATTACAGCCATATTAACTGTATTTAAAAGACCCGAAACGTTAATTGAACAATTAATATCAATACAAAACCAAACTATTACTCCTGAACAGATAATAATATGGCAAAATTGTGTTGATGGTATAAAAATTCCAGAAATACCAGAACATTTAAATAAAAATGTAACAACCATCGTATCATCTAAAAATTTTGGCGTATGGGCTAGATTTTCCGTAGGAATGTTAGTAAATACAAAATATATATGTGTATTTGATGATGATACAATACCAGGTTCAGAATGGTTTTACAATTGTGTTGAAACAATGAAAACACATCGTGGATTATTGGGAACTATCGGTTTACGTTTCGTTGCTGGTAATGAATATAAATGTTTAAGACGTACCGGTTGGGCTGATTATAATAATGAGAATACTGAACGGGTTGATATTGTAGGACACGCGTGGTTTTTTGAAAAAGAATGGTTGTCTTATTTTTTAGAATATCATCCAAATTATGACGAAATGTTATGTTCAGGTGAGGATATTTTATTTTCATATGTTTTACAGAAACATGGAATCAATACTTATGTCCCCCCACATCCTATAAATAATATGAAATTATGGGGAAGTATGCCCGAAACTGCTTGGAAGTATGGGGTATCACCAGTAGCAATTACAGCTGATTTAAATAGTGGTGTAAAATTTGACAATGCACTTAAATTATTTATCAATAGTGGGTTTAAAACCATGAATAATTCTCGATTAATCGGAAATTCAGTTGATCATTTGGATCAAATATTTCAAAAAATACATAACAAAGAATATTTTGGAGTTATCCGCCCAAGTGATGGTGAATGGTTGATATTAGAAAATCAAACTTTCACAAATATAGACAACTGGACAAACACTGCGGATGGTATTTTACGATTACATTTAATAGAAAGTGTTAAAACAATCAAACATAATTTATATATAGGTATATGTTGCAATGGTTGTTCATGCTGTGATTATAAAGTGCATAATGATTATTTAAATAAATATCATGTTCAATATTGTCAATTAACATATGCTAATTTATTTTGTAATTTAAATTGGAAAAAAACCGTTGATTTCTTACATTCATATCATAATGGATTTTATTTAATTACATGTGGAAATAAAGATTGCAATTTACCAATTAAAGAACGGTTTTTAATAGATGAATATTTGGTAAATAATTGGGATAATGTTTGGGAATCAGAAACTGAGCGCATAATAGAATACGTTAAAAATAAACAAAATGAGTTGGTATGTTTTGCTGCCGGACCATTAAGTAAAGTTTGGATACCCAAATGTATGGATATAAGTCCAAATAATTTTTATATGGACGTTGGCTCGGCATTAGATACTTATACTCGTGTAAATAACAATCCACGTAGTTATACTTATACAAACCAAAGTAATATATGTAATCATCGATAGGCATTCGAGGGTTTTACGGAGGGACGAGTTTGTAAATTATTCCCCAATAATATTTGTGTATTTGATATCAGAGATGGATTCCGTGTGTAATAAATATTTTCGTTATGTTTTATATTGTAAGTATTATAATCATGTAAACAATTCGTATTTTCTTCATAATTACGTTTTGTAAAATGAAAATCGATATTTTCATGTAATAAATACAATATAGAAAATGTTACTAATTTTTCTATATGTTCTATTTTTGATAATCTAAAATATGTTTCTTGTTTGTATTGCTCAACAAATCGATTATCATCTATGGTTTGAAATAGTAAATTATATGCCAACATATCATGTACCTTTCCAAAATAAGCATAGTCAATTAAATATGCTGGTTATGTAACTTTACATGACCGTAAATATGCTAAAAAATCAGTTTACCATTATATATACAAGTGTAAATATTAAGTAATTTATTTATATTATTACATAATAAATCACTTCTTAGACGAATACAATGTGTGATGTTACTACTAATTGCATATTCAATCCCCTTTTTTGTTAAAAAAGTTTGGTAATTTACACTTGTTTTATATATATCGTCAGATAACTTACTTTGAATTACTATAAAATTATTTTCACGCAATTTTTCAATAAATAATTGATTGGTATAATCCCATGTGCTTATTATTTTTATATATTCACAATCTTGATAAGATTCAATTAATCTATCCAAATAATATTCTTCTATTATTCCAGTAATAATAATTCCTATGTTCATGTGACGAATTTCTTCTAGAAATTCGTCACTCCGTTCCGATTTATTCTCGATAAGGTAGACGACGGGGTCAGGTGTAGTAATTTCCATGTACAATTACAATTGACTATATAAAGAGTTTTATATTTTTTTGTATAGTCATAGTGTATATGGAAAACAATACGATATTTTCCGATCCTACATCGTCCTTGCCAATAATTATTTATTCACATAGTAGTTATTCGGATATATTACATATTACTATATGTCGTTTGAAAAAATATGCTGAAAAATGTAAGATAATAATATTTTCAAATATTATTTTACATAATGAATATGAGCATATTTTATATGATGAAAATTTTAGTTATTCAAAACGAATAGAGTATTGTTTAAATATTATATCAGCTAAATATTCATATCTATTATTTATGCATGAAAATAATACATTATATGATTATATGAACTATGATCATATGCATCATGTTTATCATGCAATAATAACTAAAAATATCGACCAATTAAGATTATGTAAAAATGGTGTTCCCAATAACAATATTGAATTTTTCAATAAATTAGATAAATATATATTTGAAATACCAAAAAATGATAGTTATATTTTCAGTGTTCAACCAACAATATGGAAAATATCAACTTTTTTAGAAATAATGCAAAATAAAGATTATAATTACCGCAATATCGAATTAAATATTGATAAATATATGTTAAAATATTTAAATTGTTTTTATTATAATAATGAAGAAACTTTTATTAATACAAATAGGTGTAAATCTACTATTTTTCCACTTTTACATTTAACAGCTTATGGGAAATGGTTATATTCTGAAAATATTCCGTATATTGATGAATTATTTTCAGAATATAATATTGATAAATCAATACGTGGATATATATGATTGGACAAGGTGCGGAACGCACCGAACTCCTAAGTCCTCCGCAAGCGAAGCTTGCGGAGGCTTCAACGGACTTAGGACATCATACATTTATTTTCTGGTTTTTGAAAAAATAGGTACATGTTCTGCTACATTGATATCCTTTTCATTATTACGCATTTCTATAGCATTAAATATAAATCCACTATCAAAGTTACCTATTGCAATTTCTGAACGCAATAATAATTCAAAATTGATAAAACAAGTTAGATATTCTTTGTATGCATCCTCAAAAGACATTTTGTTTGTTCTTACTCTCTCAACCACCGAATCTTGCCATGTATTTTGACAACGTGTTTCGTCTTCATTATAATGAATATTAAATGGCGGGTTCAATATGTTATTCATTTGGATAACCATTTCAAGTGCATATACAGTATCACAACAAACAACAATATCTGATATGCCTGTTTCTGTGCGCACCTGTATGCACTTTTCTATATATTTTTCCAAAGGTATATATTCAGTTTCTTTATTCGGTCCTGATGTTTTATCACTTAACCTAATATGTAATCCAATATATTTCATATTTTGTGTTTTTTGTATTGTTTTATTGGAATTTATATATTCTAATACTTGTTTATTCGGTCGATATAGCATTTTTAATACACTTTGATGATATTCCTCCGCATTAGCAAAATTAGATGGAAAATATAGAAAATTTTTAATTTTATAATAAGGAGATCTTTCAAAATGGTTACAGCCATAAAAAATGGTATTTTCAGGATTTTGTAAATCTGTTTCTGAACAATTCGACATTTTTTCGAAGAACGTCGTAATCAATCCATCTTTAAATGGTAAAGAGGTATTTTTATTATAATAAAATTTAACGCCGTTATTCAACGCTGTTAAAACCATATATTTGGTATTGCACAAATGTGCACCAAATGGCCACCATATATTTTCAAGAACAATTATGATCATCCGGGTATATTGTACATAAAAACATATACTTTATATGTTTTTATGTGTTATATTGTTTTGTCTAACTTAGTATGTTACCGTTAACCTCTATTCTGGGCGGATTGTAATTGTGATCGCACTACGTGCGATCTCACCCACAATATGCACATAAAGATGTATACCCTTTCTGGGTTAGGGTGCCCCAGGGCACCCTATCCCAGAATAGAGGTTAAGCCACCGGCTACCTGCTATGTTTGACACATGTGACATATACACATAAAGAAATACAACGACGATATTACACGTAAAAATGGAATCTACACTGATTATTTTTGGAACTCGTCCCGAATATTTAAAATTATTACCTATTATTCAACAATTTCATGATAATAATTTCATGTATAAAACTATTTATATTCAACAACATGATAAAATAAACGAAATTATGAACGCCGATATTATAAAAATTCCTATTATTTTATCTGATTCGACCGAACGTCTATGTAATATCGGTGAACAAATATTATCTAAATTGTCACCATATTTACAGAAATATACACAAATTATAGTGCAAGGAGATACTGCAACCGCATTCTATAGTACATTAGTAGCATTTCAATTAAAAAAAAAAATTATACATATTGAAGCGGGATTACGAACATATGATTTAGAACGTCCTTTTCCCGAAGAAGGATATCGTCAAATGATTTCACGAATGGCTACCATACATTTTACACCCCATGTAGATTCATCAGAATTGTTAATAAAAGAAAAAGTACAAGGAAAAATTTTTACTGTTGGAAATACTATTTTAGATTTAATTTCATCTTATCAATTAAAATGTATATTTACAAATTTAGTTATTATTACTTTTCATCGACGAGAAAATTGGGATAAAATCGATATTTTTTTGGATGGATTGCGTGAATTAATCAAAATAACACCAAACATTCAATATATTTGGTATTTACATCCCAATCCAGAATTGCAACAAAAAGTTAAATCAAAAATAGGTAATTTATCTCAAATACAAATTGTTGAACCATGTAATCATATTACATTTACAAAACAAATAGCGATCTGTCAATTTTTAATTACAGATTCAGGAGGAATCCAAGAAGAAGCCTCTTTTTTGGGGAAACATTGTATTGTATTAAGAGCATCAACCGAACGTAATCATATACCAACTCAATATATTACAATATTAGAAAATTATAGTAAATTGTGCGAAATATATAAAACACTGTCATTTTTACCGTTGAAACCATGTAACGTTTATGGCAATGGTAATGCGAGTGAACAAATTATAGATATATTGTTGTTGGAGTCGAATTAGATGCTACACAAAAGGATCAAACATTGAAGCCTTATTCTGTGGCCAACTACAAAGTATATGGCTCCTATATTATTTCAGTATTTCCATTTAATAACTGTATCTGATTCATTATTTCATTGTTGTAATATCCATTTTGTAAAATAACTATACAATCGTTATTTTTTAAAATCAATGGATCAAATATTTGCAAATTAAACCCATACAAATATTTTCCTTGTTTTGTTTTACAGTTATCTAATATACCGTTTATATTCTCAACTTGTAGTCCTAATAATAATAATATTTGTGTATTATATGATGCGCCAAACAAATATACATTTTTGGTTGTGTTTGATATTTTTTCATTACACGTTTCTATAAATTGTTTGTATTGTTCAGTTATACTTGTGAAATTGTATTTGTAATTTGTTATTTGGAATCCGACATTATACGAATCATCAGGGGAAAGGGACAGCAAAGGCGTCACACCTACTTTCATTTTTTTACAATGATACAATACACTATGTTTCTCGTAATAATGTATTCGTATTATTTCAAAACCATTTTGAGTTAATAAATAACTTATATTTTCGTCATTCAAAAAAATAGTATGTTCAAAAAATATACCCAAAAATGGTGTTGATTTGCCTTCAATAAAATTTGTCATATTTGGAACTCCAAAAAACATTTCGCCATCATCATTCAATATTTCATAACATTTTTTTACAAATTTACTTGGTTCGTAAATATGTTCAAATAAATGAGAATGAACGATAATGTCTATTTTTTCATTTATTATGAAATTGTCATCAAACAATCCCGTTTTAAATACAATATTTTCAGAAAATTTTTCGTCGGTATTTTGATTCGGGTCCACAATTATATATTTATTATAATTATGAACATTACGTGCAATTTTTCCTGACGGACAACCTATTTCTAATATTGTGCTATTTGGTTGTGTATTTATTATATTTTGAAAATAATTTATAAACATTTCGAAATATTTTTCCCATACTTTACCCACAGATACAAAATTATGAGATTCTTCATATAATATATTTAACGGAATCATTTTTTTCAATTGTATGGTATTACAGTTTGGGCATTGAGAAAAATCCATTGTCGAATTATTTGTACAAATTTCTGTAACACATGTTAGTTTATTTGGTACGTTATCTAATGAAAAAAAAACATCCAATGGGTGGTTACATATTACACATTCATTTCGTGTTTCTAATTTTATCTCCACCTCTTTGCATTTTTTCAAATATATGTTGTTCACCCAATCTATATATTCTTTATCTATGCTTTTATGTAATGTATCAGAATCGGCAAAGCCGATTCTAGGAAACAGATCAGCCCCCTTGCCATAATCACCTGATTCCGACTTTTTCATACCTATCAGTTTGTATTCATCGCGATAAGTTACTATAACATTTGTAGTGCAGAGACTTTTAGCCCCCTTACCATGGACACCTAATTCATACCCACAATTTAATTTATGAATAATATCTACTACGTCATTGATTATTTTTTCCGTGATCAATTTGTTCTTATACAAATAATACAATGGTATTCCGCTTATAAATTCCAATTGTAGTTGGATTTTATCGTCGAACTTAGTGAATCCTAACAGTTTTGGGAAATACTGGGCAAATTGTGGTGGAATGTTTTGGTAATAGAATAATTCACCTTTCATTGATTCTTCCGGACCCGTTTTATATATAACATCACCTTTGCGTTCAATCGTATTGTTTTTGTTTGTAGATATTTTGTTCGGAATATAGTCCGATTCGTCGAAAAATAAACCAAACTGCGATATGTTATTGATATACGGATTCATCGCACGATCGTTGATATATATATCCGCGCACGGTTTTCCAAAGATCAATTCATCGTACGGTATATTGAATTGTTCCAATGTTTGAATCGTTATGGTTGCAAACTCAGTAGACTTTATACTACGTGTCGTATGTATAATAATTTCATGACCTTCTTTGTGCAATCTTTCCAATAGTTGAATCATATTCGGTATCGGTTTCACACTCGTATAGTCACCAGGAACCGTCGGATAAGTTACCAACGTATTGTCCAAATCAAAACATATTCTCAAAGGTGTCTTTTCCACGAGGGATTGCTGACTCGTGATCTCGTCGTATGAACCAATATGTATCGCACTCTCCATCAACACCGGCAAAACTCCTCCGGTGGCTTTATTGGAACACAAACCTTCGGAGTTAGTAGTATTAGGGAGGATTCGCCTCCTGTGCGAAGGCATTATGCCCTCTGACAAAATCACCTCTTTGTTATGTATTTTGTTCCAGTACAACTGGGAAAAATAAAACTCGTTCTTGGTCTTGGTATTCTTGTACAGCATTTCTTTGGCTGCCACCGTAAACGATTCGACCGACGCAAACCCATATACTCCACAACAATAATTATCCGATATTTTCACCTTTTCTGCTATATCGGTGATATGATTCGTGTCTTTGTCTATAACGATAAATGAATAATTCGTCTTGGTGTAATCAATACCATATCCTATAAAATCGTTTTTTGTGGGGTTGTCAATAAATTCTTGGGGAAATGTACACATATTGTCATTATCCATGAAAACAATACTTTCGTCCGATGGTATATCTAAGGACTGGATTCCTACGTAGGCCGTCTCTACCGCCCCTCGTGTTAAATAATCCACTTTTGAGAAATGAAACGTGTGTTCTTGGAACCGATTGATGATGATTTCTTGGAAGTTGTATTTATCCAAATAAATATTGTAAATGATATAGATTTCCCTCGATGGAACGTTTTGTATGACATGTTCGATCATGTGTTTTCCATGTACATAGTTCAGTGGCTTGGGTAATGAATAACCACTACATCTCTTGCCAATACCACCACACAAAATTATATATTTCATTTTATGGTAATACATCATCTATTACCATAAACTTTATGTGTGTTATTATCTATTTGTACGTTTTCATGTATTCGTCCACCAATTTATCACACGTGTTCGTCGGATCTTCCTCGCGTTTTATACATTTGATATACGCATTACATAAACATTTGCTATAATACAAATAAAACAATTCGTCCTTGGTACTATTTGACAATATATCATACTGTTTTCCTGCTAATTTTTGTTTTGCATTCATATTACACTTATCAATATATTCCTTGATCATGATCATTATACATATTGCGAAAGAAATATGTATATGTTTTTTACGCGACGATCCAAAAAAGTTATATAGAAAGACGCTACATATCTTGTATATTCAGAATCAAACGCGAACATGGACGAAGATAAATATGTTCTCATGATCAAAACTGTTCAAATACAACCTATCCGGAATATGATCACCGCTATCAAAGACATATTGACCGACGCCACCATCACTTTCACCAAAGAGGGCTTCAAAATCGTGAATTTCGACAAATCACATACCAGTCTTATCTTTGTCAATCTATATGCCAACAAATTCGAATATTACAATTGTAAACCTGAAAAAATTGTTATCTGTGCCAACACTTTGCATCTTTTCAAAGTAATCTCTACCATGTCCAACGATGATACCTTGACCATGTACATTGAAAAGGGCGATTACCACGATGGGGTCGTGTCCCATTTGGGTCTACAGTACGAAAATGGTGATATTCACCAGTGTTATATTCAGAAATTACGACTCATCGAACCCGACACCGAAGAATTGATGATTCCCGATATCGAATATACGACCATCATCAATTTACCCTCTCTCGATTTTCAGAAAATTTGTCGTGATATGAATTCCATCTCTGAACGTGTCGAAATTCGGAACACCAGTACCGAATTACGATTCTCCTGTGAAGGCAATTTTGCGAGTACCCAGATTTACCGTACCGAAACCGACGGGTATACCGAATTCATTCAACGTCCGTCAGACCCGTCGGTGGTTACTCAGGGCGTATTTTCTACTAAATCCCTCTTACAATTTATTAAATGTACCCCCCTGTGTAATACCGTGGAATTGTATCTGAGTAATGATCTACCTCTCATATGTAGTTACGAATGTGCTTCGTTGGGATCTATACGATTATGTTTGTCCTCCTTACCTACCATTTAACCTCTATTCTGGTCATAAGCCCTGAAAGATGTATATCTCTCTCTTGGTAGGATGCCCGTGGGCATCCTAACCCAGAATAAAGATTAATCGTAGATTTTACGGGTTGATACACGCTTTTCCTGAAGTAAATACTTCACCTGATACACATTGTTCCCTGGACGGATCGATCTCCATACAACTACGGTTACCATGCTGTTTTCCAACCAAACACCATGCGGTTTGGTTGGATTGGTGAGATTTTTGTATCGGATTCTCCGGCGGAGTCGGGCTCGGTTCGACAGGATGTTCTCTCGAAGGGGGTTTGGTTGCTTTTTCGATAATTTCGTCCAATTTCCCACTATCCGTGGGCTTGGTGGTCGGTGTGATTACCACCACCGGGGATACGGGTATTTTCTTAATTTCTTCACCGGTTACACCACTTTTCATCAAATTACCTACATCATTGATCGCACCACTTCCTAAATCGATGGATATCTTGGCCGCATCTGCCACCGTATTTGTCGATGCGTTTATGATATCTCCACTCGCATAAAAAAAATTACCAATGACGCTCCCAAAAAAACCAGCGATGGTGCCTATCACCACTTTAAACCAATCAAAAAACGTATTTATAAATGTTACACCCAGTACCGATAGTAAGAGTAGAATCGACAAAAACATGATCAACCAATTACGATTATCACTAAATAAACTCGACATTTTGTCCGTATTTTTTTCTTGAAATGGCACTCTCGGTTCATTTTCCATTTGGTTTTCCATTTGATTACTGATAAAATATATGGAGACTTTTCCGATGAAGGTGACCGTAGGTCACCTGAAGAGTTTGGCATGGGGCTGAAAGCCTCCTTCACTACTAACTTCGAAGGTGGCAGAGCCACCGGAGAAGTTTGGTCAGTGGGCAGATCTGTTTCCTCAGAATCGACTTTGCGTCTAGAATAGACGAATATAATGACGTTATACAACAAATAAATAGAACCCATGGGATTTTTTAACTTTATTGAAACGTTCTTCTTTTTTAGTTTAGCCATTTCCTTCATATTAATCCTGTTATTGGTATACCATTTTAAACAACGTATGTGCACTTTAGAACAAAAAAGTGACACCATGGTCGGTATTATTAATGATATCGCCAAGGAATTAACCTATATCAAACAGGTTACCACCAATTATATGATGACGTCACCGGTTGTAAATAATGACAAAACCTCTTATATGTATCAATTTCCACCACCCTTCCACCAACGTTCGTCCACTCCAGCCTATGGTATTAATCACATAGAAATTATACCCGAAGAAGGTGATGATGAGGATGATGATGATGAGGATGATGAGGACGATGATGATGATGATGACGAAGAGGACGATGATGATGATGATGACGATGAGGATGAAAATCAAATACAAAAAATAGTGGTATCCGATTCCGAAATGGACGACGAAATTAAAATCATCAACTTAGAAACAGATACCTGTGAACAAATAGATCATATAACTGTTTTTATCGACGAACCTGTGGATGTTACAGAAGTGGCTGATGAACCTGTCGAGGTGGCTGATGAACCAGTTGATGTGGCTGATGAACCGGCTGAGATGGCTGATGAACCCGTCGAGGTGGCTGATGAACCAGTTGAGGTGGCTGATGAACCGGTCGACGTTTTGGGGTCTTCAGTAGTATCCATGAATCCCGTATCTTTGTCATTGGAAGAAAAAGAAGCTTACCGCAAAATGACTACACAAGCATTGAAAACTGTGGTCATGACCAAAGAATTGGTTTCCGACCCATCCAAATTAAAAAAATATGAATTATTAGATTTATTGGGTGCCGGATCGAACAATATCACTATGTAAAATACTATTTTTGGGGTAAAATAGTATTTTATGGATCAATATGCCAGCCTTATGGATCAATATGCCAGCCCAAGTACATTTTCTTGGTCTTTTCCTTGGATAAGATATGATGTTCTAAATGTTGTTCGTGGATCAATGAATCATTGTTATCTTTGGGTGTAAATGGTGCACAATTGATACTATATGTTTTGAAAAAACAATACAAAAAACGATCCGCTTGGTGATAATACGGATACTCAGCTCCTATACAATACTTGGGCATGGCCGGACTACTAAAACGGCACAAATACGTGGTCAACCGTTTGGCCGCCGCATTCGTGATTAAATAGGCCGCCGTACCACAATAATTTTTACTCATTTCCCACGGATCATACTTTTCGGTATGGTAATGTGAAAACAATATATAGGATAATTGCAAGATTTCCCAGTCTGGTGGAGCGCCCCGGATCAATTCTCCCATGGTCTCCTTCCAATACGGAACAAATTCCACCGATAAATCATCTTCGACAATCAAGGCGATCGGATCGTCCGTCATGGCAAATTGATGAATCGCGCGAAAATGCGAAATGGTACAGGCAAATTCCGTATTTACCATACGAGGGTGTTTTTGACACATGTAAAAATCCAGAAAATCTTCCATTCGTTCCGCCTTTCCGTCCATTCCTTCCACTCTCTCTATTTCGATCCCTTGAAACATCGGATCTTGAAACATTTTTTCCATATAGTTTTTACGATCCATACATCGGTCCAAGTTGATATAATAAATGTTCGAGATTCCTTCCATCGGATTCGGAACATTGATGGGTGTCAAATAATCAGAAAGACGTATCAATGGCACCGGTTCTACAGATGGTACTAGTCCTTGCATCGCCATTTGTGGTACACTACGCAAATTTTTGTTGAGAATTTCGATTTCGGGGACTGGTTCTGGTACTTCCGTATCCGGTGTTTTGTCTTTGTAAATCATATTCATATTCGACGAGGTTGTTCTTATACCTTTGCCAAGAATATCTGTTTCAGGTACAACTATCGGTGTATATACGTCTGGTTCAGTGTCTTTCAATACCATACCAAATTTATTGGGTGATTTTTTGATCGCCTTTTTTATGTTATCAAACATCACGCTTGAATAATTATAATGTCACGGTTTTATGTTTTTTATGATTGTATGTTTCCGGATAAATTAATACAATGAACGGCATCTAACTCTTCAGGTAAGGGGCTGAAAGCCTCCTTCACTATTAACTTCAAAGGAGACAGAGTCGTCGGATAAGTATAAGTTACACCAACCGAACATATTTACGACCCCATATATCATTATGTAGATCGTATAATGTTAGTATATTTTCGTCCCGAATTTGTTTTTTTTCTTGTTCTTTACGGTGTTTTCGTTCTTTTCTTCTTTGTTCTTTTTCCTTTTTGGTTTGTTCCATACTACGATTCCTTGTATCATCATGTAAATCATTCGACGTTAACGAATCGATCGCACAATGTTTGCGATAATTTTTATGGGCGTCATTATCGTCGCTAGATTGGTCAGTGGGCAGAATGCCTACAACTACTAACTTCGAAGGCGACATAGTCGCCGGAGAAGTTTGGTTATGTTTTCTATCAGGATTCCTTTTTATTATTTTGGAAATCAATAACATGTACACTATTACACTATTATATATTCTATCAAGATTATATTCATATACTTATTTTCTTTACTCCATTCCTAGAACGGTAGCATTCATCGGTTAAAAAATTGATTATAAATATTGTATACTGAATATTTGTAATACACAACACAAGACAAGACAATTATGGAAATTCTATCGTTAATTACCCTCAAAAATGGAGTAGACATGACGTTTGAAATTAAAGAAAGTATTTTATCGTTTGAAATGGATCAACCGACAGATAAAGATATGATGGTCACTATTCATGCTGTCCCAAACTCGTCCGGCTTATGTTCCAATAAAGTCGACTACCGAGTTAGTAGTGAAGAGGCTACACGTTCCGTGTGCCCCTTGCCATACGATACGGATGCAATTATTCAGAAAATCGAAGGTTTACAGAGGACTTTCCATCATAGCGCTCTTAATAAAAAGTTGCTCCGTCCAGGAACCTACATATTTACATTCAGTAACGATCCATCCGTACATCTTTCCGTGGTATTCATCAATAACAAATTGTCCTTTGAAGTATATTAGTTAGGTAGGTCTTTTATCATAAAGGGTGTAGACATCAGTTTTTTTTTCGGGTTCTAGAACCGTTTCCATTTGGCGGACTATGGTAGCCACGATAACAATCGGAACTGTGACCGGACTAAACATGGTGAATACATAACCAACGGTCCCACCGATCCACCCAGCACATATAGTCGTAATTATACAATTTGTATAAGTATCTTTTTTTGAATCTTGATATCCATAATACGAACCTATACATGTTCCAACTCCCGATCCTACCACAACTACTATCGGCATATATTCAACAAGTGACTTCCGCTCTGGCAAGGGGGGCTGAAAGCCTCCTTCACTACTAACTCGGAAGGTAGCTTTGCTACCGGACGAGTTTGCTCCACTACAAAACTTGACCCTTGTCGCATCAAATAATCGACGATTTTTTAGAAAATTATTGTACAAGGGTATACGAATTTTATTGGCTTGTAACATTGCTTGATTATTATCATATATACTAATATTTTTATATCATTTATAGAGATACAAATGATATACTTTTTATTTGAAATACAACAATTAAAGCCTCCAAAACTTTTCAGATGACCCATGAAGTTTATGTGAGCATAAAAATTGATTATAAACATTGTATACAGAATGTTTGTAATACACCATAACTACCATGGAATATGTTTATCTTGTCATCGAACGTGAATTTGTGCATAGCGATCAATCCGTATACAAAATCGGACGCTCTTCTCAAGAAAACGACAATCGTTTCCAACTGATATGCCAACAACGCGTCATGGATTCACAATTTTTGGAACGGGAAATCATACAATTGTTCAAACATAAATATAAACAACGTTCTGATATCGGGCGCGAATATTTTGAAGGCGATTCGTACCATATGCAACTAGATATATTTACTCTTATATCCACCTACAATTTTATCGTTCCCAATACTTCCTCTTTGTTTTCTGAATTTTTACAAAATCATCGTAATCATATGAAACGCGTTTTGCTACAATTAGTTGAGAGTTTTACGGAGGGACGACTTTTCGTATCGGTCAGAGGGGATGTAAGCCCCCCAACAACTAACTCAGTAGGTCACCAAGGTGACCGGATAAGTTTGGAGAAAAATCTCAATTCTACGGACTACGAAGTCGAACGTAGAATAACAACAGAGGACGAACCAATTCGTGAAATGACCACCAATCAATACACGTGGGCTTGGCTGGAAAGCCATTGACAAACTATGACTGCCGGCCACCCTCTATACCAACTCGTAAAACTCATAACATACTAGTTCATTCTATTTTGTCATAAAATTGATTACAAGTATTGTATACAGAATGTTTGTAATACACCATAACTACTATGGAATATGTTTATCTTGTCATCGAACGTGAATTTGTACATAGCGATCAATCCGTATACAAAATCGGACGCTCTTCTCAAGAAAACAATAGTCGTATTCAGCAATACCCCAAAGGTACCCAACTGATATGCCAACTACGCGTGATGGATTCACACTTTTTGGAACGGGAAATCATACAATTGTTCAAACATAAATATAAACAACGTTCTGATATCGGGCGCGAATATTTTGAAGGCGATTCGTTCAATATGCAACTAGATATATTTACTCTGATATCCACCTACAATTTTATCGTTCCCAATACTTCCTCTTTGTTTTCGGAATTTTTACAAAATCATCGTAGTCATATGAAACCGGTTTTACTACAATTAGTACGCGTTTATAAGAAAAAATTATTGACAACCACACCATTTACAGAACCTGTATTCAATATTAAAAATTATACAAAAAAATTAATTTGTGAAATTTGTAAATATACAACTAATTACAGTTGCTCATATACAAGACATATTGAATCAAAAAGACATAATGATATGAAAAATATTACTAATGAAATAAATAATAACAGTTTACACAAATGTAATATTTGTCGTAAAAATTATAAAAGTATTTCAGGACTATGGAAACATAAAAATTCACAAACCTGTCTATAATCAACTCACTATCAAAAAAATCTAATTTTTTTATATTTATAACAACATTGGAACGAAATACGTCCACTGTGGAACGATTCGTTCCAATGTTGTGACCGATATAAATTTTTTATTTTTCGATTATGGATATTAATTTCAGAATATTTGAAAAGGGAATTGAAATATTTACCACCATTATTATTTACTATATTTATAACAACATTGGAACTATTTAGGTACACCGTGGAACGAATCGTTCCAATGTTGTGATATATTTCAGAATTCTAAATTTCTATATCGGATAATATAATTCTTTGAAAAAATAAAAAGGGAATTGAAATATTTGCCACCATTATTATTTACTATATTTATAACAACATTGGAACTATTTAGGTACACCGTGGAACGAATCGTTCCAATGTTGTGATATATTTCAGAATTCTAAATTTCTATATCGGATAATATAATTCGTTGAAATAAAAAAGGTATTTGAAATATTTGCCACCATTATTATTTACTATATTTATAACAACATTGGAACTATTTAGGTACACCGTGGAACGAATCGTTCCAATGTTGTGATATATTTCAGAATTCTAATTTTCTATATCGGATAATATAATTCGTTGAAATAAAAAAGGTATTTGAAATATTTACCACCATTATTATTTACTATATTTATAACAACATTGGAACTATTTATGTACACCGTGGAACAAATCGTTCCAATGTTGTAAACGACATAAAAATCTTTCGTAATAGTATAATATTGTTATGCCAGAACATAATTGTGAAAGTTGTAATTATAAAACAAATTATGGTTGGGCTTACGAGCGCCATCTTAAATCAAATAAACATATAAAAAATCAAACATTGGTTGTAAAACCTATGATTGTGATGCGATATTCATGTAAATTATGCTCAAAAAAATATCAAACCAGTTCAGGACTATGGAAACATTCTCAATCATGTATAAAAGAAGAACCCCCGCAACCAACTCAACCACCACTAGAAAATACCGTATTAACAACCGCATTACTCGAAACAATCAACAAATTGAATACAAGATTGGAGACATTGGAGTCGTTGGGGACAGTGAACATAGTAAATAATAACAACAATGTAAATATATATTTGAATTATCTGGACACTCATTGTAACAAGGCCATCAATCTATCACAATTTCTGGAAACGATTGAGTTTATGAAAGAGGACTTTGAAGAAATCTGTAAAAAACGGTTTTATGCACAAGGAGCGAATGCGATTTTGAGACGGAAGATTGAATGTTTACCGATCGAAGAGCGTCCGTTGCACTGTGCTCAACCCATCGTAAACAAACCGACACCGTTTTTGATACGGGACAAGGATACGTGGAAAACAGAATGTCCGGCATTGATAGAGTATATGTTGAAATACGGTGATGAGGATATGAATGAACCCATGCTTATGGTCGAGTTCTTGGAAAAATACAATAGTAAACTATATGATGCTTTTACCGAAATGATCAAAACCGACCAAAAATTCAAGAAAATTCAGAATGAAATGAATATATCGGGTCAAAGTCTAACACATATCAATATGTTGAGAGAAATGTCAGATATGTTGGTGTTGGATACCCCGTAAAAAATACTATGTATATTATAGTTAAAAATAAATATAATATATAGAAAAGATGGAATCAATCATATCACCAAGATGGGTTCGTATCCATAAATTATCCATCGCCATTACGTTGTTTCTTTGTTTCATGATCTTGGTGCATGTAACCAAGCCGGCGTTTATCTATAATGAAAAAGGTGGATTTCGTCCATTTGGCTTGGGATATCGTAATTATACGGTATTTCCGATATGGATTGTCTCGATCATTTTAGCCATTCTGTCTTATTTCTTGGTAGTGTGGTATATCTCGGTATAGATATTTGATGCCTCCACTACGTACGAGGATTCGTCTACAAGTTGGTAAACAGATATTGCATGGATATGATAATACTGGTCAAGGAAGCAAAATAAATCCAGCAACTGTGTCCGATGGTTTGTTTTTGGAGAACGAACCGGAACAAATTTTCAATGTCCGTCTTGGTAATTCCGCCCTCGGTATGGGTGTTTATCTTAAAATCGTAATGATGGTTGTTGTAGAACAGTTCAGAAAAGACGTTGGCAAATTGTTTGACAGAAAAGGTATTCATCATAAAATCGTAATAGATGTCCGTACTGGGGAATACTTTCTTTTCTTGGAAAAATTTGTGTGTAAAAATATGGTTCATGGTTTCGTTCAAGAATTTCTTGGAAGTGGCGGAAACTAAAGAATAACCAATGGAATTTTCAAACGGTAGTACCATGGAAGAATTATTTACAAATAAAAAGGTGAATCCTAAGATCAAAGACGTACATATGGAAGTACGTTTCAAGGCGGACTGAGTATCCGTACCACGATACACCAGCGAATACAATATCATGGACATACCAAACACCAATAAAAAGATGAAAGAAAAGAGGAAAAAACGACTACGTGAAACGTGTCGGTTGATATCGGTAAATATGGGTTCCCAGTTGGCGTTCATGGTACGAATCAATAAATCGGTATCACTATTCGCAGGTATGGGAGATGTAAAGATATTGTGCCAATCGTCAAAAATCTTGGTATTTTTTAAAAGAACCATCATACTCTTGGTAAGTAGCTGGTTGTAGATATAAATGACGAACCAAAAGATACCGAGAAGTACCAAAGCCAGTAACGAAACATAAAAGGTACGATTTTCGGTTCGAACAATTTGCGAAGTATTTTGCATATTGTTTTGCATGGTATATACGTTGTTTTTGATGGCGGGTATTTCCGATTGTAGATTTTGTAATTGTAGTTTTTGTTGTTGGATGATCATATCGCGTTGTTGTAAATTGTCGGTTAAATCATCCACTTCATCCGATAAATCTGGTGGGCATGATACAGGAGTTGTCGGTTTCGATTTGGTTAATAGTGACATATATGATCTATCACTCTATAGGATATGTCAACGTAAAAAAGATGGCTAGGATACGTCAGTACGCGTAATTGTATGTATGTGATATAGAGTATACGTATGTGTGATGGATACACCAAAATTAATTGAACAGGGTGTAAGGAATTATATGCAAGTGGTATTGACCAAATGTTATGACCATCGTGTACAATTTTATTCAGCAACCTTGAATATCGTGGTATTAATCGTATTTTTAGGCATTACAGGAATGATATTATGGTATTGTCATTCCAGACAATTGAGTCCGGAAGACAGACACAAAAAAAGAATGAAAGACCAAGAATATGTATTGACTAAAATAAGACAATTTCAAATACACAAAGATCAACAAAAAAACCAATTATCTCAATTAATTCATCGTGTAGCACCGGCGGAAATACGTAGTATTCCATCTTCTTCAGTAATGGAGATGTCACAAAATCCGGCGGATATTATGTATCGTCGTGTCTTGGAAGAATGAAACCCAATAGTATGATATAGTAGTATTGGTAAATAATAATGGACAAAAAATACACAGAAAACCAATACCTTGACCTTGACCTTGACCAAGAACAAGACCTTGACCAAGAACAAGAACAAGACCTTGAACAAGAACAAGACCTTGAACAAGAACAAGACCTTGAACAAGAACAAGAAATGTCTGACGAAAATGTTCAAAGTTCATTGACAGGAAATGCACGATTGGAAGAGATATATGAAACCATGAATAACAATGATCCAACACTCACCAAATTGTATATTAAGGAACCATTACAAGGTGAATTGGATTTTGGTTTCTTGGGGGATAACTCATTGATAGATGAAATCGTATTTCAACCCGGTGAAAAAGATCGTATGATCACCGGTTTAATTCATTTACCGAATAAATTGAAAAGACTGGTATGTACCAAGAATAAATTGAGAGAATTGACCAATCTGCCAGCATCTTTGGAAGAGCTGATTGTAACCGACAATATATTAGGAAAAATAGATTTGATAAGTACTCCCAATTTACGTATTTTCAATGGTTCAAATAACAAATTGTACATATTGGAAAATCTACCCGCCACCTTGGAAGAATTGAATGTATCACAGAATCAGTTGAACAAACTCAATTTGCTGGGTTTAACGAAATTAATCAAACTTGATTGTACTGATAACAGGCACCCATTTATCTTGGAAAATTATCCCACGAATCAAAAAAGTATAGATGTAAAGATGGACACGGATGTGTTGGCACAAGTGGGCGGAGCATCCGAAGATACGGATTCGGACGAAGACGAGACCAAACCAAAAAGGTCCACCAGCAAAATCACCTACACGGAAGCATTAAACCAATATTTTGCTTTTAAAACGAAATATGACGAATCCGTCAAACAATTACACAAAAAATCCAAAGCAACCAAAGAAACTACCAATACCAAATCAAAAATCAAATCGACCACCAAGGAACGATTACCCCCATGTATTCAATGCCATACCAATGTTGGAATGACCTTTTCCAAGAAGGGATCCACCTATCATGCATATTGTGGTATAGGAGACAAACGTAATTGTTCTTTTGAAATCGAATTATTTGCAGGTGATCATGAAAATTTAGATGATTTAGTAAATTCAGCCAATCGTGATTTTGAGAACGAAAAACAAGAATTAGTCCAACAAAAAATGGAAACGCTGTTTGGTTGGATCGATAACAAAACTTCAGCAACCAAGTTCAAAGAGAGATTAGAGGCCTATGTACAAAGCAATCTGTATATAGACATATTAATGAATTTATATCGCGAAACCCATTCCAGTCCTAGTCGCCAAGAGTTGATCGATCGTCAAATACACCGTATATCTGAAATAAAAATCCAAATCCAAGAAGTATTGAAAGAATTCAGTGCCGACATATTAAACAAGGAATTGTTACAACAGGCGATGGAAATTCATGTGAAGGAATTGATGCCGGAATTGGCCAAATTACAGAAATTACGTAATATAGTACAAGAAATGAATCCTGTCTATGAAATGGTAGAAGGATTTATGGGACAACAAACCAACCAATTAACCGGTTATAAATTGTTTCAACAATCATCATCACTAGGTTCAATCGAATTCCAACATACAGCACCTAAAGTGGTGAAATATGTACGATCATGATTTATGATTTATGAATTAGGTAGAACATTGGTTGAAATTACTATATCCGTCCCATACAACATTGTTCGTTTCTGACCATTTTTTCATGGAACAAGCGGTGGTCAATCCACTGACCATCGCAGATAGTGGAATAAACGAATATCCACTGGAGAATTTACCAAGATTTTTACTACCGGCAGTACAAGATCCGTCCGTATTGGCTGTCCAATAATCAGGACAGGCGCTGGCATTGGGGGGATAAGGGGCTTGTGATGTGGCACCCTTCATTTTAATACCAAGATATGCCAAAATAGCGATAAGAACAATCACCGCAACTACCATAACAGTCAACTGATAACCTTCCATAATTACTATTTACTATATATTCTATATTATAAGTATAGAATATAGATAGAACAAAAAACATGAATACCATGACAAATACAATGATCATTGATCCGGTAAAATACAATGGTCAAGTGAATTTGATGGAACCGGAAGATGCAACTGCCCGTTTTAAAATGTTTGAACGAATCGCCATCAAAAACAAGGCCACCGAATATAGAAATCCACTGGAAGGAATATGGGAAGATAGCCTTTTAGCTCGTCTTTATTTTTCAGCGGAGAACATCCAAATTTTACAGAATGGAATTCGTGCAGGGGTATATCGTATGTCCAAGAACAAGTACAGTATACCACCACAGAACCAAGACGCATTGAAAATCGTGATGCGTAGTATTTATTTGCAATATACCACCAATTCACCCAATAACATAACGCAACAAATCGAGACACTGAACGAATTGGTATGGGATTACTGTGTACCGTTTGTGTATAATGAGTGTATCGCATATATGAAATATATAGAAGATCAGAGTACATTGGTGATGCCTATGGAACGATCCATACCGGTAGACCGTGATTTCAAACAATTGGAATTGAAATCGTGGTTTTAGTTAGGTGCAAACTTCTCCGGCGACTTTATTGGAACATAAGCCTACGAAGTTAGTAGTGAAGAGGCTCACGTGCCGTGTAGGAATGTCAGCCCCTTGCCAAAAAATATAGAAATAATGGTATATTATAGTATAGATGAGTGAAAAACCCGAAACAGATTCGAATCAGGAAGAAGAAGAATATATAGTGGTGTGTGATAATTGCAATGACGAAATCAACTGCATGAAAGAAAATATTTACTGCCTAAGTAAAAACAAGATGGATATGGCAATATGTGTATATTGTTTCGATGATTGTTGGAGAGAATTGAAATTTGATGGGTGGGAATGTGATGATTTCTCGCAACAATCAGAGGTTGACCAATCATAGATGGACGGTAAAAAAATACAAATATACAAATATACAAATATACAAATATACAAATATACATTTTTTTATTTGATTTACCTTTTTACACCGGTATTACACGTGATGAACTATGAATTCGCATAAGTTGTGAGATACGTGGAGATGAATTTTGTGAACTACTTCTACTAAGCAGATCATGTATATGATCCCAACTGGGTAATGATACAGTGATAAATGGTGATTGTCTTGGTAAAGAGTTGGGGGTGGGTTTCGTACGTAGGGATGCCATATCGATTTGTCTATCTAATTGTTCGTCTTCTTTTACAATATCGGGGTTGTTGTTTTTCCATAATTGAATGGCGCCTTTCAATCCAATATTTGTATACAATTTTTTGTTAGTTATAGGGGAACGATCCATCGGACTCGTTGAATTATTTAGTAGCCATGTATCAATCGCCGTCCGTTCATAAGTATGGCCGTCTTGAGCGACAACGGGGTCTACCATCAATTTGAACGATATCGGACATATCCAGTCTTTGAATATTTCGGTTCCTTTTGCAAAAAGGGATGGCAAGGTAGTTTCATTGGAACTCAACACGGTGGTTTCTGGTTCCTCGCTACCACCGCCGACTGACAAGGGGGCTTCCGTACCTTGTAGCCTCTGCACTACTAACTCTGAAGGTGACTGTAGGTCACTGGAAGAGTTTGAGAGAGGAATGTCCAAACTTCCCGTGTCAGCGTTGGCGACCCCTTCTTCCGGTACGCTCATATAATTAACGACAGGTTTTACTTGTTGACTCATGTTTGTTACATATATCGTATTGATTGTAGTGATATATGTAATGATAGTAAAAAAGCGAATCAATTTTTTATTCCGTGCCCTTACCATAATAGTTTATCAGCATAATACCCAGGACTACCAACGACATGACGATCCTTTTCATGTCGTTGTTTGTATCTACGTCGATGTTCGTCGGCGACGGCTTTTCCTTCGTTTTTCCAAAACGTGGGATAATCGCTGTAGCCCATGCCCCCACACGACGCAATCTTTTTACCATCTTTGTCAAAAACATCCAATTTTTTTTTAGGGTTCGTCGAATGTTTTACGGATACCCCCAATCGTTTGGCTTGATCACGGGTATATTTTGTAATCACGTAATGAGGCATCAATGTCATACAATATTACTATATTTTTTGTTTCAGTATCAAAGAATGTCCACTGTTGGGAAAATGTTTGAATAAGACTTCATCGGGTGGTGCATTCCATATTTTAGGTACTAACAGACTACTTAATGAGACTACCCCATCACCTTCACCATACAGCGTCTGAAATTCTTTCTTGGTATTCGTGATCAACAATGTGGTAGCGGTTTTTTCTAGTGGAATCGTAGTTGAATAAACAATATGTGTTTTTACACCCGTCCATTCGCTAAATGAGTCGAAAATGTGTTTATTCGAATACCATCTTTTACGAACGTCATGTAATTCGAAAAAGGACATATAGTCGTCTATTTCCCGGCCTTGATCGATTACCACGCTATGATTGACGTATTTGGTGATTGGCATGTTCCATACGGATCCCCCCAAGGATTGTATGACGGGTTTTCCGATAAATCGGGTAAGATGTTTGTTCGACAAACAATGCTCGAGTACCAATACTGTTCCACCGAACGGAACATTGATATTGACAACGGAGTTGATCCACGTACGTCGCCATTCGGGGCTTTGTCGATGTAAAAACCAATGAATCACCATACCACCGGTACTATGACCGAGTAAAATGACGGGTTGATTCATATTTTCGATATATGTTTTGATACGACTGAATAGACTGGTAATATAGTCATATTGGTCAATTCTACGAAAATCATAAGGAATCGGATAAATATTGGGTTCATTGATAATGGTTTTATATATGTTTCGTATGGGTAAAAATGGTAAAAAGGAAAGATCCAATGAATGAATATCACCCAGTGGTGGTGTATCAATGTGAAAATTATTCATAATCTCTTGTTTCCATTGTTGATTTTTGAATAAAAAATCATACATCCGGGGTGGATATTTTTGTTGAGTGTTTTCCAGTAATTTTGAAGCGCCCAACCCTGGAAAGAGTAAAACTGGTTGCGGTTTATTCCATATTTGGTTAGTACCTTGATGTCGTACTAATAATTTGATAGAATACATACTTTTCATAATGATAGTGTAAAAAAGAAACTGAATACAATACATCTACTATACCTTCTTATTTTTGTATGGATTCGTTACATAATCGTTTGTAATGATGGTCGTGTTTCACATTGATATGTTGGTAAGGTAATTTTTCGTTACCAATGGCAAATGCCATAATTCGTTCGTAAATACCACCAAGATGACCATGGCCAGTGCCGTTGGGGGCTTCAATACACCAAGGATATAATTTATCATATAATTGTACAACCCACTGCATAATTTTGGCATAGGTGTTGGAAGGTAATATAAAACTGTTCATGAGTGGATATATTTCTGAAGTACTAAATTTGGTGGTAAAAAATTGTTCATAGTCGTTAATCACAAATTGTAGAGTATTTACTTCACCCCAGGTTTGTAATGCACAAAATTGATAATTATATATTTCCATAGGAAAATACATGGGAACATCCGAGCGCGATGCGCCATTCTCCCCCTTGCCAAGTTGATTTTGCAAGAATTCAATCAGATTATCCTTGAAAATGGTGTCATATTGAAAAAATCCTATATAATCATAATCTTGGTGTAACTGATTGGCATATATATGATATATGGCAGAATTTTCATTATATCCTCTTTTTTGAAACAAAGGATCATACATAGGTAATTCCCATTCGTTCACTACTTTATATTTGTTAGGAGTATATGTTTTGACAATCTCATCATTTACAGCGAAAAATGTAAAATATTTATGTAGTACATCGTCGGGTATGTGTTGATAACATTCATCAAACAGTGTATGATGGAAAACGACAAATATTTGTATACGACAATCGGTCATGGTATATGTAAAATATACGGTTTGTATCTAAGTTATTTCTTTTGGGTACGATTATGTTTGACAGAAGGTAAGCGTCGTGTTGAAACGTTTTTTTTAGAAGTAGACGGACAAAGAATATTCACAAAATCTCTACGGAAATATTTGAACATACGATAATCTGTTTGAAAAGATCCCCATTTAGTGGCTTTTAATACATCTTGGAAAACGGGGGTTTCCATACACTGAATCATTCGTTCACCTTCGGGTTCGGTACGTATCGGAATACCAAATGAGAGCTGAGACATACCATATTTACCGGTATAATCATTGACCGGATACTGTTTTTCGTTGAAATTTAAAATAACTTTGGGTACGCCAAACTGTTTGTCGGATTTATGTTTTGTATAACGGATACCCATACCCTTGGTGGTCAGTGTGTGTATCACAGGAAATTTATGTATATGAGTAGGCCGTTTGGTAAGTACACGGGCGTCATACAAGGATGAATCGTAAATAACCGGAATACCTAACTTCTCCGGGTGCAAAGCACCCTTTGAAGTTAGTAGTTCGGAGGCATTCTGCCCCTTGCCATCATTCTCCCTACTGATCAATAACAATTTTATTTTTTCATAGAGAAAATTGGGGTAAAACGGCCAATTCTTGGGAATGATTTTGTTGTGATATGTTTCACCGTGTTCATCAACCAAGAGAGGAATGGGTTTTTGACTGTATCCTTCGCTGGTAATAACATACAAATCGAATCGGGTTTGAGCGCCAAATATTTTTTTGCCCGCGGATTTGTCATAAATATGAATATATAATATTTTATCGTACAGGATGGGAAACAGAGGGTGTTCTGGTCGACGCCAGTTGGACGGGGTGATCCAACCGAGAAAACTCCCATGTCTACAAATCGACATGGCTTTTTTGATAAAAAGATCCCATAAGGTTCGATTACCTGCGGAACCTGTGTAAGATTCATGTTTAGGAGATTGGTATGGTGGATTGGCAAGTATGATGTCATATATTTTTTTAGAATCATCAATCACGGTATTGTCCAAGAAATCACCCTGAATGATGTTGGTTATCGGATATTTGTATCTCAGCCGACGAACATTGACAGGATTGAATTCGACCATGGTAAGCATATTATGTAATATGTGTTTTTTACGTACAGTGGCATTAGGTATGGCATCTTCCAGTCCTTCCATAAGTCTTGGTAATACAGCATCAAAAAAATTACCGGTACCGGCACAAGGATCTAACCAGTGAAGGTTTGGTTGGGTCCATACATTTTTAGGCAAATGATCTAACAATTCTTGAATCAATTCGGTAGGAGTAAATACTTCTCCATAAATGTCTTTATTGGTAGCCATATATATGTATATGATATAACATGTCGAATCTTCTTGGTGGAACGCCTATGCCATTTGATTGTGCTTACCCAGAGTATATTCAAGAAACATTACCAAAATCGAAATTAGGATATGGTACTAATAATTTGTATCCCAAATTCCCTCCTAAAATGTCAGATGGACGTTCATTGATTTCGTCGTGGAATCCTGAATCGGTCGTAGATGATGTATTTAAAAAGGAACATATGAATGAATTTAGTGATCTCGCACCACTAAATCCGAATTGGATGTATCGTAGATATATGCAAAAGAATGGATATCAAATCATGGGACAAAATTACCGCGAAACCGCTAACGATACTGGTACGGCAATATCGGTATTTGACAAAGATCATATTAGTTTACAAAACAATGCCAGTAATCGACCATTTTTGTTTAATTCTTTGATGGATCCTTCACAACCACCCGGATACGAATCATCGAATTTAAAGAGTTTATATTTGACGCGTGAACAATTAAATTCACGTAAATCAGCACCAGTAATCGTATAAAAAAATGGGTATTTACTAGTGTATAATTGTATTTGTATATCGATGAATCAATGAATTAATGAAAGATTATTATATCGGTGAAAGTGCTCCAAATTCTTCATATGATAACAATGTGGACGATATGTCATTAAATATTATACTTTCAAAGACCATTGTTAAAAAGAGGATGAAAGATTCAGTTGATTCAACTGAATTAGTTGTAATAGGGGACCGAAGGTCCCTGTGCGAAGGCATTTTGCCCTCTGTCCAATTCGGTAAACCATTTGAATCAAAAAAATATACTGTAACTGAATTAGCTGAATTATATAAGCCATCCGTCCAGAGGACTGTTAGCCTTCGCACAGGGACCGAAGGTCCCCTATTACAACTAATTTCTCCTGAAGACTACAGCGCAAATAATAATAATTTACCAGCGAATATTAATATTAATACGCTCTCAGAATGTATAACTCATGATTCAATGGATGATTTACGTATTTCATCCAAAAAAACTTCTCCAGTTACCAACGAACCGCAGTCACCTACAAAGTTTGATCAGGGTGTAGTATGCATTCATCAATTAATTCGTACAGTAAGTTTGTTATCGGAAACATTAAGTAAGAGGGAAACGAAGAACGCGTCAGATACATCCGGTCAACCTCTTCCGGTAGCCTCTGGCAAGGGACAAACTCGTCCGGCGACTATGTCGCCTACCGAGTTAGTAGTGAAGGAGGCTTTCAGCCCCCCTTGCCAGAATGCCACCGAACTACTAACTTCAAAGGTTGCTTCTGGTCAAACCGAAGTAAGTACCTATGTGAAGATTCATTGGTACAACAAATTGAATTTTACATTTATAGGACCAATACTCGATAAATATCGAAAACACAAAATTACCCCAGAAATTTAGATAACACCTTATATGTATAAGGTGTGATGTCAAACATGTTATGCCAATACAAAGATTATTTTGGAAAACCGGGAAAAGGTATTCATTCCTATCGCATAGCAGACATAGCTATGATTGATGTTGGATTTACTATTTTGGTGGCATGGTTACTTTCTTATTTGTTCGAGTGGAATTTTCTATGGTGTTTGTTAGGGTTTTTTATCTTGGGTATATTGATGCATCGACTGTTTTGTGTACGAACCAAGATAGATACAATTCTGTTTACATAATATATGACGAATCAACATCGTATATTATCATTTGATATTGGAATAAAAAATCTTGCCTATTGTTTCTTGAGTGAAGATATTACCGATCCTCCGTCAAACTCTTCCGGTAGCAAAGCTACCTTCAGAGTTAGTAGTGAAGGAGGCTTTGTAGCAAAACGTTTAGAACCGCAAAGCGGTTCGGTACGTTTTCTACATTCGTTTCCTAGAATCGGCAAAGCCGATTCTGAGGAAACAGATCAGCCCCCCTTGCCAACAAACACCAAGATATTAGATTGGAAAATAGTCGATTTATTGAATACTGAACCCCAAGTAACACATAACCATGTCTGTAAATGTTTGTTGTCCACTTCTACCAAGAAAGTACCGAAGGAATGTGGTAAAAAAGCCAAATATCAATATACGACATCGGTCTCGGAAACCTTGTATTTTTGTGAGTCTCATGCCAAAAACAATAAAACATATTTGATACCAAAAAAATCACACGAAGAGTCTGCACTGAATAAACTCAAACGGGAAGGACTGGATAAATTAATCACCGAGTACAATATTTCTTTGGATGCATCAACCAAGATCACCAAGAAGGTCTTGGTAGAAGCACTACGTGATTATTATACGAAAAAATCGTATACCTTGATTTCGACAAACCCGGTTTCAAACATGACAGCCAATAAGATTGATATGATTACCATTGGTAGAAATATCAAACATATCATGGATAAATTGGAAATAATCACTACTTACAATCCCACCCATATTATTATGGAGAATCAAATATCCACCATGGCATCACGTATGAAAACGATTCAGGGTGAATTGACCATGTACTTTATCATGAAATTTCCGAATGCACATATAGAATATATTTCTTCAGCGAACAAACTCAAACATTTTACACCCGTACCGACTACACCCGTACCGACTACACCCATAACTACATCGAATAAAAAATATCGTCAACATAAACAAGATGCCGTTACATATACACAACAAATGTTACAAACAACCCCTGAATTATCTACGTGGATAAATACATTTAATAATCATCCTACAAAGAAGGATGATTTGGCAGATTGTTTTTTACAGGGAATCTGGTATTTACGGTTTCGATTACCGATTGTTTGATCAATGCTTCATATTGTGGCATAAATATTTTTGGATTCATCAATTGTTGAAACTTTTGATGAATTTCTCCTTGTTTACGATAACGATCGAGTCTTGGTTGATCTTGGGACAATGACAGAACAATATCAATATATTGTTCTGGTGATGAAGCGACCAGTTCCGGAAATCCACAATTTTGTAGTAGAGATGCGGATACATTATGTGCATGTAAATGCGGATGACTTAATGTGACCACCGGAATGGAATTGTATAGTGCATTACATGTTGTTGTAGTACCTGAATACGGAAAACTATCTAACATAATATCAATATTGGAGAATAATGATAAATAATCGCTGGTAGACCCATAAGTGGAGAAAATAATACGATCTTTATTGATTTTTCCAGGTTCATGACCAACCCCCAGTTTATCGTAATATCTTTCCATATGAATTTGACTATCGATTGTAGTATTCAGTTTAATCACCAATTTTGTATGGGTGCTTTGTAATAAAATTTGTTTCCATACAGACAATAGTTCGTCCGAATTTTTCGATTCACGGTTCATCGAACCAAGAATAGTCCAAACTTCTCCGGTGGCTCTGCCACCTTCGAAGTTAGTAGTGAAGGAGGCTTTCAGCCCCTCTTGCCAAACTCGTCCGGCGACTCTGTCGCCTACCGAGTTAGTAGTGAAGGAGGCTGGAATCCCCCCTTGCCATTCGGTGGTATTCGCGTTTAATGGTAGAGGCTCGGATTGTAATTCTGATTTAAATAACAAGAAACAGGTTGACATATACAGTCGTTTTTCAGCGAACCATTGATTGGATGTAGACGGATCAGCTATGCGATCCGTGATACGATATTGCATAATTTCGGACGATCCGACGGTATTCGGGTATCCAATATACGATATTTGTATGGGGGCAGGTTGTTTTGCGAAAATATCAATACGATTTTTTTCGGTATAACCGTTTAAATCGAACAAAACATCAATATGAAGATCACGTATACGATTGATAGCGTGGTCTATTGGTGTATTTTGTAGATTGATTATAGTACATTTTTGTCGTATATTTTGGTATTTTTCATTATTCATAAATTCATTAAAATTTTTGGTAAAAAATAAGGTAATATTAAAGCATGTTTCGTCGTGATGTTCTAGTATGGGTAAAATGAAATTCGATACAGCATGATGAATAAAGTCGGAAGACACATATCCAATGTTTATCCTTTGAGTTTTCGTTGGAAGGCATTCATCCCCCTTGCCACCGACTAGATGAAAACTCGTACGTCCGTAGGACGGGAGAGTTTCGTCGGGATGTCGGGAACGAAGTGGAGACATTAACCAATCGAAGCGGTGTTTCCATTGTTGCTTGGTGTCATTGGTCCATGGGTAACAATCAATTGAATAATATTTGTTTATAAAAGAACATAATTGTAAACGCTCTTTTTCGTTATAATAAACATAATCGTATATTAACATATTACTACAAAACAGGTTGACTTTCGTATCATGGTTGATTTGTGAATTTTGTAATATCATATTACAAATTTGTAGATTACGTTTTAACAATTTGCTCAGCCACGTAAATTTCGCCATACGCATGTAAAGAACTAATGCATTATTAAGAATTTGATATTGTATTTCGTAAGGAAGTTGACATGATTCTGTCGTATCCGTCTCAAAATCAAAATGACATATTTTCAATAAAATAGAATATATATTGTCTGCATATTGTAGTTGATTTGTTTTGATATAATACGCGCCTAAAAATAGTAACCATCTGGAGTCTGGGTTTTCAGAACCAAATGTGTATTTTTCAAGGAATGATGGGTAAGAATCGAAGATATATTGAATATATTGAGTATATCCATTATCAAACAATAATTTCATAAAATCGAGTACATTTTCAATCGGATCCAAACTGTACAATGAAGCCGTGAATCCGGCAGGTTTTTTGTTGTATAAACGAAAAGCGGATTGAAACCAATAACCCGCATGGTGTATTTCATTCGGACGATTGGTGAAAAGGATGTATGCCATAAAATAATGCAATTCAGCACTATCCGGAAATAAAAATAAGACTTTGTACAAGATTGATTCACATAACGTTATGTCAGATACATTTGCTCGAACGATTTGTATTCCCAAGTTATATATTTCGATTAATTGTGCCTTATCCTGCGGGGTAATATCTATTTTTTTGGCATGTAGACAGGATTCACACAAAGCATAAAATTGTAATATATGATTTTCGTTATCTTTCATACTTCTATAATGAATGTAAGTAACAGTATACGTTTATGTATTTAGAAAATACTTCATAGATATAACATATTAGATATTCAAAGAATCATGGAAGTGATTGATATTGGATTAGATCGCAACATGGAAAACATTTCAATACAATTAGACGAAGGATTTGATCGTAGGCCTTCAGTAAATTTTGGGCCAGGTATAGAGTTATTAATGAACGAAAAAAAGAAAAATACATTTGCGAATACTAGTGTGGATTTAGGCGAATTAGATAAATTAGAAAATGATTTGAATGATTTATCACGTGGTAGTAATAGTAATAGTAATAGTAGTGGAGACAAAACGATCAATTTTGGTAGTTGGTTTGGTAATAATAGTGGTAGTGAACCGGCGATACGTATTCATGATGAATCCAATGACTCTGGATTAGGCGAGGCAACCGCGAATAGTATAGCGGGTGTAACGAATACATCGGATGGATTTAGTAAATTGAATATGGAAATTCCGATGGAATATAGTAATTCGAGTCGTATGACGGATCGTGAAAAGCGTCGTAAGAAACGTGCTATGATTAAAAAATTGGAAGAATGGTATGAAAAGGGGACGATTAAACATACGTCACATTTTAATATAGATTCGAATTACGACGAAGTGGAAGACGAATACGAAGGAGCATTGGAAGATAAACGTAAGAAGGATAGTGTGAAGATTTATGGTTGGTGGTTTATGACCTTGGTCAATTCGGTAGAATATGCAAATTCTGCATTCAATCCATTTGATTTGAATTTGGACGGGTGGGGAGAACAAATCAGTGAAGATTTGGATTCTTACGAAGAATTGTTCCTTGAATTGTACCAAAAATACAAGGGTGGTAAAATTGCACCCGAAATATCCTTGTTGTTACGTTTAGGATTTTCCGCGGCGGTGGTCAATTTTACGAACAAGGCATTGTCCACAGCTACACCTGCATTTAATGATGTGATTCGCCAGAACCCGGATTTGATGAAAATGTTTACCAATGCGACGGTACAATCCATGAGTCAATCGAGTCCCGGATTCAATATGGCAAGTCAGATGATGAATCGTGAGCCAGAAGTCGGTACCACCTTCGGACCTCCACCAGCGCCCGTACAAACCAAAAACATGGCGCCACCACAACGCCCACAAATGCAACAAATGCAGTTTACCCAAAGACCAGATATTATGGCAGGAAGAGGTCAAGCACAGCCCATGTTTCATGAATCCGGTATTGATATGCAAGAACGATCACCAGTGATGAGTCCTCCTCCTTCACGACCGGAGATGCGTGGTCCCCAAAACATGGATTTGGATAATATTTTGTCGGGATTAAAAACACGTGATGTTGTATTACATAGTGATCCACCAAGACAACCACAGCAACAACAACAGCAACAACCAACCCACGAAGAATTTGCTGATATGGGAATATCCTCCACCGTTTTGAACGAAAATGATTCAATGATTAGTATTAATTCGTTGCGTGATATGCAAAATGCCACAGCACCCAAACGTGCTCGTCGTAAGCAACGAAGTGATCGTAATACAATTTCCTTGGATATCTAGAATAATATCTATATAGAGATATCTTGAACAATATTTGTAATATTATGAGTGTAAATAACGATGATGTCGAAGATAAATATGAATGTCAAGAACCACCCCCAAGTTTGTTTTCTATTCCACAATTTATTTCAGTTGAAAGCACAAATGATAAACTACGACAAACTATTATTGAACTGAAACAAATCATTAAAAATCTAAAAATCTTTACACCTTTGCCGATTTAAATCGCCCCCTTCAGGGGGCGATTCCAGTGGCAAAGTAACGTTGCCACGCGCATTTTCAATGCGCGAAGGTGTAAAGATTGTGATAATGATAAGATAATCATTCCGACCGATAAATTTACAAAACACATGTTAGTATTAAAAAAAACCGTTGACGAACTAAAAACACACAATTGAAAACTCGGATTCATCGTAGATATAGTAAATTTACACTATACGTTTGATATAGTGTAAAAATCAAGATAACCGTTCAAACTTCTCCGGTGGCTCTGCCACCTTCGAAGTTAGTAGTTGTAGGCATTGTAGCAAAACGTTTAGAACCGCAAAGCGGTTCGGTACGTTTTGAACCAGTCGTTTTCACGTAAAATCGTTGTAAAATTGTCAAAATCGTCCAAACTCATATTGTGGCAACTAATGATATTGGAACAATGAATATGATCATGACAACAATGGTAAATACGATTATACCCGAATAATTTACTGATATTGATAATTCCGATATGATTACATTCGTAGAATCTGTGGAAATATTGGATAAATTTCCCTCCCAAGCAATGAATATAAAAAGAAAGACATACATCACATGCCGGATCAAATTGTTTTGTATTGGTCTGATTACAATTGGATAACCAAACGTCGGTCATGGTTTCTAAAAACGGATATAAACTGTCCATCATACCACGCGATAGTACAAATCCAGCACCACCTAAAAAAAAACGCAAAACATGACTATCAAGAGGCTTGAATGTAGTTTCATTGGACAACCCGGAAGAGTTAGTAGCGGAGACATCATAAATATTGGATATATATTTGTCAAATTGGGAAGGTGTATTATCAAAATTGTCATAATGCCCCCCTATATATAATTTTTCTTGGGGATTCATGAAAGATAAAAAATGAATGAGTGAATCTATGTTCAGATATGTATCCGTACCACATACAAATACAAAATCGATGTCAGGATTGTTGTCTAATATATATTTTATCCCCAAATTTTGTTTATAACTGGCTGATAAATAATCGTTTTTGATACCTGGTAAATAGATAATACGTGATGGAAACTGAAACACTTCCGGGTGGTCTAGCCCGGTAATTTGTTCTTCACCCACAAAATAATAAACAGGGATATTGTGTATTTCTTCCGCACGCTTCGCCCAGGTTTCTTGTATTTTTAATAACTGTAAACAATATTTGGGAATGGTTATACAACCAAAAACACAAATCGCGATCTTCACTACTAACTCTGAAGGTAGTTTTATTGGAACACAAACCGGAAGAGTTTGGCATGGGGCTTCCGGCCTCTTCACTACTAACTCTGAAGGTAGTTTTATTGGAACACAAACCTGAAGAGTTTGGGGTATCATTCCGTTTACACAATATAGGTGAACTATACCTAATATTTTATGTTTTTTTGTAGTAAACAACATAAAATTTATATTGAATGTAAAAGTATAAGAAATTGCGATGTTAAATTCAATATTATATTCGCTTTTGAATATTTACGTTCATGTAAAATTGTTTTTGGAACATAGCGTTACCAAATTATATAGGGAATATCCGATTATTGTTCAAATATATAAAACAATAAGATATAATATGTATTCAGGATATAAGTGGTGGTACAGTATTCGATCTGAACCATTAAATGAAAAAAATTGGATTCATTTGTCTTCCATTATATTGTATGATCAGAATCTGCCGAACTCTTCCGAGTCAGTAGTGAAGAGGCTACTAGGAACGGAAGCCCCTTGCCAGGGTCTGTGGACTTCCGTACCTAACAAAATGAAAAGACCATGGTTGTACTATTGTGAATTATATCGTACACCAGACGATTTCGATGAAAATATTCATTTAGTACAATACTGGAATAATCATTTGAAAAATCACAATAATGTACCTCATGTAATAAACTGTCCGTTGTTGATGGTGAAACACAATGACAAATATTTAATACATTTATATACGAACCCGTGTAAAAAAAATGCATATTTATCAGATATTACACAATTAATCAACTTTGATAGTCAGGAGGTATCTGTTACAAACTCTTCCGGTTTGTGTTCCAATGAAGCTACCTTGCCAAACTCTTCCGGTGACCTACGGTCACCTTCTGAGTTAGTAGTGCAGAGGCTTTCAGCCCCCTTGCCAAACTCTTCCGGTGACCTACGGTCACCTTCTGAGTTAGTAGTGCAGAGGCTTTCAGCCCCCTTGCCAAACTCTTCCGGTGACCTACGGTCACCTTCTGAGTTAGTAGTGCAGAGGCTTTCAGCCCCCTTGCCAAACTCTTCCTGTCACCTAATTCCTTCCAAAGTACGGTTTTTAAATGTTTCTTACACCAATCCGAACATGTCTAATGAAATTTTACTGGAAATACCCTACAATATGTTTTTTGTGGGAAATCATTTGTTATCGGCGGTATTTGTTTTACGTATGTTGGAATATACTGTAGGATCAAATGTTACATTTGATACGAATTATAAACTGAAAATCATGGATTCAAATATCCAGTATTTTGAAATGGATAGTAATGAATACTTAGAACTTGAACTTGATACGTATAAATTGCAACGTGTTGCTTGATTTGTTGTACATGGGAAAAAGTACATGGGAAAAAGTACATGGGAAAATGTACATGGGAAAAAGTACATGGGAAAATGTACATGGGAAAATGTACATGGGAAAATGTACATGGGAAAATGTACATGGGAAAATGGATATAAACAAATATGGTATATAAATATATATTACGGCTAGTACATTTACACTATTTATTTGTATGAACTATCATATTATGAATGTGGAAAAGGAACCCCGTAATCAAATATTCAACCAACATGATCATGATAATAAAAATGATCATAATCATGAAGACACGTATTGGGAACATTTTTTAGAAACAAAAGACGAATCAACCACAACGTATCAAACACAGAAGAGCGCTTCGCACTCGGATGAGATTGGCAAGGGAGCTTCTAGCCTCTTCACTACTAACTCAGAAGGTGAGTATTATTCGGATGGTAAAAAGCACAATCAGAAGTTAGATACAATGAACGGCATCGGAAATAAGAAACAATTGAGTCTCCATTCAAAATGGAACTATTATTATCATTTACCCAACGACAAAAATTGGAATTTGGCAAGTTATAAACCGATTATGGGAGAGATTGATACATTGGAAAAACTGATAGCAGTAAACGAAACAGTGACCAATAATATTATAAAAAATTGTATGTTGTTTGTGATGCGTGAAGGCGTAACACCCATGTGGGAAGATAGTTGTAATCGAAACGGTGGTTGTTTTTCTTACAAAGTTACTAATAAAGTAGTAGTAAGTGTATGGCGTGAATTAACCTATCTCTTATGTGGTAATTCGTTGACCATTGATAAAAATCATATGGAATTAGTAAACGGAATCACTATTTCTCCCAAACGAGGTTTTTGTATTGTAAAAATATGGTTGAAAAATTGTAGTTTACAAGACCCAAATATTGTGGTAGATGTAGATAATTTGATAAAAGTAGGTTGTCTTTTTAAAACACACAAAGCCGAATTTTAACTTAGATGCCTAATTTTACTACGAGACGATAAGTCGTGTCGGAGTAAAACTTCTCCGGTGGCTCTGCCACCGGAGAAGTTAGTAGTTGTAGGCGTTCCGCCCTCCGACCAAATTATGCATATGGAATGTTCGCCGTATATGGTAATACAAAGGTAGATCCCACCTTATTCTTGAAACTAGGAGTCAATGAATATGTATAATTGTTTCCAGGAATCAATAATCCATTTTCACTGGTATCCGTGTATTGTGTTTGTACTCCTGACAAATCGATTTTAGCACTCTGATATCCGGTTCTTATAACGGAAAATGAAGTATATATTCCATTAATATTAATTATTTGTACATAATTTGAGGTAATTTGTCCTAATTTTGCACTGATATTTATAGTGGGTATAACAATTTTGGTTGTTGAGTTCATAATGTTGTTTACTGGACGATATTGAACAGGTGACGTAAGAAATACACGATTACCATCAATACCGTTCCGTCTTGGAATAGTGGAATACGTATATGAATTTCCTTGTATGATTCCAGTATCATTATCCGTAAATAATAAAACTCCGGAAGGATCCTTCGATAAATACGGCGTCTGCATATTGGTTGGATTTACATCAAAAAAAATACGTGAAGGTATACCATCACGAATAATTGTAAAAGTGTCATATTTACCCTGTAAAATTCGTAATGTTACATCGGTAGGAGTGATGGTGTCATAAACAGTATTCATATAAATATTATGAGTCGTATATATACCCGTGATTCTATATGAATATCCCCGGATGGTATAGTTATACGGATCAGAAAAATACGGAATCAGTGTGTATCGATAGGTAGCACCGGAAACTAGACTAACATCGGTATAGGAAAAATTGGTAGGTTTGTCTATTATGGAGTCGTATACAAATATACCATTTTTACTAATATCACGTTGAATACTATAGTAGGTATAATTACCATGAATATTTTTTAGTGGAATACTATTTGAAGTAATTCCTGATACATCGATATTCCCAAGAATAAATAATGCGGGGGTTTGTATTGGCCCAATGGTCGAAGTAGTACCAAACATATGATTGAACACCGGTGTAAATGTATACGTATAAGAAGATATTATTCCAAAAGAATTGTCAGACGGTTGTAACAATCGATCGATAAAACTGTTTCCTGCGATATTATAATATAATTGTTGGGTTGGGGGGGTAGAATTGGATACACGTTGAATATTCAAAGTTTGGAAATTACCATTTAAATTCTTGAGTTTAATATAAGTAGGAAATGCTTCAAACGTAACACCGTCAAGCATATATGGTGTATGATTGACGATGGTTGATCCAGGTACAAACGCGGTAAAAGAACTATGTAAAAAAGGAGCCGGTGGTTTTGAATTGAAGGTGATTCCTTGACATGAACTTTGGTTGATACTGGATAGATTAAAGAACACCCCGGTTTTAAAATAATCAAATTGACTTGCCAAATCATAGTTATATATATAACTGAGTTGTGCATGTACATCAAATACCTCTAATGCTTGAACTGGTAATTGTAAATTCGATATGTCAAGATTTCCAACATATTGTATACCATAAAAATGACCACGTGGAACATTATACGGAGAAAAAGATACATCATTAAATACCGAATTTGTTAGTGATATAGATTTCGAATCTATATTTACGAGGTTACCATTGTATTTTATATTTACTTCCGTCACGTCATTTCTGATATGAAAATTTAAAACATCTTTAGGATAAAATATACCTGGTAGTTTGATATAACATTTTTCTTCGTAATCCAAATTTCTTCCACTAGCATCAACGTGTGGGTATAGATGACTATTATGATTGGTTGAAATATCCGAATAATTACCGACATCCAGGATACCGTATCCGATGGATCCAATAAACCATATTCCAATAGGAATACTAAAATGAAACGTTTTTACGGAAGGAGTCATGTTATTGGTAAGAATGATCGCTCCAACCTTTGAAAGTCTGGTTTGAAGATCAGTTTGGATGATTGTATCTCCACTTTCCATGATTTCCATGGTTTTTAGTACATAATCCAATTCATTGGTTGTATACAGTTTAAGTACGGAAGTATCCATATTCACCTTACTACCAAACGAACTTTGTGTATCGACAATATAATTATAAAGGGGTATCGACGGATCGAGATATAATAAAATAGGTGATCCAGGAACATCGGACGCACTTGACCATGTGTACACAATATTGTTTGTATCACATGGTGGTGTATTTACTTCGATAGGTGTAATATTCATACCCGATACATCGTCGGTTTTACCATCCGTATATAACACGGAATAAACCGGTTGGTTGGTGTAACTATTGACAATATTTTGAATAGTACCTAATGAACCATAATGAGAATATCGGATATAGGTATTATATAATTTTCCTGCAAAATTGAATGATTTTAAATAAAAACCGTCGCCGGTAACCGATACTCGTGTTCCTATAGGTAGTAATCCTGATATATTTACTGGGTTATAACCAAAATAATAAGGTTGTAAAATCGGGTTGTTGTATGCTGATATGGCATATTGTGATATTTCGTTCACTGTTCCACGCGATAACATCGCGTAATTCTGTTTTTTAGTCAAATTATTGGTTTTTGTATTTTGTGAACTATTTTTGTATTTGAGTACTTCTGCTTTACGTCTCATATTCAGATCATTGGGTGTATGCTTTGGATAAGGTGTTATTGTTTCCACTCGTGCAGGTGGAGCATTGTAATAATTATATTCGTTTCGTTGATTTAATAAAATTTGAAATCCGGTACAACTGTAAGCGCTGGTTGATGTATTCGTGGCCATACCATATATGATATAACTAGATGTCTCCGGTAGCGAAGCTACCTTAACCTCTATTCTGGTCAGTGGGCTGAAAAGCCTTCAACTACTAACTTCTCCGGTGGCTCTGCCACCTTCGAAGTTTGGTCAGAGGGGTACACGTAACGTAAGCCCTCCCTTTCCAAGGATTCGTAGTATGTCTTATAATTTGGAAAAATACCACGAATTCGACAAATAATAGGCCGAACCTTTTGTAGATGATCCTGCTAAAGTGCTTGCTTTTACATCTGGACCACTGGTTACTATTTGATTGATTTCAAAAGCGGATAAAGCGTGGGCAAAATATTTTAGATTTGACAATTTACCTGAAAATCCCCCATTTTGACAAACATATATATCTCCATAATTCTGTTTGGGAACAGAGGTAAGGACTTTACGTCCAGCGATGGTACCATTCACATATACGTCTAACATGGTATTCTCCAATCGAACAATAATATGCATCCATTTTTTGTTCAGTGGAATTCCGGTAACATCCATGGTCATTGAATCTATATTCGGATCGACTGAATCCATAATCACATGGAGTGAAACCTGTGAATCAGACGTATTGGTTAGATATAACCCAGGAGCATTTGTAACGGTAGCAACACCTGTACCCAGAGGATATACAATATTATCAATGGTCACGGGTGAAAGATTGTACGTGCCATTTCCTTTATTGAAGATATGTTGGTATTTGTTCGATCCGTTACCAACATCATTCACTTGAATCCATAGAGACCAAGTGTATTCGATACCATGTTGCCGATTATTTGATCGACTAATCAAACTACCTGGTAACATCGCACTATTATTACCATCGATCATACCTTGTACAATATAAGGATTCGTGGGGGTTTGTGTAAAATATCCGATCAAATTCACACCAACTACGACCAATACCGCAAAAATAATGAGAATTAATATGGTAAATGCTATTTTGGCAGTGAGAGTATTGGATTGTAAAAAATCAGAACTAGTTGTAGCAACGATCGCTGGATCGCCGTACTGATTTAAATTGGTCTGAACATTGGTTTTGAACGCATTTATCGCGTTATTTGTATTTGCGCCAAATTCATTCACTGCATTACCTACTTTACCGGCTACGTTTCCTACTCGATTTTGTATATTTTCCATTGATCTGATGATATGGTGAAAACACTATAACTATATCATCTTTACACATTTTTCATGGGTCATTCTTACACCTAACTTCGAAGGCGACTATATTGGTCTGAGGGCTGTAAGCCTTCGCACAGGGACCGAAGGTCCCCTATTACAACTAACTTCTCCGGTGACTATGTCGCCTTCGAAGTTAGTAGTGAAGAGGCTTCACGTTCCGTATGCCCCTTGCCACCCGGTGGGCGTAAGATGATTCGTTTTCTTAGAACAATTTAATCGTATTTTGTAAAGAATTATTTTTTAAAATATCCAAATTAGCACCATAAGAAGTTATCATAGTAGATACACCGTTTCCTGACATGTAATTTTTCCAGACGTCTTGAGGACTAAGAACATAGGACCATCGGATCATTTTGGTAATCATAATATCATTCATGACGGTAGGGTTTCCTCCTAAATACACGGATGTATTCGTAATAGAGGGCATAGATTGCATACAATTCATTTTTACTGATTTGACCATTTTTCCGTCCAAATACATATCTACGAAAAAGTTGTCAACCACTACACTCACATAGGTCCATTTTTGTATGGGGAAATTGTCGGTAATAATCATAGGTGGAGTAATTTTGGTGGTTGATGTGGAACAATTTTGTTTGATATCTACGTAAAGTGTGGGGGTGGTATTATCAAAAAATACATTGATTTGGTTTGGTATAGAAAAAATGGGTTTTGTATTGTTGTTGTTCCATGAATTCACATATACCCAAACACCAAAGGAATATTGATAACTCGTGGGGTTGTCAGAAATTACGACAGGTGTATTCGCACTATTCAAATTCACCATACTTGATGCGATGGCACTTGATGAATGGTAATATACGTACAAAATATATAATAATATAATAACCACTGCGATGAGTCCGATTTGTATTAAATTCATCTCTATATGAAACCACGATAAAATTAGATGAGATGTCTCCACTTCATTCCCGACATCCCTACGAAACTCTCCCGTCCTACGGACGTACGAGTTTTCGTCTTGATACCTCTACTTTATGTATGTATATTACTGAAATCCATTGATCGATTTCAGTCGGCCAATATTCCACATATTGGCAATTTCACCGGATGAAACCGCGTGATCATAATAAATGACTTCACCCACAGCGCCATACAATTTATGATCCATATCACCAATTACGATCATATCAGTGTTAGTGTATGTTTGCGTGATTCCTTCGGTTTTATTCCATGTTTTTACTAAATAACCATTGACATAGAGATCAACGTGATTTTCGTGATAAACAAATATGAATTGGTTCCATTTTTGATTGGCAATATGCAGTTTATAAGGTTCTTTTGATGATTCTTTTACATAAATATTATACACGTCTTGCTTCATTTGGGTATCATAGGTATACGTGATACGGGGTTTTGGATACAAAAATACCCATTGATTTTGTTCGTCCAAAGATTTACTGGCATAATAAAATACATTTACTTCGGGCAAGGGTGACGTTTCACCAGTAATAAATTCATTCGTATTCATCGATATCCACACAGATAGACTGTATGTTTTTCGGTATGGATTTTGTTGATTGATTTTGGTGGTTGATCCTTGCGTTGGAATAATTAATTGAGTATTATTGGCTAAAATTGTCTCGGTTTGTGTATGTAACAAAATGGGTGTGGTTTGTAATATGGTTGATCCATTGTTAGAATTTGGATTGACCCATTTTTTCCAAAGAGATTTTAACCAAGTATTGATATCAGTACCAAAGAAATATCCCACGATTAAGATGGCTTCGATGAATAAAAGAATGATTGTGGGTCGAGGTGTAATACGAAGGTCTTTACTGAATTCAACAATCATGTCAATAATCAAACACGGTATGTAAAAAAAGAATTTTGCCCAAAATCCTGTCCACCCTCCATCTTTTGTATAAGATGAAATTACGCTAAATAATATGGAAAGACCCACTAAAACAATCAATACAATGGTAGAGTATTTGAAAATAGTATTCAATATGGACGAATACGAACTGGCCAATTCGTACAATAAAAAGAACAATGCCAAGAATACAATACAGAGTGCAACGATTCCAAAGAATACACCATTGGACGCTAATCGAGGAGATTGTTGTAAAATAAAAAACATGATACACAGAGGTACTAGAATGATAAATACCCATGCGTACGGGTTGAATAAATCGGCAGTATGATCGGTAGTATGGAAAAACATTCCAATGATCACTAAAATGATGATCGGTAGTACATAGGTTGCGAATAAAATAAGTTGATTTGGTTTTACCGACGGTTTTTGTATTGTTTTCATCATTCTTTTGCCCCTACGGATAATGTTCAAGGGTGTAATACTATACATTCTGTTCAGAATCAAAGACCAAGACCAATACTACAAGTTTTCCATAGCAGTTTTTTCACCATGACATTCACGACACAAAGCCACCAGATTATCTATATGATTGTCACCACCATATTCCAAACGGATCTTGTGATCCACTTCGAACCAGGCGGATAATTGTTTGTTACAATGCCCGCATTGCCAATTTTGTCGTGATGCTACAAATTTCTTCTTGGTCTCACTCACAGATCGTTTGCTACCCTTTTTACCCGAATTCATTAAACGGGTGCCTCCTTCCAATCCGTTATTTGATTGCTGTACTTGTACAAACTTCCCCGGTGACCGAATGTCACCTACGAAGTTATTAGTTAGAAGGCTTTCAGCCCTCTGGCCATACTTCCCCGGTGACCGAAGGTCAGTTGTCGGCATACGCGCGACTGGGTAACCCATGGATTCATTTTTATATAAATTTTGTCGACTCGTAAAATCCAAAATAGGTGATATGAAGCCGATACTATTTTTATCCATCGGTAAATATTTTAGATAATCATTGGAAGCCTGTAGAATTTCACCTGTTTTCATCGGATTCTTTTTGATTACATAATACAAAAAAAGGGCTCCAAGAATAATGCCTATGATTTGATATAATTTTTTCCATTTATACAACAATTTAAGATATTTACCATCGGTGTATATATTCGCCACACATACGGCGGCAATTAATAATATCCATAATTCGATTCGCATTTCCTATATTCTATTCGTACGTATTTTTTATTTTCGAGCATACAAGTAACAAATTGTGCATAAAACACCTAGTATGGAAATATACACAATATCACGATATAGTACCTTGTTTTTAATATCGACAATCGGTTTTGGCATATTTGCTTGATAATAGTTATCTAAACCTTGATAGAAGGATATTTCCTCTTTTCCCAAGAAGATATTGAATTTGTTATGTATAAAATGTACCCATCGCATAAACGATTCACGACTATCCAAATAAGGTGATACCGGATATCGATCCAAGAATTCGGACAATTTATCGCCCATTTTCAGATCCGGCACAAACAACGGCATATTTTGTATTAAATCATAATATTTCCTCTTGGTAACCGATGTGGGGAATTCTGGATAAGTATAGGCAACGGTGTGTAAAAAATACCAAAAGTGGGGACCCCATGCTTCAGGTAATATAGGTTGTTGTTTCATGTTCTATTCTCTATTTGCGCATAAAAATTGGAATAGAAAAACATGTTTAGATATATGATACTATACGTATATATCTGATACCGACTAGTAGCAATACAAAGATGACAACTTTTGTAACCGCTTTTATGAATATATACCCGAAGGATGATCCCTACGCCGGAAAAGATATACGATGGCGTTTTGATCGATTTTTCAAATTGGTGGAAACCGGTATACAGATTTGTGTGTATGTAGACGAAAGTGGTGAAGAATTGTTACAACAATGTGTAGAGTTGTTCCCCGATACTATACGAATCATGCGAGTGATGAATATATATGATACACGAATTCATAAACTATGTGAACAGTATGATTCCATCAATTTACCACAATCTCGTAACAAACCAAAAGACACTTATGAATACATGGTTCTGATGAATTCAAAAATCGAATTTATGTATGATACTATACAAAAAAATCCATGGAATTCCACTCATTTTGCCTGGATTGATTTTAATGTAGCACATGTGTTTAAAAATATACCTGAAACCCAAGAATATATCAAACTCATTGGAAATGCACGAATAACGCGTGAGTTTTTGTTAATTCCAGGTTGTTGGTATTCTTTACTACCCGATTCGAGCGATGAAGTCATACAAAAATCAGTATTAGATACCATTCATTGGCGGTTTTGTGGAGGATTTTTCATTGGCGATCGTCAATCCATTGTTCAGTTTTATGATCTTTATCAGGAATACTTTCCAGGTTTTTTGTTTCAATATCGTCAGTTAACCTGGGAAGTCAATTTTTGGGCGTGGTTGGAATGGAAAATTCCGGATTGGAATCCGAATTGGTTCTTGGCAGATCATGATGATTCCATCGTACGTATGCCTTATGAATATTTATCATTATGTTTGTCGAAAGATACCGAGTCTTATCAGTTACAAGTCTACGATTATCCCATTATCGAATCATTCCGACCGATGTCGGCTTCAGTGACTATGTTATCCAACGGTTATTTAGGATTAAATACGCGATATGTGAATTATACATTGACTGCTACTGGATCTTATATTTTTCATCATCCGGATCGTGTGATTATTACCAAGAATATTTTTAGTTATTTGAATCATAATATGGTTCCCATTTCATTTACGGAAATAGAGAATCCGGATGAGTTGACGTCTCATGATTGCTTATTTCATGGTATTGAAGATATACGTATATGGACCGAAAATGAATCTTTGCGATATATTGGTACCAGTGTGAATTATTCTCCATCGGGCAAAAACCGTATTATTTATGGCAAATATGATATGATACAACAACGATTGGTTGAAAGTAATGTAATCGAACCACCTACCGATACGTATTGTGAAAAAAATTGGACACCTGTGGTGGTTACCGGTGAAAATACTCGATTTGTGTATAAATGGTATCCGATGGAAATCGGGACGATTCACCCTGAAACAAATTCGTTGCAAATAAATACTACCTATTCGATTGTTTCACCCATATTCAAAAAATTACGCGGATCGACCTATTTTAGAGAGTTTCTATCTGATTCACGATATTTGATCGGGTTACTACATTTTAGTGAAAGAGAATGGCCACGTTTTTATTTCCATCAATTGATTTTATTGGATAAAACCACCTTAAAACCTGTACGGTGTACCCAGCCATTTTCGTTTCAAGATCGGACGAGTATTGAATTTTGTATCGGACTGTATGAAGATAAGGATCGTTATCATTTTTGGACATCATATTTTGATCGTGATCCCGCCAATATATCTATATTGAAAACGGAATTACCTTTTTGTATTGAGGTAGTCTAGACTAGTCTTGTCTTGTCTAGTCTAATATACTATTATTGTATAGACATGCAAAAAACAAAAAAGATACATCAAAAATCAAATACAAAACATGGAAAAAAAAGGAAAGTTCGCACGATAAAACGTGCTAAAAAAAATATCCGTGGCTACGATGGGGGTTATGGTTTATTGGGTAATATGCAGTATCCATTGTATGGTTCTGATAAGAATAGTGGTTATGTAAAACAGATGGTTGATGATATTGAAAACGGGAAACAGAATAAATGGTCTGATGGACGAAGTTCTTCCAGACCGTCTTCCATCGGTAGTGAATTAACAATGAATTCGAAAGCCGATACCATTCCTCCACCAACTAATACAAGGTTATCCGGCGACAATGTCGCCTCTGACCAAACTTCCCCGGCGACTATGTCGCCTTCGAAATTAGTTGTTGAAGGCTTTCAGCCCTCTGACCAAATCGCGTCAGTAAATGATGTTCCTATATCACCTGCTCTACGTAGACAACAAGGTGTTCGTGGATTAGATGTTGATACGACTGAAGGTGTTCCTGTATCACCGCTGGTTGATGAATTGCCTCCAGGTTATGAGAAAAAACAAACACTTGATGGAAATTGGTATTATGTCAATCATAACGACGGTACTACTTCCTGGACACCACCTGCACCAAACTCTTCCGGCTTGCGTTCCGATGAAGCTACCTTCAGAGTTAGTAATGAAGAGGCCGGAAGCCCCTTACAGCAACCGCCATTACCAATGGTAGATACTACTGGGGTTGTTAATGAACCTGCACCTATGGTACAGGTATTGGCGGAGTCGGGAACGATTTATATTGTAAGATATCGTAATAATAATGGAGCCATTTTGGAAAAGGAAGTTTTTAAGCATATTGATACTAATCCCGGCACATACACCCGTTATGTATTTGATGGGAATAATATCCCACAAAAATGTGGTATACCTATTTTCGATATTGGAGATGCGGTAAAAAAAAGATACGAACCTAATTGCGAAGAAATATCGTTGGCACCACTAGGTATTACCCGATAATTTATGTACAAAATTTCGTAAGATGGGTTTAAGGCCACTTTCCCATCATTTTTTCTAACACATATTGTACATGTAGTAGATCAGTATTGTCCGGATCTAAACAATAGGCAGAATTATCAACACATGTGTCTAATATTTCGTCTATCCATTTTTGATGATAAATGTCACATCTGGTGATATATTCTTTCGTAATTGTATGTTCGTTTGCACGAGCCCGTTTTTGTATTCTTTCCATACAAGTATCCACGGGAGTAGTCAAATAGATAATATTATCAGGAAAATATTTACTATGAATGTCAGTACTAAACATGTCTTTGTAAAATTTCATTTCAAGTGGATTTATCATACCATCTTCTGCCAACATACTAGCAAATACATTTAAACTGGAAGCAATTGATCGTTCACATAAAAACACTCGACCATGTGGATTTTCTTCCATCGCATCTTCTATGGCATTTATTAACGTCTCAAATATGATTAATTGAAACAAGAGAGCGTATTTTGGCGGATCGTTGTAAAATTTTGTCAAAATAGATTCGTTGTCGTGGGGATCAGTATATTCCAACCACTGACTCACGGGTTCTTGGATAATAACAATATCATGTTTTTCTAGAAATTCGGGACAAAACTGTTTTAATTTATGTAATAAGGTTGATTTACCACTACCAATATTTCCTTCCAATGAAATAATTATGGGTATGTTGGCTTCGTCACTTGATTGTAAGGCTTCTTCATCATCGTCTTCTTCTTCACTATTACTATTACCTGTTTGTTCATTTTCCATATATTCCTGGACTATATCCCAAGACTTTTTATTAGTAATACGCATATGACGTGCATACTCACTATGATATTCAATCCATTGATCAACATAATAATGAATAATGTTATATATTTTTACAAACGCACAAGTAACCATAAGTAGAATCATAAACATGCTTTTGAGTATTTGGTGGTAAGTCTTATCTCTTTGAATCGTGGATTATACAAAAATAATCCATGATTGAATAAAAATCAATTTTACGATCTAGTGATATATGTGTATTGAAGATATTCGATAAAATATAATCACCAACATGATAGTATAACCAATCAAAACAAAACTTGAGGTTTTTATGGAGGGACGTCTTGTCGTCACGGAGAAAAAACTCAATTCTACGGACGACGAAGTCGGGCAAGGGGCAAACTCAGAAGGTAGGTTCATCGGAACGCAAACCGGATGAGTTGGGTCAGCGACCGAAGGTCGCAACCTTTCATCGTCGGAGGCAGTGCTGGGGCGTAGAATACAATTTCTGGAATGATATTTGAGACCGCTACGTGTCCTGTATTTTTTTTCACATAAATCACATACATAAATCTTGGGAATAGTTCGTTCTAACTCTTCCGGTGACCTACGGTCACCTTCTGAGTTAGTAGTGAAGAGGCTACACGTTTCGTGTTCCCCCTTACCATTGTACGGGTTGATATCGACCGCGGATGAATCAACACAAGGTATATTCATAATATTATATTATACGCTAATATATCACAACATAGGTAAATAAATCACCTATGAATATTCAAAATCGGATTCGTCATCAGTGCCATATACATCACGATTATCGTGAAAGTCGTCTTCCAACTCATGAATATCATTTTGCTCATATTCTTCGTTGCTTTCACCATCATCACCCGGATTCACAAATTGTACTTCAGTGGGGGGTGCTTCTTCCGCATCAATTTCCATATCGGTCGTTAATCTTTCGTATTCAAAACGGGCCTTGTCATATTTGACCAAGCCATTCTGAATACCTACATTCCATCGGCCATGTTTCCACATTTTTTCCAAGAACATGTACCGTCGATCCTTTTTATCAGCCTGTTCAAAATCACTCATGATTTTTTCCTTTTCTTTGTCTTTGGCACGATTTACTTTTTTCATAATTGATTCGTACGATTGATCTATCTGTTGTTTGTCTTTTTGTAAGGTTCTAATAAAGGTCAGTAACAATAAGGCGACTTGTTTTTTCATATTTTCCGTAACCATGATAAACGTTTTTTTAGTCTTGGCGAACTCATTACATGTGTTGATATATTGGTCTAATACCGAATACCAAATATATGACATCAGTAAAGTGAGTGTGCTACGATCAAACAATCGAAACCATGTTTCGTTTCCACGTTGAATAATACGTTGTATTGGAATTAATTGTGATAATACTACCAAGTCGATTAATTTACCCTGTACACTACGTAACAAAGTATTGAAATCAGACAAGGGGCTGAAAGCCTCTTCACTACTAACTCGGAAGGTAGCTTTGCTACCGGACGAGTTTGGTGAATCGTCATTCGTAAATTTTGCATACTGAACCCAATATTGTTGTATCAAATCGCGTAAAATTTGTAAATGTGATTCTGCCAATCCCCAGTGTTGATGAAGAACCGGTTCTTGGTGTAATTGTTTGTTCAAAATCATTTCGGGAATTACTTTGACCATGGCCAGGGTCGAATTACGTATGAATTGACCCATCTCGTACATTTCTTCACCACAGCCATTGAGGTTACCTGTGCCGGAATCCCGATTACCTATGGATTGACAAGACCAAATCGGAAGATTCGTGACAGTTTCTTTGATTTTATCTAAATCGGATTTTTTGAGTCCTCCGTAGTCTTTGAGAAATTGAATAATACGTATTTTCATGGAATCGTTTTCTTTGGCTAATTTGTTTTTCAATTTCATGACCGCAACATGTAGTTCATCATTTTCTTGAGGATTTCCCATCGTCATTACTTGTGGATCATATTTGATTAATACCGCTTGTTTTTCCATGACCATGATTTGTGGATCATATTTGATCAATACCGCTAATAATTCAGGACGAATTACATCGACGACACCGTGCGAAGGCATTCTGCCCTCTGAACCGGATAAAAAATCAGTAAGTAATTGCACGGCGGTACGAGTGATTGTTTTCAAATCAGTATGTACCAAATTGGATGCATTTACTGCACGAATCAATCGTTCGTAATCTTCCAAATGATACACTTTTCCAGCATTCTTCAACGCCTGTATTTTTTCACGTAGAGTACCTTTACGGTTGTATTTTTCATCGGCGGGTTTGGTCGAACAAATCGCACGTAAATGTTCGGGTATTTCCATATCAGTACGATCAAATTGACAATAATGAATGAATGAATGATATACCAGCTCTTCCAAATTACCGGAAAGCACACTATGTCTTGGAATTCGGGTATCTACGGTGGAGACCCAAATCGGACTACGACCATATTGTAAATATTGTGATAGGGTTTTTCCATAAAAATCAATATGATTCAAATAGGTACCAATCAATGGATTCTGTTTGATAAAATAGTTGAGGGTGGTGACATCAATCAGTTCATTACAACACGCGTTTTGTACAAACGGAATTCCCAGAGAAGATTTCAAGAGTACATCTTTTTCTTGGACAATCTGATGAATGGCTTCAATCACCCCACATCCATACATGATCGTTTTTGATTGTGCGATGATGGATGTGGGCTGAATACCATCGGTTCGTTCCACGGGTAAACGCGATATAATATTGATATTGACAATCGGAGGATACAATCCGCGCCATTTGTCAAGGTGATGTTCTGGGGGGATTATAAATTCTTCGGGGTGAGTAATACGGTATTCGCGTTCTTTCAAATACAATTCATATATATCTTTGCGTTTATCCAAAATATCGGTTATTTTTTCTTCAATTTTTTGGATAATGTCTTTACGATCCGCCTTTTGTATGGAATCCCAGGGTGGAATCGAACTTTTTACAATATTCAGTATACAGGCCATATATTCAATACCACTCTTATCGTCTGTCGATTCCGTGAGTGGATATCCTGAAAAAGAACGAACACACCCAGGTACGGTTTTCTTGGTTTGAATACGTGGAGTAGCGGTTTGAATACCTATCAAAAATACGGCAGTAGTTATAATAATTAAATATTGATGATAATATTTCTGGTATCGTTCCGGAATTTTGGACGCTTCTATTTTCTTGGACTGGATGGTGGTAAAGGTTTCTTTGGACATCAATGTTTGTTGAATCAATTCCAGTGAAACCCGTGCGACAAATTCTTGGAATCCCTGTTCGTATTCTTTGGTAGATATTTCCAAGATACGACAATACGATATAAAAATGTTACGTACCATCTCCACGTGTTTTTGTACTGAATCGTCAGAATCAACGTTGATCGTACTGGTATCCAATACATTGGCGGGGTGTTCGTCACTATCATCGTCGGTGCGAAATGGTTCTTCTTCCTTGTCAAGTACACTGGATGTTTTAATTTTGAATCCATGTTCGTCGAACAACTCTTCCCGTACCCATTCGATTTTCGAAATCACAAATCCACTATGTTTATCCACAATGGAGTCACCGTCGTCACTAATCACTTGGAATTGTTTCATTTCTTCCAATTTTTCTTGGTAACCTTTTTCTCCCTTGGTGATATATTCCAATGCCAGTTCGTACAAAAAAACTGGAACAATCTTCGTATTCGTTTGTGTACAATATAACCAATGACTATCTTCATTTAATTCTTCCACCATGGCTTTACGTACCAACCCTTTTTTGACAAAACGCACCAAATCATATTGTTTTTTATAGAAATCTGCTTGACTCATGATGGTTTGAAATAGAGATAAATAGGGTGAAATAGAGGGAGTGGCATGTTGTTCTTCTATTTGTATTTTACCCAATTGAACCGCTAACAAACTCTGTTTGTACGATTGTATTTGTTTGAAACGATCGGTATACACTAATTTACGTGAATATTCTACGATTTGATCTTTAATCCATTCTTCCAATTCTTTTTGCGTCATTTGAATACGTTTTTCCAATTCTTCCACCGCGTATTTTTGACGAATACGATTCATATCTTCTTGGGCATTTTCCATTGAATCACATACAGCCGTTTGTGAACGTTTAATGCATTTATTATCGAGATTACATACCGCGGAATTGATACCTGCATTGGTATTTTTATCCGTGCGCCGTTTTGGAAAAGCTGCATCCACCAAGTAAGACATATCAGCAAAGGATTCTTCTTGTACGGTCGGATCTTTGATCCATTGATTTTTAATACGTTTATAAAATTCACGTACTGGTATCAATGATTTTTTATTGGGTTCTTCCGGCAAGGTGGTGTCCTGTGTAATTTCAACTGGTGTGGCGATTTCCAAGAGAGCATATTCACCTTCACGAACCGGTTTTTTCTTTGATACCAAATTAGTGGCTAATTCGGTCGCCATCGATTTGGCACAAGCATGTTTTTTAATCAAATTTTCTTCCAAGAGTTCCAAGAATCCTTTCATTTCAGGACTATCCGTGTCCACCTGTTCTGGCATATCTTTTTTATAAATATCCAACAATTGATAGGGTGTATCATCGAAATCCTTGTCATAAAATACATCGTCTTTGTGATTATCCTTTTGTAAATCCGCCAAGGTGGTATATCTCTTGGTCAAAAACAAACGGTTACAATCGTTGGTTGATTTGGACAAACGCGCTTCAGCATCATCATCTTCCAAGGCAGATGATAGTATCGTGTCGGAAATTACGTTGGAAACCATCTTTGATCTTAGCAACATGGTAAACAATTTGACAGTATCACGTTCCAAGAGTTCTTTCAATAGTTCGGTACTGGACATATAACGTCGACCTTCTTTCTTTTGAATCAATGCAGGAATACGATACACTTCCGTGAAATGACTATCATAATTACTACCGATTTCTAATATATTATGTACTGAATTGACTAAATCGTCGATGGGTTTGGTGATACGAATATACGCACTCCCAATTTTCATATATTTATCATGGTCGTCTTGGAATTGTTTACGATAATGCAAAATACGTTGTCGTATAAAATATCGAATACGATTCAAATGGGTATAAGTTAAATCATTCGTATAAATCAAAAAAGGCTCCAAGAATGAAGTTACTTCTCGGATACTAAACCCTTGGAAGGAATTCATATGCGGTTGAATAAGTTCGATTAAATCAAACGTAGATGGTGTGATTGAATTCAAATATGCTTCGTAGGTTTCTTGTGCCATTTGTTCGTTTTCACGAATCAGTGTCGGATCAATGATATAATGTTTTACGCCACGCATGAAATTGGATATCGTTGAATTCGATTGTTTTTTTTCTTTGGCTTGGTCTTTCTTAGTAGATGTGGTAGCAAAATAATTTGTTGTCCAGTCTTCCACTGTGAACGTATCCGGATTTCCCAAGAGACTGGATGTGTCACGTCGTGTAGGAAATGTACGGTATCTCATCCAATAATTTTGACTCATATTCGCACGTTGTTGAATATCCAAACTAGGTAGACGAATACGTGAAAATTGAGCGATTGAATAGGGGAGTGTGATCCATGATTGAATATGGATGGTATCGGTCGGAGTAACGATGGTGGGTACAAACGCGCGCCTGTTCGATTCTGATCGTTCCAAGAAGGAAGACCCCAAAGTATTACGTTGTGTAAAAAATTTCACGGGTTTAATATGTGTTCTTGATCCGGCTATGGCACTAGCTGAACTCGCTGTGTATTCGCGATCTACCGTATTATCAATGATACTTTCCCACCCATCAATACCGACTGGTTGTTGGAATAAAACCGATTTTCGTGTAAAATAATCACTCCATGTATCTACGGGGGTGTCTACGGTCGGTACAAAATACGGATCTATTTCTTGTAACATCCATAAATAAGGATTCACATTACCTCCGCGTATTTTTCCTGTAATTAAATCACTCAGTTCTTTTTGATCCGGATTCTTATTTTGCAAAACTGTATCACCCATTTCTTCCAATTCTAATTGATCATCGTCCGACATACGGTACAATTTACGTCGTGATTGGGCGACGGGTATCAACCAAGACAATGGGGCGAAATCGAGTGATGGTGATTGGAGAGCATCCAATAGTGGTTTATGTGTTGAACCGTTTTGTGTGTAACCTAATACTTGGTTGGTCAATCGATCCATCTTAGAAAATTGTTCTCGAAGTTCTTTGAAACGTTCCAATAATAGATGAATTTCGTTCATTTTTTCGTGGGTTCGTTTGGAATTTGGTATATCAGACAACAATTCGTTCATCAAACTGGTTAATTGTGATTCTAGACTAAATACCTTTTCATGGGTGGTTAATTCCACAAATTGTTCGATGACGTCTTGGTCTTTTCCGAAAATGATTTCATTTGCATCTAAATATTCCTGACGTAATTCTTCATTGATCGTAGTATCGTATACGATTTTTTCAGGCAACCGTACAATGGCTTCATTCTCGGCTGTATATTCGATGGATGCTTCCGATATACTCGGTTCGTTGGGTTCGACGGCCACGGATTCATTGACAGGGGGCGTTGATCGTATGATGAATTTTTCGATTCCAAGATCATCGGGTATACCACGGTATCTAAAATCAATGTATATGATTTCTTGGGACGGGTGAATGGTCAATTCAATCTGGTCTTCTTCTAAATGAGTAATTTTACCGGTGATGGGGGAATCGATTCCTACAAAATAAACATCGACCCATTTATCGACAGTCAACTCTTTTTGTCGAGCGTATCCGGGTTCTTTGGCGCGGGCCAATAAATCAATACGACGAATATTTGGATCAGACAATTTTCCCTCATCATTCAATGGTAGCAAAACGGAATCCAGTGTGGTCGTGTTAATTATGCGTATTTTGTCATCGTCCAAATAATCGACTAAGAAGGTTTTTTCATGTAATGGGTTTTGCGGATTGTCTGAGTAAATTTGTATGATATCACCATATTGCATAAATTGTTCCGAAGCCTCTTCGCTACTAACTCGAGAGGCGACAAAGTCGCCGGAAGAGTTTGGCAAGGAGGCCGAAAGCCCCTGCTCTACTAACTCTGAAGGTGACCTACGGTCAACGGAACCTATTTTACTGGTAACATTATTATTATCAGACATTACACTATTGTATTGTATCGTTTGTATCGAGTAAAAATTACGCACTATAGTCTATCATCATATTTATCATTATCACAAACACACATAAAGACTTTGTCGGATCTACTATTGTATACTCGACACCATTTCATAGAATGATCACTTATACATTGAATTACCAAGATACATACAAGAAATCCAATTTCAAAAAAAAATGCTATCCGATTTTGAATGGACAATATGATGTAATTTGTTATGAAAAAGGTTTTGTATGCTTTGATGATGTGAATGCTTCGTTATACCGTTCGGTTATTGTGAATCCGGGGAAACAACAAGTATGTTGTTTCTCACCTCCTAAATCGGTGTCAATGGATCATTTTTTACGTGATACCCGGAACGTGGATACGTCTTCAAACTTCTCCGGTGGCTCTGCCACCTTCGAAGTTAGTAGTGAAGGAGGCTTTGTAGCAAAACGTTTAGAACCGCAAAGCGGTTCGGTACGTTTTCTACATTCGTTTCCTAGAATCGGCAAAGCCGATTCTGAGGAAACAGATCAGCCCCCCTTGCCAGCTTCCGCTTCGGATACCATTCCCGATGATGTAGTAGTGAACGAAATCATCGAAGGTAGTATGATAAATTTATGGTATGATCATGCGATACAATCATGGGAAATATCCACCAAGACGTCTCTTGGTGGTGATTATGTTTATTGTCGTAGTTCATTGTCAGACGGTGCGGATACGGAACCAGAAAAGTTATCCATGGATGAAACCGGATTTATTGGGAATAAAACCTACCGCCAAATGTTTTTGGAAGCGATTACGACAGAATTCGTTGATTTGAATGATCTATTTCGTTGGCCTAAAAATTGTTCGTATAGTTTCGTTTTACAACACCCTCAAAATAAGTTGGTTATACAAGTGAATCAACCAAGATTGTATTTGATCGCGGTATATGAAATAGACGGAATCCATGTGAAAGTAATACCTTCGAAAACATATCTAACGTGGGATTGTTTGCGACAGCCCTGGATTTATTATCCATCTACCTTCTCGTGTACTGGATTGAAATATTCCGACTTAATTCGAACCTATTCAACCATTCACGGATCGACCGATATTGTGGGGGTAATGTGTACGAATACTGTAACCGGTATGCGTACTAAAATTATAAACACGGTTTATATTGAATTAAAAGAAATACGGGGAACGAATAGCAATTTGTTGTACCTTTTTTTTACACTCATGTATATGGACAAAATCGACCATTATTTGAATATCTTTCCTTGGTATTCCAACGCATTTGCTAAATATCGTTCATTATTACAAAAATGGGTGGATAATATTTCGATCTCTTACAAATCACGGTATGTCAAACGCACCGGCGAAATCATATCCCATCGATATATGCCTCACGTTTATAAATTACACCATTCCATCTATTTGCCGTCGGTTGCTTCCGGAACTAAATGTATTATTACCAAGAAAATTATTCAAAATTATCTACATCAATTTACTCCGACTGAATTGTTCCATACCATTTTTGCGTAAACCTATATAAAAAAATCATTATATATTACATAAATACTATACAATATTTATCGGGCCATAAATGAACAAATCGACTATTAGTAAATCCTTCAACACCCTATTCTTTGACTTTTTAGATGATATTATTACTATTTATCCGGAAAATACCAACATCAAGATCGCCAAAGAAAAATTCGATTTCATACGAAAAGCGAATACGACTATTTTGATCAAATTTTGGAAAGTTCATGTGTATGATTGTTATTCTACCCAAATCAATCAGGGAGATATCAACTTCTTTTTGGAAAAGGATTATTCCACTGATCTTAACAAAGATACGGGAGTAGATAAAGGATTTTCGAACGATAAAATTTTGTCTATGATCGAAAATGTACGTGAAACGATTCGTGATATGGATGAGGTGAACCGTGCACATTCGGCAAAATATATAATGAATCTAAGCAAATTGAGTGAACTGTATGCGACTGCGACCTAGATTATATTGTAATATTCACAGTAACAGTATTACCAAGATTACTAAGAATATATGGTGTGATTGCATATGTATACGTATATCCGGCTGTCAAAGGGGTATCTGTCCAAGTAGCATAAGTAAATGCGGAAGAAGCCGTCATGGCCGAACAAGATACATTGAATGCTGCACTACCGGATCCACCAGTCGCAGTACGTGCAATCGATACATAACTAAACGTACCACTAATATCCAATACAATACTGGTGGATCCACTAAGATTGACCACGTCCGAACTGACATACGCAATCGGTGTGATTACAGTAGCGGTAGATTGATAATTATATTTATACAAAACATTAATTTCAGGCGGGGTTAATACCCGATTATAATATCGGAAATCGTTGATTTTTCCGTTGAAATATGTGGTTCCATTACCAGTATATCCCAGAATATTATTGTTATAAACAACACCACCATTATATGTTGCTACCATATTCGTAGCCACATACGATCCATCCAAATACAATACTTGGTATGCATTCGTACCAATACAATCGATGATATACGAGAAAAAATGCCACGTATTGATGGGTACCGTAATATTACTGGTAAGTTTGACACCATTATAAGATCCAGTGATGTTGGGTAATGTACCCCCGGAACATGTTAATAAGATGGCGGAATTGGTAGTGGTAGAAGAAATATCAAATATAGGAGCATTGATGGTTTGTGCACCATTGGGATAAAACCACCCGGTAAATGTCATTCCATTACCGGTGATTGCTGTAGGAGAAATATACGAGTTGGAATTCATCAAATATTGATTACTACTGGCCGACAAATTTAAATCACCATTACCAATGTTAGTGGACGTATCCAGTACAACACCATTGTAAAGAGTACCGTCATATACACCGACTAAGGTGGCAAAATTCGCAAATGCACTACTTGTCGCCATTTATCTAATATAATATAATATAAATTGTATTCTATATTATATTTACATGTTTTTACTAGATGTAATACAAAATATATTGTATCACCCAGTATACAATTGCGAACAGGATACTTTTGAATAACATTCCATATATGTTCATGGCACCATCTTCTTGGTAAAACCACCCTAATTTTCCTAAATAAAGAAACAGTACACGGGATACTACGTTCATTTGAAAAATAAAATATAAAATGGCTATCAGTAAGGGTAATTGATACGAACGAAATGCTTCTTCAATCCAATGCTCACGAAATTTGGAAGATTCGTGTTCACGAATACGGGTTGACTCGGTTTCGTCGTATTCTTTGATATAATCCTTCACACGTTTGGTCTTTGGTGGAGGAGGGATATAGTTGGCATGGATTTCTTCATCTTGTGAGTAATTGGTCGTACTCATTGGTATATCGCGCGACGGTAATTTTTGGTGTTGCGAAGGTACAAAATCTGGCAGAGAATCCATGGACGTCATCTGGTCTTGCGATGAGACCATATTTCTACGTGTTTGGTTACCTTCTCCGGCTTCCGTTCCTGTAGACCTTCGGCCCTCTGACCATGGTGGTAATTCGTTACCAATACCTCCTCCGTCGTTGCTATTACCGTATGGGTTCGGATGGATATTGATGGGCATATAATTACTTTGTGATGCACCTTGTATTACGGTATTGGCTAAAGATTGATTACCATGATTTTGAAATGACGGTTGCTGTTGTTGTGATGGTGGAAACACGGTTGGTTGCATCGGTGCTTGTAATTGATAATGAATATTTTCTTGCATGGATGGTAAATCGGAAAGACGTGTCGAATCGCCCATTTTTTCTTCGTTGTTGAAAATCTATAGTATGGTAATCGAACGTATTTATCACGACATAACGCCACCTTCGAAGTTAGTAGTGAAGAGGCTACAAGGTACGGTAGCTCCCTTGCCATCTTGTTATTTGTTTTCAGTAAATCCCGCCGAACCAAATGCGGTTTTGGTTGCACTTTCGTCAAATGGATCTTTGGTGGAAAAATTCAGGATACGTTTTTCTGTTTTACATTTGATCGGTTTGGCATCATATTGGTAACATTTATTATCATATTCAAATACTTTACCATTGACTTCTTTAATCACCGGTCCACTAAAATGTATACACTCCTTGTCTTTGCACACTTTTTGAAATAAACTGGCCAATCCCAAGCCAAGAATAATAGAAATAAATATCTTACCTGCACTGGAATTCATTAACCGTTTGAAATCAATATGTATCATCGTATTATCGTATACATTCTGGTTATATCATAATTTCTATACGTGTAAACCCTTCATCTATCGGAGGACACGGGTCGATTTCGACCGGAGGTGCTGGTTTTGGTACAAAATGTTGCAACATGGCATCCATGATTTTCTTTTGATACTTGGTCGTATTTGATTCTAAAAATGCACTTTGGCGCATCAAATATTCTATTTGACATTGTTGTCCCTGTATCATCTGAACCACTTGTTCCATGGTAAGTTGTTGAGGTGGTTGTCCTGGCGATTGAATCGTGATCACCGGTTGCTGTTGTTGTTGCTGTTGTTGTTGCATTTGTTTTTGCATTTGTTCGGCTCGTTCTTTTTCTATTTCACCTATTTGTTTGACTACGTCAGGTTTGTGTTTTTGTAGACCGGCATCGTACTTTTCCAAGAGGGCATCTACATCTTTTAAAAAGAAATCCTTGATATGTTGTTCTTTGGGTAATTTGAAAAAATTATTGATATCACGATTTGATTCATTCACAAACATGGGATTGAGATTTTCCAACAGTTTTCGTTTATCAAATGTATTATGTTCATGTGAAATACATAAAATACATTTGAACGGATTCAACTGTACCATGGGTATGGTATACCCTTTTAAATATTCCTTTTCTTCCGCTAAACAGGCGGTTTCGTTGTATCTGGTTATATTGATCAACTCACGCCGATAGGCAAATGTCCCGTTGGTGGCGTGTTGTGTCGGTACCGGTATATAATCGTTCAAATCTGCTCCAATACGGTTTCGAAATTGATGCATGGTTTCATGTCGGGTTTTATCTTCGGGACTCACCATATACGGTCCGAATTTGTACAATTTTTTGATATGTTTAAAATACAAAAACATCTCTGAACTGCCTGCACAAAGCGCTTGTGGGTTTTTTTCGAGAGTTTCCACCGAATGTGAAATACGTTCACTCATCATTACATCGTCGTCGTCCATCGGTATAATGAATTTTGTACGATTGTCTATGAGTGAATTCGCATAATTTCGTTTTTTACCCAGGGGCATTTTTTCTTTCACACGTATATATCGTACATTCGGCATCGCTTCCTTTTCCACAATATCTTGAACCGGATCGGTTCCATCGTCCACGATAATCACCTCGAACCTGGATTGTGGATAATCTTGGTTACGAATCATCTCCAAAAACATTGGAATAAAGGGACGTCGGTTAAATGTTACACACAATACTGAAACAAACGGTCGTTTTAATTCTTCCTGTGTTGGCAAGGGGGCTTCCGTACCTTGTAGCCTCTTCTCTACCAACTCTGAAGGTGACCTACGGTCACCGGAAGAGTTAGGTATGGGACTGAATGCCACCGATGGTGTGGTCGAAGGCTTCGTCTGATTTGTGCTATTGGGTGTCTTTGTCTTTTTTTTTCCCATATTGAATCGATTATTCTATATGGTATAGTAGTGTGTTTATGTGTGTTTTTTGATTTTACACAACACTTCTTGGCGATGTCATTCGGCGCCGGTTCCGGCTTCTGCTGGCTAGTTGTTCTTGGCGTGTTTGTTCATAGCGTGGTTGTTCATAGCGTGGTTGTTCTACTTGAACGGGTGGTTCTACTTGAACGGGTGGTTCTACTTGAACGGGTGGTTCTACTTGAACGGGTTGTTCTACTTGAACGGGTGGTTCTACTTGAACGGGTGGTTCTACTTGAACGGGTTGTTCTACTTGAACGGGTGGTTCTACTTGAACGGGTTGTTCTACTTGAACGGGTGGTTCTACTTGAACGGGTGGTTCTACTTGAACAGGTGGTTCTACTTGAACAGGTGGTTCTACTTGAACGGGTGGTGGTACCGTTAAAGCCTCATTGATTGGAGGATTATTTGTGGTGGTTACTGAGTGCAATAATGGTGGTGGCAAGGGGGTCTGAAAACCCCCTTCACTACTAACTCGGTCAGTGACTCCCCTTTGGGGGTCGCCGGACGAGTTAGGTACATCGATTGGTGGTACGATATATCGTTGTTCTTCCGATGTTTTTACTGCATTTACATAGTCTTGAGTGATATCATTGGGCACACCCAATGCATTTTTCACATTGGCTACCGTGATAGGATTCACTACAATTGCCGGTGTAAATAATTTGGAAATAACCACTCCAACAATAATTACGATCATAAACCAAGTCAATGCAACTAATACATCACGTAACCCCGGATTACCTCCCAAGGATTGATAATAATCGTAAATGGAACTTAATAATACTGCAGCAACTATGTATTCAAAATAATATCGGGAAGTAACATTCATTAACCAATTATACGTTTCTAATAACCATTCCGTCCATTTACGTGGACGGCATTTATTGTATTTATCGCTTGGTGGAGGTTCATACCCCTTTACGATAAAATTATTGATTCGTTTGATTGTTTCGCTCAGATTATGTTTTGAAAATAAAAGCATTCCACCTAAAGAAAATACAATCAAATACACTGGAATTAGTATAGCCGCCATCCACATTATCGTGATGGAAAACAATATTCGCATCACGAACAGAATAAATGTACCCACCGCAATAACAATACTCGAAAATTTTGTCATAAACGTCGCCGTATCTGTACTTGCTTCTTGCATCATGGTATATGCCGCAAATATAAAAGCAAATCCAATAAAAGCATTACTCGCACTATCACTTAAATGTTGGTTGATTGCGTCTTGTAATAATTGAATGACAGAACCACCGTAGGTTAACATAATGAATATCAAGAGAGGATATAAAACCATAAAACAAATTTGCGCACCAATCCTATGTGTATTTTGTTTGATTTTCATCAAAACAGCATGAAGAAACGATACATGACATACTATATATTTTAATATAAACCCAACCATGAAATTTTTACTTTGTAACCAAGACCAAGATATATTGACTTTGTCGGTATCCCAGGTTGCCGGTGCCACATTATCATCATCGCGATAACATAGAATAAAAAACCAATTGTAAAACACAAAAATACCGATTAGAGTAACTGCCACGGTGATCATATTACGATACAAACAATCCTCATCACTGGTGGAAGCCGTGCCTTTTGAAAATACCATACACACCCAATCGTTCGCTTCACGAGTCATTTCATGTAATTTAATGATTGGATAAAATATGTAGGCTAATAATTGGGTAGTCAAATTATTCATATAATCGATTGAATCCTTTTCCAATTCCGAACCTAAAACGTCCAAATCGGGGGGGTTATTGATATCAAACCCTTCGACGGCTGAATTTGGCAAGGGGCTTCCTGCCTCTTCACTACTAACTCTGAAGGTAGCTTTATTGGAACACACACCGTAAGAGTTTGGTACTGGTGGTTGACAATGTATAAATTCTAGTGGATTTTGTGTGAAATTCGATGGTACAATCAGTAGTTTGGTGGCATTCTGCCCCTTACCTGACGGATTTTCTATATTTTTTTTTCTATTTTTCTTTGATTTTTTCCATGCACTTGCCTCAGCACCGCCTACGGCGGTGCTAGGTTGCGTGCTACGCACGCCGACCGAAGTATATTCGGAATGATCCATATGCCTATACACTATACCAAGTTTATGTATCGGTTATTTTATCGAGCATACATCATGGCACAATTACCACCAATAAACGACAATATATTGTATCGTTCTTCGTACAACGTCAAGTCGAAATTATAGTCGTATAACCGCCAGCTTTGTTTGTTACTCACCGCCAGTACTCCACCATTGGTATCACATACTGTCTCAGAAATCATATATTGTCCGACAGGTGGTACATACGTTGATAATTCCAATTCAATACTTTTGAATTTACTTAGATTGATCGCACCAGACGGCTGATAATCAAATGGACTCGTATGTAAACAATAGTTATAACAATATATACCGTCTTTGGCCGAACCATTTGTACGAGTATATTTTTCGATATAATCGTAAACGCCACTTGGAAATATGTTTTCGCGATATTCACCTTCAAACAAAATACCCATCGATAACATGATTTCCTTTTGATTATCGGTATTCAAATTACCCGTCATATAAAAACCTGTATTGTATGGCTCATTTGGATTGTTGGAGGGTCCTTCATTCAGCACCATGTTCGCATTATAATATTTATTTTCCGTTAAGCCATCCGAAAGTTTGATACTAGTATACAAAGAATTGAATTTTTCAATACTATTATTATATAAAGGTGGTAATGGGAGGGCCTTGGGAATAAATTGTATATTTGATGGCAAATTTACATATGGCCAATTTGTGTAATTGTTCCATTCATTACGTAGATTTACATCATTTCTTTGTAAATACCACATCCAATTTGATACCATACCCATTGAATTCTCTAATTTGATACGTGAAGTACCGGTTACATTGGGGAACTTGTACTGAAAAACATCTTTAATTAAATATATTTGATCTCCTGCAGCAAATAACTTGGATTCATCGGTGGATAAAAAACAATATGTGGCCATTAAATGAACATCTGCATTCCATATTTGAGTTTGATTCTCATATACTTCGTTAAGTGCCTGGTATGCGGTATCAATACGGATGTCGGGTGGTGTTTGTAAAAAACGATACATTCGAAATGCTTCTTTATTAAAATCTGGTTGTATATACGGAAATCCATTGGCTTGATCCAGCACGTCTCTGACTTGAAACATTTCCTGTATAGGTCGTAATGTTACCGTAATCGTTAATTCATTGTATTGTAAGGATACCAACGGGAAAGCACATCGACTGTCTAAAGTAAACCATGCATTGATCGGAATATAGAGGGTTCTACCGCGAATCGACGGCTCACTTGGTGTGATGGTGGAAGTTCCCGGAATGATTGTATTCGTATAAAAAGCATTCGGATACGTATTGGAACGCCCAAATGCATTGGCCGGGTCGTTGAGTTCTGGTACATTACCCGTCATACGATTAAACAAGTCCTTTTTTTCTGTAGTAAAATCACGATCGACCACTGCCGATAAATAATCTCCTGTGTATTTTTGTAAAAGGGTGGATCCACAATTTATTTCTATACTACGAATGATTTGTGTACCAATATCTTTGATCCATCGAAAATTATAAGGTGCCCATTCGTAATAATTGTCAATCGTCGGATTATAGATCGGACTCCATATATCCGGTAAATTTAATACTAAATAGGTGTCCATTAACAAATCAGCGTATCGCTTAATTTTAAACGTATATTGTGAAGGGGTGCTTAGTCGCAAATCACGTGAACCTTCATAGTCCAGACGAAATTTTTGTAACCCAAAATTCGTATATTTGGAATAGGTCGCTTTGAAAAAAGTCTTGGTTGGATTCCCCGTGAGGATCACATTCGCATTTCCTATGGATATGATATTTAATAATCCACCAGCCATTGTTACTGTGTAAGTACGGTTATCTTTATATATTGTCCTATAATATAGGTCAGTAAATACACAGAATAAAATAGAATAACAATGACAGTCATTCGTAAATGGATCATATTCTTGGTGATTCTCATTTCTTTCTTTATTCTGTATCATTTGTTGTTACAACGTGCAGAAATTATGAAATTACCTTCCACTACCCAAGATGCGGTCGGATCAGATACGGGTACTATACAAGAAGGAATGGCAACTGCGTCTACTGTAGCCGGACAAACCAACGAATTGTCGATTATGACCGTAAAAAACGAAGGTCCGGGGGTGACTACCTACAATGTACAATCGATGGGTAATCTCCCTCTTAAAGAATATTGTATCAAGTCTTCGTACAATTCAGCATGTAGTGGTACGTTTATGAATTTGAATACCATCAAATATATATTACAACGTGGTTGCCGATTTTTGGATTTCGAATTGTATTATATCAATCAAAACGTGGTGGTCGGATTTTCGGATGACGGTTATACCATGTTATCCAAAAATACACTCGCACTCACGGATGTATTTGCTAGCTTGATTTCCAACGGGTTCTCTGCGCCTTCCCCGAATTTAGGGGATCCTTTGTTTGTACAATTACGTATACGCACCACTGACCCCCAGGCGTACCAAAACATTGCCACCGCAATTACTTCCGGGTTGTCGACACGTTTGTTCAAAGGAAATGTGAACGGTAATACACTTATCAATACGATTATGGGAAAAATCGTCTTGGTGGTTGATGCACAAGTTTCCGGAGATTATTCGATGTATCCCATATGTAATACTGGGGATAATAATTGCAAATCTCTGGGTATGTTGGTCAATATGCAAAGTAATATTTACCCCCTTTACAAGTATAATAGTAAACAAATGACCAATTTGTTGTCGAATCCACCTGCCATGTATGATTCACAGAATACTGATATTACTGTTTTACGTATGATTGAACCCGCCACTTCCACCGAAACGGTCAACCCGAATTCGTCTTTATTTATACAAAACTATGGTGTACAAATTGTGGAAAATCGTTTCTATATGACGGATACCGCATTGAACAAATATGAACAATTCTTTCGAGATAATAAAATGGCGTTTGTGCCTTTTTATATTGCTTTACCCTATCTTCATAAATCCAAAGGGAAACCAAAAAATAACCGGCGTCCTTCACAATATAATCAACGACGTCCTTCACAATATCATCGTAATACTATGTACTAGATGCCTAACTTCTCCGGTGGCTCTGCCACCTTCGAAGTTAGTAGTTGTAGGCATTGTAGCAAAACGTTTAGAACCGCCTTGCGGTTCGGTACGTTTTCTACATTCGTTTCCTAGAATCGGCAAAGCCGATTCTGAGGAAACAGATCTGCCCACTGACCTACACTTCGTTCTCGGCATCAGGGTCTACTTGAGGGTTTTACGGAGGGACGGCTTGTCGTCACGGAGTAAAAGCCCCCCTTACCAAAAAATAGATATATATTGTATACGACACGACAATATATTCCGTTTATATGCCAAAATATCGAAACAAAATATGTGATAGCAAAATGACCTTTGAAGAATGTGAACTGACTATATTACGTCAGGCGGTTGACGAATCGGAAAAGTTGGCCAAATCACGGGTAGTCAATAACGAGATTGTCCGCAAAATTATCAAAATTTTAGAAGATTTTTTGATGGACAAAAAATTAATATGTTATGGAGGTACCGCCATCAATAATATATTACCCAGCGACGCCCAATTTTATAACCGCGATATCGAAATACCCGATTATGATTTTTATTCTCCCAACGCATTAAAAGATGCGATTGAATTGGCGAATATCTATTACAAAGAAGGATATTCGGAAATAGAAGCCAAAGCCGGGGTTCATTATGGCACCTTCAAAGTATTTGTCAATTTTATTCCTATCGCCGACATTACATATTTACCTGAAATCCTTTTCAAAAATATACGCGCCGAATCCATTTCCATCGCCGGTATTTTGTATGCACCCCCCAATTTTTTACGTATGAATATGTATTTGGAATTGTCTCGTCCTGCTGGTGATGTCTCCCGCTGGGAAAAAGTACTGAAACGTCTTACCGTATTGAACAAATATTATAGTCCGATGAAGCATTTCCAGTGTTCCAGTGTCGACTTTCAACGCAAAATGGACGATACGAATCTTATATCTGATATTTCGTTGGAAGAAAAAATATACTTTATTGTTCGTGATTCTCTCATCAATCAAAGTGTCGTTTTTCTTGGTGGATATGCGAGTAGTTTGTATGGGAAATTTATGTCTTTTAAAGAACGTCGGTTGGTTCAAAAAATACCCGATTTTGATGTGTTGAGTGAAGACCCCAAACGAACCGCCATGATTGTCGAAGAACGTTTACAGGATGCAGGTATTAAAAAGATTTCTATCAAGAAACACGATGCTGTCGGTGAAATTATTCCCGAACATTACGAAATACGGGTAGGAAAAGATATTTTGGGTCATATATACCAACCCATCGCATGTCATAGTTATAACGAAATTCATATTGATAGTCATATTGTCCGCGTTGGAACCATCGATACACTTCTTACCTTTTATCTCGCCTTTGTTTATTCGGGTATCGAATATCACGACAAAGACCGTATATTATGTATGGTTGAATACTTGTACAAGGTTCAGGAAAAGAACCGTCTCGAACAAAAAGGTATTTTGAAACGATATTCCTTGAATTGTATCGGTAAACAACCCACCTTGGATGATCTCCGTGCCGAAAAGGCCGAGAAATTCAAAGAATTGGCTTCCAAGCGTGGAACCACCGAATATGATATGTGGTTTCTCAAATATAGTCCTTCCAAACAAAAGGGCGCGAAACCTGACGAAACCGAGACTGTATCGGAATCGGCCACCAAGAAATCGAAAACGAAATCGAAACCCAAAACCGTCCGAAAAAAGAAATTGAATCTTGTACAAACACGCAAAAAGAATGGATGGTTACTTTAGTTTTTTTGTCAGTGGGCTGAAAAGCCTACAACTACTAACTCTGATGGTAGCTTTGCTACCGGAAGAGTTTGGTGTGAGACAGGCTCTGATGTCTCCGCTCCTACGGTCACCTTCTGAGTTAGTAGTGAAGGAGGCTTTCAGCCCCCCTTGCCAGATCAGCCCCATTGCCTAAATGACATAAAAATTATTTGTGATATTAGATTATACTAGTTCTCATGTTAACACCTCTGACGTTAACCAAAATTCTGATTCATCGCGGTTACGGTGCATACGGCTCCTTTTCTGACGAATTTTATCAAGAATTTGCACGAACATACGATATCGACTTTAAATCGTTGCCTTCTTACGACCCGTTTCACGATAAAAAACACCAGAATGAACATATTTCATCGAGATACGATCCTAGACTCATTCATATTTTTGAAAAACTAGGAAAAGACCGGTGTTTTGAAAAAATTCCCGAACAGTCTTACCGTAAATCTTCGCTTACAATCGTTGAAATACCTACCATGTTACTTGACGTATTTTATATTTCTGCATACGATGGTGCAGAATGGATTTGGTGCAATATCAGTAAAAAATACAAAGATGTATTACTTGACGCTCTGAATACTGAGAATTTTTTACCTACCATCCAACATAAATTGGACGAAATCGCACAATGCGAAAAATTCTTGACAGAGAACGATATCCATTTTGTGTAAACGACATAAAAATTATATATATTATTGTATAATATCATGGCAAAGGGGCTGAAAGCCTCTGAATTACTAACTCAGAAGGTGACCGTAGGTCACCTGACGAGTTTGGAACAACCACGTAATGAAGTAATGAAAAAATTGGAAAAAGATTCCGAACAAAAAGTAGCCCAACTTTTGTCCAAGACATCCACCGATCAAGCCAGTATTACAGAATCCCTACAAAATATCATGCGAGATGGTTCAAATGAATTCTTACAAAAAATGGGTAGAAACCCTACTTACAGTGAAATGCGAGAAATGTTCGGATAAAATTGATCTGAAACGACATACATGATAATCATGGTACTATTATCATTTATCAACCATGGAACAACAACGTAATGAACTTATGAAAAAATTGGAAGTAGACGTCGAACAAAAAGTAATTCAATTGGTATCCAAAAACAAAAATACCATTCAATCGAATAGTACCGAACAAACCAATCATATGGTTGATTCCCTACAAAATATCATGAAAGATGGTTCGAATGAATTCTTCCAAAAAATGGGCAGGAATCCTACCTACAGTGAAATGCGAGAAATGTACGGATAAAATTGATCCGAAACAACATAAATGATAATCATAGTACTATTATCATTTATCAATCATGGGTTTATTCTCCTCGTGTATGCGCGATACGCAACAGATTCACCGCGATTTGATACGGTCAGCTTATCGTGATTATCGTCAAGTCTATATTGATTTCAAAAAACAACACCCCGAATACCTTTATTATATGGAACATCGTGATGATCTTACCGAAGAAATGAAATCCATGTTACACGAAGTATCCGTCAAACATAAACATGCAAAACAAACAGTCATTGAGAATATTTTGACCTATAGCAAAAACTATCCACATGAACGAATTTCACGATATCCCCATTTAAAAATTTATCATATAAACCCATCCTACTTGGAAAATTCCGTCACCGACGCCGTAAAATGGTTGAATAAATAGGTGGTCTAGGTCGATGTTGATGGGGTTATAAGTAACTTATTAGACTTGGTAGTGTTCTCTACGAGGAACGCACGGTTAGTACAATTACTACCTATTCGGGTGCCAGTGAGTACAGAGTCCAGTTTTTTTTTGTCCGTGAAAATATGTTCACATGAATCATATACTTTGTCACCAAAAAGTTCGGTTGTCTTGGTCATGATCATTTTTTTTATACCTGGTCTCATTTCAACCGGCACGTCTTCCATATCCGTGTCGTCATCGAAACTTTCGACGTCTTCTATCTGGTGTTTGACTTCTGTTGGATTCTCTTCCTTCCACTGATTCTCGTCTCTTACAAAGAGGGCAGATGGGACGCAATGCAAGGATCTTTGTTCCATCGGTAATTCTGTGAGTTTTTGTTCAAACAAATTATACATGGCCAGATTCAGTGGTATGGATCGGTTGGTTATTTCACGGAAATCATTCTCGGTGAATTCCAATTTCTTGATTGCATCCAATATATTTGGGGCATCATTACAGTGGGTATTTAAATAAATATGAATATGGTTGTTGTTGGTGGTATTATTATTATTGGTGATGTTCATATTATTGACATTTAATTCTGTGATGATTTCATTTCTTAATTCTTCCCGGACTTCTTTGCGGATTTCTTCTGATACTTCTTCTTTTATTTTTTCGCGGAGTTCTTCGGATACTTCTTCACGGATTTTTTCACGGAATTCTGATATTTCCTTTATTTTTTCAGCATCGGATGTTTGTTTTTTTGCGATACATAAACGTTTATGTTTATAAAGTCCTGATTGTGTAATAAAAATATTATTACAAATAAAACACTCATATTTTGGTTTATTGATTAGATTTGTTTGGTGGCGTTTAGATTTAAGATGATTATCGTACGAACTTTTCACCTTGGTAGTATATTTACAAGTTTCACAAGTACGTATCATTATTATATTTTATAATTATATTTTATTTTTATATCATTATTATATTATTATGTGAATAATAAGGAATTCGTCTAATTATGCAAATAATTAGGAATATCATTGTGGTGTGCCTGATTATGTGAATAGATCGGTACTATGATAATCCTAATTATTCAAATAAACTGGTATGTCTAAAGTGAGCCAGATTATGTGAATAGATCGGTACTATGATATGCCTAATTATTCACATAAACTGGTATGTCTAAAGTGAGCCAGATTATGTGAATAGATGGGTACTATGATAATCCTAATTATTCAAATAAATCGGTATGTCTAAAGTGTGCCTGATTATGCGAATAGATGGGTACTATGATAATCCTAATTATTCAAATAAATCGGTATGTCTACACCCTTGAACATTTAAAATGGGACTATTTTGGCGTATAATGAGGAGTATTTTGTTTACCAAAAAAAAAATACATATATGTATACCTGCGTGGTTGTAAATAATAGTATATTTTTATTGTGAGAAGGTCATTAACTCGTAAAATATAATAATAATTAGGCCATACATAGTAAAATGTTCGTGGTATTTTGAGTAACAATTCGTATCGTTTATCTGTTTTTAAAATTTGTCCCATATATTTCCCGTTTCTAAATTTCAAAGTTTCATCGTAAGACAAAATATGATGAATAATATCTATAGGTAAAGACGAAAATGACATTACTAATGGTGTATCTTCTACAATTTTTATATTATTTTTGTCCCATTTTAAATCTTCAAGGGTGTAAAGTGTGCCTGATTATGCGAATAGATGGGTACTATGATAATCCTAATTATGTGCATAAATGGTCAATATACACTACCGTATGTCAAATTATACACATAATTGAGCATGTATTTCTGCACGGATCTTTTCATGGAGTTTTGATATTTCTTCTTGTTTTTTAATTTCTTCAAAATTTTTCTTGGTAACACATAACCGTGTATGTTTGTAAAGTCCTGATTTGGTAACAAATATACTATTACAAAATTTACACTCTTGTTGTGGTATATTTATTAAATTATTTGAATGGCGGTTTGATTTCATGTGGTCATCGTAGGAAGATTTAATGTTAGTAGTATAACGACAGGTATCGCAAGTAAATATTTTTTGTTTTTGGTTAATTCTTTTATTTTCTTTGGACTGTTTATTGGTAGTACACAATTGTGTATGTCGACACATACCAGATTTTGTTTCAAATTTTTTGTTACAAAATTCACATTGAAATTGTGGAATATTTATCAAATTTTTATGGTGGCGTTTTGATTTCATGTGGTCATCGTAGGAACTCTTACATCTAGTAGAATATTTACAAGTTTCACATGTACGTATATTTCCTTCAAATATTTCTGACGGATAAACAGATAAAACTATATTGTTATCGGCATCCCTCCGATCATCTACTTGTGTTAAAGGAATCATTTCTATTTTTTCATTTGTGGTACAAGATTCAGACGGTAAAATTTTGATAGGTGTCTTAATCGGTCTCACACTATTCATTCTACTAAGTTGCAACAAAACGGATTTCATGTTGGTTTTGTGTATTTTTTTGAATTCAGAAAATAGTTGAGTGGTATTTGGAACGATACGATTGTAGGTGATCACCAGATCAAATATATCGATTTGCATGTTCGTAGCATCGCCCTCGAAGTATTCGTGGCCGATATCGGTACGAAGTATGTATTTATGTTTGAACAGACTGATAATTTCTTGTTCTAAGAAGTAAGAATCGGTCACATTGATCTGAAAAATCAACCGAGAACCTTTGGGGTATTGTAAAAATCGTTTGTTGTTTTCTTGGGATGTGCGTCCGATTTTGTAGACGGGTACGGCACTTTGTAAAAATTCTCTTTCAATTAGTAAATATACATATTGCATTGTCTATATTTACTGTATATAATATATTTTTGTAATCAATTTTTTGTATCAAAAATAGGTGTAAAAACTTCCATATACAGTTATATATGGAAGTTTTTGTTTTGATTTTATTTGTCACGTGTGATGATCATTACGGACATTACACTTATGTCGAGGATCTGAAAGGTGTATATGGTACATTCGAAGAAGCAAAAATGGAGGCGGATAAAATGGTGGTTGAAAACGCAAACACCGGATGGCCATACAATGGTGATAAATATCACGATTTTTTACGAATTATCAAAATGACATTAGGTGATAAAAAAAAAGAAATCGTATTCGATTCAAGCACGTTCGAGTTAGATGCACCCATATATAATGAGAAACATTGATCAGATGCCTCCACTACGTTCCCGGCATCCCTACGATCATCTTCCGTCCTACGGACGTACGATGATTCGTCTTAATATACAAATTTGGCCAGAGGGACGAAGTCCTTCCAACTACTAACTCTGAAGGTAGCTTTGCTACCGGAATAGTTCGGGCGTAGAATACGTATTTTACCCTAGATCACCTGAGAAGGTTGTCGTTGTAATTTCCCGTCGATTTCAACTATCATCGTACCATCTACGGATTCAAATCCCACTCTCTGAATAAATTCTAATAGTAGGTTTAATTTTTGTTGCGTAAATGGTTTAACAAACACATAATCTGCCCCGTTTTCAATAAAAGATTGTTTATCCTTTTCAATTCCGTTTCCTGTGACACCGATAATTAGTCCTGTATAACCGACTCCTCTCAATATTTTACTCAACAGCTCTCCTGTGATGTTCGGCATGACGTTATCCACAAAAATCATGTTCAAAGGTTGATCTATTTTCTCTTTGAACCCGACGATTTTTAACAGAGCATTCAGTCCATCTACCGCGTAGTGTACTTTTGTATTACTACAATTATTTTCTATTAATTTTATCAGAAGTTTTCTGGATAATTCACTATCATCAACGACCATCATATGTACTATTTTTTTGTCTTTTGTATGAAAACTTTCCGAAAATATTTGTCGCGCGGAATCCCTTCTACTATTTTTCAAAATAGAACGACCATTGACTGATAGATCAACTACGGAATCATTCTCGATTTCAGCTGATTTAATACATTTTATCATATCAATTTTGTTCATATTCGCTACGTTCATCAATTTATTTATAGTCAATGCGGGTTGTCTTATTTCGTCAGACTTTTCAAAATATACGTCTTTTTCGGACGATGGACATATTTCTAAAAACAGTTGTATCTGAAATATGTTCCCACAAGTCGAATTTTTCGCAAATTTGAGAGAACCCGCTATACCATCATCACCTTTGTAATGATGTTGTATGGTTCCTTTGTGTAATTCAATGATATGTTTACAAATGAACAATCCCAATCCGGTGCCTTTCGTTGTATCTGACGTATTATACTTTGTAAACAATTTTTTCTTAATTTTTGGTTCTATAAACGGATTATTGTCCACAATCGTTATCAGTATAGGTTGTTGCATGTTATTCATATTCATACATTCTATTTCCAATTGAATGGCCGAATTGAGCGATGAAAATTTGATAGCATTTGATAATAAGTTCATTATAACATGTTGAATATTTTTACTATCACCGATCACCCATTCTTTCACGTTTTTTACGGTACATTTAATTTCTATTTTTTTTTTGATAGCATTGAATATCAGAATATGCTTTACTTTATTCATTAAACCGACGATATTAAATGGTTCATACTTGATTTCAATCATATCTATATAATTCTTGTCATTCGTCGTTTGAATATTTAAAAATCCATCCAACGAATCATTTAAAAATGTACAAGATTCCTTTACGGTACTTAATAACTCATAGTTTTCAGTATTTTTCGGGATGGAATTCATTACGATATCTATCCCTAAAAATATATTATTCAATGGTCCTCTTAAATCGTGAAACAAACAACGAATATAAGTGGTAAAATCGTGATTATTTTGCTCTGATTCCGGTTTAATTTTACGCGCTGGATTAAATATATTTAAAGTGTTCAAAAAATAGTTGACAATTGACATTTCATACTTATACTATAATAACAAATAATTATTATATTATTTATCTTCATACATTGACAATTACATTTTCGGTCGTGACAATTTCGTTACAAGAATTATCTGTCACCACGTCTGGCAAGGGGCTTTCAGCCCCCTGACCCGGTTCCATTTTTTTGATAATTTCGAGTACTTCTTCTGATAACTTGATGGGATCATAAACAGCACGTTGAATTTGGGGTCGTACTTCAAATTGCCCGACAAGACCATTGATTTTTTCGTTTTCGGGGTTTTTCATGACAATATTTGTGAAATCGTGGGTAAAGGGTTCCCATCCACAATGTTGGTAGATACGAGAGAGTGTATTGGAGGTATCCGTGATTAATTCGTCGTAAGTAACAAAGATGAAGGTTGTATCATCAGGATTGTTTTTGCACCACTCTTTGGCCCAATTCACTCCTTCCCAAGCACGAACAATGGGTTCTGTGCCTGGATTTAGAAGTTGCGGTAATACTTGGTCAAGTGTACTACCCATATGATTGTCGGAAAAAAGATGTGCGTATGATTCAACCACTTCTACCAACGGACGAACCATGACAATGACCTTGATATTGGGGTCGACGGCGGAACGTAACATGTTTAAATTACAACCGTTTGTCCAAGAACGACAGCGATCTACCACAATACGACGACTACCCCCCTGATCGGAAACCAAATCATTGCCAGATATATCGGTGGGGTAATAATAAGTATGGGGTATCTGTCCGATAATTTTAGGTAGACGATGATCTTTACCGTGAGAAGCGAATTCACGACTACATTTGTCTTGGTACGAAAGGTAGGTATCCCACATGAGTTGGCACATGGGAGAATGCCCTTCGGTATGAATGGCAGGATTTTGTGATAGAATGGCGGAAAGTAAGGTGGCACCGGCACGTGGTAATCCTGCGAGACATACAAACTGATCGAATGATTTATTCATGGTGGTAGTATAGTAGTAATATCACCATGATTTTATACCCTTCAACATTTTCCATAGTGTTGATATCGTTTTTAACCAGGTTGGGTATATCCCAGGTAATACTATAGGTGTAATAAAAAATAGAAATGTATCTGTTCCAAGATATTTGTTCCAACTACGTATATAGTTATGCGAATTCATTGACTACACCCGTAAGTTATAACTCGCAAGTTGGAGGAATATTAACAAATGGAGCAGTGTATGATAGTTGTAATGGTGCGATCAATGGAAATGACCTATCTCTGAATGCACTCAACTCGCAATACATGTCGATACAACAAATACCGATTTTTCCAGTAGCCACCGATGGAAGCGGATTTAGTTTTTCAGGGTGGTTTTATCCGGTAGGTACACAAATTTCTCCGGTAGTACTATTTGATTTATCAGGGGCTGGATTGGCGCGTTCATCGGTATTGTATAATGGATCCAATACATTATCGACCTATTACAATGGTGGTAATGGTGGAAATACTACTATCGGTAATGTATCACCAAGTATATCGATCACACCGGGACAGTGGCATTTTTTCTGTTATACGGTACGATGTACGAATGTATCGGGAACATTCATGGCGAAAGAATCATTGTATGTTGACGCGAATTGTATGACCAATCAGTTTTCAACAGATACAACCACCCTATATGTCCCATTTACAATACAATCCGGAACTATAGGTGGAAAACCAACGGTAGCCGGATCCTATTTCCATGGTCGTATGAGCGAAATGAGATATTATGGACGCGTGTTGACAAATCCTGAGATACAGGTATTGTACAATATGCAAAATTACATAAATTATCAAACAAAAATTTCGATCACGAATCCATCGAGTATCCAAGGAAAATATAATAGTATCAACGGGGCTATCATTCAAAACGGACTCGGACAATATGGCGCATCGGTACAAATTGATCTGAGTGGAACATTTAGTTATATGGACGTGAGTCGTAATCCCGGATTTAATGGAGGAACTACCCGTACAATATCGAATTTGTATGCGTCGGCTTTGATGACCACATCCCCGTCATTAACCGTAGACCAAAGTGGGAATGTATTTTTTGTAGATGCTACCGTATTGCCAAACCAAACGTATACGTACGTGGTTAAACCATATATTCGTGATATATCGAATGCGTTTACCACGGTGACGACTTCTACCGGGGCAACCACGATAACAACACCCGCCGTAACCATACAACCGATATATGATATTTCGGCGGGTGCACAAACTAGCAAAACCACGGGAATGTTTGGATCGATGATTCAGGTAGATATCAGTGGTGGTATATACAGTATATTGGATATCAGTCGTAATCCCCCGTTTAGTTTTAGTACATCGCCACCGGCCCCTACCATTTCACCGGGAATATATACATCAGCAACGGGTGTTCTCGATATAAGTGTATCATCGGTGTTGAATTCGCCGTCAACCCAATACCAAGCCTATTTGTTGAATACCATATTATATGTCAATCCGTCCAATCCGACGTTGGGGACACCCGGACTGGCATTTGTGGATATGACAGCGGTACCTGGTGTAACGTACACCTATTCATTTACCCCGTTAATTATGGGTAGTGCACTTACTAAAACACCTGGAACGGTTCAGAATCCCGGATCGATTACGACGCCACCCGTCACCGTATTACCACTATATGATATTTCGGCGGGTGCTATCATTGGGAAAACTGTGGGTAAATATGGGGCATCTGTACAGATTGATTTAAGTGGTTCGTATACGTATGCGGACGTTAGCCGTAATCCGCCGTTCAGTGTCTCCGATTTATCTTTATTGGCAGGAGCAACATCTTACCGTATTTATGATGCGTCGGCATCCTTAACCAGTATAGATAATGCGTATATAACGAATACGCTGGCCTATACCAATGCCTCCGCGCCGACCACCGGAGTCATCAGTGGGGCATTTGTGGATAACACCACCAAACCAAACACAACGTATAGTTATTATGTGACTCCGTCCATCAAAGGAACCAATGGTGCAATCACCACGACGACCACTACTTCCGGAGCAACCACCATAACTACACCAGCGATCACCATACAACCACTATATGATATTTCGGCGGGTGCTATTATCGGAAAAACGGTGGGTAAATATGGGGCATCGGTACAGATTGATTTAAGTGGTTCGTTTACGTATTCAGACGTTAGTCGAAATCCGCCGTTTAGTGCGTCCGATTTATCTTTATTGGCAGGTACAACCTCTTACCGTATTTATGATGCATCGGCCTCGTTAACATTATCCAGCACGGACAATTCATATGCGTATATAACGAACGCACTGTCCTATACAAATGCTTCCTTACCAACCGTAGGAGTTATTGGTGAGGTATTTGTGGATAAGACCGCATATCCGAATACAACCTATAGTTATTATGTGACTCCGTCCATCAAAGGAACCAATGGATCGATTACCACGGTGGTAACTTCTGTTGGAGTAACTACCATAACTACACCTGCCATAATAATACAACCATTATATGATATTTCGGCGGGTGCTATTATCGGGAGAAGTGTAGGTAAATATGGGGCATCGGTACAGATTGATTTAAGTGGTTCGTTTACTTATGCCGATGTTAGCCGAAACCCACCATTTAGTGCGTCCGATTTATCCTTATTGGCAGGAGCAACATCTTACCGTATTTATGATGCGTCGGCCTCATTATCAAGTACCGATAACGCGTATATAACGAATACATTGGCCTATACCAATGCCTCCGCACCGACCACCGGAGTCATCAGTGGGGCATTTGTGGATAACACTGTTTATCCGAATACGTCGTATAGTTATTATCTAACTCCTTCCATCAAAGGAACCAATGGTGCAATCACCGCGACGAAAACTTCTTCAGGTGCAACTGCTATAACCACCCCACCGGTTACTTTACTATATGTTTATTTTGATCCAACGTACGGAGTGATATTAACTTCAAATACGGCAACAATACAGATTGATCTGAACGGTAATTTCACAGGGGTAGATATAACACGTAATCCGCCCTTCCCAACTAGTTTTGATACACCTAGTGATAGTACATTGACGTCTGGTATTCTACGACTTACTTATGCGTCGTCACTGACAACACTAGCAAATAATACAACATATTCAGCATATTTGACCAATACCATAACGCATACGAGCGCGTCGGCATTAGCATTTATAGATAAAACGGTGAGTCTAGGCAACCAGTATACCTATTATGTGACTCCGTATATTCAATCGGTATCAGGTATAACATATCAGGTAACCAACCTAACCGGGACTCCAACCACGATATCTACCACACAAAATATAAGTGATATTGGTACGGTAGACCCTGCTTTAATACCAACACCAGGAACAGTATCTACCACAAATTTGGACTCGACCAGTATTCCGGGAATAACCATCGGCTCGGGTACAGGAACAAGTGCAGGCTCAGGTGCAGGCACCGGCACCGGCACCGGCACCGGCACCGACTCAGGCACCGGCACCGGCACAGGTAGTGCAGGAACGGTGACATCATCCACTCTGACAGGTGGATCATTGGACGGAACCGGAATTTCGGCTACCGGTGGTACACCGGTATTACCATCTCCACCAGCCGGAGTAGTATCATTGGCGAGTGGAGCGGTATCAAGTTTATATACTGGAACATTACCATCGACCGTATCAAGCTATTTTGTGGCGTCAATGAATTCGACAGGTTCAACCACCATATCGCAAGCGAAGACAATATTGGCTCCTCCTGCCGGGTTTTCGGGGGCGAGTGGAACCGTATCATTCTACGCATGGCCTTCATCAACGTATGATACGGGCACCACCATGACGGTAACCATGGGTGGGGTAACTTTATTGAGTGGATATGCGTTTTCAGGAGCGAATGCACCATATACAATCTTCAATTTGCCCTTTGTCAATGTACCGCCAGGAAACGCATCTGTAAATATTACATTCAGTAATACGAATGGGTCATCGAATTCACAAATATGTTTTAGTGGGGTGAATGTGAATTATTCATATGTTCAGGGTAGCGGTACAACCGTGATCGATACTTCCAATTTGGCATTGTATTATCCATTGGATAGTAGCGCAGGTACCTTACTATCGAACTATGCCACCGGTAATTCAGTAACCGATGCATCTCTATGCTCTGGCGCGGTAATCAATACTACTGGAATAAAACCATGTATCGGATTAGGTGATGTATCGTTCAATAACACACTAGGATCGTACGCACAATTGGGACAATGGACATGTCCACCAGCAACCACTGTCGGAAATGGATTTACGATTGCAGGTTGGTTTTATTCGACGGGTACTCAGGTTAGTAATGCTACCTTATGTACGTTGTCCAATAATACAAATAGAATATCCATATTTTTGAATCAAAACAATATGCTATTGGATTTTTCATGTAACGGTACCAATGGTGCGGAATATATTTCTACCAGTCAGGTGTATAACAACATATGGAATTTCTTTGTGATGACCTGTCGTTATAATGGTACAACCGCAACCAATATATATTATATCAATGATGTATCGTTACAAACCGTGGTAGGGGCTTATCCGTCATCGTCACCTGTATATACAAAGAATTATTTGGGAGGTGTACCCGCGGGTACAATTATTCCGGCAAACAACGCCGGAAATTTGGGAGCATTCAATGGACATATCGACGATTTCCGAGTATATTCACGTGTGCTTGGTTTCAACGAAATACAATCATTATGGGTATACGGTTTCAATTCGTCCAACATAAATTATGGAAATGTTATCGATCCTACTGGATTAATCATGTATTATACGTTTGAACTGAATGCCTCGGTTAATCCACCTTTATCCACGGTATTTACACAATCTACGTTTGAAGTGATCGATACATCAGCGATCATCATGTATTATACGTTTGATGTGGATGTATATACACCCTTGAACTAGGCATATGCGGACGTTTGTAGGCATCCGTACGTAGTGTAAAATAATAATCTACTTGCTTATTATTTTCAACGAAATAATTATATAAAAAATCGGCGCTTGAAATGTAAAAAAGTTTAATAAATCCCGCCCATATTCATCGGGTAATACATGATCATTGCACTTGGATCTATGACAGTGTAAGCGGTAGATGACATACCCATATTCCAGAGCATTTGTAATTCAATCGGTGTTAGTGAACGTTGGTAAATTCGGAGTTCATTCATATATCCATTGAACCCTCCTCCACCAGCACTATTACCCAACCGAACCGAATACGCACCTACGGTGGGCCAACTACCGGTACTATTACTCACCGCGAATCCATTGATATACAAAGAATAGGAAGCATTCGCCGAAGAGACCGTACCTCCACTGATAGAAATGGCCAAATGATTCCAGGTATTGGGGTACATGACTTTGGACGTCAAAGAGGGTACATTCGTTCCAGTAAATGTCAACACATTGGTGGTTTTGTAGGTTAGCCATAGACTAGAACTACCAAGAGATAAGGTGACCAACGAGGCATCGGTCGCCTGTGTTCCCGCACCATAAAACCAACCGGACAATGAAAATCCGGCAGCGGAAGACCATGTGGGAACGGAAGTGGTCGTCGAAGAGGTAATATAGGAGGTAGGTGTCATAGACAATGCTGGTTGTTTGTTCAACAGAACAATGGGTGAATTCGCGGATGTAACCCGAGTTGTTCCGACAGAAACGGTATCCGCGAGTGCGGTAATACCGGTGGCATAGTTACTGATATCGGTCACAAATGAATAATAATGGGACATGTACGAGGGGTCGACAATGGTGTAAGCGAGAGACGGGGTATTCTGTCCAAAACATTGTATACCGGTAATACCGTAATAAGACAAATTCGTATTGGAACTCGTAAAAGTGAACACGATCGGTAGATATAAAGCACCAATTTCTGCAGTGTATAAAAAGGTGAGGGGGATCGGTCTAGTATTCGGAATACTTCCCAAAGAATAATTGTATAGGAAAATGGTTTTACCTACAGAAACCGACAAGGTATGCCCATTATCAATGTTAGAACCGGCAAACACGAAAAAGGTGATATAATAATTACCTGCGGTAGGAACCGGAAACGATTGTGAAAGAGTTTGTGTACCGCTTCCACCGACCGAAATAAAATATTGACTACATGTACTTGGTAGAACACCGGTAAATAATCCGGAATTGGATCCGTTCGCCACATAAAATTTACTGGTGTTACTACCCCCCACTGTCCAACCGTAAGTAGTGCTGGGTACGAATGATGGATTTAATGTATTGGTGCCACTGTTTACTACGGGGGTACTAAACGACCCGTTGATAATCGGTACTAGTGTAAAGGTTTGATTGTTAGAGGCTCCGGTAACATTTAAAAAATTATACGGCACAATCGTATAATTGTACGGCAAATTCACCACAATATTGGAATTATCGACGATAGTCCGGGAAGTACTATATTGATTACTATAGTAGAGTACACCATTGTTACGATAAATATTGACATAATTGTATGAGGAATCCGTACTCGTGGTTAACTGAATATTGGCAGAAATATCAAAAGTGATGGCAACGGTATTCAAATAGGGTAAGGTACATGTGATCGGAGTAGTCACTGTTACACCTGATACATTCATTGCATTATGGGAAACAATACGGTATTGATATTGAGTATTTGGTAACACCCCGGTATCAACATAACTATAATCGTAGGGGGCATAACCCAAATTGTTGGTATAAAGATACATGACATACGGCGCGACAAATCCGGTATTGACCGTAATACGACTGATGCTCACATCATAGAAAGAATAGTAGGATCTTGAAGCACTCGACCAAAAGACACTCATCGAATTGGTCGCGATATTGTTATAGGATCCATTCGCGGTGACCGACAATGAAACATCGGATGTGGGGGAAGTATAGGGTGTAATGACCAAATTTCCGGCATTATTGATAGCATTAATCGGTGATAATCCGTATCGGTACTTATAATTGGCAAACAGATTACCATTATCCATATAGGCGGTTTGTCCTGGTGATAACACTATAGATGATCCGTTAGCGTCTGAACCACCTGTGTTGGTGATACGTACAATATTGACGTTATAAAACGAGGTTACCGTACCAAAATTAACAGTGATATTTGCGGTGTCTATACCAGTGTAAGAAGAAAAGGTTACGACAGGATAAGGGGACAACCATGGAGTGATCACTGTGCCACCACTCACATTGATCGCATTGTGTGATGTCAACAAATATTGATATTTGGTATTGGCCGAAATATCCTGACTTGTATCTTTATAGGAATATAACATGGTAGGACTGGCGTTTGATACAACCACCCCGAGAGCACCGGAAACCACCCCTCCACTGATACGACTGATACTGACATCATAGAATGATACGTAGGATTGTGACGCACTAACGAAACTGATGTCTAGGGTGTTGGTAGAAGTAGAGTTTACCACAGCGTAGAATGATACATCAGAGGTGGGGGAAGTATAGGTAGGTGTGACCATGATACTACCACTGATACCTACGGCATTATAAGGCAAAATCGCATATTTGTACAAAAGATTGGCCGAGACCATCGTATCCGTATAAGACGTTTGTCCAGGATCTAAATCAATATATGCACCGGATGTATCCGAGGCACCTCCACCGATGTTACTGATACGACTGATACTCACATCATAAAAAGACGTAGCCGTACCGAAATTCACCGTTAGACTCGTCTTGGTAATACCGGTATAAGATATAAATGTGGCAACCGGGGATGGTGATACGAATGGTGTAATAACGGTTCCACCAGAGGAGCCGACTGCATTTTTCGATGTCAATAAATATTGATATTTGGTATTTGCCGATATATCGGTACTAGTATCTGTATAAAAGGTGGAAGGAAATTCAAAAGGGTAGTACATTATCACACCGGTATTATCAATGATATTCAAATATTGAATGGTATAGGCTTCGGTAGAGACTACGTTTCCCAAAATACCGGCAAAAACGCCACCTGAAACACGACTGACGGTTATACTTGCGTAAGATAAATATGTCAATGATGCACTCATGAAATAGACGGTGAGAGTGTATGGGGTAGATACGTATTTATTATAGGATACGTCAGATATGGGGGAAACGTAGGGTGTAATAATAATAGACCCACTATTATTCACCGCATTGTAAGGCATGATCGCATATTTATAGGTGGAAACAGCGGAAAAAGATCCCTGATCCGTGTAATATGTTTGTCCAGCCGGTAATCTGATATATGTTTCGTATACGTCATAATCCACCGTTTTGGAAATACGACAAATACTGACATCATAGAAAGAGGTTATTGTTCCGAAATTGACGGTCACCCCATTTTTGGAAAGGTTGGTATAAGAAGAAAAGGTCACCTTTGGATAAGGGGACAACCATGGAGTGATCACAGTGCCACCACTCACATTGATCGCATTGTGTGATGTCAATAAATATTGATATGTGGTATTGGCCGAAATATCTGTGCTAGTATCCGTATAGGAATATACCGTGGTAGGACTGGTGTTTGATACAACCACCCCGAGAGCACCGGAAACCACCCCTCCACTGATACGACTGATACTGACATCATAGAATGATACGTAGGATTGTGACGCACTAACGAAACTGATGTCTAGGGTGTTGGTAGAAGTAGAGTTTACCACAGGGTAGAATGATACATCAGAGGTAGGGGAAGTATAGGTGGGTGTCACTGTTATGTCCCCACTGATACCGATCGCGTTATACGGTAAAATCGCATATTTGTACAAAAGATTGGCCGAGATCATCGTATCCGTATAAGACGTTTGGCCAGGATCTAAACTAACATAAGCGTAAGATATGTCCCGGGCACCTCCACCGATGTTACTGATACGACTGATACTCACATCATAAAACGATGTCACCGTACCGAAATTCACCGTTAAACTCGTCTTGGTAAAACCAGTATAAGATATAAAATTGGCAACCGGGAATGGAGATAAAAATGGAGTCGTAACCGTACCCCCACTCACATTGATCGCATTGTGTGATGTCAACAAATATTGATATTTGATATTGGCCGAAATATCTGTGCTAGTATCTGTATAGGAATATACCGTGGTAGGACTGGCGTTTGATACAACCACCCCGAGAGCACCGGAAACCACCCCTCCACTGATACGACTGATACTGACATCATAGAAAGATACATAGGATTGTGATACACTCCAAAAATTGAGAGTAATTCCCGTTTTGGTAAGGGTGGAGGGAATATTCGAGACAGATACATCCGAAGTGGGTGAAATGACCGAAGTAGTATATGATTTTCCGGTATTACCTGATTGACTTGTGGGAGTAATCGTGTACGTATAGCTACTATCGGCGGTGATTCCGGTGAGAGAAATATCAACGAAAGAGGTGGCACCGATGGACTGTACAATTGGATTTCCAGCAACACCCCGTTTGTTACGAGTAATCGATACATAATAATACGTAGTAGCCGGTCCATATAGAACAGTAATCGTTCCGATACCAATGGTACCATAGGAGGGTAGACCACCCAAAGAAGGCAAAAAGGTGGTGACTCCGGTGCCTTGATCAAACGGATAATATATTTGTATGGCGGAGGAATCGATCAAATTGGCATATTGTGTACTGGCAACCGATCCCATCGTTTGGTATCCGAAATTCCATAAGGAAAATATATCCTGAACACTAAGAGCACGATTATAGACGCGAAAGTCATCCATATATCCATTAAAATAGCCAAGACCCGAAATATAACTATATCCCAAAGAATTGTTATCGTACGTGGAACCCGTATTTACCCATGCACCCGTAATCGTGGCCATGGAAACATCGTTCCAGTAGTAGGTATGAGTTGCTACTGAACTATTCACATACTGAATCACATAACCGAAAAAGTTCCAAGTATTCGGTATAATACGATACGACCAAGCGATATATTCGTTTCCAGGGTTGGCCGAAAAATCGAGCCAATTATTTGCTCCATTGTAAAAACAAGATATGGAACCACCATTGGTATTTTTGAAGGAAAACAGGGTGGAATTGGTAGTTTGTGTAGTACCAATGGGATAAAACCATCCAGAAAAGGAAAGACCCGGTCGTGAACCAGTAGAAGATACCACGAGTGACCCCAAGGTTACCGATTGACTGTTTAGGGCAGTGAATGATAGACAGTTGGTACCGATTTGCGCAACACCCACCCCCCCGGTAGTATTCGTGGTGATCATACTACTACTTGTAATGGTGGTATCAGCTATACTCGTTCCGGTGGCAAAATTGAGGAGCGATGTGCTCCCACCAGTATCCGCGTTATAATACATGGATTGTGCACTGGAATCGATGGCTGCGTAACCCATTCCCACGGTGGGATGGGTCACCAATGAAATATCAGTAATACCAATGGACGATGTATTGGACACGGTACTGGCGGTGGTAAAGGTCAATTTCAGATTTTTTCCAATAGGGGCGGTAAACGGAATACTAAAATACGTATATGGTACGGTACTAGCACTACTGATGAACCGTGTTTGATTGAGTAAAATCAAATTACCAAGTGAAACCGATAGATATTGACCAGTATAGTAAGAACCGTCTAGTGGAAACGCGGTGAAAGACAAGAGATAATTGGTGGTATAAGAGGGCGAAGATGCCAATAGAATCAAGGTTTGGTATATTTGTATGGACGATCCGATACCGGTAGTCGTGAGACGGATATATTGTGTTGAAGTACCACTTCCCGAAGGTAACCCGTAGGTATATCCGGTAGATCCGATTCCATTTAAGGTATAATAGGCTCCGTTATTGGTAGTAAATTTCCAAGAGTATATGTTGGGATTGTTGGCACTGGTTCCCGATTGTGTTGGTATCATAAATAGTCCATTGTTTACCGTAAACGAATTGGAAACCCCGTACATCATATTCATAGTACCGGAATCCATTGGGTAATACATAATCATCGAGGTAGGATCAACATAAGTATAACTGGGCGTGGATGCTACGAAACTGGACAGTGCATTGATTTCTTGTAGACTAAGATAACGAGTGTAAATACGAATTTCATCAAGATATCCGTTGAAATATCCGAAACTGGCGTCGTTACCTGGGTCAAACCCCAGATTAATGGTATTATAATCATTCGCGGGCCATATTCCGGTGGTACTCGTAATGGGGGTGCCGTTGAGATAAAATTGGTACTTCACATTTCCGGCAGAAGTACCCCCACCGATGGTCACGGCAAAATGGTTCCAAGAATTGTTGAAAAGGTAATAATTGGATATACTACAAACTACACCCCAAGGATTCGCAGTAAAAATTAAAAAGGGTTGTTGTGCGTAGTAGGTGAGTGTTAACGAGGACGTGGAAGATCGTATGGTAAAAAGAGTGGCATTGTAATTTTGGGTAGTACCCAGTCCATAAAACCATCCGGAAAATGTGAATCCTCCCGTCGACGACCAAGAAGGTAGAGTGAATGATTGGGGTATGGATATAGCAAAATAACTTTGATTGGAACTATTCAACACCAAACAACCGGATCCACTAATAACGGGTACTTTTTCGATAGTGGCTAATACAGTATTGTTTTCATTATACATTACAGAAATAGCATTGGTATTCGCTGTGTGATTGAATACATCCGTATTGAATGGTAAATAAAGTAACATGGCACTTGGATCAACCACCTGATAACCAAATGTGGCAGGTAAAGATTGACTAAATTGGGTGATACCTGTAACACCCAGATAGGAAACATTGGCATTGGGACAATAAAATACAAAACCTAATATTAGCGGTAATGAATTCGCTGTGGGGGGGACCACAAACGGTAGAGTAATCGCTATCGGGTTACCATTGGCTACCGCACCATTCGCAAGTGGTGAATAATTTTTAAGAACATTTACCCCGCCGATATAAACAGACAATGAATGGTTAGGATCGATAGTTACGCCGGGAATAATATAAAAGGTCAAATAATAGGTTCCTGGGGTGGTGATGGATATAGTTTGTGTAAGAGTTTGAACATTACCAGTGGTTGAAGTGCCATTGGTTGAAATAAAATACTGTTTCGTAATGTTGAAGGGTAACGTACCTGAATAGTACGGCGTGGAACCGTTGGCAAGAATAGCAGTGGTTCCAGTGCCAGCACCGACGGACCAACTACCAAGAGAGGCGATACCTTTTGTAAATACGAGTGTTTGGTATGTATTGTCCGATAACCCAGGGGTAGTAAAAAATCCATTGGATACCGTACTGGAATACGTAAATTTACTTGTAGTATTTTTTTTCCATAAAGGTGAACTAAAGTTTGTATTACACAACAATGATTGTCTTTGAACACTATTCATACATGCGAATGCCATATTTTTCTATAAATATTACGAAAAATATTGTGTGTATCTGTGTAGGGATGTAAATTTCAACCTGAATTCCAATTATACTTATACATTATGCGTATATCTACATTTTATGCTCTGATAAGACGTATTCATTGCTACTTGTATAGTAGTAATGAACATGGCAAACTCTGAAGATGACCGTATGTCACCGGAAGAGTTAGAATACATCTAACTCATGGTTGAATTATTTGGTACCACCAACCACAGGTGCGTTTTCGGATCGGTTACACATGTTGTATAGCAAACGGTTTTGCATATACACAATACCGTAGGTTCCGGCAACCATAATAACACCCAATACAACTTTCATATCCATCTTTTTACTAAAAAGTTGAATGATGAATCCCAAGATAGACATCACCATAAAGATGAATGCAATCGCAGAAAGAATATAGAAATAAAGACAAAATTGGGTACCAAGGGGGCCGAAGAGAGTATCGTTCAAAGAAGACATGCTTTATATTGTAAGATATACAATATAATTATATTTTACGATGATTATAATTATTTTACAAACCTAAAAACAAACCATGCTAAAACTCTGCGATAGTGTAAAGATTTAAAAAGTGATGACATATACTATAGTATCATTCCGGTGTAAGGTAAATTAAAATGGAAAAAACAAATACGAATATCGAAACATTGATATGGGAATTTATCCACACGTATTTTAATGATAACCCTCAGGCTTTAGTCAACCACCACGTCGAATCATACAATGATTTTTTTGAACAAGGTATACGTCAAATATTTCGTGAAAAGAATCCGCTAAAATGGACATCACAGTATGACGAGGAATTGGAAGATTACCGTTCACAATGTATCATGTATATGGGAGGTCGTGACGGTTCCAAGATCTATTTTGGTAAGCCGGTAATATACGACAATGACAAACCCCATTTTATGTTTCCGAATGAAGCCCGTCTTCGTAATATGACCTATTCCATGACGGTACATTATGATATTGAAATAGAATTCCTAAATATCTTACCAGTGAACCATATGGAAGAAGTAACCAGTGGAAACAACCTGGAAGAAATCGTGGGTGGTGCCCAACTGGTTCATGGTGATAGTGATGATGATATGGATGGTGATCGTGAAATTCCGGTCGACACTGTACACGGTGGTGCACCCCCGTTGAAAAAAACGACTAAAAAACCCAAATTGTTGGAAGCGGTTACCCCGTCAGAGGGTAAAGCCATCCGTGAATATATTGAACAATCGGTGACGAAAGATGCTGTGACAGGACGAATCATACAACGTAGAACAATGTCGTTTGAAAACATTTATTTGGGCAAATTTCCGATCATGGTACAATCCAATTTCTGTGTATTGCACGGAATGCCACGTGAAGCCAGATATACTATGGGAGAATGTCGTAATGATCCCGGTGGATATTTTATCATCGATGGAAAAGAAAAGGTGGTGATCCCCCAAGAGAAATTTGGTGATAATATGATGTATATACGCAAGGGATTGGACGATGGTGAATATTTGTATTCGTGTGAGATCAGGTCGGTATCCGAAAATGTTACCAAACCGATTCGTACCTTGTCTGTGCGTATGTTGGCACCCACCAAGAAATACACCAATGGTCAAATCGTGGTGAACATACCCAATGTCCGTGCTCCGATACCATTGTTTATCTTATTTCGTGCGCTGGGTATATTGAGTGATCGTGACATCATGTCTACGGTTCTGTTGGATATGGAAGCATACGAGTCGTTACACGATGTCTTTGTCCCCAGTATTCATGATGGCGGAGTCATATATACTCAAAGAAACGCGATCGAATATATTGCCTTTTTGACCAAGGGAAAAGCGTTTCATCACGGATTGGAAATATTGGCCGATTATTTTTTACCCCATGTGGGTGAAGTGAATTACCGTGAAAAGGCCATGTTCTTAGGATATATGGTATTTCGAATGTTATCAGTACATGCGGGATACGAGTTACCTACCGATCGTGATAATTTCAAATACAAGCGTATGGAATTACCCGGAATCTTGATTCATGAATTGTTTCGTGAATATTACAATATTCAGTTGAAACGGATTCATCTGGATTTCGAACGACAATTGAAACTGAACAGTGGATTGTATGAGAGAGATTTACCAAGATTGATCCAAGACCATTATCGTGATATTTTCCGTGAAGGTGGTAAAATGGTGGAAGACGGTTTCAAAAAGGCGTTTAAAGGGAACTGGGGTGCGTATTCTCATACTAAACGGGTGGGGGTGATCCAAGATTTGAACCGATTATCATTTAATACCATGATCAGTCATTTACGTAAAACGAATTTACCGATTGATTCCGGGTTGAAAATCGTGGGGCCGAGATTGTGTCATAATTCACAATGGGGATTCATTGATCCACTGGATACACCCGATGGTGGAAATATCGGCATCCATAAACATTTGGCGATTGCCACGACCGTATCCCGAGGGTATTCGCGAACCGTCTTGGTCGAATGGTTACGTGAAATGGTGGGTATGCGTATGGTGACCGATTATATTCCCCAAGAATTGGCCACGGTATCCAAGGTGATTGTCAATGGGTATTGGGCGGGGTGTGTGACAGATCCGATACCAACCGTCGAAAAAATTCGTACCTATCGTCGTAACGCCATGCTTCCCATACATACATCGGTAACGTTTGATTTTAAACTGAATACTCTTTTTTTATATACTGATGCAGGACGGTTGTGTCGTCCCATCTTTTACACGGATGTGGTATCGAATAGTTTGTCGTGTTTTCACGAGGAAGTCATGAAAAACAAGGGTAAATTGACCTGGGAAGGATTGACCCGTGGATTAAAACCCAAGAAAACCAAGAAATGGGACGGATTATATACACGTTTGTATGACCTGTATGAGGAAGCCAACGAAACCTTGGAATCGGACACTGCCAAATTGACACAATTTTTGAAACACCAAGCCGTGATCGATTATATTGATAGTAGTGAAACGGAAAATACGATGATTTCAATTAATATAGACGAATATCAACGTACTCGATCCACGGACAAGACGAAAGCGCAATACACCCATTGTGAAATTCACGAATCTTTGATGTTTGGTGTAATGACCAACCAGATACCGTATCCGGAGACCAATCCACCTGCCCGTAATTTGTTTTCATGTGGACAGAGTAAACAGGCGTGTTCTTTGTATCATACGAATTATCAGATGAGAATGGACAAAACGGCAGTGGTATTGCATTATGGTCAAATACCGTTGGTTCGACAACGATACGGTGAATATATCAATCGTGAAGAGAATCCGTATGGGTTCAATGCTATCGTGGCCGTGGCGTGTTTAACGGGGTACAATGTGGAAGATGCGATCTTGGTAAACGCCGGGTCCTTGGCGAGAGGCATGTTTCGAACAACGTATTATACGTCGTATAGTGCCCACGAGGAAAAGGGGGATCCGGCCAATTCGGGAACAGAATTGGCGATTGATCACAAATTCACGAACATTGAATCCGTGGCCAGTAATATGTTAGGTATGAGACCCGGATACGATTATAGCCAACTGGATCAATCCGGATTGATCCGTGAAGGTACACCCGTTACCGAAAAAACGATTTTGATTGGATTGACCGCGTCAAGTGGATCGGTTGCTTCCAAAGAAAAACGTACCGACGCATCGGTCAAACCAAAACGTGGACAAGTGGGATATGTAGATAAAACGTATATGACCGAAGGAGAAGAAGGTGAGCGGGTAGCCAAAGTACGTATTCGTGAAGAACGAATACCTACTCTTGGTGACAAAATGGCGTCGAGAGTCGGACAGAAAGGTACGGTCGGAATGGTAATACCAGAACGGGATATGCCGTTTACAAAAGAGGGTATTCGTCCGGATTTGATCATCAATCCACATGCATTACCATCACGAATGACCATCGGGCAATTGATTGAATCGTTGACCGGAAAAATATGCACGATCAAAGGGGCGTTTGCGGATAGTACGGCGTTTGGTCAAAAAGGTGTACAGACGGATTTGTACGGACGTATATTACAAGAAAGTTTGGAAAAGGACGAAGCCTACGAATCGTACGGGAACGAAATATTGTATAGTGGAACCACGGGTGAACAAATCGAATCAAGTATTTTCATCGGCCCCGTATTTTATATGAGATTGAAACATATGGTCAAGGACAAACAACAGAGTCGGTGTTTGGGACCAAGAAGTGTATTAACCAAACAACCGGTAGGTGGAAGAGCCAACGAAGGTGGGTTACGAATCGGTGAAATGGAACGTGATTCCGTGGTAGCCCACGGCGCCATGTGTTTTTTGAATGAATCTATGATGGAACGTGGTGATAAATATAATATTGCCGTCTGTAATAAATCGGGTATGTTGGCCATCTACAATCCCACCAAGAATGTATTTATGAGTCCAATGGCAGATGGCCCCCTGAAGTTCTTGGAAGACAAGACCGACGAAGGAAATACATTACGAATCGATACCGTTACCAAGTTTGGGAGAGATTTCAGTGTGGTGGAAATTCCGTATACTCTCAAATTAATGATCCAAGAATTACAAACCATCAATGTACAATTACGTATCATCACGGAAGATAATATCAACCAGATAGAAAATTTATCGTATAAGACTATACCCGAAACCGCCAACGAATACATTAAAAAGTTGGAGAAAATTGTTCGCGAAGCCGAACGTGACCAAGACAAAGAATTATCACAAAGAATCCAAGAGGCCATTGCATCGCCATCCAGTATTGACTCTGATTGGGTAGTAAAATCGGATACAGATCACAAAGACAAGGACAAGGATACCATGTTGTATGAAGAAGGTTCGAGTGCCGAGAATGATATCGGCTACCCGGAAGGATATTTTGATAGTCCTAAGGAAGAAAAAAAAGATACTGAACCTTGGGAAGACGAAGAATACGATTATTCACATTTGTTACCGTCGAAACCGAAAAAAGACGACGAATGGAAAATTCGTAGTAAACCACCTTCCCCCAACGAAGCACCGCAATGGACAATCAAAGGTGGGGAACTTGACCAAGACCAAGACCAAGATATGTTATCCGCGACATCCTATATGAAAGGTGATTTTGTACATTTACAGGGGGATAATGTACCGAATCGTATATGGGTGATTGACGAAATCAAACAGAATCCCCATTCGTTGTTGTATACCTTGTTAACGAATGATACGAATCAATTAAATATGAATGATCGTATACAAATCGTAAAAGGTGATCGTTTAATTCCGGTACAAACGGATATACACGCTCAAGTTCCAAGTATGGATTATTCGAATATGGGGGAAAATCACGGCGCACCACCACAAATAGTATTTTCTCCCATCATGATTAATGGTAATGGGAATACTGGAGGAAATGGAACACAACCTGACCAAGATCCCTACCAAGACTATTCTACCGCCACCAATGCACCACCTCCTATACCATTATCGTCCATGTCATCGTCTGGTAAAATGAGTTTTAATAATAATAACAAAGAAAAATCTGAACCAGAACCAAATAGTAAAAGTGGGGGAGGAAAGAATTGGATACAATCCGCCATTGACTGGACAGCCGACAAGTTATTAGTAAAAAAACTCGGTTGACCGAGTAGAATAGATACTTGGCAAGGGGCTGAAAGCCTCTTCACTACTAACTTCGAAGGTGGCTAAGCCACCGGAGAAGTTTGAGGGTTTTACGGTGGTGATATGTTTTCTTCATCTGATTTTATCGACCGCAACAATGGTAACTTTGGAATAAATATGTTATTTATTCCGACAGTGTTTTGCGAATCAGGCAAAGGGGCTGAAAACCGATTCTAGGAAACAGATCTAAGTTACGCGTCGATTGGGTTTCGTCATATTTTTTTCGTAGTATTGGATGAATTCTCTACCCATGAATGCTTTGGAACGATGCATATCTGAATAATCCGCTAATGGGGATTTGACAAATACCAGCATTTGTTGATACAAGGATTTTTGTGAAGGAAATACTCTTTTCATTTCTTGAATCAATTCATTATTTACCCACAAAGTGACCAATATTCGTCGATCCTCGGACGGAAGATCACTGTCTGTCTCATATTCGCAACACTTATATCCACACCTTGTGGTAATACATTCGTTCGTCAATAATAAACTCATGATGTTGTCTGTTTTCTGTTTCGGTTGTTGATGTAAATATAGGCAACAATCGTGGATCAATTTTACAAACTCTTCCTGTGACCTACGGTCACCTTCTGAGTTAGTAGTGCAGAGGCTTTGTAGCAAAACGTTTAGAACCGCAAAGCGGTTCGGTACGTTTTCTACATTCGTTTCCTAGAATCGGCAAAGCCGATTCTGAGGAAACAGATCAGCCCCCTTGCCAAAAAAAATATAGACAACACTGTGTAGCAAAACGTCTTGAACCACTTTGTGGTTCGATATGTTTTCTACATTCGTTTCCAAGAATAGGCGTAGCCAATTCTTGGAAACAGATCTATATTTTTCGGTTTGAATAGTTATATTTTACACAACAAAACACAACAAATTATATCTACTACTTATTTTACACTACGTTTTGCTCGTTCACGATATCCGGTAACCAACGTTGTTTTTTCGCGACAAAGAGGACAATTGATCTCGTGTCCCAGTGCTGACTGCGACGTTGTCCACTGTTGAATACAATCTTTACACATATGATGCTGGCAATTCAACAAACAACTCTGAACTTGCGTATATGATTCATAACAGATCGGGCAAGGATGGGTCATAGGGAGGGTTACGTCGGTTTTTTTCAATGCGACTGATTTTTGTTTTGGTAAACGGACACGACGAACCGGCTCTGGTTGCATATGTACCGCCATTTCTTCAGGCACTATCATTCCAATCAATTGTCTTTGTAAGGCATCCGGCATTTCATGAAAATGAATCTGTCCGTTGATCACCATTTGCAACGCCTGGTTTACATAGGCATCGGGATACACAAATACATCGGGTGGGTTTACTGGTTCGACAATATCCATCGCTTCTGGTTGTTCTACCTGATTCAACAATTCTTCCAAATTGATCGGTTCGACAATATCCATATCAATTTCTTCCGGCTCTCTCACCCGATTTGCTCTTGGTGCATCGGGAACTCTGGGTTGTCTTTGTCTTGGTTGAGGCGAACCAGATCGTTGTGATTGCATACGACGTAATCGACGCTCCAACGTCGAAGCCATCAAAGACATCTGTCTGATCATACCATTCAACTCACGTACCTGATTCTCAATAAGTTGACGATCGTCGCGCTGTAGACTTGCCATGTTTCACAGTATTGGTGTTGGTTTAGATTGGGTACCGTCCACATACAGTCATAAAAAGCCTTTCAATTTTTCGTGACAGTGACACGAAAAATTGATTTGTCATTTTCCAAGAAAACTAAGACAATATCCGAATCCATACCCAAACCATGTCCAACTACGTAAACCCTCCCGCCGTTACTGATACTTGTCCTGTCTGTTTGGACGATTTCAAAACATTGGAAAATGCTGTTGTACCAGATTGTTGCAGGAATCCACTATGTGTGGGTTGTCGTACCCGGTGCAAAGCCTGTCCTATGTGCCGAGCCCCGTTCCCCATTGTATATACCGAACAACACCGAATCATAAAATCAATTCACGTATTACGTCAAGCCTTTTTGGTATTTGTGAAACATGAACAAGAGTTCAAGGCCAAATATGGTGATTTTAACGATGTCATGTTCAAGGAAATCCATGACAAATATGTTGTGACGATTTGTGAATTGGAGAAAAAATTGCAGGATATCATGACACCACAAAGTCGAAATGCTCGTCAAAGAGATCTCCAATATCAGTGCCACAAGATGGACAATTTGATTATAGCATTGTATTTGTTGGGGTTGTCTCGTGAGAGTGTTGCTCGTGCTCGTCCACCGCGTGGATATTCCCAAGCCCAGATGGATGAATATGCCGATACTACCATGTGGCAATTCATCGCGAGACGTATTCGACAAAATCAATGGACGAATCTTCCTCATCCTGAAATAATGCAACGAATGCGTGAAGATTTTGTATCGCTGTTTCAGAATGATGCAGTGGAAATACAATGGTTCAAAAACTACTTTTCTAGTTATGAGGAATGTCAAGCGGTTTTTGAACGAATCTTGGGATATATGTTTCCTGATTTACCATTACCAGAACTAATTATTGACATAGTCAATATGGAAATTGTTGGTGATGAACTGGGCGACGCAATTGATTTGGCTCAAGTGGAGCAAATTTTGGAAGAGTTTGGCGATGTACCTATGGTGGCTGAACCTGTGTAATTTCGTAAGTTTTTGAAAAATAGTAAAATTATAAAAAATATAAAAATCTTTTTTATCGTGATGGTTGATGTATAGAGATAAACTAGACGATTAGACCCTCAACGACCCCTTACCAAAATTGTATATGAATTCATGTCCTTGTTTTCGTAATTGCTTGTTTAACACTCCCCCAATACCAAATGCCGGAAGGATTCTGGATACTCTTGCCATCAGTGTTTTCAAATACTTTTGTTTTATGAACATGAGTCGTTCGGAAAATTTCAAATCACTACTTGATCGGTTATATAAGTCAAGTCCGAAAATATGCAATGGGGTTGATAAAATTTGCATGGATACGGGGGCAAGTAATTGTGCGGTTATGTCAGCATTTTTGGATGTAAATGCCATATTGTTGACCAATTCTCTCGCAATTATCGGAGGAAGGGTAAAGGAAGCAAGAATCGTCATGGAATCTCTGGTCGCAAATAAACCTAATGATGAACTAGGCATAGGTTTTATAGGTCCCTTGCCAAACATTCGTGCAAATGCATAATCTTTGGCAACAGACAAAGTCACATTGGTAGTGGCAGAACATACGAATTTGGGATACAATGGATCTATTTGATTACGTCCACACAATGCTTCTACATTGTTGGCTACCGCATATGTTCCCGAAAATACACCCCAAATCAATAGAAACGACGGTTGTTTCAAAAAATAAATAGGTCTAAAAAACAATGTTTTCAATCCATTTTTTACCGCTGGTATCAATGGTTCTACACCACTAGCATTTGTGGTAATCGCTTTGTCAATGATAGAAACGATTGGCGATACAACTAATGCGGCAGTAACGCCTGCCATCGTTTCCACGGTTAAACGAACTGATAATGGAGAATGATCCGGAATAATTTCATATTCACCATCGATCGTTCCCACTAAAAGACCCATTTACTTCCTTGAATATGTATAATGGCACGGTTCTATATTTTTTCAAAAAATTGAAATAAATGACATAATAATATAAGTGCAATACTAATATATGAATTTACGTTCACGTTCTGGAACATTGGTTGATGTATCAACCAAAAAAGATGCATCAGTCCAAGTAAATATGGACGTACAAACAGATACTGAATCGGAACCTGATTCCGAACAAGATTCAGATCAAGAAAGTGAGTCTATTTCGGAAATATTAGACGATGGAATTTTGTATGATATGGAATCAAGTATAATCAATGAGATTGACGAATTTATAACTTCAAATCCAGAACTGTATTCTAATCCGAATTTTCACGAAGATTTAACGGATACCATATATGAGACGATGTACGAGGGTGCATTATTGTCAGATACTCTAATTGATACCGAAAAAAACCAGCAGGCTATGATGGAATTCGTAAAACAGAATCTGAACTTGTATTTTCATCATATGATATTATCTCCGGTTCGACAATATCCTGAGGGAACTCCACTCGATCAAATAGATGTACCGCAACATAGTATTTCCCAAGAAGCAACCATCGAAAATATACAAAGGTTGAAATCCATAGTATTGCCCAGTCAAAGGACCCCTGAATGGTATAAATCCCGTTACAATATGATAACCGCGAGTAATATTTACAAAGTTTTAGGCAGTGAAGCCCTATACAATAGTTTGGTCTATGAAAAGTGTAAGCCACTGGTTATTTCAACCGAAAATGAATATATTAATACTTGTTCGAGTCTACATAAAGGTGTGAAATATGAACCGGTTAGTGTTATGATCTATGAACACTTGTATCCGGACTGTACTGTTGATACCACATTTGGTTGTTTTCAACACCCTGAATTTCCGTTTATAGGCGCAAGTCCTGATGGGATCGTGACATCGGGTTCACGACACGGACACATGTTAGAAATTAAAAATATTGTGAATAGAGAAATTACCGGTATTCCTAGTCTAGCCTACTGGATACAAACACAAGTACAAATGGAGGTTTGTAACCTCGAGATTTGTGATTTTTTGGAAACATGTTTTCGAGAATTTGAGTCCGACGTGGAATTTTACGAGAATGTGGGAGAATACGAGTGTCGTGGGGTGATTTTGTATTACGTATTGAAAGCCAATCCTGGTACACCCATCTACGAATATATGCGCCCTATCGGACTCACCACCCCGAATCATTGTACCGAAAAGTGGATCTTTGAGAAACAACAAGAAAAAGGATCTGAATATGCCCTGATAGAAATCCAATATTGGTATTTAGAAAAATTTTCGTGTGTTACTATTCCTCGAAACCGAATGTGGTTTGAGGCTGTGTTACCCAAATTCCAAGAGGTTTGGAAAACGATAGAACGTGAACGCGTTACTGGTTTTGAACACCGAATGCCGAATAAACGACCCGTTACAAACAAAACTTCCAAATTATCTCCAACCCTGTTCAATGTGATCATGCGAGACCGAGACCAAGATCAGGAAACATATCTATGATCATACTATATGATGGATCTATTGGATGAAATCGACACATATTTGTTCGGGATATTACCATCGGAATGGTGTGTATTGTTTGATATCTTTGCCAAGATATATTTTGTCATGTTGATGATTCCTTTTTTTATGGTGTTGTATATGATGTTGTTTGTCGGATTCTCATTACCGCAGATCATGATTACGGTGTATTTGATGATTGTATTATTTCTCAATTATTTACAGAATCGTTTGTTATATAATATGTGTAAGAGATCCATTACCGAAGGGTTTGATCCGGATCCCCCGATTCTCGACCCTTCCGCCCAATTTGACCGAATATCTACCTTAAAAGAAACCTCGATCAAACTTGGTGAAAAACGTGAAGAGTTGTCCAATATCACAGCTATACCCACGACACCGGCACCAACTACAGCACCAACTACAGCATTACCTATGAAGCATACAACGACCCCGCCATCACCGACCATGTCCGCCACTACACACCCGACCATATCTATATTACCTATGTTGTCAACGCCGACTCCAACCATATCAAGTATATTTACACCGACTCCCACACCGGCTGTTACTACCGTACCGACCACGGTACAACCAACATATACTTCAACACCTACACCGTCTTCCAATGTAATTTATACTCCGGCACCGTGTGGATTTAGTACATCTCATAACAAACACTTACAATCTGCCTATGATTCATTACATAAGTATGATATATCCGGGGCATCCACCGCATTGAACAAAGAAATCGTTCGTAGAAGTGTATATGTCGAACGATTACAACCGAACTCGTCCAAAGAGGTTAAAAGTTATAATATGGATATTATCGCCAAATTGAACATGGTACTAAAAGATTTGGAAAACGATACTCCCAATTTGGCGGATGATTTGAATACAATCTGTATGATCAAACCGTTTCAAACACCTACGTAGACAAAGTAATTTATGATATTGAGGGTCCTTGGGTCTGGGGTCCTGGGGTCCTGGGGTCCTGGGGTCCTGGGGTCCTGGGGTCCTGGGGTCCTGGGGTCCTGGGGTCCTGGGGTCCTGGGGTTTCAACCGTACTATAAGTGCCTTGAACCAGGTGAAGAATACAATATTTTGTAACACATAAAATTTTGTAACGAATAAAATACTATATACATTATAGTAAAAAATACAAAGATAATGAAATTTGGCAAATACTGGAAAACAGAAATTGAAAAATTGCCTACAAAATTACAAAAATATGCTTTACATTACAAAAAATGGAAAAAAATTAACGTAAATAATGCGAATATAATAATCGATTTAGCGAAAGAATGTAATATTGTGAATAATATAATTACTAAAAATACAACCCAAAAATCAAGTTTTTTTTCATTTTTTAAAAAAGAAACAAAACTTGATCAGAAACAGCTTTACGACTTTGCAATGCTGAATAAAAAAACATTATATAAAATCTGTAAAAAACTTGACAAAAAATTTAATTGCGAATACTATAAACCTTGGTTACAAAAATACTATAATAAATTTTTATTTAACTGTGGTATTTATCATACTAAAATGTCATTAGTAAACAATAAAGAGGTTTCTCAGTCATGCCCTATATGTATCACAGAATTGAACGATAATGTACCTTCAGTTATCACTGAATGTGGTCATGTCTTTTGTTATCCATGCATACTAGTAATGTATAATATTCGTAATAAACGTGGAACCATTCATAATTTGATAAATAATGAAAATGTTTATCATAGAAATAAAGATTGTCCCATATGTCGTTCATCTATTTTTATGGATGGATTGGACAAGAATAACATATATCCAGCAAAGTTTGAATATATTTTAGATACGATTGATCACTAATACACCCTTGAACATTATATTCTACGGAAGACGAAGTCGTATGTAGAATGAATATGAGTAAAAAGATATAAAATCTGTATGATATATTATATCATACATATGGCGAATACAGCGGTATTTGATAATGCAGAGATGTATGTAACAAAGCGTAATGGCTCGATAGAAATCATTTCATTTGATAAAATTTTGCAAAGATTAAAAAAAATAGGAGCACATCGAGGTGAGTGGACACCCAAGGATGTATTACCACGCGAAAGCAACGTGGCTGATCCCGAGGGAATTAAACTGAATTACACGTCGTTGGCTATCAAGATCATTGATCAATTGTATGATAAAATTCCGACATATAAAATAGATGAAATTTCGAGTGAACAATGTGCGTGTTTGTCATCGGCACATCCCGATTACTCCGTGTTGGCCAGTCGTTTAATCATGTCCAATCATCATAAAACTACCTTTCCCTCTTTTTCGAAAACCATGAGAAGATTACAAACCAATGTTGATGTGAATAAGAAACCGTGTCCTATGATTGCTACCGAATATTACAATATAATGATGCAAAACGCCAAAGCGTTGGACGCCATGTGTGATTATTCTCGTGATTATTCGCTCGATTTTTTTGCGTTTAAAACCCTGGAACGTAGTTATTTGTTACGTAGTAAATCTGCCAAAGTATGTGAACGTCCCCAGCATACGTGGTTACGTTTGGCAGTACAGATTCATGGTGCAAACATGGAAAAAGTAAAAGAAACGTATGATGCTGTTTCACTCAAATATTTCATTCATGCGACACCGTCTATTTTTAATTCGGCGTTGTTACGTCCCCAGATGTCATCATGTTTTGTAAAAGATACCATGGTACATACATTACGTGGGGCGGTGCCGATTCAGGATGTATTGACCACGGATATGGTGATCACGCACACAGGAAGTGTACAGCCGGTCACACAAGTTCATACAAATTTATTAGGGGATCGTCGCCTGTTTGAATTGAATGTATATAAAACCCGTCCGATAGTAGTAACGGAAGATCATAAACTGTATGTATATGATACTTTACAAGACACCGGAGGAGTTTGGAAAGCGGTGGCTGATCTTACCACGAGTGATTATGTGATGGTTCCCAAAAATACGAAGGAAATCGTAACTGATGAATCGGATATGCAAGAAAAGGTGAATATGGAAATTTTGAAATTTTTTGGGTTGTGGTTCAAATATGGTGGTTTTATTTATCCGAATCCTGATACCAATATCGATAATATCAATCTGGACTGTTGTGGTAACATAGTGTCCGATTTTGAAATTCCTATAGGTATTTCGATTGTGTTGCCGTATGTGGAAGAAGAGTTGATCAAATTTTGTTTTACAGAAATTCACCGTATGTTTGGAAATATCAAAATCGAAAAATATTTATGGAATGCGAATCATCCCCAATGTACAGATGGTAAACCACGAATTGAAATCAAATATAATCATCCACCAATGGCCAATGATTTTATAAGGTGGTTTGGGAAAGAAAAAATGGTTCCATCATCCTTTTATCAATATCCTTCGACCAAGATTCAGCATTTTTTGGAAGGTTGGAAAATCGGGGTCGACGCGGAATTGTCGCGAATGGTGCCAGTGCCATCAGAAATCCGTACATTATGTAGAATGAATAACATCGATCATGTTACCTTTTTACCACTGGATACATTGACCGATTCATCGATCCTTGTTCGTGACGGATTTGTGTATATGCAAGTATTGTCCGCCGATGTTTTACCGACCCAAACTTCTCCGGCGACTATGTCGCCTTCGAAGTTAGTTGTTGAAGGCTTTCAGCCCTCTGACCAACCTGTACCCGAAACAGAGGTATATACTTTGGGTGTAGAAAACGATCATTCGTATTCGATCGAGGGTATCATTGCCCAAAATTGTTATCTGATTGCGATGGAATCGGATAGTATTGATGGAATATACAATACACTCAAGGATTGTGCCGTCATTTCAAAATGGGCGGGAGGAATCGGGTTACATATTCATAATATTCGTGCTACTGGTTCATATATTGCTGGTACAAACGGTACTTCGAACGGAATTGTGCCGATGTTACGTGTATTTAACCATACGGCCAAATATGTGGACCAGTGTGTTCACCCAGATACGATTATATATACCACGCGTGGTCCCAAGGCCATCAAAAACGTGATAGAAGGTGAAACCGAAATTTTTAATTTGAAAAATGAGTCGGAAGTGATCGAACAAGTATTAGAACACAAATACGATGGTGAAATCGTTCATATTGAAACGAATTATACTGATAATAAATTGATGATCACACCTGAACATCCGATATGTATTGTAAAAAAAGGCAAGGGGCTGAAAGCCTCTTCACTACTAACTCGAGAGGCGACTTTGTCGCCGGAAGAGTTTGGCACGGATATAGAAAATGATCCGGTGGAGTTTGGCAAGGGGCTTTCAGCCTCTTCACTACTAACTCGGGAGGCGACTTTGTCGCCGGACGAGTTTGAGTGGATCGAGGCCGGTAAAGTAGAAGTGTCCGATTATATGGTACAGTCGATTCCCAAATATACCAAAGATATTTCCGGATTGAGTCCAGACGACTGTTATTTTTACGGACTATTGTTACATAGTGGTTCTATTTCCAAGATATCATTGGTAAATACACCTTTATCGGTACAAAAATATATTGGTGACTATTTGACGAATCGATGTATTCAATACGATACTGGCAAGGGGGCTGTAAGCCTCTGCACTACTAACTCAGAAGGTGACCTACGGTCACTGGACGAGTTTGGCATGGGGGACGACCCTAGGTCACCGGAAGAGTTTATGAATGATGACTCGGAAAGTTCTGATATTCATAGAATATCGAAATTTTCCTGGGAAAAAACCACCACTCTTCCATTTCGAAACAGCGATATTTTCAATGAACAGGGAATGCTAGAGATTCATCATCGCTGGCTACATTTACCTGTAGAAAAAGCGTGTATTATACTAAAGGGGGTAGTAGATGCAGGCGGAATCATCAAGAAGGATATTTGGTACGAAACGTCTTCCTCTGCGTTGATTGAATCATTGCGATATCTTTGTTTGAGAATGGGTATACTATGTAGAACATATATCGGTGATTATGTTTCGAATATACAAATTCCTATAACCCAGCAAACATGTATGTTATTTGGTTTGGAGTACGATGGACGTGAACCTACATTTTTATCATACAAAGATCATTTATTGACGCCGATTACCGCAATTACGTATGGTACATACGAGGGAACATTGTACGACTTACAGATGAAAGATCAACACGATTATTTGTTAAGCGAGGGATTAGTACATAACGGCGGTGGAAAACGTAATGGTAGTATCGCAATTTATTTGGAACCATGGCATGCAGATATTGAAATCTATTTACAGATGCGTAAAAATCATGGTGAAGAGGAATTGAAAGCCCGTGATCTATTTTATGCGATTTGGATGCCGGATTTATTTATGAAACGTGTAAAGGCTTCGGAATCATGGACACTCATGTGTCCTCACGAATGTCCTGGATTAGCGGACGTTTGGGGTGACGAATTCGAAGCTTTGTATACCAAATATGAGACAGAGGGTCGAGGAAGATCCACCGTGTTAGCCCGTGATTTGTGGTTTAAAATATTGGACGCACAAATGGAAACCGGCACGCCATATTTGGTATTCAAGGACGCGGCCAATCGTAAAAGTAATCAGAAAAATTTGGGTACCATCAAGAGTTCGAATTTATGTGTGGCGCCGGAAACATTGATTTTGACCGACCAAGGACAACTACCTATACATTCATTACATGGAAAACATGTCAATGTGTGGAACGGAAAGCAATATAGTAATGTTGAAATCGTACAGACAGGAGAATCACAACCATTGATCGAAGTACATACAAATGAAAACATATTACAATGTACATTGTATCATAAATTTTATATACAGAATGAGGACGATGAGGTTGTACGTGTGGTAGAAGCACAGCAATTACAAGATGGCGATCGTATCGCCAAATGTGAATTTCCTACGGACAATGTGGATGGAAGTTTTTTTACCCCTTGTCAATTCATTGTCAAAGTAGTGGATCATGGACGTATTGATGATACGTATTGTTTTACCGAACCACTCGAACATGCCGGTATTTTCAACGGTATTTATACATCACAGTGTAGTGAAATCATTCAGTATAGTGATGAACACGAGACGGCATGTTGTAATTTGTCATCGATTGGTCTACCATCGTATGTTGAATACCAAGAAGACGGCACCGCCTTTTACAATTTCGAAAAATTACACAAAGTTGCTAGAATGGTTACGTACAATTTGAATCGGGTGATCGATGTGAATTATTATCCTACACCTAAGACCAAGGTGAGTAACATGCGTCATCGTCCGATTGGTATTGGGGTACAAGGGTTGGCCGATACATTCATCATGATGAATATGATCTTTGGTAATCCCGAATCTCGTCTTCTCAACAAACAAATCTTCGAAACCATTTATCATGCTGCACTCGTAGAATCGTGTGAATTGGCCAAATCAGAAGGCGCTTATGAGACATTTCCAGGATCACCCACATCACAAGGGTTGTTACAATTTGATTTATGGGATACTGAACCATTACGGGTAGATCCCGAAGATCCGAATTCACCTTATAGATACGATTGGACAGTACTCAAAGCGGATATTGTCAAATATGGGTTACGTAATTCATTGTTGTTGGCTCCGATGCCGACTGCATCTACTTCCCAAATTTTGGGATTCAATGAGTGTATTGAACCGATTACCAGTAACATTTTTTCACGTCGTACTTTGGCAGGTGAATTCATCGTGACAAATAAATACTTGGTACGTGATTTATTGGATTTGGGTTTATGGAATGAAAAAATGAAGAATTTGATTATTGCACAAGGAGGTAGTATCCAAGAACTGAAGATGATTCCTGAACATATTCGGGAAAAATACAAGACCGTTTGGGAAATACCCATGCGAACATTGATTGATATGGCGGCGGATCGTGGTGTTTATGTGTGTCAAAGTCAATCGTTGAATTTATGGAATTCAGCCCCGAATTATAATTCATTGACCAGTATGCATTTTTATAGTTGGAGTAAAGGTCTGAAGACGGGGGTATATTATTTAAGAACAAAAGCGAAATCACAGGCTTCGCAATTCACGATTGAAGTGGAAAAAAATTTGAATGATGCGCCGGACGATGAGGACGAAATTTGTGAAATGTGTTCTAGTTAGATCGATGATATCGGTATAAAAATTACACTCGTATACAATGTAAGTAAATGGAATTGGCAACCGAACCAGACACATATTGTCCAAGTATTGATGATATAGGAAACTATATGGATAAGATACCGTCTTTTGCAAATATAAAACACGGTATAAGATGCCCTTGTGGTAGTAGAAAAGACAAAGTATATGAGAAATACGGTATATTTTCACAACATATTAAATCAAAGGCACATCAAAAATGGTTACAAAATTTGAATTTGAACAAAGCAAATTACTATATTGAAACCGAAGAATTGAAAACAACGATTCAACAACAGCGAATGATTATTGCCAAATTAGAAAAAGAAGTGCAAAATAAGATGATGACCATTGACTTTCTGACACAACAATTGACTTCAAAAAACGTAAATCAACCTGTGATGAGTAACTTGTTGGATTTCGATTGACGACACCAAATAATCAAATATACATATAATAGTGGTCATTGGGTTGCGGTTGTCCCCAATTTGACTGATATTTTATGATTCCAGGTTCCGGGTACATAGTTGCTTTACGCATCACGTCACTATATTTTGGTTCGAAAAAACACTTGATATTTTGTTGAGGAAAGAAATTGGCTGCATTCGGATTCATTTCGACCAAGATATCTTCATTTAATCGACCTCCAGGTAAATGTTGGAAATTGTTACGAATGACCGATTCATTTTCCAATAATCCTTGTTTGTATTGTAATTTTTTTGATATATCGTAATTGATAAAATGTGATAATAAATCTTTTTTGTTTTCTAAAAACCACGGTACCGAAAACAATCCTATATTTTTACTACCATATGGTTGTAATGATATGTATGAAGAACAATAATACGCATACTTTTGTATATTTTCCCAAAAATGTGGCAGGAATTCAGCAGTATCGTGTATATAAAAGAAATGAGTATATTTTTCCAAAATACCAAGACCTACCTCGGTTTGTGTAAAATAAATGACACCATTAAAATCAATATTGATGTATTTACAAAAAGCAATATTGTAATCTTCTATTTCGTCACATTTCATATCCACTGTTTCGTCGGAATCTCCTACCACAACATAGATATCTTGCAAAGGTATTCCTGCATTGTATGCACTTTTTATTAATATTGGTACAGCAATTTTATAAAAAGCAAAACAGGAATTCACAATAATAGCTATACGCATACTTGATACTACACATTCTATTTTTCCTTTTATGTATTTTCTCACCGGTTACATCGAAAAATTGATTTGTATGAATAGTAATACAAATAACAATATCACCGACCATATATTATTATTCATCGCATCTCAATCAAAATGACTATTATTACCCGAAGTATGAGTAAACCAACGAAGAATAACGCAAAAAAAGAAACCACATACCTTCGTTCAATAAAAAAAACAGGTAAGGGGGCAAACTTCTCCGGTGGCAGAGCCACCTTGCCAAAGCCCCCGAAAGAGTTTACAACATTAAGTGTTGATATTGATTTTAACGAAGCGAGTTTGGCGTGGCGTTCTAATAAACAGTCAGTTGGGAATGGTGGGTTTGAGTACAAAACCTATGAAAAATCAAACTCTTCCGGTGACCGTAGGTCACCTTCTGAGTTAGTAGTGAAGAGGCTGGAAGCCCCCTTGCCAAACTTCTCCGGGTGCAAAGCACCCTTTGAAGTTAGTAGTTCGGTGGCATTCTGTCCCTTGCCAAAACGTACACGTCGTGCCCCACAACGATATAATGAATAAATATTCTGTGTAAAACAAAAAAATTATATATTTTTTTTGTTTGGTCAGAGGGCTTTCAGGTCGAACTACGTGCGTACGATGATTCGAGTTATTTGAGGGTTTTACACCGGTGTAAATTGTTTCAAAAATTGTTGGTCGTTGAGTCGTTCGGCTTTTTCATATTTTCCTCTTAGTAATTCTATCATGATTTCGGTTAATTCGTCGATGGTAGCACGTAATTCCATGACTTCACCGTTTTTGATATTGAAAATTTTGACTTTCTTGGTCGACTCGGGGTTGATAGTACGCCATAACCATGCGTATATGACCACTTGGAGAAGATGATCAATGGTGATTTGTTGAGTACATTTTAGTTCCCATATTGATTCTTGGGTGATAATATCCAATCGTGCTGTGAATCTGTATTTGACATCGACGCCTAACTCCGGTTGAAGTAACATATCGATCCGACAATGGGCGTCTTCCATCTTGGGATGTACAAATACGTGTTCGTGTTGTTCGACCTTTTCACATCCGACAATGGTATCCATACGATGTTTGCATATATCCACCGCTTCTTGGGAAAGCCATTGATATTCGGATCGATCAATTTGTTTTAATTTAAAATACAATTTCTCTTGTACGGCAATGTAAATATTTGCCAAATACAAATAATCAGATGGGGTTTGACTAAGAGGATCAATCTCTTGGTACACTTTTTTGATAAATGAATGATCCTTGTCTTTTAAATCACGGATCATGTTTCCGATCAGTTGATATAAGACATTGGTCGGTTCCGGTTGTAATTGATCCCAATACAAACACGGTATGGCAATCCCATTCAAGTCTGCCACATCTTCGTACAACCCATTGGCAAATTGTACTACACTTGGTATATGATCAGGGCTTAATTCCGGTAAATCGACAGTACACGACGCAAATATATGATCTAACATGGGTGTTATTTTTTCTAAAACATGTTCGGGTATGAATTTAATCAATTCGGTTGGTGTGACATAATGTATTTTTTCTTTTTTCGCATTATAAGTCGGGTCTTTTTCGTAAAAAATGGATTGGGGTGTTCCTCGAAAATCGATGTAATCTTGGGATTTCATTTCGTGATGGTTCATTTTTAAAAATGTGAGTGGCCGATCCGTCGACCAATCATTGTTTTCCAAGAGATATAGTCCATGGGTAGCACGTGTACAACCTACATACAAGGTATTCGGACAGCATAGTTCGTCCATTTCTCTACCGTAATAAGTAAAATAGGATTGATCAAACCCGACAATAAACACATATTTACGTTGTCTACCTTTCACACTATGAAAAGTAGAAAAAACCACTTTACCATTGATAACTCTATCGTCGATTTTGTCCGTTTCCAACATGGGTACATGACAAGGAATGTTACGTTCGACCAAGACATTTTCCATTTTACGAATATTACTATTCACCCCTTTGACAGAGCCACCTAATACGAAAATATCACTGGGCAAATCGCCACCTTCTAATAGGCGCAAAATAAGGTTCACCACAATACATTCGATGTTGGTACGCGAGTGTCGTATATACACCACGGGTGAACCATCTCGACATGCGCATAAGCGTATATTTTCGGTAGTCGTATGCCCCAACATGGCATGATTTACAAACGAGGCCATCGGTCGAGTGATACGATACGAGGTTCTTAGTGTACACGAACGAAAAATGGGTGATTTGAGATGTTTACATGATGCCCAAATCTGCGAGGCTAATGTCAAAAACCTCGTATCAGCACCTTTGAACTCATATAGTCCTTGCATATAATCTCCCAAGATGAGTAATTGTAGTTTATGAGGTCTTCCGCGACCACGTTTTTCGGATATATTGGTCAGAGGGCATCCGTTCCTTGTTGCCTCTACACTACTAACTTCGGAGACATCTGACCCAAGTATCGCTTTGATATAATTCTTATTACAAATAACATGTAATATGTAAGTAACCAAGCGATAATATAAAAGTGTCATATCTTGGGTCTCGTCCAAGACAACAATATCAAAGGCAGGTATTTCAGGATATGTTACCAAGTCATCAGTTACCTCATCTGGCAAGGGGCTGAAAGCCTCTTCACTTCTAACTCGGTCAGTGACCCCCAAATGGGGGTCACCGGACGAGTTTGATGATTTAGAATAAGAATATAACAAATGTCGAATACCTGTGTCGGTATGAGCATCCCTGAAAAAATATTTAACAGCAAAACTATGATAAGTATGTACCTCTATATTATCGAGTCCACATTCTGCTACCTTTTCTTTGAATTCTTTACGTAACATGGCATTATAGGTAATTTGTAAAAATCGTTTCTTGGGGAGAGCGTTTGCGACAGTCAATATGGTGGTTGATTTTCCGGATCCAGCACAAGCATCGACAACCACATTTTCACCAAGACAAATATGATCACATACCAATTGTTGTTCCGCTGACGCCTCCCAAGAAATTTTCTTGGTCTTGGTCTTTGTTTTGGTCATTATTACTATATTCATATGGTAGGTTTATGTCGATTTACGAGTTCTTCGGGTTCGTTTTTTGTTCGCGGGTTTACCGGTAGGTTTAAAATTACCATATTCAATCGCTGTAAGTAAGCGTATTTGTCGTTGGGCGTTGATCAAACTACTACACTTGGAGTATACTTTCTTGGTACGTCGATTATAAACGCGAAAACAATCTTGGTTAGGCATTTTACGAATCGCATACGGCATAGTTTTTCTTGATATATTCAATTGTTAGATTATATCAAAATAAAATTAAATACACTAGGTCAGTGGGTTGAAAAGCCTACAGTTAGGACAAGGTGCGGAACGCACCGAACTACTAAGTCCGAAGCAAGCTTCGCTTGCGGAGGACTTAGGCCAATCTAGTGGCTGAAAAATAAGAACTGGAAATGTCACATGCTATATTACCACCCACAAACAACGAGTTCAAATATATAGTTTGTGATGCCGAATTCAATGTAAGAATTTGTGTAATATTCGTACTATAATAATTATTTTGAACGTTCATACCTACTCCCAATGTATTATTTGTTAAATACAATTGACTAAATGCATAAGGAGGTGTATTTGTAAGTGACGCGAGTGAACTTGATTGTATGGTTGTTGCCGAATTGTACAATGAAAGTATGGCAGTGGTAATATTTACTGCAGTAGCGGTGGTAGTTTGAAAAACACCTTGTGCATTGAACATCCAAACACCCATCGGAACTGTTATTTGACTAATATTATTTACCGTATTTGGTAAAACACCTGTATTGTACAACGCACCATAGGCCGTATAACCGACTTGGTATGAATTCAAAGTGGGTAAGGTTGAGTAGGTCAATTGTGTCGAATTTGATGTATTGATTGTACCCCGAACATTTAAGTTCCCGCAAATATCAACAGTATATTGTGGATTGTTCGTACCTACACCCAAATTTTGTGTAATAATGGTATTTCCCGCAATACCAAGATCTCCGGTAATTATTCCGGCTGAATTTGGAGGAATAACCGGCTGGTTATAATACTGTCCAGTGTTATTATACAGATTACTAATTTCATTGGTTCCTAACACACGCCCATACAATCTATATTGTTGTAATTCATATACATATTGTCTAACGTAATTGCTGTTATTATTGTTTCCTATACAGATTTTACCCGGATTACAGGTTACGCTTGTATTCGATCCAAAAGTAGATGATACTAGCGCGGATCCAGTGTTCGTTAATACGGAATTGATATACATGGATGAAATGTTATTTGATCCATCGTATATCCATGCTACGTGTGTCCAGGAATTTGTAGCAAGTTGATAATTGGTGACTTGTCCTGAACTATTACTCAAATTTCCATTGGCCGTAATATCTAACGCAATATTGGTAGTATAATTAGAATTAAATGATATATTCACGATGGAAGCAGGTCCTGATGAAGGGTAATATCCACACAAACATATCCAAAAAGATATCGAAAATGAGTATGGTAAACTAACTGGTAGGTTATTACAAACATATGACGAATTTGTAGAAAATAATGCGTTATTCGTAGCACCAAAATTAGGTTTTTGTATAAGTAAATTACTATATTCAAATGTATAATACAATCCAATTCCACTCGTATCAATTAGATCAACGTATCCGGTACTACTTGGAATTAACGTGACGTTGGTAACTGGATTACCGGATATTAATGAAGGTAACGAAACACCTGAACCATATGAAACATCATATACATTGAATCCGGAAGCCAAATTATTAAAACTAGTATCAAATGGATAATATTGTATTAATCCAGTATTAATATTTGTATTAATATACAAATTTGACACGCTTAATGTACCGGTTGATGTTGATAATGATACGGATCCTGATCCTGATCCTGATCCTGATCCTGATCCTGATCCTACAGCAATTCCATTCATATAAATAATTCCACCAACATATAAATCGTTCTTAATTCCGACACCGCCCGATACTACTAATGCACCTGTTGTAATTCCATTACTTTGTATGTTACTACCAATATTTATGATACCACCAGTATTAACATTACCAGAAACACCGATACCACCGAGAACTTGTAGTGCCCCGGAACTGGTTGTATTGCTGGAGGTGTTACTACCAATATTTATGATACCACCAGTATTAACATTACCAGAAACACCGATACCACCGAGAACTTGTAGTGCCCCGGAACTGGTTGTATTGCTGGAGGTGTTACTACCAATATTTATGATACCACCAGTATTAACATTACCAGAAACACCGATACCACCGAGAACTTGTAGTGCCCCGGAACTGGTTGTATACGACTGAACATTATTATTAATAAAGATGTTACCATTGAGTGATATATCGCTACTACCACTAATACTAATACTACTACTACTACTACTACTACTACTACTACTACTAGAAACGGAAAGATTGTTATTATAATAAATATTTCCCGAAACGTATAAACTACCGGATATATATCCGTTTTTAATAACATTCAAACTACCTACCGTTGCACGTGATTGTACAAAAATTGTACCAGTTTGATTTCCAGTACATGCTAAGGCACGACACTGGGTTGATTGATGATTAAAATTACTTTGTTTTTTCCAATTGATACCATCTATCGAACTAATTATTGTCGAAATATGGATGTCACCGGTATTTTCTATTAAGGTAGCATACCATAACAACGAATCAATGTTCCAGAGTATGTTATTTTGTACAAAATAACTGGTACCGTAATGTTGTCGCCAATCATTAAAAGAACCATTAAAATTATAACTAGGATCATTATAATTCCCATCGTACCAATTGATACCGTCGTACGAATATCCTAAAAAATAACCATAATAACCACCACTACCAACAATCCATATGCTACCATTATTGGTTACATAACCAATATTCATGGAATTGTTATCAAAATTATTACTACTATCTATTACATTTATCCATGATGTTCCGTTGTTGATTGAATAACTTATGGAAGATTGGTTAGTATCACCTACTGCAACCCATATATTACCATTCACGGAAATACTATGAATCAAACTGTTAAATCCAAAAACAGCCGACGAAACAGTTGACCAATTGATACCGTCGGTAGAATTCATAAGTAGGGTAGTATTTCGAATGGTATCAGTACCACCTGCAATCCATATAGACCCATTATTTGCAACACTATACATGATGGAAGTAGAATTTAATCCGTTACAATCGTACCAATGAATACCGTCCGTAGAATATGCTATCGAAATATTTCCTGATAACCCCATATTTTGTCCTGTGGCTACCCATAGTACTCCATTCCAAACAACTGTAAAAACCGCACTATTTACACTATTACCAACATAAGTAACCGGATTCCAGGCAATTCCATTGTAAGAATAGTATAATATATTATAATTATTTGTTGATGATGCAGTTACACCGGCAACCCAAATAATTCCATTCCATTGTAACGTATTACCCGAAACAAACAATCCATTGGATGATACGATATTCCAACAATTATCAAAAGGGGATACTAAAAAATTACCGGTATTATCTAGACCAATCATTTGTTTATTTGCGGTTGAAACTGAATAAAGTGAATTGGTGGTGGTTGAAATGATATTCGTCGATATCATGGTATTGTTGGATCCTAGTGCCTGTAAAGATCCTCCGATAACCATATTTCCACTGATTCCGGCTCCACCAATTACTTGTAATGAACCACTTTGTGTTGTATTTGCTGGGGTATTACCATTGATGGTTATATTCTGATCTATTCGTGTATTTCCTTTTACATACAATCCACCCTGGGTGATTTGTAATGCACCAGTATTCGAACCGGATGTATTTTGTGTTCCTTGAATTACGATTGAATTACCGACGACCATACTTTTTTTAACACCAATTCCGCCAGATACTCGTACAGATCCGTTAGTAAATGAAGTTGAATCTTCAGTACCTGACACAATTACCGATTTTCCTACATAGATATTTCCACCCAATCCGATACCTCCACTTACTTGCACGGCGCCACTATTCGTCGACCATGCATCGGTAGTACCGTATACGGTTAATCCATTGTATCCATAGATAGTACCACCAACATTGATTGATTTTTCAATACCAATTCCACCTTTACAATAAATAGCTCCATCGTGTGGTGTGAATGAATCAGTATCAGAAATAAAAATAACATTGTTAGAAATTTCCGGGGGGACAAATTGACCAACACCTACGGTGGTTCCAGCAATGATCAGATTACTATTTTCCGAAAGAACCAAATCACCATTATTAATTTTTATTCCAGCATTTACATTGAGCACGGGCAGATTATTATAATATCCACTATAAAGTTTGACATTGTATGGGAATTGAATACCCGCACCATTGTTCACATATACATTTCCATTTAAATAAGTATTCCCGGAGACGGTAAAATTCTGATAATTCGCGGAATTACCGGTGACAATACCGTTTTGAACAATGTTTCCTGATTGAACAATGTTTCCTGATTGAACAATGTTTCCCGATTGAACAATGTTTCCTGATAAATATGTATTACCATTTACTGACATACTTCCTGATATATTTGTAAATTGATCAACCAACAACCCCTTGTAAACGCGAAGATTTCCTCCGATCATTGTATCTTTTCCAATACCCATTCCTCCAGAAATCACCATAGATCCTGTGGTAACATTGTATGAATTATTTGAATTAGGTAATAGAACATTCCCTCCAATGGTAACAGTACCGCGAATTCCGACTCCGCCCTGAACAATTAACGAACCTACATTGGTGCTTGTGTTATTAGAATCGATATTTCCAAGAATAGTAACTGTATTTCCAACAAAAATATTTCCTGCCACTCCAATACCACCCTTTACACTGATTGATCCGGTGGAGGTGGATGTTGCATCTTGTGGATCGTATACTTGTAATTTTTGGCCAATTACCACATTTCCAGTGGTACTTAACCCCCCGTATATAATAAGCGTACCTGTACCGGTACCGGTAGCATCATACGAATTGGTGATTCCCAAAGACAATGCCCCGGGTAATAAAAATGTTCCTGGTATTGTGACAGTTTCGTTAACGGTTCCAATCACAATTTGATGACTTGCGTCGATCATTGCACCGTATCCAATCGCGGTGGAATTGTATAAGGCATTCCGATTACTTCCAGTATTTGCTCCCAAAAACGTACTATTGAAAACAATATTGTTATTTGAATAATTGGCATTATACCCAGAATTATAACCGAGAGCTGTGTTATATCCAATCGCCGTGCTATCAAGACTATATGCAGATAAATTGGAAAGAGTATTACTACCTATAGAAGTATTATAATTTCGGACATTATTGTTATTAAGTGATTGGTATCCGAATACGGTATTGTGAATACTTTTTCCACCATATACAGTACCTGAATTATATCCTACAATTGTATTATTACAAGAATCATTCGGTAAAATATTGGTCGAATTACTTATAAAAATGTTGGAATTCGATAAATCCTGGAAAATAAATCGTTTGGTATTTATATTTCCATATACATTCAGATTTAAACCCACGCCTAACCCGCCACTAACTACGAGTGTCCCTGTACTATATGATTTAGATTCGGTTGTTCCCTGTATGATCATATTATTTCCGACAATTAAGTTTGCACCGATACTTACTCCACCCTGTACAATGAGTGCTCCGGTTCCAGTAGTTGTTATGGCGTCTTTCGTTCCACGGATGATTACATTTTGCGAAAAAGATGTATCTATTCCTTGAAACAATGTACCGGGTAGAATGGAATTCAGTAAATTTGACCCAATATATATATTATTCAAATCTGTAATAGATAATAACCCGGTGATATTTACATTTTTATTCATAATTACATTACCAGTAACATTCATACTACCACCGATGGTAACATTTTTACCAATACCGACTCCACCATAAACAACCAATGCACCCGAATTCGTGGTTGTCGAATCGGCGGTTCCGTAGGTGGTGACAGAATTTCCGATAAATACACTATTTGCAATTCCTATCCCCCCACTAACGACGAGGGTTCCTGTATTCGTGGATACTGAATCGGTAGTACCAAAGATGGACATATATTTTCCTACCACTACATTCGAATTGATTTGTACTCCACCATATATTGTCATGGCTGAACCCGTATTATTTGAAACATTTGCATTTACATCCTGTGTGTTACTATTTACGATTATACCGCTCACGGATAAACTTTTGGATATTGTTACTCCACCTGATACCAGTAGTGTATTCTGTCCATTTTGAAATGGATCGGACGTACCTTGTATTTTCAATGTATTACCAATCACCACATTTTTACCAATACCTACCCCACCGGAAATAATCAATGCACCAGAACTGATATCGGTAGCGTCCGTTGTACCGTAAGCGGTAATTGAATTTCCAATAACCATACTTTTACCAATACCGGCACCACCCGACACAACAAACGCACCTGAATTTATCGTAGTAGTATCAACAACCCCAAATACATTAACATTATTACCAATAATCATGTCTTTTGCTATACCAACTCCACCATAAACAACCAACGATCCAGATGAAGTAGATACTGTATTGGATGTTCCGTAAGCGGTAATTGAATTTCCGACAAATAATGTTTTTCCAATACCGACACCGCCGGAAATAACCAATGTACCTGAACTGATATCGGTAGCATCTTTTGTACCGTAAGCTAGTATTGAATTTCCGACGAACATTGTTTTACCGATACTAGCGCCGCCTGATACAACCAACGCACCTGAATTTATATTGGTAGCGTCCGCTGTACCGTAAGATGTGATTGAATTTCCTACGAACAATGTTTTACCAATACCGACGCCACCGGAAATGACCAATGCGCCTGAATTTATATTAGTCGCATCTTTTTCACCGTAAGCTGTGATTGAATTTCCAACGAACAATGTTTTACCTATACTAGTACCACCGGAAACAACCAATGCTCCTGAACCAAGATTGGTCGAATCTATCGTACCATATGCGGTGATCGAATTACCGACAATTATGTTACTGGTAACAACTATATTATTTCCAACAAACAAATTTGCACCTATTCCTAATCCGCCCCCGACAACGATTGTACCCGTAGTAACCGAAACCGAATCTCGAGTATTCGAACATATGACTAACCCGCCAATATTTGTATTACCCATGATTCCAATACCTCCATTCACCACCACTGTTCCGGTGTTATTGGAAACTGATGCGACGTTTCCGTTTACGGAAAGACTATTTTGAATAGAAACCGATTTTACTACATTTAATTTATCAGAAACATTCACTGTTCCAGAATATCCGTAATCCGTACATATTGAAACTGGTGCGGTCTTACCAGGAGTGTTTTTATATGTACTATTTGGTGTCCAGTTGATTCCATCATACGAGTATTGTAATTCTGCGAAATCAACAATAACAGTTCCAGCACCCAACACTAACCATTTTGTTCCGTCCCATGTAGCGGTGATACAATATTGAAAATTGGTGGTACCGAGTCCGATCCAATTGTATCCATCATACGAGTAAGCCAAACTATTTGTACATGGATTTATATAATTATCTCCTGCGCAAGCTAACCACATATTATGATCCCCATTCCATGCCAAATCATTGATGATACCATTCAGAACCGGACTATAATAAGATTTCCAATTGATACCATCATACGAGTAAGCCAGGTTGTCCGAAGATATGTCGTATTTACCACTGATGGCTAACCAAAATGTACCGTTCCATACCACTTTTTTGGCGCCATATTTTAATATTTTTTGATTCGTTTGATCAGCGATCCTCCAATTGATTCCATCTTGCGAGTATGCAATCGTAATGCTGGGATTATCGGTTGAACTCATCCAGGTTGTAACCCACGTTTCACCATTCCATGCAATCCAGGTAGCATAATCTGTTGATAGTAAATTAACGGATGTATTTGAACTATTTTGCATACCGATCGGAGAAGATGCCGACAATGGGGCTCCTGTCCAATTGACTCCATCAGGTGATGTTGCCAAATAGTTGGTTCCTAATACACCACAAGCCGTCCATTGTGACCCACTCCATACCACACCATACGCACCACCAATCTTTGCGTTGATTGAGCCGAAAATTTGTGTACCGCTTGTACCGCTATCCATGGGTACTACCCCTGTAAGGGGGTTGAAATTCGTAGATGATGTACATGCTATCGAATAATGTCCCGAACCCACCGCAACCCATATAAATCCATTCCATACGATTGTATTTACTTGACTCGGCCGACTGTTATTTCCAAGATAAAATGGCGTATTATTTTTCGTAGAAACATATTGAAATGTCTGTCCATTCGTCGAATACGCAACTGTTTGTAAAGAAGCAATAACATACGTTACAGTCGGTTTTTTGTTTACATAGATTGAATTGGCATTTTCAACTACCGTTAATAAATAAGGTGCACTCGTATTTCCTACAAAACTAAATCCACGGTTACTTGGAAATATAATTTTACCGGTTATTTCCATATTCGACACAAATAGTGTTCCTCGAACACGTGTGTCTTGATCTATTTCTACATATCCACCTTTAGCTTCAGTATTAACAACATGAACATTTCCATTGATGGTAACTAGACCATTGAATGTAGGATCATTAGGTACATATGTATTACCTTCCCATTTGGGTTGTTTGTATAAAATAGTAGAAAAACGCGAATTTGCTAATTGAGAATATTGTTGAGCCTGAGTAATTTGCGAATCATTTATACCGGTTACCACCCCCATTGTAGTTGTATTATTTGTTATCACATTACCACGTAACAAACTACGATATTGTGTTTTTAAATTCTGAATGTTATTGTTCTCTGAGGAACGATTTAAACTAAACATTTAGTAAATATATGTATCTTTTATTATTGGAACAATTACACTCTATATGATGCCACTATACAAGAACTGTCCGATTATATACCCGGAATAATTACCTAATATTCCCGGTTACATCTTTTTTGTGATTTACCTTGAAATTTGCTATGATACCCCGTAAACATATTGCAACCATCACTACTAACTCTGGTCAGTGGGCAGAATGCCTACGCACAGGGACCAAAGATCCCCTATTACTACTAACTTCGAAGGTGGCAGAGCCACCGGAGAAGTTTGGCAAGGGGCTTTCAGCCTCTTCACTACTAACTTCGAAGGTGGCAGAGCCACCGGAGAAGTTTGGTAAGGGGGCAACGAGGAACGTTAGTCTGTTCACTACTAACTTCGAAGGCGACGGAATTGAAACATAAGCCGGAGCAATTTCTTCAAACTCCTCCGGTGGCTTTGCCACCTTCAGAGTTAGTAGTAATAGGGGACCTTTGGTCCCTGTGCGAAGGCATTTTGCCCTCTGACCAAAGCCTCTGTATTACTAACTCAGAATGTGACCTACGGTCACTGGAAGTGTTTGTACAGTAAATATGTGTAAAAATTGAAAACACCGTTTCATAAAATGAATGTATGGTTACCTCCGAAAATTGAATAGATATATGTTATGACAATAATCTATCCTATCACCTACTGAATTTCAAATTCAAATATATCAAACATGAGTTCCGTTGCTAAAATTCAATCTGACCGTGCAAATCTTTCACAACAATATCAACAAAAAACAGATAAACAACATATATTGGAAAATCCTGATACATATATTGGTTCTGTAGAGAATGTTGATGCAAATATGTGGGTAGCATCCTCACCATTGGCAGATAGTCGATTCGTCCTAAAGCATTTCGAATATATTCCCGGGTTGTACAAATTATTTGATGAAGGTATTGTCAATGCGCGTGATCATGTAATTCGTATGAATCAAAAAATTTCGGATAACTCGGTACCCGATCATCGTGCGGTTTCTTATATTGATACTACCATCTCTGATGATGGTACGATTACGTTTGAAAACGACGGAAACGGTATCGATGTAGCCAAACACCCCGAATACGATATTTGGATTCCAGAAATGATTTTCGGCCATTTACGTACTTCTACGAACTACAACCAAGAAGAACAACGTATTGTCGGAGGTAAAAATGGATTTGGATTCAAATTAGTACTCATTTGGTCAACCTATGGTAAAATTGAGACGGTAGACCATGTTCGTGGTTTGAAATACACACAAGAATTTCACAACAATTTAGAAAAAATCGACCCCCCTGTAATTAAATCAGTGAAATCAGTCAAACCATATACTCGTGTAACCTTTAAACCGGATTATGCACGGTTCGGTGCGGTGGGAGGACTATCTCCAGACATGTTGGCACTTTTCCGGAAACGTGTGTCCGATATTGCAGCAGTGACAGATCAAAGTATAAAAAAAATCAAAGTCTCACTCAATGGAACGGTCATACCCATCAAAAATTTCCAACAATACATTGACATGTATATTGGAAAAGCGAGAGGTGCTGGAGCAACCATTTCTACCAACGAAACCGCTTCAGAAGACGGTAATGGGTCTGTCGCCAGTAATACGAACACATCGACGGTTACCTACGCAAAACGTGTATATGAAGAGGGGTCGGATAGATGGGAATATGCGGTGGCATTATCACCAACACATCAATTCGAGCAAGTGTCTTTTGTGAATGGTATTTGTACACATAAAGGTGGAAAACACGTTGATTATATTTTGGGACAAATCACTCGTAAATTGTCTGCCTATATTGAAAAAAAGAAAAAGATTACGGTAAATCCAAACACCATCAAAGAACAGTTGTTTCTGTTTTTGCGGTGTGATGTGGTGAATCCCGCGTTTGATAGTCAAACCAAAGATTTTATGAATACCCCATCGAACAAATTCGGGTCTAGTTGTACCGTGAGTGATGCTTTTATCGAAAAAGTGGCTAAAATGGGTGTAATGGATGCGGCCTGTTCTCTTACCGAATTGAAAGAACGTAACATTGCCGCCAAAAAAACCGACGGTGTGAAAACACGTACCGTGCGTGGTATTGCGAATTTCATCGATGCAAACCACGCCGGAACCGCACAATCCAAAGACTGTGTATTGATTCTATGTGAAGGACTTTCAGCAATGTCGGGTGTAGTAAGTGGTCTCTCAAGTGAGGACCGTAATCGATATGGTATTTATCCTCTCAAGGGAAAATTACTCAATGTACGCGGTGAAAACATCAAACGTATTTCCGAGAACAAAGAGATTACCGATTTAAAGAAGATTTTAGGACTGGAGACTGGGCGTGAATACAATTCGATGGAAGACGTGAATCGTCAATTGCGTTACGGAAAGGTCATGTTCCTGGTGGATTCGGATTTGGACGGATCTCATATCAAAGGTTTGTGTGTGAATTTGTTCCAAAGTGAATGGACGTCGTTGTTTCGTATCAATGGATTCTTATCGTTTATGAATACACCCATTTTACGTGCGAAAAAAGGAAATCAAATACAAGTATTTTATCACGAAGGTGAATACGAGGTCTGGAAAAACCAATTTCCAGATGCACAACCGTCGGGGTGGACGATGAAGTATTTCAAAGGATTGGGTACATCTACCGCGGTGGAATTCAAGGAATATTTTGCGAATAAAAAAATTGTGGATTTCGCTTATCAACCCACGATCAGTGATGATATGATTGATAAAATCTTTAATAAAAAACGTGCCGACGAACGTAAAACGTGGTTGGGGAATTATGAACGTAGTTCTTATTTGGATACGACCAATACACAAATTTCCTACAATGATTTTGTCAACAAAGAGCTTATTCACTTTTCCATCTACGATTGCGAACGAAGTATTCCCAACATGGTGGATGGTCTTAAAACATCTCTCCGAAAGATTTTGTATTGTGCGTTCAAAAGACGACTTACTTCCGAGGTCAAAGTGGCTCAATTTTCCGGATATGTGTCCGAACATAGTGAATATCATCACGGTGAATCTAGTCTGAATTCATCCATCATTGGTATGGCACAGAATTTTGTGGGGAGTAACAATTTGAATTTATTAGAACCCCATGGACAGTTTGGTGGACGTCTGTTCGGTGGTGACGATTGTGCTTCCGAGAGATATATCTTTACCCAACTCAATCCATTGACCCGATTTGTTTTCCCCGAAACCGATGATCCCATCATGAAATATTTGAACGAAGAGGGTACCATGATCGAACCTGAATATTATGTACCCATTTTACCAATGGTGTTGGTCAACGGTATTTCCGGAATCGGTACAGGATTTTCATCATCAATTCCCCCATTTTGTCCAACTCAACTCGTCGACTATATTCGTAAACGTTTACGTGGTGACACATCGACCACCGTATTTGTGCCTTATTATGAGAATTTTCTAGGTACAGTATCTGTGATACCCGATGAACCCAACAAATATCTGATCAAAGGTGTATATCAAAAAATAGACGAAGACAAAATACGTATTACAGAGTTACCCGTGGGAACATGGACGATGCCCTATCTAACTTTTCTGGAAGGATTGGTCGATGGTGGTGTTGACAAGGCGGGTAAACGCCTTGCCCCCACCATCAAAGATTTTGTATCGAATTCCACGGAGAAAATGGTCGATATCCAGGTGACATTTCCCAAAGGTAGGTTGGCCGAACTGGAGACGGGTGTCGCGGGTGGGGTAGACAAAGTATTGAAATTGTCGACCACCGTCTCTACCACCAACATGCATTTATTTGATGCTGAATGCAAGTTGAAAAAATATACGACCATTTCCGAAATCATTGACGCGTTTAGTATGGTTCGATTGGCCACCTATCATCAACGTAAGGTCGCACAAATCGAAGAGATGGAACGGGTATTGGTGAAACTATCGAACAAGGCAAAATATATTCAATGTGTGTTAGATGGTACCATTGATTTACGACGTAAAACCACAGAACAAATCGATACCATGTTACTTGAACATGGCCTTGTAAAATTAGGTGATCACGGTTACGATTATTTGGTGAAAATGCCCATGGTATCCGTGTCTACCGAACAGGTGGATAAACTCATGAAAGAAAAGGCAGATACGGAAACCGCATTGGCGATTTTACGATCCACCACAGTGGAACAAATCTGGCTCCGAGAACTGGACGAATTTGAAATCCAATACGGTATGTATGTGAATAAACGGAAGACAGAATATACGGTAGGCGCGCCAAAAGACGGAGGTGCTGGTTCTCGTAAAAAAATGGTGGTTAAAAATAAGAAATAATAAAAATATATTAGGTTGTCGCATTTGCGTCTAAGTGTAACGACTCCATATCCGACAATTCACGTAACATCTGAATATGTGTCTTACTTTGCCCACATATCGATATTTTATCGTCCATTCTTTTCAAGGATTTATCACTCGTCAACATATCCTGATACGTATCATACAATTTTCCGTTGTATCTCTCTATCAGTCTCATTACCACCATTTTTTCTTCTTCCGTTTCATAGTTACTATAATTCAACCAGTATTCTATTACCGCCGGACATTCCGGCTTCCATTCGTCATTCTCATGCACCAACAACGGCACCGGCTGATTCGCACCTTCACTCTGTACCATATTCGTGATACACCGTAAGGGTCTTTTCTCTATCGGTAACAATTCCATCTTGTTTTGTAATATTTTGTTGGCCCCCTGTACATAAAATCGGTTCTTGTCCAAGATCTTGAAATCGTCCTTGTCGAATTGTAACGTCTCTATAAACTGGTCAATGTTCAAGGCATCTTTACAGTGGGTATTCAAATAATTCAAATATATATTAATATTGTTGTTATTGTTGTTGGTGGTATTGTTGTTCGTTGTATTCGAAACCTGTGGTGTATTCGCCATCATGGTCTTGATCTCTTTCAACTCTGTTGATAACTGACTGACAGTTTCTAACAAAATACCTATCGTGTTTGTTTGGTCGGGAGCGGGAGCGGGAGTGGGCGAGTGGGTACACGTTTTTTTGTGACGATATAATCCTGATTTTGTTGCGTATTTTTTTTTACATGCATTACATTCGAGTGTTTTTTCCGGCAAAGGTGTCATGGATACCAAACACCGGTCGTATTGTTCCAAATGTCGTTTTGATTTCATATGATTATCATATGCGCACTTAAAATTTGTAGTATATTCACAGCATTCACAAGTACGAATCACCATATTATATATTATGTAAAGATTTTTATTTATGTTGTTTTTCCCAAGGTTGTTCAATCGAATACTGGAACTTTTATTCGAAATATGGCATTTAAAAGTTCCTGTATTCGATTCCTGAATCTGTCTTTGAAAAGATGGTAGGTATATTTTTTTTGGGAATCCAATCTTCCAATTTTATTAAGGTGGCTACCATATTTTTCATAAAATAGGTTAATCGAATACTGGAACTTTTATTCGAAATATGGCATTTAAAAGTTCCTGTATTCGATTCCTGAATCTGTCTTTGAAAAGATGGTAGGTATATTTTTTTTGGGAATCCAATCTTCCAATTTTATTAAG